CAGATCATATAGAATTAAAAAGAAAAATTTTTAAAGCCTTTGGACTTGATGCAGATAAAACTTATGAAGAGAATTTAAAAATGTTGGAGGTTAAATAATGTTTTTCTTAGGATATTTAATTTTTTATTCTGCATTGATAATTTTGATAGACACATCAATATTTTTTTCCATACTTTCTTTTGTATTAGGAGGAATATTGTATTTTAACAGTAACGTTCCCTTACAAGGAATAGCAATTTGTGCTTTTGGACTATTAAATCTAATTTCAATCCTATGTTATCATAGTAAAAAAATGCATGCTGGAGGCAGTTCATTTATTAATTACAATACAAGTTGTAATTTTCTTTCAGTTTCCATAGCAACAGTTATCTTTGCTATTCCTATTTGGTATATCATTGTTAAAACAAACATAATAGAAATAAAAAGTTCACCTTTATATATTTTTATTCCAAGTCTTCTTATATCTTGGGCTATACTTTTTAAAATAGCGGATAGAATTTTGATACACAATAGGAAAACTCAAGAGGTAGTTTTAGAGGATGATTTTACTGTTCATAGAAGTAGAAGAAGTCTTACACATGTCTATATTTTTAAATTTAAAGATTCTCCAGATTTATATTCTACTGCTATGTGGAGACACAGAAATTTTATAGATAAGATTGGCTCAAAGTTTTCTTGTACCTTTGGAAAAGGAATTTTTGGAACAAGCTATATAACAAGTATAAAATTAATTGAAGATGTAGGAGTAAATGCTCCTATTAGAAAAAAATAAAAATCCGGAGGATATTATAATGGAAAAAAATCGTAAATGGGGCTATATTTATGATGAAAAGTTAAATATGTATGTTCCTGACTTCCCTAGACAAAGAAAATTTGCAAAAGTACTTCTAGCTTTATCAGCAATTTCTTTTATTGCCACTTCAGTACAGGGATTTTTCCTAGATAAAACTTCTTATGAACAGATATCGTTTCTAATTTACAGCATAGTAGCAATATTCCTTTTTTGAGCGTTGTTATATCTTTATTGATAATCTTCATCAGACAACCTCTTAAAGTATTTAACAATCACATCATCAGAAAGTTGTTTTATTGATTCTAACTTAAATCGTAAATAATTGAACGTATTATCAATATAAGTATCGCCCTCATAAGAACCTTTAATTTCTGTCTTAATTAAATTAGTGTAATATGGAGAGAAAGCTCTATAAATAGCTTTGCCTCCAACAATATACAAATCATCATCAGTAGAATTTAAAGCTTCTTCAATGGAATTACAAATGATTACATTATCAGCTTGATAATCTAAATCTTGACTTAAAACAATTGTAGTTCTATTAGGTAATGCTCGTTTTCCTAAGCCCTCAAATGTTTTGCTCCCCATTACAATAGTTTTGTTAATAGTAGTTTCTTTAAAATGTTTCAAATCTTCCGGCTTCTTCCATGGCAGTCCATTGTCTTTACCAATTAAACCATTTTCATCTTCTGCCCATACGGCAATAATTTTTCTTTTGTTCATAACTAATCCTTTTTAATTTTAATTTCTGGTTTATTGAAATATCTCATAAAGGCATTTAATGACATGAGTGCATCAGCAAAAGCTCTATGTGCTTCTTCATATTTCCCACCAGTATTTGTAACAAAAGCTTCGTTAGTATTATTTTCATTTTGAGGCATAAAGAATTGAGATAAGTGCATTGTATCAATAACTTCTAATCTGTTTTCTTTCATAAGTTGATTAAATCCTCTTAATGAATGAGATAACTGTCCTTTTTCATAACGAGCATTATGAGCTAATAAGATTGAGTCTTTTAAATCATTACGAATCTCTTTTTGTGCTTCTAAATCATCAACAAATCTAGTCAATCCCTTAATATCTTCTGGTGAAATGTTATGAACATCTTCTCTACCAGTTCCATTTGTCTTGATTAGATTTGGGTCTACACCAAATAATTTAGAAAATTGTTTAATCTTGCCATCTGGCCAAACTTTAATATAACCAACTTCAATAATTTCTGTACGAGGCCCGAAATCAAATTTGTTGTTCATATCTCGGAGACTAGGAGAAGCTGCTTCTAAGTCTAACGCAACAATTGGCTTATCAGTTCGTAAAGGAATACGTTCCATAATGTAGCGATAAGCTTCTAATTCAGTCATATTTTCAAGTTTATCTCTAACCTTGATAATTTGTTCAATTGTTTTTCCCGAAATAGCACTCATAAGATTTAAGCAATTACTTCTATTGTAATCAGTAATCTCTGGGTGGTAATTATAATTGGGATTATTCGGTCTAGGTTTACCCATACGATGTTCAGTGAATTTCTCCAATTGTTCATCATTTAGATAACTAAGGAATTTATATTCAGGCAAAAGAGCTTCAAAGAAAAACTTTCTATTTTCATCAATGCCGTCAAACCATTCTTTTGTCGTATTATCTAATTCTTTTAATTCTTTAGCTTTTTGTTCGTATTCTTCTCTTAATTTGATAGCTTCTTCTCTATATTTTAAAGCTTTTTTATCTACTGTCATATCTTCACCCTTTTAAATTTATTTTCTTTCATTGTAACATAAAATCAATAAAAAGTCAACTCTGAGTTACACTTCAACAATAATATATTGTTCTTCAAATGGCGAACCATCACAATTAAGAGTAATATTTTCAATGCCATCTTTTTTAAATTTGTTATTAACATGATAATGCCCATGAATGATTTTTGGAGCTTTAGTCAGTTCATACAATTTACTTAAATTCATCTTATGGAAGTAATCTTCATAAAAATCAGCTTGATTCATAAAGATAGAATCATCTTGATAATGTTCAAATAATGGAGTATCATGAGAAATAAAGTAATCAATCTTATAATTACTATAATTTTCATTGTAATAATTGATTAGCTCTTCAGTTTCTTCTTTGGATAAAGTTTCTTGTGGCCACCAACTCTTATAAATAGTCCTCATGAATTTATCAATTGAGAATGCTCCACCACAAAAATAGAAATTTTTCTTTCCTAATGTAAGCATAGTTCCTCTAGGAATATATTTAATCTTAGGAGTAATAGTATTGAGGCCATGTGGATTTTCAACTTTGTTTAATAGCCAATTAAAATTCTCATGATTTCCGTCAATAAACCAAAGTTCTATATTATAAGATTCTAATTTCTTATTTAGCTTATTTAGGTATTTTTCAAACAGCTCTCCCATTACTCCCATATCCCCAACTTGAATTAACAAGTCGGGGTTCTCATGTTTCATAATGTAATCAATTAACTTATAAGCATTATTTGTGTTTCCATGCAAGTCACCCAAAAAAGCAATTTTATGATAGCTCGTAAGTATATGATGAGTCATAATCATTCGCCTTTCATTCTAAAATGGTCAACAATATCTGCAACTTTCTCAAAGCTTTCATGTAATTTGAATTTTCTTCTAGTAACAATCTTATCTTCTTTTAAGTGTTCTGGGTATTGTTCTTTTTTGACTACGAATGTAGTATATTCTTTTGAGTAAAAAATTCCTTTTCTATATTTTGATTCAAAGTTATAGTAATCTACTCCATATTCATTTTTTAACAAATCAATCTTTTCTTTAACTGATTTGTTCATCAAAGCTTTTGTAGGATTACCATTATCTTTTACTTTATCGAAAGCATATAAATAAACAGAATTTTTAATTGAGTCATTAACTCTCCATTCCAAATATTCTTGTACTTCGTCAAGAGTATCAACAACAAATCCTCTAGCATCAAAGAAGCCAAATTCTTTGTTTCCAAATTGTCCAAATTTGTTATATTCAGAATTAAATTTAGCAGTACAAATAGAAGTAGCAATAGTAAGGATTTTTTCTACTTTGTTATCAAACCAATATTGTTTATTGATTTTTGGACTATCATTAAATAAAACTAAAGAGATTTCGTCTGATTGATAATAGCCAATTTTTACACCATCGACATTTTCACATAAGTATTTCAAAGTTTCCTTGAAAATTTCATATAATCTTTCATCAAATGGCTTTTTCATTCCTTTGGTGAATGAGTGGAAAGCTTTACCATCTAATCTGATAATTAAATATTTATTGCTTTCAAATTTTGTTCTATAAACCTTTTCCAAGGCTTTATATTTGTTTCCGATAACATCTTGTGTTTTCATGTGTGTAGTGTTCTCCATTTTCTTTTATTTATTCAAATTTTTTAAGCACCTTTTGAGAACAATTTCATTATAACAAATAATTTTTAAAAAGTAAATATTTTTTATTTTATTATTGTTGACAAAGTGAGAAAAATGTTGTATCATATAAATATAGAAAACGAAAGAGGAAAAACTTATGACTAAGCTAGAAACATTACTTAAAGAATTATCAATTAAAGGAGCTAAAACTTACTACGTAGGTGGTTGTGTTCGAGATGAATTGCTTGGCAAAGAAAACAAAGACATTGACATTGAAATTCACCATATTACTGAAGATGAATTTGTTTCTGTTGCTCAAGAACTTGGAATTAAAATTGATTTCGTTGGTAAATCATTTGGAGTTTATAAAGCTTTTATGGACGGTACAGATTTCGACTTCAGTTTCCCTCGTACTGAAAAACAAATTGGAGAAAAACATACTGACTTTGAAATTGTTGTTGACCCATTTATTGGTGAAGCTAAAGCTGCTGAGCGCCGTGACTTTACAATCAACGCTTTAATGAAAGACACACAAACAGGTAAAATCCTTGACTTCTTTGGTGGAATGAAAGATTTAGAATCTGGTATTATTAGACATTGTACTGAAAAATTTGCTGAAGATTCATTACGAGTTTTCCGTGCAGCTCAATTTGCTTCTCGCTTTGGATTTGAAATTGCACCTGAAACAATTGAAATTGCTAAAACTCTTGATTGTACTACTCTTCCTATGGAACGAATTTTAGAAGAAACAAAGAAAGCAATTACTAAATCTGAAACATCATCTGTATTCTTTAAAGAACTTGAAAAAATGGGTGTTCTTGAACTGTTCTTCCCACCATTAGAACTTGAATTGATTGATACATTAACAAAAGCTGCAAAAGAATTACACCCAGAAAAAGTAACAGAAATTGTTATTGCTGTAATCTTTGAAAGCTCTAAACTAACAATCACAAATCAAACAGAAATTGTTGAAATGATTAAATCATTTAAATTCTTGTCGGAAGCTACTTCAACATTCATTAAAGACTCAAAAACAGTTGGAGAACTTGTTTTCCTAACTGAACAAATTAAATTCAAAGAATTTGCTTTATTCTCAATCCTAGTTGAAGGTGTGAAACAAGGTTTACCAACATTTGAAATTAAATTATTGACTTCTATGTTTAAAGTGAGCCAAGAAATAATTTCAACACAATTTATTACTGGTCAAGAGTTAATTCAACTTGGATTTAAACCATCAAAAGAATTTGGTGCATTGATTTTGCAATCTAAAAAACTTGCTTGCCAAGGAAAATCCAAAAAAGAATTTATCAAATCACTTACAAAATAAAAGAGAGTAAATTGCTCTCTTTTTCTATATACTCAAACTGATTTTAAATGTTGTTATATCGTCACTAGTTAATCACTAAGACTGTAAAAACTGTTTTTCTATAAATGTATCGACTATCCAGTAAAACAGCTTAGAGTCGCTTATTTTAACACTAAGAAAAAAGGAGTAAATGTTTTATTTTACTCCTTTTCCTTGCTTCTGATAAATCAATTTTTTATATAGATTTTTGTTAGCATAAAACAAATCTATCATATCAAGCTTATCTTTTGTTTCTTTTGCTATATTAAAATCAGCATAATTTAATTCTTTTATATTTTCTGTTAGTGTTTTTACAGAAACATCAAATAGTTTAGCTAATTGATTTAGTATTACTAATGTTGGAGAAAATACTCCTAATTCTATACCAGCAAATTTTTCTTTACTAATACCAAGATGCTTAGCTGCTTCATCTTGAGTTAATGAAGCATTTTCTCTGATTGTCTTTATTCTATTTCCTATTTCTTTACTCATCTTCATGACTCCAAGAGAAGTTGTCATATTCCATATCCATAAGTTCAGCAAAAGCTTCTAATGACATACCTGGCTGCACATCATATTTATTGCCTTGATAATCAATATAAATTTCTTTAATGCTATGAATACCCCAACCCTCATAACAAGGTAAAAATTCGTCATAACTAAAGTCCTTAATATTCAGAAGTACTGTATAATATACATCTTCAAAATTATCTTCATCTAAAGCAATTAGTCTATCTGAAAGAATTTCTTTATTCTTTTTTAACTCTAAAAGTTTTGGATAAAAGTTTTCATTTTGCTCAAGATAGAATTCTAATGCTCTGTCAAACTCATCTCTAATATCCACTTTATAATCACGAGTTTTACGTCTGTATTCATTATCAAATTTGAATAAGTCAAGCATAATACTAAAATAAGGCAAATCTTCTTTCATTTCTTCAACAGAAAAAGAAGTGTCTTCTGTAATATAATCGGCATCATTCCAGTCACCTTTAATAAATAACTTGCACTTATTTGTACTTTTACGTGGTTTTAATAGTTTTGAATCTAGCATATAGAGGCTCTTTTCTTTTTTATTTTTATTTCATCTATTGTAACAAAATTTTTCAAAAAAGCAAATCAAAAAATATTTTTATTCCAATTTTGTTTTAGAGCGTTGCTACATTGTGACTAGCAACGCTCTAAAACAATTTAGTCTTGCTTTCGATACATTATTCATAATTTCAATAAAACAGCTTAGCATTGCTTAAACTGATACTAAAAAGAGAGCATGATTTAAACTATGCTCTCTAATTTTTTATCCTACTCCATTTAAAATTTCATGGAATACACGTTGAGTTAATTCTGTTTTTTGCTCTTTAGTTAAGTATCTCGTGTTTACGCAGTACCCAGATATTCGCACTATGACGTCCTCACCACTCATAATCTTGTCGTAAACATCTTCAAGTTGCATTACGTTTAAGTTAACGTGTTGTCCACCGTTTTCAAAATAACCATCAAGAATACTTACTAAGTTGTCAACTTGTTCTTCATAAGTTTTACCTAATGCTTTAGGAGCAACTTGTGTTGTTAATGAAATACCATCATTAGCATATTTGAAATCAAGTTTAGATAATGAGTTCAGATTTTGTAGCCATCCACCTTTTGCTTTGTTAGATGGGTTAGCACCTGGTGAGAAGAACTCTACTTTAGAGTAATTTACTGAACCATCTTCATTCAGATAAATACCTTTGTGAACAGGTGAATTACCGGTTTGTTTAGAATAAGCCACGTTAGAAGTAATTGTTAAGATAGAAACGGTAGCACGAGCGTTCTTATACAATTTATGTTTAGCAAGTTTGTGGTAATAAGTTTCTAACAACCATTCTGCCATTTCATTTGAGCGTGGGTCATCTTCACCATAACGAGGGAAGTCGCCTTCAACTTCATAATCATAAATATAACCATTTTCATCACGAATTGTTTTAACTTTAGCATATTTAATAGCACATAATGAATCTACTAAATTAGCAAATCCACAAATACCAAATCCCATGTTAATTCCAATCTTAGATGGTAACAATGCCATTTGAGCAGATTCATAGTTGTATTTGTCAGTCATGTAATGGATAATATTTAAAGCATCTACATAATTTTTAGTAGTCCATTCAAGCGCTTTATCAAAGTTATCCATAACTTCATCAAACTCTAAATATTCAGAAGTAATTGGTTCTGTAACATCAAAGACTTTATAATCTCTATGAACATCATCATAGCCACCATTTAATCCAGTAAGCAATGCTTTCAATACGTTAATACGAGCTCCGAAGTATTGAATGTTAGCATGGCATTCTTCATTTTCTGGGTCAAGTGGAGATACACAACATGAAATACAACTCATTTCACCATAGCCATCTTTAGCCATAGTAGTAACACCTTCATATTGGATAGATGAGTGTTTATGGCTCATTTCCATACAGTAATGTCTAAAGTTGTAAGGTAATTTATCAGTCCAAAGAACAGTTAAGTTTGGCTCTGGTGCATTACCAATATTGTCTAAAGTGTGTAAGAAGCGATAATCCATTTTAGTTACTCTATGGCGACCGTCATTACCCATACCTCCCATAGAAATTGTAATAAATGTTGGGTCACCTGAATAGATTTCGTCAAATGCTTTTTGTCTAGCAAATTTTACTGTTCTTAATTTAATAACAAAATCATCAACGAACTCTTGTATTTCTTTTTCAGTATAAGTTCCACGTGTTAAGTCACGTTCAGCAAATACATCAAGAACAATAGGTAAACGTCCGATAGAAGTGGCAGCGCCATTGATTACACGACAAGCAGCCATGAAAGCAATGTTAGTCCATTGAATAGCTTCTTTAGTATCAAATGCTGGTCTACGAACATCAACACCATACAAATCTCCTAATCTAATAATTTCATCAAGAGCTTCATATTGTTTAAAGATTTCTTCTTTTAATCTGATTGATTCATCATCAGTAGAAGTGATAGCTTGCCAATCTTTGTTCTTTTCTGCTTTTAAGTATTCTGCTCCATACAAAGCTAATCTTGCATAAACACCAATGATACGGCCACGAGAATAAGCATCAGGTAACCCACTAATTAAGTGAGAATGACGAGCTCGTCTAATATCTTGTGTATATGCTTTAAAGATACCGTCATTAACTGTAGTAACATTCTTCACATAGAAGTCATGTACAATTGGGTCTGGTTCAAAGCCGTGTTCTTTCAATGCGGTTTCAGCTGTTCTTAAACCACCTTTTGGCATGAAATTTAATTTGAACAACTCATCATTTTGAATCCCATAGATAAGTTCATTTTCTTTGTCAATATATCCTGCTGGAATATCTGCAATAGAAGTTGGACGAGTATCCATTGGGAATCTAGTCTTTTCATATTCTGCTCTAGTAGAGTCCATAATCTGTTTAATATGTAAAGTTCTTTCTGTTGCTTCTTCTAGGAACTCTTTATCACCGTCATAAGGTGTGTAATTATCTTGGACGAATCTGGCAACACTAGTTGCTTCTTTCCAATCATTTCCTTTAAAGCCTTCCCAAGCTTTACTATAAATTGCTTCATCAATAACTTTTTTCATTAAAAAGCACCTCGTTTTCTTTTGAGTTACCTAAGTTGTAACCCTTTCCATTTATTATATCATATCTAGTTATATTATTCTATTTCCTTGATGCTCTAAGAGCGAAACTATTATAAGACAAGTCATGGAAACGGTTTTTGTTTTATAATAAAGTTTGAGTGCTAAAAAATAACTTAGGACTAATCCTAAGTTATTCTGTATTGCCTGGCTCAGACAAATTTATTCTCCAGTAAGGCACGGAATCTCCAAAATGTAAAACTTCCAGTAAGGCACGGAATCTCCATATAGTTATATTATTCTTTTTTTGCTAATCATATAAGTTATTTTCTTGAAATTTTTTAATAACTTCTAATTTTAAATTAGATAATTCTTCAAAGCTTGTTTCAATATCCTTAGTCCATATAAGAGCTTTTAATTCTACTATTTCTTCAGTTACATGAGATATAGTTACTTTTGAATTTTCTTTATTTAATAGATTTTGATTGGCTTCTATTGCTTCTTCTAATAATTGTTTAGCAAGAGCTGTATCTTTATCAATTTTAATTTGAATAGAGATAGGGTAGCTAGTAATAGATTCTTTTATATCATTATTTACAATAATAGACTCATTCATAATTGAGTTTGGAATGATAGCTCTTTCGTTAGTAACAAGTTTTAAAGTTGTATGTCTTAGAGTCATTTCTTCAATAACACCAGTAATGTCTTGGGCAGGCATTCTAATTCTATCTCCAATCTTGAATGTTTCAGCAGAAAGAAGCATTAAGCCTGCTATAATATTTTTGATTGTGTTTTGTAAAATAAATCCTAGTACAGCTACGATAAGAGCACTATTTGTAAATAGAGAATTTAAACTTTTTTCAAAGCTTGGATATTGAGAGCAAAAAACAAATATTCCTATAAGTACTACTACAATTTTACAAGTATTTGCTAGGAAAGTATTAGTTATATTATTGTGTTTCTCTATAATCTTTTGAAATATGTTATCTACTAAAAGATAAAGAATTATAGTTGTTACAACTATAATTAGGTTGGGTATTGTTAATAAATCATTCATAGGTTTACTCCATAATAAAAGAGCTATTCTTATAGCTCTTTTTTGTTAATCTTATTTTTTCAATTCTTTAGTAATGTGCTCAATCAATGTTAGAACATCTTTATTGTGTTGAGTATCATCAGTAAGATTTTCTGCTTTGAGTCGAGTAATTGCTTCTTCTACAATTGATACTTCTTTCGTGGGCATTTTGTTAATTTCTTTTTGAAATTCATCAAGTGCTTCCCATACAGAGCGTTCATCATATTCAGTAGCTGTTGTTTCTGCTTTTTCCAAATAGTAATCCCATAAACTATCATTGAATCGTGTGTCAGAAAATCCTTTATACACTTCAAGAGCTTCATCAAATGATAAACCACGTTTAGTATAAACATCAAAAGTAATACAAGAATGTTTACCCTCAATTTCATAAAAATCTAATTCTGTAATAGGATTTTCAACTTTGAAGTAATCTTCGGGAATGATAAGAGCTGCAGAGGCTCCACCCGTACTATATTCGGGTTCATAATATTCAGTGTGAGCAACAATAAAACTCTTTGAGTCTTTCATCACTTTATCAAATTTCTTTGATTTTTGTTTTTCAAAATCCATAGTTAACCAACTTTCTTTTTTATTTTAAAAAGACCCCAGTGGGATTCGAACCCACGTTCTTGGATTTGCAGTCCAACGCCTTAAACCAACTTGGCTATGGGGCCTTAAAAGGGTTTTTGTAAACCCTTATTAAAAACATTTGGAACAAATTCGGGAAATCAAAAGCTCTCGTGCATCTACACTCTGATAAGGAATAGCATTTTGAATATATTCACCCATATTCCACTTCATCAAATCAGAAGCATTAGCTTCAATTTCGTAAGATTCACCACAGAAAATGCAATTGACTGAAACGATAGTAGGGTCAATCTTCTTATCAGCAGGCATGGAGAATTTCTTCATAATTTACCTCTTTCTTTATGATAGTTATATTATATCAAATTAAAAATTTAAAGTCAATAACTAAACAACAACTTCTTGTTTGAATAACTCATGTTTGAAATCTTCAACATCAGCAAATCCAAGCATTTCAGAAAGCAATTCCATAGTTTTTGGAGTGATTGTAGTAATGTAGCGGCCTTGATTATGACGAGTCATAATACCTGGCAAGTAGTTTTTAGATTTATTATGTTCTTCAGCAAGTTCACCGTATGTTTTTCCAGTCAATGAAGCAAGATGAACTAGATTTTCTAAAATCTTATCTTGGTCAAGACTTAAAACAAATTGATAAAATTTAGCAGCTTTTATAGCTTCGTGATACATAGGCAAAGTCAAATCTTCAATTGATAGATTAGAAGCTTCAACAAGCAATTTGTATTCCTTAGCTGTTACTTGATAACCTGTAAGATTACGACTACGATAGAACTCGCTATGATTTTTAAAGTTAATATGGAATACTTTAACCATATCTGAATCAATTTCAATAGTTTCTTCATTGTCAATATTACTCATTGAAGTCAGAATTGACAACTGTTTCAAATTTAGATTTTTAGTAAAATCACGACCACTACGGTAATAACTGATTGTTGAGCGATGAATGCCCAATACTTCTGCTAATTCATTCAATGAATATTTGTTAAATGTATCTTTTACTGCCTTTACGTTAATTTTCATAATTTTATTCACTCTTTCTTTTTCTGTTTTTCTTTTTATTTGTCTACTACTTTTTTGAATTTGTTAGCAATAAAATCTAACAAACCATCAGCAGCTTTATCAGAAACAATATATGTACCGCTATTGTAAATTTCAGCAACAATTAAATTTCCGTCATAGATAAAATAACCTGGGCTAAATTTATCTCCGATTTCTTCAATTACATAGCCTTCTTTTTCCAATTCTTCTAGTAATTCTGTTACTTTCTTTTCGTTTGCTGTCATGTTTAATTCCTCATTTCTTTTTCTAAGTATATTATATACCATTTATTTCGTTTTGTCAACACATAAAATAAAAAAATAAAAAGAATTTTACTTCTTTTTATTTCTTTGTTTATTTTTTAATATTTTTCACGACTAACTTCTAATCCAACTACAATTTGACGGCCTGTTGAATTGTTGTAATTTAGACAAGTAGTAAGAATAGCCAATTTAGAGTCAACGTGAATATCTTCAATACTTTCTTGAGTAATATCTGTATATTCTTTTAAGTATTTTTGGTATTCTGTTAGATTATCTACAGTTAGTTTTACATTATCTTCTGTATAAAGTGGAAATACAGGTGGAATCAAACCTTGTCCAATAATTCTGTAAGTAATCTTTTCATGTTTATCAGTAAAGATATAGAAAGTTTTATTAGCTTTATTAAATTCTGGGTCAGAGAATTTTCTTAATTGAGTAAATTTATTATCAATATAAGTATTGTGGCCGAATACGAAATTAAAGTTATTATCGTAATTAGAATTTGCTTTAGCGTCTAGGAAAATACTTCCAACATCTAACTCTTCTTTTGTCAAGGAATGATTTAAGTAATAATCATTATCAGTAGTTTGTAAGATTGGTTCATCAATATTCGTACCAGGTACTCTAATCCAACCAACTACATCTTCATTTGTTGATTTTTTAATTTCTTTTACATCTGGATAATCATTTGTATTTTCTACTACTTTTTTAGAAACTTCTTCAATTTTTGCTTCTTCTTGTTTAGCGGTTACATAATTTTTTGCTGGACTATAGCTAAAATAGAATGTTCCAATAATTCCTAGTACAATTGCAATTCTTAATACCCAATCCAGCCAATCGGCTCTTTTCTTATTTTTCATATAGTTTCCTCACTTTTTAGATATTCTTTTATATCACTTTAATAGGAGAATAGGAATGAATAAATACTATATAGAGAATCAATCCAATCTCATTAAAATCTATAAAGATTCAGTTGATAATAATTTAGTCTTTAATAATATTCTTTTTTCTTCTTATTCTGAAGCTAAATTTTATTTACTTCATTTCAAAGACACTATTTTTGAGAAATTAGGTTATACTAATTGTTATGATGAAGATTTGAAAGAATATACATCACTCAAAAATAAAATAAATGATTTAGAGCAAAAAATAATTACCATTGATACTATTATAAAAAAACATGAAAATTATGTCAAGGGTTATTTTCATTCAGAGGAATGGTTTGCTAGACAAGAGGCTGCTAAATTATATGAAAATGTATTGAATGAAAAGAGAGTGCTTATCATAGCTCATAAAGCAAAATTAGCTAATCATATTAGAAAAATTTCAAATTTAAAAATTACGGCAGGTAGCTTGACTATTGATAGTATATTGAATGGAAAATATAATCAAGTACCAGCATATTTAAAATCAAAACATATAGAAAGATTTACTCATGAATATACTAATGATTTAATAGAATTTTCCAAAAAGGAAAATGAAGCACTTAATAATTATAAAGAAGTATTAAGAAAATTTGACAGTGAATCAAGAAGTATATATAAAGAGAAAAAGAAAATTGTTAAATTACATTTAAAAAAGATTGAATTAGAAAGGTTACTAAAAAGATTAGAGCTTAAAATTATAACTAAAATACCTAATCAATCTTATTACTATTTTGTTAATATTGATAATTTGCCATTTGAAAGATTACAATATAATCAAGAATTAGAATGTTATAACTTGTTTGTAGTTTATAGAAATAGAATAACAGAAATTAAATCATTTTATGAATATGATAATCAATATTATATTTTCACTTCAGAGGGGATGCTCCCTAGTTCTAAATGTATCTTTTTAATGAATGATAATATTGGTGAGAATATAGAAGTAAAGAAAAAAGAAATTATATTAGGAGACAACTTATAAAAAGGTAGCAATTTAATTGCTACCTTTTCTTTTTATGGTTCTTGATAATAAGCATTGTTGTTTACAAGTGCTGGATATAAAGGATTGTTTGGATAAGCATTAAATAATCTAAGCATATCTGCATTAGCTTTTGTTTGCCATTCAATAATGTCTTTATAATTACTTGGTACTTTATATTGTTCTACCCCAGCATCTTCAACTTTCAATAATTTATCTTTCTTGTAATAAGAGTTAATACTATCTTTCACACTAGTGTCTGCTAATGTAAAGTATGGCTCTGGGAACTTATCAACATAAGATGAATTTGAATCAACGTCAGTTGGTTTCATGTTGTTAGGGTCAGTACTTGTCACTGTATCAGGTTTTTCCCAATCGCTAACATCTTTACCCTCATTCATTGCTAACATCAATTGTTTAAATACTCTTTGTTGTGAGTGAGCATAAACATCAACACTATGTCCGTATTCATTAGGGGAATCATAACCATTCCAAATAGCAATAGAAACATTCTTAGTTGTTCCAACTACCCAAGTATCAGAAGCATCATTACTTGTTGCCCAACCAACTTCAGGACCGTATCCTACAGTACCTGTTTTAACAGAATAACTCTTATAGTGATTGATAATAGCATCAGTTGCTGTACCATTTGATTTAGGAACTTCTGCCATCATCTTCAATAAGATATATGCAGTACTTTCTTTCATAGCTCTAGTTGGATTAAATTTGATTTCTTTTTCTGAACCATCATTAAATACTAATTTAGTAATGTATTGAGGTTTTTTATACATTCCTTTATTAGCAAGAGTAGCAGAAGCAGCTGCAATTTGCTCAGTAGAAACGTTTAATCCTAAAGCAGTTGAATCCCCATAAGTTTCTTCAGTATCTAAGTTCATTCCAGCAAGGAATTTCTTAGCATTATTTGAGCCGACAACATTATTCAAGATACGAATAGCTGGAGTATTTAATGACATTCTAAGAGCAAATGCCATAGTTACATTTCCATAAGTTGCTCCACCAAAGTTATGTGCTACGACATTTGTACCAGGGTAAAGATAATTACTTGAATCTAAAATATAATTTGTTCCCAATCCGTTATATTCAATAGCGGGGCCGTAATCTTCAAATGGTTTAATAGATGAACCTGAACTACGTGTTTGTTGTGTTGCTCTATTTAAACCAAATGCTTCTGTATTTCTTCCCCCATATTGTGCTAATACATAACCTGTTGTTGGGTCAATTACAGTTGCAGCCATTTGCTCTTCTTCATCTTTATAACCAGCAAAATTATCAAAAGTAGATTTTACTTGTGAATCAACATTTGGGTCTAAAGCAGTATAGATTTGCATTGGTGTTTTTTCTAAATCATAACCCAATTCTTGAACTTGTTTAAGAGCAGAAGTCACATAAGCATTATGTTCTTTAGTTTGAGCCAATACTGTTCCATTTCTCCAATAACGTTCTTTCAAGCCATCTTGAATTGGAACTTTTTTAGCTTCTTCATATTCTTCTTCAGTAATCTTATTATTGTTATAAGCACTTAGTAAAACAATATTTCTTCGTTCTTCTACTAACTCAGGATTATCATATAGATTGTAAGATGAAGGTGCTTGTCCTAATCCAGCAATTGTAGCTAATTTAGATAATGTTACTGCATCATCACCAGTTAAATCTTTTAAACTTTGTCCGTAATAAGTAATTGCAATAGTGTTAGCTCCATAAGAACCTTCACCCATATTGATTAAGTTAATATACCATTCTAAAATTTGTTTCTTATCAAAGTTTAAATCCATTTGAGAAGCAAGCCAAATTTCTTTAATCTTTCTATCAATTGTTCTATCTTTTACATCACTTGAGAAAACAAGATTTTTAATAAGTTGCTGTTCGATAGTTGAGCCGCCACGAGCTCCTTTACTTTTAATTGCAGCTAGGATAGCTTCAAATGACCAACCTTTCTCATTCCAATAATTCTTATTTTCAGTGGCAAGTAATAATTCCACATATTTAGTTGGGATTTCATCATAACGAATATAATCTCGTCTATGCTCGGTATCAGAATAGATTACTTGGCCAGTTGAATCGTACATATTTGTAGTTCCACCTGTTGCTTTCGTAATCATTTCTTCAGTAATTTTAGGAGTTTGTTTGATTACACCTGCACTATAAATTGTTCCAGCTAAGAAACCAACAAGAGCAAGGATAAATCCTAATATTAAACTCCATTTAAAGAGCTTTAAAATAAATTTCATAATCTTTTTTAAAATCTTCATTAGTTGTTATTCTCCTTATTTGTTGCTTCTGTTGTTTCTTTTTTATCTTCTGTTGCTTCTTTTTTGTTATCTTTGTCTTTATCTTTTGATTCAGTAGTAGTTGTTTTTTCTTTAGCAATATTAACAGTAAATGCACTACCTCTTAGAATCTTAGAGTAATCAGAATTAGTTGGATTTTGTGAAATTACTGTATCTTTCTTAGCAGTATCTTCTACTTTATTGATAATGAGTGTAATTCCATTTTCTTTAGCCCAAGCTTTTACTGCTTCAATGTCTTTTCCAACAAAGTTAGGTAAGCTAATCATACTATTATTATATTGTGAATATGTTTTACTCCAAGTATCAAAAGCATTTTTACTTTCTGCAGCTTTGCTATACTCTGAATAAAGATTGATAGCTTTATCATGTTTTTCTAAAATCTTAGCCGAATTGTTAATGATTTCAGTCATATAATTAGACACAATAGGCCAACTAAAATTAAGAGCTGATTTAGTTTTGCTCCATTCTGCAATAGAAGATGAACTTACATCTTTCTTAACAATAATCTTTTTATCTGACACCTCAAAAGTTGAATTAAACATATTAAACAAAGCAGAAATAGTAGCAGTATCATCTTTTAATTTATTCAATTCATTATAAGTGTTAATTAGCCATTCTTTTTGAATAGCATCATTTTCTAAGTAAGAATCCATAACTTTCCAGTGTTTATCTACATAATCACTCACTGTTTGAGGAGTAGTAGAATCTAACAATGCAGTATGTTCTTTATTCCACATGGCATCATAGTCAGATTTCATGCTCCACATATTACTTACTAATTTATATTTTTCTGTTTCTTTTTCTTGTAATGATGGTGCTAATTTGTCAAACTCTTTTTTCAATTCATCTAAATCATTTTGTGTAATTCCATTAGCAAATACACCTTTATTGCTATCATAAATATTACTTAGTCTTGAAGTATATTCTGAAAGATTATCCATATCCTCTTGACTTAGATAGAGCATATATGGCTCTAATGAAGCAATAGGAGTTTTAGATTGTTTTTGCCAAGCTTTACTACTATTATAAATTGATAAAAGATTTACACCTTCGATAGCAATTCCACCAATAATTCCAACAGTAATAAGTGTAATTAGAAGTTTTGTTCTTTTACTACGTTTTTTTCGTTTTGTTTCTTGAGTCATTTTAAAAACTTCTCTCCGAGATAGTTTCTCAATTTCTTTTTTATTATCTTCCATATTTTATCCCTTACTATTTTATTTTTATTCTAAGTTTTATTGTATAATATCTTCAGTAAAAAGTCAAATTAAAAAGAGAGTTGCTTCATTTAGTAACTCTCTTTAAAACTGTTTCTAAGCTGTTTTTCTTAATCTTTGATGGTTTTATCGAAAGTTAGTTTTAACTGTATTAGCGTTTCACTAGTGACGATATATCGACCCTCAAAATCTATTTAAGCTCACTTCTGACTTGCATAAGTGCCTTACCTAACAAGTTCAATCCTTTGTAATTCTTTTCGTCAAGAATCTTATCATCTTTCCAGTCAATTTTAACACCCCAAATTTTATCGTAAGGAGAGCCTTCAACTAAGATTCTATCACCTGTTTCTAGTAAGATTTTCTTTAAATCTTCATTTTGTGAGAATTTAGCACGAAGTACTTCAACCATTTTATCATAACGTACTTCATTCCATTTTGCTTCATTGTAGTTTCTTACTTTACGGCCAAGCATTTTAACTTGATAAGGGTGTTTTTCATAAACAATTAAACTTGCTTTACTCTTATCGAATAACAATGCTTTCTCAATCATAAATCCTTGCTCAGAGAATTGTAAGTTATATCCCCTATAATAAAATCTTGTTTTATAAAAGTTTGAAAACGGGGCTTGGTCAGTAAAGAAATAAACATGAGTATCAGTGTATCTCATATTGTTAATAATCTTATCCATTTAGTAGCTCTTCCTCTCGTTCTTGTTTTACTCTTGTTTGTACTAGCAATGCTAATGTCATTGGCCCTTCACCTTTTCTTTGTGCTCTCCAATCAGCACCTTTTCTTATATTAAATACACATGGCAAAGCATATGACTCCATATAATATTTCCAATTCAAGCCAAGTTCTTTGTCTGATAAATGTTTTGTAGCTTTATAAGCTTTTTGAACTTCATCTTCAAAATATTTAGCATGAGTTAGAGTAGTGTCAAGCAATCCTAAATGTTTGTAATGTTCGTGTTGTTGTTCAACAGCGATTAGGTCGTCAATTTCATCAGCAAGATAGCTTTCAATTATTGTAGAAATTTTTGAATTTGTTAGTGGCCCGAAGAAAATACCGTAGTAATCTTTTAAACGGAACCATTCATCAGTTTTAAATTTAATAAGTTTTCCATAAGTATTTTCTAGCACAAAGCCTTCAATATCTTTAGCATTGCTCATAACTTCTTGAATTTCTTCAAAAGTGTATTGGTAAACTTTAGGTTGATTAAATCCAAAACGTTTAGCAATTTTGTTTAATTCATCTTGTGAATAGCGTCTACCACTTTCATTTTCATGAGCTCCAATCAAAACGTAATCAGTATGAGTATAATGAATTACGATTGGATTTTTGATTGAAATATATTCAAAAGCTAATGTAATATTTTTAACTCTTAGATAGTTAAGCAATTCTTTATAGTTTTCTTTTTGGTAGAACCATTTAAGAGCAGTTTGAGTATATGGATTGTAAGATGATGAAGTAGTTGCAGCTACAAAACGATTACTATATTCTGCTAAGAGAATTAGTGAGCCATCTAATTTTTCATAAAAGTTATACTTATGATTAGGAATATATTCTACTTCTGAATATTCTTTTTTAAATTCTTTTGAATAGTTTTCATATTCAGTTAATTATTTCCAGTTAAAGAACTTTTCAAATCCTCGTAGGATTACTTTCCCATTCAAGTCTAATGTTAATCCACGAGCTTGTCTATATAAAGGATTGTTAAAATCTACTCCACCATGAAGGTATTTTACTGTAGTCAATCCATTTTCTTTTTTATAAGCGATACCTAACTGCATATCGCCGTCTTTTGATAAGTTTGTTTTTTGTAGTTGTTTATATTGTTCTAATAAGTTCATAGTTCTCATTCCTTTGTGATTTGTAATTATATTATATAATAAAGTAAATGATTTGTCAACAAGGAATGAGATAAATTTTTATAAGTTATCCAAAATTGGTAACCATTTATCAGTTTCTTCCAAGTTGATTTTATGGTCAATATTAGCAAAGACTCTCTTAAAGCTCCCTGGTCTAACATAGGAAATTCCATCTATAACTTCTTCTTTTTTAGGTATGTCAATTACTTTTACAATTTTAATCAATTTAAAATCCTTAGTAATTTCTAATGTTATAGTGGTTTGATTTTCTAATTTGATAGTAGCAATAATAATGTGTTTGTCATGTTCTTTGGTGAGCATTAGTTGGATTGCTTCGGAATTAAAATTCTTAGATAAAATTGATTTTGCATTTTCTAAGATTTGTTCAATTCTTTGATTTTCTATACTGTCTAATGATAAACGAATTGCTCCTTGAAAAGCTGAGTCATATTTTAAATTGTTTAACTCGGTTGTAATTCTTTTCTTTCTCCAATCTTTATTAAAATTAAATTTAAATAAATATTGTGAAACTTTATTGTATTCATGAATTTTTAATAGATAGCCATAGCCATTTGGAGTAATACTAAAGATTAAATTTTCTCCATATTCTTTCTGTAACCATTTGGTAATATATTTTTCTGGGTCAAATAATCCAGCACCTACTCCAGCAAGAAGTCTTTTCATATTTTCATATGAAGCATGAATCTTATCAATTTCTTCTTTACCATATTCTAAAAAGATTTGGCGGTCTTCATCATTATCCATTGTATCAGAAAAATACTTAAACAAGAAAGTCTTATCTTGGATTAACTCAACTTTATCTGATTTTTTAAATTTAGCTAGAATAATGAAATTGCTATCGTAGAATACTTGAGAAGCAAAATAAGCAAAAGTATTATCGCTCACCATTTCAAATTTATTGTTATTTGGATTAAAATAAAAATAAAAATCTTGTGGTGTTTCTAAAAATAAATCTGGTAAATAAATAGCAAGTAGAGTGACTTCTTCTTTTCCAATATAAAATTTATTTCCTTTTTGTTTTAGCATAAATAGAACTCCTTTTATAGATTTTCTTTCTTAGTGTAAGTGAATAGTTCAGTACGTTCTTTTTCTTGAGGTGTTTGTTTAGAGTATCGGTTACGGATTGATTGTGAATATACTCCAGAGTAGTTATCTCTTACCCAACCACCAATACGTTCAACAAATACTTTATCATTAAATTGTGAGGATTCATTTTTAGTCGTAATGGCAGCTTCCTTAATGATTGAATACCATGCGTGACCAGCATTGTGAATCATACCAGAAATCATTCCAATAGAACCAATTGAGTGAGTCCCGTCAAGGAAATCTACTCCAGTCTCTTTTTTTAGTTTTTCTAATACAGGCATAATGTTAGCTTCAAAAATGTATTGTGCTTGAGAAGCTTTAAATTTTTCTGTTTCTGTTTCTCCCAAAGCTTTCCATGAAGCATTAAATTCATCAGAGTTAATTTCACCTGTTAATTGAGAGCGTAGCTCAGGATAATTTTTATTTAAAAATTCTAAATAAGGTTTCATTGTGTATCTTTGAGTCAATGAGTAAGTTCCGTAATTCATTCCAGCACCATCTTCAAGTGTTCCTAAGATAGCTCCAGGGTTTCGATTACCAGATTCGTAGATAGCAGTAATTTCAAACACTTGCATAGGCTTTTTATCATTTTCTGCTTTTGCTTTTTCTTTAGCAATTTTTTCTTTCTCTTGTTTTTCGATAACGTGTTGATTGTTTTTTGAGTTAGCTTTCTTTAGAACTTTTTCAAAATCATTTTTAGATGAAGCTTGATAAAGTTCCTTAAAGAAATCTTCTTTTTCTTTTGTTGTCAGTTCTGATAGTTTAGCAATTTTTTCTTTGTATTCTGTTAATGTTGAAACAGAAGTATCAGATAGCAGTTCTCCTTTAGCAGAATCTTGAATAGTTGGTGAATCTGCATGAACTGTTGTGTGGGTAAAGTTAAATAACATAGCGCCTAAAATAATTATTTTCTTCAAATTAAAAACTCCTTTATTCCTTCATTTCTTATTGTATTATATAACAAGATTTACAAAAAGTCAACCATAATAAAATAAGAGTGGTTTTTAGGCCACTCTTTTTACAGGCAATTTGTTGAATACTTCATAGAAATATGTTCTTGGATATAGCTCATCTAATTCGATTAGAACTTTCCAAAGTATTTCTTCTTCTGTACAGATTTTTTCAATAATTGGTTCTCTGTTAATATATTTATAAATAATTTTAATTTCTAAAGGAATATTTTCAAATTTAATATTATTACCCGTTTCATCAAGCAAAGTTACTTGATAGACTATATTGTCAATATTACCTCTTGTGTAAAGCAAGTATTGACTTATATCAAATTTGAAATCAGATAATGGCCTACCTTTCATAAGAAAATCAAGGGCTTTATAAATGCTATTAAATTCAAAATCTATCACTTTAGTTCCTTTTTCTTTCTCAATCACTTGAAATCTTAAAATCATTCTTATTCTTCTTTCTTGTAAGTAAAATATGAATCATCATCATCAGTATTTACACTTTTAGGTTCATCTAAATCTTTATGACTTGTACTTCCATTTATAACTGCATTTGTCTTTAGTTTAGTTACTGTATCTTCGCCAAGTTCTTCTCTAATTCTGTTTTGAATTTCTAACAAACTATCTGCTTTAGCAATTTGATAACTAATACCAGCAATAGTAGCATCATCACCTTCAAGTTGGAATTGTTCAATATCATTCAAGCTACTCTTATAACCTAATAAATTCATCATATTGCTTGAATTTAATGGAATGTCTGTTTGAATATTCGTGCTCACTGCTTCAAGAATTTCAGAATAATTGCCTAAGCTATCAAATGAAATCATTTTAGAAATAATAGCTTGAATAACTTCACGTTGGCGTTTTTGTCTACCGTAATCGCCCTCTGGGTCATGGTATCTCATTCTTGAATAAACTAATGCTCCCTCGCCATTTAAGTGTTGTTTTCCAGTTCCAATTACAATTTGGTTATCTGGTTCTTGGTCTTGAATAGTAATAGGGAACCCTAATTTATTTTCAACATCAATTCCACCAACAGCATCGACTAATTTAGCTAAGCCATTCATATTGATTAACAAATAATGGTCAAACTTCATATTAAGCATTTTCTCAATAGTAGGAATAGCTAAATCAACTCCGCCCATTTGATAAGCTGCATTTAATTTAGCTTGAATTGTTTCGCCTTGATAATCAATTTCAGTAAGTATATCCCGTTCTAAACTTGTAATAGTTGTTTTCTTTGTTTTTGGATTGATAGTCATAACAAGCATACTATCGCTATTACCAGCCCATGTTTCTGTTCTTTCGTTATTTCCGGTATCTACTCCCATTAAAAGAATAGACATTGGTTTAGTAGCTTCAATAACTTTATTTTCTTCATGATTTTCAATCGGTTTATAAGTTTGTTCTAATTTAGTTTCAGCATTTTTCACTAAATAATAAGAATAAGCTGCTCCACATGATAGAATAACTAAGATTACTATTAGAAATCGCTTCAGAAGCAATTTCTTTCTTGATACATTTTTTGTTGCTCTTGTTTCCAATTTTTAAACCCCTTTTCTATATGGAAAAATAAGCAATTCTAAGCTGTTTTTTCGTAAAGTCGATACATTTATCGAAATTAAGATTTTACAGTCTTAGCGTTGCTTATATGACGATATAACAACCCTTAAAATCAGTTTTATTCTTCTGAGTAAGTGACATCAAGGATAGTTAAATCATAGCTTTCTTGTGGCACTGGAGTATAAACATGAACTGTATCTCCAATTGTGTGGCCGAACAATGCTTTACCGATTGGCGATTCTTGAGTAATCTTCATTTCGAAAGCGTCAGCGTGAGAAATACCTACGATTTTGTAAGTTACTTCTTGTTGTGTATCTGATTCTAATACTCTTACTGTTCGTCCGATACTTACAATATTTTCTTGAGTATCGGTAATGTTAATAATTTGAGCAGAGCGTAATCGTTCTTCTAGTTTAGCAATTTCTGTATCAAGAAAGGCTTGTTCGTCTTTAGCTGCTTCATATTCAGAGTTCTCTGAAAGGTCCCCGTAAGAACGAGCAATTTTGATACGTTCAATAATTTCAGGTCGTTTTACTAATTTAAGTTCTTCTAATTTTTGTTCTAAAGAATGATACTCTGCTTGAGTCATTTGTAAATTTTTTGTCATGTTCTATAATCTCCTATTTCATGTGGCACAAGAATTATGTGTATTTCATAATTCAAGATTGTTTTTCGTCCGTGACCACAATGACTATTTCATTTTAAATCAAGTGAACGGTTTAATTTCATTTTCTATTCAGTTTCACCACTGAGGAATCGCAACTTCAAAGAAAATGAAAAGTTATTTTAATTTCCACACAGAGCCAGACATCAATCACTTGGTCTTATTCTGGGTAAGTGGAAGTTATAGTTATATTATAATCTATTTTAAGTAAAAATTCAATAATAAAGTATATTTTTCATTTCTTATTGTTCTATAAATTCGATTGCTATTGATTCGTTATTTTATCTTTTAATGACATTCCTCTACGAGCAATAACATAAGAAGCTCCAGAGTGTACATTTAATTTCATTTTTGGACAATATTTTTGTTTCGCAATCCAACTCGTCCATGCTGGATTAACTTTATGTACGAAAATTCTATTTTTAACACATTTGGAAGTTATAATAGAATCAAATTTTGAATAAGCAAGTGTGGATAACATTTCATTATATTTTTTACCTTTCTTACTTATTAAGTTGTCTTTCTTTTTAGTAAAATTAAGTTTCTCTATAACTAAATCTTTACCAGTATTTAAACAATAATCTTTTAATCTTGTTGCTATAATTTGAAAATCATTTGTTGTTTGATTACCTTTGCTGTATTGATAAGCTATGTTAAAAGTGTTTATTAAATTACCATATTTATCTGTTTCACTTACTGATACGAACCCTTTATTAAAATCTACTCCTATCACTCCATAATTATTTCTAGTTACACATAAATCTTTATTATGTTCAAAATTATAAATAATTTGCAAAAGCACTTTATCATCTTTAAATTTAATTCTATAAGTTAAAGCACTTTCTTTAGTTCTAAGGAGCCTTTTTAATAGTTTAGTATAATTTTTATTGTTAAAATTAAATTGACCATAAACGAATTTATCATTGTCTAAATCAATTTCTTTTCTTATTCTAAAATAGAATTGATTTGTTTTAGAGCTGTATTCAACTTGAAAATTTAGGTTGCAGGCATTATCTCCAGCTCTACCTAAAAAATAAATTTCACTATCTCGTTTCTTAACAAATTCTTTATAATCTTTTTGTAGTAAATCTTTTGTTCCAAAACAAACTTTATATTTACCTGTTTCAATTTCTTTTTCAAGATTTTTAAGTTTTTGTTTTTTAGTATTTAATCTGTTTTGTTTCCAGTAAATTTTAATTTTTAAATTTTTGTATTTAGTAAAATTGCAATCTTTAGAATTATTGTTCAAACTTACTCTTTGTAAAGTTCTTTCATCTTTCAATTTAGTTAATTCTTTTTCAAGAGCAGAAATTTTTCTCTCTAAACTTTTTCGTTCAAACTCTTTTAATTCTTTGATAGATTTATAACGACCTAACATATTACTTAATATTGCATCAATAGCTCGACTCGTTAGATTAAATTCTTCTTTTAGTTGAGCATGAATAATATTTCTATCTTCTTGAGTGATTTTACCATTTTTTATGTAGTAATTTTTAATTCTATGAAATGTTAATCTCTGAATTTTATTGAATAGTTCAATATAATCAGAAATGTATTTACCAACCAACTGATTATATTCTTTATTCAATTTTAATTCAGTTGTTACCGTAAACACATTACTCATTATTTGATAACTTCTCCTTATTCAATGTAGCTAATAAACTCTTTATATCTTTTTCTAATTCTTGTTCAACTGATTTATCATCTTGTTCTGATTGTATTACAATTATTTCTACATCATGATGATTACAAATAGCTTCTATATACTCAAAACCAAATCTAATCAATCTTTCTTTATGAGTTATAAAGATTCTATTTACTTCATTATTCAAAATCATATCTATCAGTTTTAGAAGTTTCTTTCTTTTGCTATCCAAGCTATTTCTTACTTCTTTTAAAATCAAAACATTTTTTAAATCAGCTCTATTAGAAAGAATATAATCAACCTGTCTATCTAAATCATTTTTCTTTGATTGCCCACAAGATGATACTCTAGCATAAATAACATCTCTTTTAGATAGCGGTTCATCTTCATAAAACATATTTTTTGATTTCAAATATTCAATAAGAGTTTCTTTTGGAAGAACTCTTCTATTAGTAGGGCTTCTTTCAAACTTAAGAATGCCCTTATTATCCCATTTTTGAATAGTCTTAGTAGACACTTGAAATAAATCAGCAACTTCTCCAGTTGTATAATAATTTTTGTTAATATTTTCTCTTGTAAAAGCCATATTTATCACCTCTTATCACTTATGTATAAATAATATCAGAAAGACTAATCAAAATATGTAGAACAATGTGTATTAAATCTACCATCATTCTACATATTTCAATGCTATTTCATGTCTATTTTAATATAAACGATTTCTTTATTTTTATTTCTTGCTACTTTGACTGGATAAACACCATCACCATATGCAGTGCTAGACCAAACAGCATTATGTGTTACATAAGGTTCAAAGGATAAATCGAGATAATTGTTCTTATCATTAAACAAATGAGTGTAATATGGAATATTTGGATAGAAGTCTCTCAATTCTAATTCCATTTCCTTTATTTGCTTACGTAGTTTATCAATTGAACTAAGTAATTCTTTATCTTGCATAGCAATAAGTTTTGAAAACAATATATCTACAGCTTTGTATTTTCTTGTTAATTTTTTATAACCGGGTGGAAGTTCCTTTTTAACGTGTCTATATGTTTTTTCGCAGATAAAGTCATACCATGCTTCTGAATCACCACTATAAATATTCTCGTATTCTAAAACATTAGTAATTCCAAGTTGCCCAGAATCAACTCCAATTGTAAATGGTAATTTTGTTAATCGTTTAGGCGTTTCTTTATAAGATTCATGAGATAAGATTAAATACTCTGGTCGATTTGAGTAAATACCAAGTTGTGCATAAGAAATGTTCCATACACCAGGTTTAACCTTAGTTTTATTATTCTTAACTTCATTTGGTCTGTAACAAGGGTCAGTAAAAATAACTTCTTCTTCCAAGTGAATTTGACCAATATTTTCTAGTGGTAACGTTGAATCATATTGTTTTACCTTTTTGATAAGAATAGGATAACCTTCGTCTGTAATATTTTTAAGAAGTGCAGGCATACCAAGAATATGACAAGATTTTTCATATTTAACTTCATCATCTAATAGGATTTGAATTGTTACTTCATTAAATTTTTCATCAAAATTAAAATTTGCTTTATATGGAGCTTTAATAAATTCAGATTGTGTCAAAATCTGTTTTAATTCTTCCATGTTGCTGTATTTCATCATAATTTCATAACCTTTCTTAAATGCTATCTACTATGGCAGCTAATTCAGTAATAAAGTATTTGTATTCTTTATTTTCAATGAATTTGTTATCAATCCAAGTTCCACCATATTTCGATTCCATAATATTTTTATTAGTAATTTCTTCTGGTGATAAATACCAATCAAAATCAATTGGTTTGTATCTATCATTAACTTTTTCAATTTTTAATTCTGTTAAATCAGATAAGAAGATTGTGCTTTCATCAGTAAAATTAAATTTTGTAATTTTTTGCTTGTCTTGTTTTAATTCTTCTTCAAGTTTTAGATAATCTTGTTCCCTTGAAGTTAGATAAGTCTCTCTCATTTTAATTACTCCGTTTCAACAAGTTCTTTATAATTTGCCCATACTTTATTATCAGTGTCCCAAATATACAAATCATAAGAAGTACCATTTAACTTGTATCTTACTTCTTCGCCCTTTGAGCCATAGCAACTAAATTCTTGTGGAAAATTAAGTAATTTCACAAGTTTGGTATAATCATACTCTTTTGTTTTTAGTTTAAATGACCAAATATAATTCAACTCTCTCAAATTTTGGAATGGGTTTTTTGATAGATTTTTACAATACTCTATACCTTGTACATTTTTAAGATACTTGTAATTAACTTCATCTAATTCCATATATAATTTTTCAAAATATTCAACAGGTGTATTTTCTAAAAATTGCACTTCTCCTAATTTAGGGTAATTGTATGATTTATTCTTATCAACAAGTTTAGCAAATACTCTATAAGTCATGCTATTTGCTTCATCTAACAATAGCAAATCTTTTTCAAGCATTAGTTGCCAATTTTCTTTTAGAGCATCTTTTAATTTAGGAATGAAAGTATCAAATCTTCTCAAAAGATTAAATGGTTTATATAAAGTTACATATTCTTTTGCTAAAGCCCAATCTCCGTTACCATTTTTAAAATCGTTTTTATATTCTTCATATTCAGCCAATCGTTTTTCGATAGCTTTCATTTCGTTTTCATAATCTAATTCAAGTTTCCTTTTCTTTTTCAACAATTCAGTTTCAGCATTGACAATATCCATATAATTTTTCATTGTTTATTACCTCTTTTTATTTATATTTCTATTGTATTATAAAAAGATTAAGTTGTCAAACAAAAAAGAAAGATTAGTTAAAATCTTCCTTTTCTTGAGTGTTATTCTTAATAATATTTTCCAATTCTTGTTGGTTAAATTCCTTTAATTTTGCTCTTTTTTCTTTGTGTGATTTTAGAACACGATTAGTCATTTCTTTTAAACAATTGAAAATCTTTTCTTGGATAGACAATCTTCTTTCAAAAATTACTTTTAATTCAGTTTCGTTATCAGACTTATCACTTAACACTAATTCCTTAACTTTAATATTTTTGCCTTGGCCCTCATACTCATAAGTTAATTTTTTAATATTGTACTCTAATTCTCCTAATCCTTTTCGGGCAGTCAAGATTAAATCTCTATCTGTATCTTTTTTGTTTGCGGCTCTAGCTAGATATTCAAAGCTTTCATCAACCCAATTATTTGTAAATAAATCATGGTCTTCAGTAGACCTTAGAATAAATTTTATTTGGCCATTGTTTTTTAATGTTGTTATCAAATAAATCCCCCCTCTATTTGTAGGTAACTTATCTTTCAAATTTTAATTCATATTCCTTAGTATCTTCATTCAGAATATATTGTACTCGGCCTACAACATTGATTACCTTAGGAAAATTAAGTAGTTGTAGGACTTTCTCAAATTTGGCTACTTTGAATTTTGTAATCCCTTTTAGAGTGCCGTAATTGAAATCACCAATATGTGTTTCATCTGTAAATTGATTATTTTCTCTTTGAGTTAATTCTTCTTTTTCTGTTTCGATTTTGAAGTCTTTTAACTTATTTAGTTCCAAAAGCAATTCTGAATAATAGTCATCTGTCAAATCCTTATGAAAGATTACCTTACTCTCTCCTAATCTTCTACCCCAACTTACTGCATTTACTTTAAAGTCAAAAGTCCCCCAACTACCTTGTATAAATGTAATGGGGTCCTTGAGCAATGATTTGTAATTGCTTAACAAAGTTTCTTGTAGTTCTTCAAAATATTTTTCACTATTAAGCAAAATGAATATAGGATTAACTAACTTAATTAAATCTTTAGCTTCAACATAAACTGGCTTAATGCCTTCTTCAATAGACTTCTTGTATTCTTCCAACTCTTTGGCACGAGTCTGTTTTCTTTCAAGTTCCCATTCATAATTCTTAATGCTTGCTTTTACTTCTTCTAATTCTTGGCAAATACTTAAATAATTCATTTTAATTAAATCTTTCTAGTTCTTTTTCAATTTCGGAGTAAGCAATCTCATTCCCGTCATAATCAATAGCAGAAACTCTGATTGGAGTATTTTCACTTCTATAAATATTAACAAGTTTCAATAATTCACCTAATGAATATCTTGTAAATGTTAGAGAGTTCAATAATCTATTTGAAGTAGCATGCTTAATTTCAATTCTTGAATATGAATCAAAGAATTTATTTAATTCATTATCTTTCTTACGAGCTTTGCTAAATTTAAATGCTTCTTCTTCAGTAATAAAGACATCAGCAACTTTACTTGAATATTCAACATTAAAACTTGAGCCCATACCCGCTCCAGTCCATTGGCCTTTAGCTGACCATAACCACAATCGTCCAAAATCATCATAGATGGTTACTGGAGCATATGGTTTGAAAACATAATTATCAAAGAATGAAATAGGCATTTCTGATTGTGGTTTAAGTAAATCTTCTGTTATTTCTAAATAATAAATTTCACCTTGTTTATCAACGTAATAGAGAGTATCTCCAGCTTCAAACATATAACTTTTAATTTGCTTCATTTACTTTCCCCTTGTATTTTTCATTTAGTTCATTTAGGGCTTTGCTATATTCAATAACTTCTTTCCAAACCTTTTCTGACAATTTACCGTCTTTAATATTGTAAATGTGATAGAATGTTTCCCCTTGCCCACTAATCTTTTCAAAAATATAATATTCATTGTTCTCCTGAACTGCGAATAACTCAGTAGTGAACATGAAATCTTCAAAGTTCAAATCAGTGTTAGGTGGGAATGAAATAATAATACCACCATTTTCTAAATGTTTGTAGTAAGTTTGAGATTCAACTACATCAATAAATGCTTCAACACTATCAAAGATAAAATAATTTGCTTCATATGGATTATCAAAGCTTTTTGGAATTTCATCTACAAATTGTTCCGTAAAGTTTAAAACTTCTCTTGATTTAATCATCTTTACAATTTCATCAATTGTGAATTTACCAAAAACCTTGTTATAAATTTTCTCAAGTTTTGCTTCTGCACTAGCCGCAGCTTCTAATGATTTAAGAAATTCTGGGTCAATATGGATTCCCATTTGAATTTTAAACTCACGACCATTAAAATCCTCATAATCTTCCATTTTTTCATTATCAGTCAATTTGAAATTGAAAGTATTTAGCATGAAATCTTTGAGCTCTTTAAAATTACCATTAAAGATTTCTTTTTCGTTTGTGTCAAATACTGTATTGTTATCATAAATGTTATTATCTAATTTCATTAGAGGCATTCCTTTCACTGTTTAACTTATTAAAGAATCTAAATTCTTTGTAAAGTCACCTTTCTTTTTATCCTTTTTAATCCAAGCTTTTTCTTTTTTAGTCTTGAATTTTTCATCTACAATAATTATAACACTTTTTGAGCTAAAATTCAAATAAATTTCTTTAACTTTTTTAGCAAACAACCAATTATATGGGGTGCCATTTTCCTTATAGATTTTAATAGTAGAAAAGATAAACTTTTTTTCAATTCTGTTCCTATCGAAAAATTTAATAAAGAGCTCATCTTTTTTAAGTCTTTCTACAAACTGGTATCCATCTTCTCTCAAAAACAATTGACTCGAATAAAGTGTTGCTTGAATTAGTGTCAGTTGTTCCATATTTCTAGCTCTTTTAACTAAACTAAATATATCTTTTGCAAATATAAAAATTTCAATCTTTGGGGAGTTGGGATAAATCAATTTATAGCCTGAACTTAATAGGTTCTCCTTAAAACTTTGAGTAATGTTGTTCATGCTATCTTCTTTCTAAACTATCATTTCAAGAAAAATTTTACGAATATCCTTTTCAGTAACATCAAGTTCATATTCTTCTCCGAATTTCGTAATTGTTATATACTCAATTCCACTATGAGCAACACTTGCTAGTTGTTCTGCAATTTCAGAAACATTAGCTTCTACTCGTTTCATGTCGGAGATTTCCAACAATTCATCTTCGGTTAGATGATTTTCAAGTTGTTGCATAAGTTCAAAATATGCAGTATCTTGTCTAATATTCCAGTCATGCTTGTGTGCATAAACCAGAAGTTGAGTGACCATATCCTTTTCTGGGTATAATTCTTTATAACTTTCTGCAAAAGTCACTGTATCAAAACTTGCCTCAACTGTTATTGTATATTCACTTTTTGCTTCTTTTGTCTTTCGTAATGTTGCCATAGTAATTCTTTCTATTTTTTAAACTTTTCATCTAAATTAGTTTGTAAATGGTCAATGAACTCCTCTTTAGTCATATTTGGAAATTCATTTAAATGTGTGAACAAATAATCAATTACTGTTGTAATAGATTTCACTTCAACATTTTCATCATTATAATAAATATGTTTAGTTGAGTCAGCAAATTTTATTTCCATCTCAACTTCAGCGTTAACCCATTCTCCCCCACAAGTTTCGCACCAGCCTTCTTCATAGCGCTCATCTTTATAAATTGGTGTAATTTCTAATACTTCTGTATCTTTTAATTTAAATAGCATATTGTTACTCCTTTATTTTAATAATAAGTCAACTTTACTTTCTAAGGTTTCTTTCTTTTTCTTTTGATTTTCTTTTTCTAAATTTTCTTTTTTCTCGTCAGCCCATTGAAAACTTTCATCAATAAGGATTACAAGACTTGACTTGTCTTTATTTAAGTAGATTTCTTTAATTCTCTTTACCCAGCTTAATTTTGGAATTTCTTCACCTTTTTCATCAAGAACATCTATATGAGTTATCTTCGCTCCAATAGCTTTAGTTCCATTTTTTTCTTCAAAAAATAGAACTAATGGATTTCTATTTCTATAACTGTCATTTTCCAGTTTATATATTTCATGATAAATTCTATCTGATAAAAACAATTTATTTCTATTTTTAAACCCCTCAATAATTCTAAAGCCGTCAAAAGCAATTCCTATTTTATAAATAATATTATTATTAGTTATACGTTCATTTGATTTCATGCTCAAGTTTAGGCCGAAATTGTTAGGATAAATAAGTTTGTATCCATCTTTGAGCAATTGCTCTGTTTTATTTAAAGTTATTTCATTCATATTCAATCCTTTCATTTTAACAAATCTTTTACATCTTTTAATAAATTTTCCTTTTCAGCTTTTTCAACTTCTAACTCGTTTCGTCTTTTAGCTATAGCTTTTAACTCTTGTCTTTCATAAGCTGAACAAAAGTTTTCATCTATAACTATAACAACAGACGCTAAATTCTCATTAAAGTAAATTTCTTTTATTCGTTTAGCATGGGAAATTTTAACTTCTTCAAACTTTGAATTTGTTAATTTCATTTCCTTTAATGAAAAGTATTTTATGAGCTTGTTGTTTTCTGAAAAGAACTCTAAATTTAGGTGCCTTACATCTAATTTGAGAGCTTGTCTAAATGTTTGATACACATCTTCAGTAATAAACAATTTATTAGCATTGAGTAATTTTTCCAAAAGATTTAATTCACTATTATCGGCACCTATAATAAGTCTAACAACTGTATAATTATCTGTAAAATTAACTTTCAAATTTTTATCATTAGGATAAATTAACTTATAATCTTGTAATTCAATCTTCTTATTCTGTGATACTATTTCATTCATGTTTTTTAAATACTCTCTTTCATTTTGAAGGTTGTTATATCGTCATATAAGCAACGCTAAAACAGTTAAAACTGATTTTCGATAAATGTATCGACTTTACAGTAAAACAGCTTAGAGTTGCTTATTTTTAATTAAAAGTTAAATCAAGCTCTTCTTCTATTTGCTTTTTATTTTTTATTTTTTCTTCATGTTTTTTGGCAGCTTTTGTTTTAAAATTATTGTCAGTAATGATAACAACTTTTCTTGCTCCTTGATAAAATAAAATATATTTAATTTTCTCTAAAAATAAGGTTTCTGAGCCTACATTCCCCTCTGATGCAATATATACATCTGTTCCCAAATTAAAAGAACCTGAAAAGTTATCTCTACTTATAATCAATTCAGTCTTACTATAATTTTTGCCAAAGTTACATGGTTTTAAAAACAAATCATTTTTATATGTAAAGATACGGTCCCATAAATTCAATTTCCAGCACCACAATCCAGTTCTAATATGGCGACTTGTTGAGCCGTCATATTTTCTTTTTAATTGGATTTTTATATTTTTGTTGGGATAAATTACTTTACAACCCCTTTCAAGGTAATATTCCAATACAGAGTCTTTTTCTTCCTTTAATTCTTCAGTAATGTAGTTCATAATTCATTTCCTTTTCTATATTTAGTAGTTTAAATCTATTCTTTTGAATTTAAATGTATCTGAGTTCCAGTCTAAGCAGTTCTGAGTCAGTTTATATTGTTTTCAATAGCATTTGTCATTTATTTTATAAAACAGTTTAGCGCTGTAGTTTTAATCAAATAATGATTGCAAATCTTCTTCTAGCTTACTTTCAAGATTTTGTTTTTTATTCTTCTCTACTTCTGCTCTTTTAGCTGCAGATGATTTGAAATTATCATCAACATAGAAAGCCAAACTATTTTTTTGGGGATTGAATAAAATGTAGTTAATCTTTTCATAAAATTCAGCATAAGGATGTGAAGTACGGTTGTCTGAAACGACACTAATCCGTTTTAAGTTAAAATCTTTACCAACTTCACCTTTATTAAAGTGTAAAGTATATTCCCGGACAGAAGTCATGTCAAAATGATAAGGCATTAGAAATAAAAATCCTCTATATTTAAATAACTTCTCATAAAAATTCAAAGCCTTACATTCCCAATTTGTTTTTATAGGATTTAAAATTGTAGAGCCGGAAAATTGATGTTTTTGCACTATCTCAACTTCAAAATCTAAACCATCAATAGAATTAGGATAAATGATTTTATACCCCTCTTGTACTAATTCATCTAATTTACTTTTGTTCTCTATAATAGTATTCATTGTATCAACCTTTCAGTATTGTTTTGTTATATTATATAATAAAGTTATTAAAAAATCAACAAAAAAAGAAAGCCAATTTATGACTTTCTTTTTCTTGACTTTATTTGAACAAACTTTCCATTTTCTTCAAGTATTTAGCATCAATTTCTTGTGGTAATTGTTTTAAAGCAATGTCTGCATAAATGTTTGAAGTTTTATCGCCAACAGCAATTCCATAAACAGCTTCAAATTGAATTGGAGATTTCGCTGTCATTTTCTTGTTAAGTTTTTCAACTTCAGCTTTTAATGTTTTGATTTGTTTAGAGTAATTTTTTTCAATGTATTTTTGACCTAATTCATGATGAGCATGTAATGTGCCATCATATTCTCGGTATAATGCACCACCATATTCACCTTCTTGTGGCCAACGAATAGGAGTACTTAATTCAACTGAATAGTAATCATAACTAACACCTAATTTCTTAGAAATAGCTTGATTGAATTTTTGTTTAATTTCTTGGAAAGAATCACGAACAATTTTAGCAGAAACTGCTTTTTGTGTTTTAATTACTTTCTCACTAAATTTATCAGACAATTCTTTTTCTGTTGGAGCAATTGCTTCATTGATTTCAATAACTTGTTTTCTTAATTCTGCCATTTCTAATTCGTATTTTTGACGAATCATTCGTTGTTGGTCAAGTTTTACTAATTTAGATTTTGTTCCAGCAAAAACAGTTTCATCAACAGCAATATTAAATGTTCCGTTTGATTTTTTAGCAAGTCTTAAATATAATGGCAAATCCTTATCTGTAATATGATACATTTTGCTAGGGTCACTTACTAAGATTGCAAAGTGATTTGTGTAAGGGTCAGTTACAGCAACACTTTCATCTAATTTAACACCTAATTCGTTATCTAATTCAAAATAATCTGCATTACGGTTGAATGATACTGCATTGAATGTCTTTCCTTTGATTTCAAATGTACTATTTGAACTATATTCTTTTCTGCCATTGTGCATGAAGTAACCTTCATCATCAAATTTAGAAACATCTGGTAAAACCTTTAATCGGTCTAATACATCTAAAATTTGTGCAGTTGTAAATTCTGGGTAAAATGATTTAATTCTTTGAGCAATTGCTTTAACAAAACGTTTATAAACTTTTTTATTTAGAGCTACATTTTTCAAATATGAGTCAATAGTAAATTGAACTGTTTCATTGTTTTTAATATTTTTCTTTGTTTCTTTCGTTGTTAATTTCATAATAATTTTCCTCTTTTCTTAATTTCTAAATTTATTATACAACAGAAAATACTCTTTGTCAACAATAAAATAAAAACTTTTTAATAAAAATAAAAAGACTAGCTTTATTGCTAGTCTTACTTTTTTATTCAAATAATTCAGAAATTGATTTTTTATCTTCATTCTCTTTTGCTTTTTCTTCTAAAAGTTTTTTCTCTTGTTTACTAATAAAATCATTATCAATAACAATAAGTAAACTAAATTCTTTTATATTGAAATATATTTTATCTATTTTCTTTGCTATTGTTTTATAATCTTTTGAATTTTCTTCAGTTAGGAGAATTGTTTCATCATTTCCATTTGTTGTTATATAAATATTGCTTATTCCATATCTTTGAGTTTGTGAATTTTTAGTAAGATACATATGAATAACAGAATTATCTGTATAATATTCAGCATTTGTTAAAAAGAAACTATCTCTTTCATTGATACTTTCAATAATAGTCAATCTTCTTGTTTGCCACCCTCTAATTATCAATGGTAACGAGTCTCTCCAAAACTCAATCCTTATTTTCACATCTTTATTATTTGGGTATATTTGTTTAAAGTCTTTTTCTATTTTACTTTCATTTACTATTGCATTTCCCATTAACTTTTCCTTTCTATTGGTGTTTATTTTCATTTTACAATAAAACTTAAAATCAATCAACAAAAAAGAGAATCAATTTCGACTCTCCTTTTCTTTATCTTTAATCATTTTGTCCACTAGCTCTTTAAAGATTGGATTGTTCTTTAACCCATCAGGTGAATTAGCAACAATTCTATCTAGTTCTTTATTCATTCAATACCTCTATAAATAAAATAAAGAGAACATTAACTGTTCTCTTACATAATCATGCCTACGGGACTTGAACCCGTACCTTCTCATTCACAGTGAGATATGCTAACCTATTAACACTAAGACAAGATACGCCCGGTGAGATTCGAACTCACACGTCCATACGGACACCAGATTCTAAGTCTGGCTTGTCTACCAGGTTCCAGCACGGGCGCTAGATGCTTACATTAGTAAGCGCTGTAATAAACGATAAAGCGTTTTATACAGAAATGCTCTGTATTGGATTTGAACCAATGACATCTAGTTTGTAAGACTAGTGCTCTCCCCCTGAGCTAACAGAGCATAAAAATAGGATTTCTCTTCCCCTATAAGAAGTCAACAGCCTGAGATTACAGCGTCAAATAAGAATCTTTAATGACCTTATGGTTTAGTCATTTATCCACGGTTATTCCTAACCGTATTTCTTAAGCATTCATCTTTCGCAGTTACAAACCTGCTGGCGATACTTTTACCATTAAGACTTAGCGATACTCAACCCGATTTCGTTAGACCTAAGTTGTACGGCTCAAGTTTGCGGAAATCATTGGATTAAAACAATAGTTGCTTGCGAGCTTCTATTGTTTCCATATTCAGAATAAATCTGTATGGAGTTAATGCTCTTTTTTTCTAAGTCTGACATAGACTTTCGCTTCGTTAGTAATATGGGAATCGAACCCATTACCCTATATTCCTCAAAATATATGCTCTACCAAATGAGCTAATCACCTTTGACATTGACGAGCTATGCCTCGGAGTTCCATAAAATTTTGTTCTAAGGAATGCTCCTCGCCAATTTATTACTTCTCTATCCGCTAAGATTTTGAAATTCAATAATACTTACAATGATTTGCCAACCATATGAATATTATCATGGATTACGCTATTATCCGCTAAGACTCTAACTGTTAATCCTTACATTTTCCTTATATTTCGCACATCTAACTTCCATTAGCTAGCACAAGAAGTTAGCAGTTCCATGCCTGAAACTATCTCAAGGTTTCTCACTGATTATGCTTATATAATGTGCCTTTTGAGCAACTTGAAAATGTATTGCCTAGTCAACCCGTCAAAGACAGGCGAAAGTTTGTCAAACTTCCTTTCATAGTATTACTACTATGTATTACCCCTAGGCAGGGTTATTGATTTTAATATTAGAGGGAGTTGAACCCTCACAGAGCTCTAGACCAAAAAGTCTATTCAAAGGAAATTTCTTTCCTTAACACTCAAGCCTTTAACCAGCTTTGACATTGCCTACTTTTGCCGTTAATATTAAATTCAAACGGGCCCGAGGGGAATCGAACCCCCGACCTCTGGCGTGACAAGCCAGCGCAATAACCACTTTGCTACGAGCCCAAATTGATTAACTGGAGTAGCTGGATTCGAACCAGCAAACCCTGGATTCAAAGTCCAGTGACTTTACCAATTTGTCTATACTCCAATATATTGCTCCTAAAGGAATTGAACCTTTATCTCCGGATTCGTAGTCCGGCGTCATATCCATTAAACTAAGAAGCATTTATATTATATTGTCCGAACAAGAATTGAACTTGTAATTAGCCGTTATCAGCAGCTTGTGATACCTTTTCACCATCGGACACTAATCTTTATCATAATTAAATCCTTTAATAACTAAAGACATTACAATAAGATAAATAATTGTTGAAATAACTAAGAATATTACAGTATCAAAAACAATAGTAAGAATAATACTAGCAATAGGAATTGTAATAACGAATGCTATAATTAGAGCTAAAATATATTTCTTTAAATTACTCATAATATAACTCCTTTCAATTCAAGCAATTTAATATTGCTTTATCTAGGTGACAGGATTCGAACCTGCGGCCCCGTGCTCCCAAAGCACGTGCGCTACCAAACTGCGCTACACCTAGTAATTTAAAATTGCGAAGGTCGGACTCGAACCGACAACTTTGGGTTATGAGCCCAACGTTATACCATTTCACTACCTCGCCATATATATGGGCAACGAGAGTCGAACTCGCACCAATAGGTTGGAAGCCTATCATACTACCATTATACTATACCCACTTATTATTAAAATATATTCCATGAATTTTATGGAAATGGAGCGTAGGAGAATCGAACTCCTAATTCTACCTTGCAAGGGTAGTGTTTTCCCATTAAACTAACACCCCATATAGCTAGAAAAAGATTGTAAGGAAATTCTTACAATCTTAGTTTGATTTATTAAGCTGAGCTGAATGCTAACTTATAATCCTACTATTAGATTGTAAGGTATTTTTTGCTTGACGAAGCGCTACAGTACCGACAGCCGGCTGCATATCAATAATCATATGAATATCTTGAGCAAATGTACGTTTTGTCATGATTAAATACCTTCCTTTTTCTTTTTTAGTAATTTTTATTTTTAACAGGCTCTATCAGACTTGCACTGATTTCTAAGGTTTTGGAGACCCTTATTTTTCTCGGTAAACTAAGAACCTATAAGTTTTTATATATCTATTATATCAAAATTTGAGTTAAAGTCAATATCAAAATTAAAATTTTTTAAAAATTTTTAAGTAATTTCTGAAATTATAAGCCATATCTTACAATTTCTTTAATTACACCATTTATTTCACTGGCCGGTTTTCTTATGCCCCGCGGTGTCTACCGAAAACCCTATCAATGAAGTACGATTAGAAATCTGGCACTAACTTCTAATTTTCAACACTTCAAGTAATACTCTATCGTAACTACTACATAACTTTAATAGTTATGATTTTTTGTTATTTCTTGGATAAAGATTAGAGTCACTAATTCTAATCGAAATAACTTTTTACAGAATTACTTCTGACAAGCTTTGACATTTACAATAATATGGTATTGTAAAAAGCCACAATCTGTTTTATCCATGAATACGGCAACAACAGACAAACCATTAAATGGAATCTACTCATATAAATTCATGGCAATTTATATAAATCATTGATTTCAGGAACTCTTATAATTACATCTATTATAGAGTATGCTGGTGATAGGATTCGAACCTACAACCGCTCGCTTACAAGGCGAGTGCTCTGCCAGTTGAGCTACACCAGCTAAATATATAGGGTCAGATTTAGTTTTTACTGACAACTACAATTAAACGTCCATATTCAGTCACGAAGTGAGGATTGATACCTCAAAGGCCCACCACATCTTGGTCAGTAAATTAAATATCTTTATCATCAAAGATACCATATCTTTTACTGCGTGAGGATTTCTTACAGCGTTTGTCTAGCAAATTCTTATAGTCACTTTCATGACATCAACCTCATTCAACACTTGAGCTTGGAATTACACTCATATGCAATTCGTTCTCTGTATTAGAATCCTAGACTTGCACTAATCTCTACCTATATAAGTACTGATAACACTTTGAAGCAATCGCCTCTCAGAACATCTTTTGAATGTCATGCTATCATGCGTTAAGCCGATGAACTTATTCCGCCATAAAGTAGGACACCACCTACAACTTAATATAGTCAAGATTTATTATGCGACAATTCGATTATTGTTGGCCGACAATAACCTTTATGAATTGGTGTAGACTGTTACCACACAACCGTAAGGACTGTTTAGATTTCCTATTCTAGTCTTTAGCGAACCAGCCATTCATATCCGTTTTATAGCTATATTACTATAGCATCACGACTAAGTTTTCAATTCCTAACGTGATGATTCCGTCCAATAACAAGTTATTTTCTGAATCATTCGTTCATTCTCACACCTGCGAGCGAACTGTATTACGCTAGACATTAAACCAACGGAAAAATGCACTTTTGGATTTATATTTAATTATAGTACCAAACCCATCGCAACGCTTTTCACATTACTACAAACGTTCCCTTTTGAGTAACGCCGGTTTGTGCTTGATGGTCACAGACAACTACAAGCTTCCTATATAACGGAGAGGGTGGGATTCGAACCCACGCGCCGAATTAACGACCTAGCGGTTTTCAAGACCGCCCCCTTATGACCTCTTGGGTACCTCCCCAAAGTGAGAGGAAACATCTTTTAAGATGTTCTACTCTCTATAATTTTTAAATTAAATTTCTGATTTGTTTTTATCCGTAGAAGTTTCAGATGAAGTAGATGATTTCTTATTAGTAGCACCTGAACGGTCTATTGTATCATAACCTTCAGTCCTATCTACCAATTCTGATAGCAATGTCTTATAATCATCTTGAGAAATCACCCAATTGCCATCTTTATCCTTTGTGAGTTTAATCTCAGTGTCAAATTCACCTTTTGTGAAAGGTACATGAGATAAATTAGCATCAACATTAGAGTAAATGGCAAAATCATGTTTGTATAAATGACGGAAAATCCAATAAGAAAGTAAGTTTTGATAACGTTTAACAGTTTCAGAAGAACCTGCTTGGTTATATTTACCAAGATTATCAATTCCCCCAATTAGTTCAGTTAGAACTGTTCTTACTGATGATGCTAGGCCAAGAGAATGTAACTTCTTAGATGTAAATGTAACAGTTGCAGTATTTCCCGAATCATCAATTACAACATCTTTAATATTGTAGTTTACAATTTTCTGAAAGAGATTTCGTCTTACTTTAAGGAAGTTAGAAATTGTTTCTTCTGGTGTTTCAATTGGAAAATCTTTTACCCATTGTACAGAGTAATCTGCAGCTGGAGTAAGGCCATCTTCCTTGATTTTTTCACTAGTTTGAACAGCAATAATTGCATCAGTCCATTTGTCATAGGTTTCCCCATAAACTTTCTTAAATTTAGCATTATCTGTAGTTAAGACTGAATCCAAAAGAACTGTAGCATCCTTTGTTACTTTCTCTTTAACTGAATCTTCTTTACTAGTAGTTGTTACTTGTTCAGTTGTTTCAGTTTTATTTTCTGTTGATTTAGGCAATAGAGAACAAGCACCCAAAACTACAGTAGATAAAGCTAAAACACTTAATAATTTAATTTTATTCATAAATAAAATAACTCCTAAATTGTAATGATTTGCAAGCCAATCAAATCGTATTTATTCTTTGTGACTCGTTAAATTTCATATCAAGATTACCCTACAAAAATCATTATAGGTATTGAAAGAGTTAATATAATCATTTATTTCTCACTATCCTTAAATTTTTGATTAGGATTTATAAAATGATTATAATACACCGTACGGGATTCGAACCCGTGTTTCTGACGTGAAAAGACAGCGACCTAACCCCTAGTCGAACGATGCTAAATTTTATTAAAAGAAATCATCTTCATCAGTTACTTCTTGTAGCTTGAGTTTTGATGTGTCAATTCCATTATTCTCTAATGCTTCTAACAAATCTTCAAGCAACATTTCGTACATAATATGACTCCTTTTGGGTAATAGATATCGGAAGATTTAAACTTCCATTTAGCGCAATAACTTCTCTGAAGTTCCATTTGCAACTGGATTTTCAAATCCATTATTTTGCCGAACCTTAAACAACCATTCACGTGTTTAGTTTGGTCCTTTCCTTATCATAGAAGTCAATGCTCAAGCAATAACTCCTACTAGATACCAATAGGTATTAAAAATGTCTTATTTGTTATTTTTAATATTTAGGATAAGATAATAAGTCTTATCTCACGGTTGCCCTACAACAACCATTATCCACTCACTTCATCTAAAATGAAGATTATTACGGATTACTTTTAATTATTTTTATATTTCCTCGTCAAAAATTTAAGGACGGTGGGAGAATATAATACACCGTACGGGACTCGAACCCGTGTTTCCGCCGTGAAAGGGCAGCGTCCTAACCGCTAGACGAACGGTGCTAAATTATTAAGAGAAATTATTTTTATTGGTTATGACTTTTAGAAAACCTCTTTCAAGGTTTTCACGCCGTCGTGGCTCTAAAAATAAATGGGTCCCGAGGGATTTGAACCCCCGAACTCGAAAGAGGGCGGATTTACAGTCCGCTGCGTTTAACCAGACTTCGCTAGAGACCCTTAATATAAAAACCTTGTACAGAAGCGCTTTTAATGTAATTTTAAATTGTACAAGATTTGGTATGTATAGGCTTGAAGAGTTCTTCATCAAGCGACCGCCTCAATTGGTGGTTGAAACGGCTTATATTAAATTGTATGAATAAGGAGCACCAATCCAAAATTCATTTAATGTCTTCTCATATTTTATCCTTGGTGTTAATTAAACTAACCAGCCAATGCGGCCAGCATGGGGCTCGAACCCATATCTTGAGGACAAACAATTTAATATAAATTTAATAACGGAACCTATAGGAATCGAACCTATCCGCAACGGGCTTCAACCGAATGCTCTGCCTTATGAGCTAAGGTTCCCAAATATAAAATCTAGTGACTATTTTATGCCGGATGCTCTACCAATTGAGCTACAGTTCAATTGAACTAGTGGGGCTCGAACCCACAACCCTCTGGTTTGACAAGAATTGCTGATTGTCACTAATATATTCAAAAAATATTTAATCTAATATAATCTAGTGGCAACTTGGGTTACAGATTAAAAGTCTATTCCATATCAAAGTTGCTGTATGTCACTATCATATTTAAAATTTTATCAATCTAGTGACGATTCATATTGTATTTACAAATTAGCAGTTTGTTCCAATGAGAATAATAGTTGCTGTAAGTCACTAAGTATAATTTGTTGAACGACATATCTATTTTTCAATTTTAAACTGTCGTTAGATTTATATAGGTATTAAAAATGTCTTATTTGTTATTTTTAATATTTAGGATAAGATAAATCTTATCTCACGGTTGCCCTACAACAACCATTATCCGCTCACTTTATTTAATATAAAGATTATTACAGATTACTTTTAATCATTTTTATGCTTCCTCGTCAAAAAATTAAGGACGGTGGGAAAATAAATGATTATATATAGCAATTTAAACAATATAAATTACTATTTTATAATATAATCTAGGCACTTCATCTTTTTCTGTTTCTGCTAAATAGAATTGATTTTTGGTTGCTGTTTGTGCCTAAGGTCACCTAATATATATTTATTTTATTAGGAATGGGCCCAGCAGGAATCGAACCTGCGACCCACGGATTAAAAGTCCGCTGCTCTGCCGTCTGAGCTATGGGCCCAAATTAAAATAATGAGTGGCACAAAAACAATGAAAGAATATTTCTACTTTGTTAGTTAGAAATCAAAGTTTTAAACGTGTGTATGAAAGGAGGATTAACTTATCTTTTTTGATTTAAAAAGATAATAGTGCCACTCATTAAGTTAATTTAACTGACCCGGTGGGACTCGAACCCACAACCGTCCGATTAACAGTCGGGTGCTCTACCATTGAGCTACAGGTCAATAAGTAAATTGGCAATTCTTATGAGCTCCTTTGAGCCTAACATTATCTTGGTTAAAAATTAAAGAGGAGTTTAACTGCCAATGCTCAGCGCGGGACTTGAACCCGCAAGACCAAATGGTCGGGGGATTTTAAGTCCCCTGTGTTTGCCAAATTTCACCAGCCAAGCATATTTAAATTTCAAAGTTCATAAATGATTATATCATATCAAAAATCATATGTCAATAGGTTTTTGAAAAAATTTTTATATTTTTGAAATGATTCATCTTTTGCAAAGGTATAGATTTATATTATTCTACATCTCTCCAAAAGATGAATCAAATCATTTATATATTTATTGTAACCTATTTTAAGTTATTTGTCAATAGGTTTTTGAAATTTTTTCATCTTTTTTCTGAAAAGTGTTGTTAAATATCAACAACAGAAAGTATTATATCATATCTGAGTTATAAGTCAACCATTTTCTGAAAAATTTTTTATATTTTTGAAAAAAGTACTATTTAAATATCAATAACTGAATAAAAGGTAGGGTTTTTCATTAGAGAAGAATCCTATATTTTATTAGTTATTTCAAATCTTCACAATAAATTGTTAAACGATTAGTACTAGTATTGTAAACCATCTTCTGTATTTCTGAAAGATTTTTATTATGATTGATTGCTTCAACAGTAACAGTTAATCTGCTTTCTTTATCATCACGAAATTCTTTTAAATTAAGAGTTAGGATAGCTTTTTCAGGTATTTTTCCAACAAGAAGAAGCTTAAATGAATATAGCAATCTATACTTCAATAATAATCTTTTTTCTTTATAACCTCTTTTAACCAAAGGATAATTCTCTTGTAAGGTAGTTAGACTTACAAATTTATCATATTTCCATTTTCCTTTTTGATAAATTACAATTTTCATTTCATTTCCCCTCAAAAATTTCAGAAAATACTTTAAAGTTAGTGTTTTCCTTATCTGGCATAATAGCAAAAACAACTTTATCAAAATGATAATGTTTCAAAGCATTTTTAAATAGAGTTGCTACTTCTTCAGGTTTTTGAGCAAATACTCCACAACCAAATGCTCCTAAAATAAGTGTATTCACTTTTTGTTCTTGAGCAATACTTAGAATGAAATCAATCCGTTTAGCAAGAACATTGTAATTTTCTTCAACAGAAGTTTTCGTTTGGCGTCTGCGGTTAGGCGCAGCTACAGTAATTACATCACAAGTATTGATTACTTTAACATTATCATTACGAAGATTTGACCAAAAAGGTCGTTCAAAAATTACACTTGGAGAGTAAATTCCTCTATCAGTAAATTTATAATCAAAAACTTCTTTTCTGTTGTTTTCATAATAGTTTTTGAATCTATTGTTAGCTAAAACGTTGTATAAGACAGATTCGCTACATAAAGCTTCTTCTTGTGCCATACTTCCCCATGCAAATCCACCACCCGGATTATAAAATGAGGCAAAATTAAGTACAGCGGTCTTTTCATTGAAATGCTTGTAAATAGCACTCACACTATCAATATTATCCACGATAATATTAGTTGTAGCTTTATCATCTTTATTATTTAATGGATTCATATAGATAGTAGATTCAGAAACAATAGAAAGAATCTCTTTTGAGAATTTCTTACTCATTTCTTGAATATGTTTTTGAGCTTTAGCAGCTCGTTCATCATTAAAATGTTTCGGTTTAGTCATTTCTTTTATCTTTCTAATACTTATTTCTTAAAATCCAAGTGCCATAGCCATATCATTTGGAATATCGTCCCATGATTTAAAAAGAATCATCTTATATGGGCGAGTCTTTTCTACTTCTTCAATAGTCATTTCTTGGTCACGAATAAATTTCGGCACATTCCCATTACTGTAGAATAACAAGATGGGGTCAAGAGTATCATCTTCTAAGTTTTTAATTGAATAAAGTGTAGCTAAATCTCCATACCATTTATTTACAACTTTAACTTTTGTTTGTTTGTTCATAGTTAAACTTCCTTTCCTAATTTCCAGTCCTCATAATTTCTTTGAATGTTTCTGGGTAGTCACGAGCAAGAGTACTCATAATCTTAGTACGAGCATTTTCGTAGACAATAAAACGCTCTCGGTCACGGTCTGTAATAACAGAAAGTGTGCCTTGGTCTAAGTTGTCAGTTAAATCGGAAAGTTTTACTAACATAGCATCAACATTATTACAAATGTTGTCAATGTAATCAGAATAAGTTGTTTTTTCTTTATCATGAGTTAGGAAAGATAGAATATTCAAGACATCATCATCAATTCCTTTTTCTCGTAAAAATTCAGCATTGAGTGGAGTATCTTCAATAACATCATGAAGAATACCTGCAGCTTTTTGAGTTTTTGTACGAATGTATTTAGCATTGTTGGCAACACGTAGTACATGGAAAATATAAGGGTCAGTATTTCGGCGCGTTACACCTTTATGAGCCATTACTGCAATTTCTAAAGCTGTTTGTAGTTGTTTGTTGTTACTCATAATAATTACCTCATTTCATTTTTGTAATTTAATTATATCAAGCATTTTTTATTTTGTCAACAAAAAAGAAAGCCTAATTAAAGACTTTCTTTTAAAACATTTTATCAAGAGCATTTAGCCATTCTTCTGCTGAATGATTTAACTCTAATTTGTTGGAAATAATTTTAGCAATGTCGTCTGCTTGAGTTTTGTATTGTGGTGAAATAGATTTATTCTTTTTGTAGTCTTTAAAAATTGTTTCCAATTCTTTAGCAGAAATATTGAGTTTAAACATATCTCTGATAGCGTTATATTTAAAAATTTCCAGCATTTTATTCTCCTATTCGTTTCCATTCTCTTAGTATTTCATCTTTGTTATCTTTTAAATCAAGATTAAGATGAGCATATTTTACTATTAAGAAATCTAAATAATTTAACAATGATTTATAGAGCATTTGATGAGCAATGTTACCAAATAAAAACATTAAATTATCAGCTGCATAAAGAATAACAGATAATTCTTCCTCAGTTAATTCTGCTTTATAAATATTGACATAATGACCATGCTCAAGTATTCTTCGATAAATCATAGGTAAATCTTGGTAGGAATATCTATGAGTTACTTCTAGTGCTCTTTTAAAAGATTTAAGTGTTGCTATTGTTATCGGTTTATTCATAAAGTACTCTCAAAGCTTCATTCCATAGTTCTACTTCTTCCAATGAGTTATTGTTAATAAAAGAGTATTCCAAAGCTAATTCTAGTTTATTAGTCATAATTTCACGAGCTTTATCATTATTTTTTGTTAATTCAATAAAGTACAAGTAATCACCATGAATTGGAGGGTCTAAGCTCATTAAACAATCCATAATATTTTTACTAAACACTAATTCTAATTGTGAATATTTTAGTTCAGTATCCTCTAACATAGAATTTAAATAAGCAATAGTTTTTGTTTCCAATTCATTTACTCGAGTAGCTAATTCATCAATCATTAAGAATTGTTTCATTGTATAAACATTTCTAGCTAATTCTCTTGCTACTAAGAAATAAAAATAATCTTCTTTTACTTCTGCTAATTTCTTATAATCTTCCATTCCCTCTACTTTATAACTTACTAATGAAGTATCTTTCCAAAGTAATTGAGTAGGACTAATGATTAGCTCTCTTGATTGAGAGTCAAATTCCTTAATAAATTTCTTATCAGTTGTTACATAGTATCTAGCCACGAAATTTCTCCTTTTCTATATAGTGTAGTACTTGTTTTAAGGGCTGTTATATCGTCATATAGTGAACGCTAATACTGTAAAAACTGTTTTTCGATAAATGTATCGACTCTTCATAAAAACAGCTTAAAAACAGTTTTAGCGTTCTTTTTTCTTACGGCTGAAAATGTCGGGAAATTCTTTATTAAGACGAGCATAAGCAGCTTCAATATATTCCTCGATTAAATCTGGGTCAGTAAAATCACTATTCCAAACTGAGAAAAATGCTACATCTTTATATTTCTTTTTAATAGCTTGTTCAGCCATAGCAGAACTTTTAAGAGATGCAACTCCATAATTATCAAAAGTAACATCAGTAAAGAATGGGTCTGACTCTAAAATCTTCAAGCAATGTCTGCGTAAGAATGATGGGTTTACAATATAATAAGCACAATCAAAAGTGTTCAATGGGTCAGAAGCTTTTTTCAATTGGTAAAGAAATCCCTCTGTATTAAAATCTTTTTCATCAGTTGGTTTAAATGTTTCATAATAAGTTTTTACTACGTCTTTATAACGAGCAATTTTTTTGTCAGTCATTCTTAATAATCTACCAATGTCATAAGCAATTGCTTTTGCTTGAGTTACAGGTGAATAATAATGTCTTTCTTTTTTATGTCTAACTTTTACTACTTCTGAATCAACACCCATATTAAATAAAGTAAATAGATTAACTTTAATATTTTCATTTTCCAATTTATCAATCAAGCTAATCATTACTGTTCCGAATGTAATAATTTCTTGTGTAGTATATTTAGAGTTGAATGTAGGTGAAATTGCAATAGAAATTTCTTTCATGGGAAGTTTGCGTTCTTCACGATTAAACATATTTTTAGGTACTCCCATGAGAGTTGCTGAAACATTAGGTGCAAATCCTACTACATCTTCTTTATTTTTGGAAATCTTTTTATTAAATTTAGTATATGAAATAAATTTATTTACAAAGTATTGAATTTGACGGTAACTATCCATATCTCCATTTGTACGAAGTTTTTCTGCTTCTTCAAGTGATTCAGTACCTGCAAATTCGGGAGAAGCAACTTGAGATTGATTATTACGATTATTAAATCTTTTACCTTTAATTACATTTTCAAATTCTTCTTTGCTATAAATCTTAATTTTAGTATTAACTGTTTCTATAATGTTATTATCTTTCATAATTCGCTCTTTCATTTAATTAGTTTTTCTTAGTTCTATTATATGATAAAGATTGGTATAAGTCAATTCCAAAATCACCGGTAAAATACTCAGTAAAATTTATATAAAGATTACTAAAATCGACCCAAAAATACTGATGAAAAATTTTTATTAAGCAATTCAAAAAAAACCAAAAATACTCAAAGAGTAATTTCAAAAAGCCTATAAAATACTCATCTGTAATTTTTAAAAATCGGGGGTAAAATACTCAGCAATAGACTTTAAAATCCAACCAAAAATACTCAGTAAAAATATTATAGCAATAGGATTCAAAGTCAAATCGGCCTAAAAATACTCAGTATTAAAAAACAAAAAATGACCAAAAATACTGATGAAAAATAGGGTAAAATACTCAATGATTAAATTTGAAATCGGGGGTAAAATACTCAAAATCGGCCTAAAAATACTCAAAAAAAGCCCTAAAATACTCAAAATCGGCCTAAAAATACTGATAAAAAGGGGTAAAATACTGTTTTTTGACATTACGCTGTTTTGCAGGTGCTGTAAGCCGTTGAGCAATAACAGTTAAAGCGGTTTGCAAAACAGCGCTTTTTCAGCTAATAACTATAAATAACTAATAAACAACTAAATAAAAAACTTAATAAATAACCAGCTTCGCTTTTTCAAAGCTCGCTGAAATAAAGCCTATAAAAAGAAAGATTGGATTAATGGTTTAAAAATATATTTAGTTATAGTAAGGGCTTTAAATAATGATTAGTGACTGTAGTTCAGCAGCTAAGACAGTTTTAATAGATAGATGATAAATTATAAGGAATATAAGTAAATCTTCTTAAAGCTGCTTAAACAAGAAAAAAGAGATTTTAGAAAAATCTCTTTTTATTTAGCAATATTTTTAAGAGCGACAAATAAGGGATTGTTTGATGAACATACACAACGTGATACAACTGTTTTAATATCCGCTTGGCGCATATTCTTACATACCACATATTTTACAAGTTCTTCAATATCCATTTTTCCATACAATTGAGCTAGACTCTTTGTTGCTCGCATAGATACAACATAACGCAATCCAGTATCTTCAACTGCTTTTCTAACTGCTGTAACAAATTCATAAATCTTATTATCTCCAGCAATTTCACGTTCTAGTTTTTCATCATATCCAAATGGAACAACTGCAAAACGGTCAATTGTAGAAGCGTCAAGTTCTTCACGGGCAGTATAAACACGGTCTCCACCATTTCCTAAAGTATTACCTGCACCTAGAATATAAAAGTCTTTATGTTTCTTTTTCAATCCGATAGGAAATTCATAATAACCATTTGCCAGGGCAGAGTTAATGTTAAGAATAACAGTAGCGTCTGAAGCATCCATTTCATCAAAGAGATAGACACCTCCATTCGTCCAAGCTTTATAGAAAGGAGTTTCAACAAAGTTCCCGTTTGCATCAATGAAACCGCTCAATTTATATTCTTGACGAATAGCTGGGGTACAGTAAAATTCCAATCCGAGTGCTTCAGCAATTTGATTACCAAGGACATTTTTACCAGTGCCTGATGGGCCGTTTAGCAAAACATTTTCTCCATTTGCAAGCAAAGTAAGAATAGATTGAAAAGCAGAATGAGTCAAACCTTTAATCTCTTTAGGTTTATTATCTCCAATTTGAATTTTAGTAATTTCTGGCAATTTACCATAACGTTCTTCAATAAGTTTCATTGCAAGTGTTTCTGCTTCACGAGCAATATTTGTAGGATTGATTGAAGTTTTTAGTTGATTAAGTAGATTTGTGAAGCGTTCATCTTCACTGCCCAAAATTTGTGAAATTTTATTTAATAGTTTTACTAATTCTTTATTGTTTTCCATATTTATTTTTATTCAACGTATAATCGCTGAATCATTTCCTTTCCTCGTTCTGTACTCCAATCAAAGATTCGGTCTAAAGCTTTGAATCGGTCTGACTCAAAATCAATGTTTACTTCTGCAACATCAAGTGCTACATTATTAGCTTGATTAAATTCCCGACATTCATTATTAAGGGGAATTAAGAAATTATTTAAAAACATATTTTATTCCCCTTTCTAAGCAGCTGGCATAACTTTTTCTTTTGCTAAGTCATAAAACTCTGCAGGTACAATTACAATATTTTTGTCAAATACTTCATAATGTTTAACTTCATCTTCTGTTTCTTCAAAATTATTTTTAATATAACTCTTTAGATGAGTAAATTCATTGATAGAATAATTTGAAAATTCTACAATTCCAAGATAGCGACAAAGTTGATTATTATGAAATTGTCTTAAACTTGGAAGATTACAGAAATTGTTTTCTCCTAAGATTTGTTTTACAATACGTTCTAGGTCAGTGTTTTCTTCAATAACTAAATATTGATTTTTATTAGCAATACGGTTATAAGGTTTGAAAGCAAAAGCTTTACTGAAATCATTAGTAACTACAACAATCAAATTTTCAGTTTCGTTAGTATTATTTAAACTTGTCAAATTATAATCAGAAAATTTAATTTCCTCTAATTTGAATAAATGTTTTTTTAATTCGTCCATTTTGCTCCCCCTTAAAATTTAATTTGTACTGATTGATTTGAATTATTTACTCGTACAGACAATCCATAAGTTGAACCATCTTTATAGAAATTCGGTTGAGTACGAAGCCAAGTAATAATGTCAATCTTTCTAATTCTAGTAGAATTAGCTGAATTAAATTCTAATATTGTACTTCCCTCACGTTGAATAAATACATCTTCGGGGAACATTTCAGCAAATTCAGAATTTACTAATTGAATAAGTGCTCCATTACCGACCATTTTACCTAACAAACTGTAAGAAGAATGATTACGGTCATTCTTTGACATAACCCCGGTTTCAACAATTTCTTTATATTTGTCAAGAACTCCTAATTTAGAAGCTATTACATAATCAAATACTTCATCACCTGAAAACAGTTCATTTAGGCCTAATACTACATCATCACATCTAACTTGACGATTTAAATTATTTGCTTGTTGTAAGATTTTTGTTTCTAATCGTTTATTCATTTTATCCTACCTTTCTTTCGATAATTCTATTATATAATATAACACTTAAAAAATCAAGAAAAAGTTATCCAAAAATGAATAACTTTTCCAAAAAATTTAGAATAGATTGTCCATAGCTTCAGAAACAAGTTCTACGATTTGAGCTTCGATTTCTTGTTCAGTATCACGAACGTAAGTACTGTTCAAAATACCTGCCTTGTAAATTCCTACTAATGTTTCAATTTCGTGTTGCAATTCTTGTCCGTATAAGATAATCAAAGAAACAATTGCTGATTCAGCAGCATCTTCAATCTTAGTAGGAGTTGATTTGTAAGTTGAAACAGTAGATTTATGTTTAGGTGCCCAATTAGAACGAGTAGAATCATTCTTAGACCAAATAGTTGTTCCATAACCGTAACCGTAATTTGTTGATGGTTGATGTACTACAATAGGTTTTGGTTTGATTACTTGTTTATCCCATTCTTTAAGGATTGTTTCATCAACACCTTCAAGTACTGTAAAATCAAAGTTCAATTTCTTTTTAGCTGCATTAACTGTATAAGATGGAAATTCTACAAATTTTTCTAGGTCATTAGGGCCAAAACCTTCTTGAAGTTTTTGGCTAACCGTAATCCAATTATACATTTCAATTTTATCAGCTTTAAATTTACCAAATACTAATTGAACTGCATCATTTTGTGAGTTAGCATAGTCTGTACTTGAACAAAATGCTTCCATACTATTATGAGAATGTGTTTCTAAAAACATTCCATATTGATTATTTAGTGCAGTATAGATTGGGTCTTTAGTACTTGTTTGACCTTTAGAGTTCGTTTGCTTTGGAGTGTATGAGAATACATCATCATTCCAAAAAGTAAGACCTTCAATATCTTCAAGATTTACTGTTTTTTCTGTTTTAATTCCATTAACTTTTTCTTCATAAGTCAAAGTATGAACACCATCTGTAGGTGGAACCAATTTACGACTTTTAAGATAGAAGTTAACTTGAGCTTCTTCGTCTTTTTTGTCAGTAATATCTTTGTACCATTTCATTACTGTTTTAATTGCAATAGCTGGAATTTTTGTAAGTGTTTGTTCTTTTACTTTTACATATTCAGAAATTTCGGGGAATGTTATCACTCCATAATTATGAACTTTCTTTAGAGAAGTACCCAGCCAAGAATTTTGTTCCTCATAGATACCATCTTTCCCAACAACAACCGTTTTAATCATTCCACGGTCAGAGTCTTTTTCAAATTGTTTTGATGAATAAAGTTCTACTAATTCCATTTTATTTATTTCTCACTTTCTTTTTATTTAAACCATTCTGTAGTTTTAGTCCATTCAATGAACTCTTCATAAGTATTTACATTTTCTTGTTCTTTGGTAATAGAACCAAGAAATTCTGCGAATTTTTTAGTATTATGATTTGGAACTTTACGGCGTAATGTGCTGTTAACAAAATCTAAGTCAGCATTACCACGTGCATTGATAAATTTATTTATATATTGACTAGCACGAGTGACTGGGTCATTTTTCCATGCAGAATATTCAGCTGAGTCAATATCGTCCATCATTCTACCTGTACAAATACTTTTTGTTTCCAGTCTCTTTCCATTAGGAAAATAAGTATCATCTTGATTACGAGAGTCTGGCCAAATATTAGTTAGGCAAATATGTTTTTCATCTTTCTTATGGTATGCTAAATATAAACCACTATCGGGATTAAAACTTTTGAATGAAATTAAATATATATCAGGCACCCAAAATGAGTAGTAATCCATTTTAAATTCATCATCTAATCCAGTAATAGTCAAATCTTTTGTAATTGCTGTTTGGATAATTTTCTTAGCGCCAAATTTGTAAATCATCTTTCCACTTCGGTCAGCATAAACAATACCATCTGAAATTTTGTCGTCCAAATCTGCTAAGTTAATGTTATATTGTCTTTGTCTGCCTTCCATATATGAATCGAGCAAATTGGAATCGAACTTCTTAAAGATTCGTCCTTGTTTCACATATTGGCTTGTGTCTAGTTCTACAATAGTCATTGTATTTCCCCTTTCTCATTATATTATATATTCTATCAAACAAATTTGAAGTTGTCAACAATAAAACGTTATAAAACTCAAAAAATCACACCGAAGTGTGATTTTCTTTTTAAGTCGGAATGTGTATTCGTTTTTAACGTTTGATTAAATCAAGTGCTTTTTGAAGAGCAACCAATTGGTCATAAGTGAACTCAAGACCTGTGCCTTCAAGTGCTTCTTCAACTTCACGTTCTTTTTCAGCACGTTTTGCTTCAGCAATTTCAGCATCACGAGCTTCAAGAACAACACGAGCAGCTTCAACTTGTTCATCAGTCATTTCTTCTGAAAGTTCAATTCCTTTTTCAATCAAGTAAGCAACTTCATCAAGTGTAAAACCTGGGATTTTTGGTACCCATTTACCACTTGGAGAACGGTGAAGTTTTACACGAGCACCTTTGATGTTTTCAGCACCAAATGTTTCTGCCAATTGAGCAATCAAATCTTGGTTAACTTCTCCAGCACCTTTTGTACCTGATTTTTCTGTAATAAGAAGAGCAGCTCCTACCACTTCCAATTCAGCATTTGCTGGTACATTAAGCAAAGCAAGGACATCATCAACTGAAGCTCCATTAAGAGGGAAACGATTGTTTTGGAAAACAATCTCAGTTACTCCAGCATAAGCGTTATTTACATTTTCAGCCATTTTAAAATAGCTCCTTTCAAAATTTATATTTTTTATTTTATAGTTATATTATAACAAGCGATTTAGTAATTGTCAACTATTTTCATCATTTATTTTAAGAAACAATAGCATAGGGACCAACAATTTCAACTTTTGCAGTTTTTGGAATATTAAGCAAGTCCAACACATCATTCAAATCTGCTCCATTTAAAGGGAATACTTTACCTTTGTATTTTACAAATTTGACTTCTTTCAAATTATAAGTCATATTGAAAACTCCTTTTTTATTTTATATTTTTATTCTATCAAAAATTAAGATTACTGTCAAACAATTTCCACAACAGTCATACTACATAATTTTGTTTGGAACATATATTTATTTCCAAGTAAGATAGCACTTTCTTCAATCAAGTTAATTAGATTAAATAATAGAGTGGCACTTGTTACATTAGCTGTGACATTTTGTGGCGCTGACTCAGATTGTTCAGCGCATGAAATCTGGTCAGGACGGCGCTCGTCACCTTCGAAGTTTTGAAAAGCTTCGTCAAGAGCAATAGGACTTTCATAGATAACTTTATTATCATATTTAGCTGCAACATAAGCTTGACCATGGCGTTCAGCATTTCCCCCATCTAGCCACAATACATCTTTGTAATTAGGATTGTAAAATACATCTTGGGCAATTTTACGAGTAGCATTGTTATCCAAACAACCTACAAGTACAGGTGTGCCTTCTTCTTGGGCAATAATTTCGTCAATGATAGATGTATCAGAAAGAAATTCAGGCACATAAGCAAAGTCCCATTTTTTAGCAATTTCTGCTTTGCTCATATTTACTTCTTCTTCAACGAAGTTTTGTCGAAGTACATTCTTCGATTCTACAATATCTCCGTCAATTAGATATACAGGCACTTCGATTTTAGATAGGAATTGTGCAAGCCAAGAACCAGTTCCGCCAGCACCAAGTACAATATAATATTTTCGGCCTTCTTTAATTTTAAGCATTACTTGATTACCTCCAATTTATCTGTAATTGTTGCATAAGTACCGTCTTTCATACGAACAACAGCTCCAGTAGTTTCGCCTTGTAATTCTAGTGTTAGATTAGGGAAGAATTGTTTATGACTATCAAAGCTTGATACTGAATTGTTTGTTTTTTTTGTAAGCAATCGTACAGTAGAAGTTTCTTTGATACGTGCCAATTTGAAGCGATTACGTTCCAAATCGGGAATGAGTAAGAAAGCAGATTTCTTTCCATTTGCTTGGTCAATAAGCAATACTCGATTGCCATTTTTATTTAAATTTTCTTTATCGGATTTGTTATAAAGAGTATAATCAGAAATATATGTCACCTCTGGTTCTTCAGCAGGTTTTTGTAGCTGAGCAAAATAAGCACGAGCTTCTTCTAAAAGTTCTTCGTTATTCATTTCAGTCCTCACTTTCTATTTGATGATTCTATTATATTATATAGTTTTCCCTTTGTCAAATATTTTTATTGTTATTTTTGAAAATTTTATATTGCTTAAACTGATTTTGAATATCGTTATATCGTCACTAACTGTACAGTAAAACTGAAAAACTGCAAAGTCGATACATTTATCGAAATTGCAGTAAAACAGCTCAGACTTGCTTATTCTATATATTTAAATTCGTTTGAGAAAATGGTTTTTGCTTCTACTACAGCCCTATAATAATTATCCATATTGTTATAGTCATAATTTTTAAATTTATAACCGCAATAGAAAAGAGCTGTCGCTGCTTCATCTCGTTTATAATCATTTGTTATTAAATCTAAATTCTTTGTTGGGTTATGATAAAGCACATAAGGGAAAAATAATTCTCTATATTCTGGCAATATTTCATATCCAGCTTTTATTGAATTGCTAATGACACCCAATAACACACTCACCTCTTCTGTTTTAATATAATTACATAATTGATTGAATTGAGATTGTGTTAATTGCCGAGACATTATGTAATCATTTAACCAAACGTTATAAACAAGTTCTGAGGGGTATCTATTGAAAATAATTTCAAATTTCCTAGTTCCTTTTAGTTTTTGTTGTTCACATTTAGAACTAGTTTTTTCAAAAGTGCTAAATTCTGAAATAGAGTATTGTCTTTTGTAATATTCAAGAAGTTTAATGTATTCAAGTTGGGCTTCATCTTTGAGTTCAACTATTGACAAATCGTATTTATAAGAAAGATATGCTAAAATTTTTCGATGCTCTGATTCTGATAATTCATAAGGAGCTTTTTTCATTGGCAAACAATAATCTTTGTACATATCATCATCAGTGACATCACCTTTAAAAATAGCTTCCAATTCTTTTTTCTCTAATTCAGAAAGATTTATGTTTTTAAAAATCTTTCGTGGTTCTATCTTTCTTTTTATTTTATAAGCTCTTGAGGCAATAAATGTTCGAGTAAGTCCAAATACATCATCAGAATTAACTTCTACTTCATAAACAAATGGTATATACAAGCAATGAGAGTTTTTATAATCTTCCAAATTTAAATGTAAGGGGATTGTAGAGAAATGTACTGAATAATAAGTATGCCCTACTTGTAGAGTCCTGTCTGAAAATACGTAGCATGTGATTAGCATAGTTAATTCCTTTCTATAATTTTAAAACCGTCTTTAAGAAAGATTTTCTTGGCTTCATAAACCATTCGATGGAAACTATTCCAATATCTAACACCATCTATCATATAATTATTTTCTAGTGCAATTTGTTTTTCTAAATCGCCTATTCTAATTTTATTTTTTATCCAGCATTCAATTTTTTCGGGATTATGATAGATTATAAAAGGATAGAATAATTTCTCATGTTGAGGTTGAATTTTATAACCTGAAATAATAGCAGAAACAAAAAATCTTCCAAATCCGATGTTCATAATAGCAGCTAAGTCACACATATCTTCAAATTGTTTTTGAGTTAATTTTCTTCCGAGAATCAAGTTTGAAAGATGCTGGCTATCCGTTTTAACATTTTCAAAAAGTTGATTAGTTTGATTGTTGATTATTTCAAACTCATTACTACCAAATATTCTTTTTCTTTCAGAATCTTTAGCTGGAATGTTTGTTTCAGAGTAATCATAATGGATTCTATAAAATTCCAAAAGTTTAATGTATTGTATCTGATGTGTTTCTTTGAGTGTAACTATAGGGAAATTGCCTTGTACTCTATTTAGTATTGCTAAAACTTTAAGTTTTTCATATGGAGATAAAGACCCAGTCTTTCGATTAAACAAATCATAAAAATCTTTTTCTAAAAGATTAGAGTTAGAACAATTAGAAATGTCATTAAGTTCTTTTTTTACATTACTTGGCAAATCAATTTCTTCTAAATATTCAATCAAGCTCACGTGTCTTATAATTTTATATTTCCTTGCTTCTAAATATTTCTCTGAACAAATAAAAATAGTTTCGGGGTGTATTTCAACTTCATAAATAAACGATTCATTGAGTAATAGATTTTCTGCTCCATAATCTTTTAGATTGTAATAAAATTTAGAAGCTCCCATAAAAACACTAGGTACACTATAATAAGTATGTCCTATCTGTCTTGTTATTTTTGAAAATAAATAAGCTTTAATTAGCATAACTCTTTCCTTTCTATAATTTTAAAATCATCTTTAAGAAAGATTTTCTTTGCTTCAATAATCTTTTGACATTCTTTGCTACTGTAGTCAAACCCCTCTATCATGTAATTATTTTCAAGGAATTTTGTAGCTATATTTGTATCTATATTCCAATTTGCTATCAAAGAGCTAATATCCTCTAATTCTAGGTGTGAAATATTAGGATAAAATATATTCAAATATTTATTAGGTATTTTATAACCAGATACTAAACCTGAAGAATCAAGATTTGGTATATAATCACCTATCCTTACACCTTCACAAAATACTTCGAACTGCGCTTGTGTTATCTTTCTTGCTCGAATGAGATTTGAAGCATAATAGCGATTCTCAAACAAAGCGTCATAGATATAGCCAGTTTGATGATTAAGGATTTCAAATTCAGTATTACCGAAATATTTTTGCTCCTCAATTTCACTCTTATGATAGTTTAATTTAGAGCAGTCATAAGAAACCCCATAAAACTCTAAAAGTTTTATATAATAAATTTGATAATTTTCTTCAAGTGAAATAAGTGGAATATCTATTTTAGCTTGATTTAATATTACTAAAAATTTGAACCTTTCATATATAGTAAGGTTAAGAATTTTCTTTTTTAATAATTTACGAAGCTCTACTATCAATGACAAATCTAAGTAATTACCATTCAAAATAGCATTAAATTCTTCAGCAATTTCATCTGATAAATTTGTTTCATTTAGATACTCAACAAATTTTACATTTCTTATAATTTTATATTTTCTAGCTTCAATATAATCATCAAAACAACCCACAACTGATTCGGGGTATATTTCTACTTCATAAATAAAGGATTCTAAAAGTGAGAATTTACGTACTTCATAATCTTTTAAATTGTAAAAGAATTTAGACGGACCAATTGTAGTTCCATGTAAGCTATAATAAGTATGGGAAATTTGTCTTGTTATATCTGAAAATAAATAAGCTTTTATCATATGTAAGCTCCTTTCAATCTATTATATTATATAATAAACAAAAAGAAAAAGCAACCGTTAGGTCACTTTAAATATATTTATATTTATCTTCTGATACAAAGATTTCTTTGGCCTTTTTTACTCTTTCATTAGAATAATTGTAATTTCCAGTTATTCTATAATTCTTTTCATAGAAATAGTTAAATTCAGTATCAGTAAAATTATCTTTGTTAAACAATTCTATTGCCATTTCGGGGTCTGAATAGATTAAGTATGGATAGAAATGTTTTTTATATTTTGGCAAGATTTTATATCCAGCTGCTATAGCACTAGAAGCATAGAATATTGCTCTTTCCTCGTTATACATATATTCACAATATTCTTCAAATTGTTCTTGTGATAATCTTCTTGTTTTTATAAAGTGCTGTAAATGAATATGACAAATCACTTCTTTCATAGGTAAATCTATTCCAATTTCAAAATCTTTACTTCCATTAAGTTCTGCTAATTTATATTTATTTAACTCTGCTGAATGAAAACCTGTAGAAGTTGTAGTATATGGTTTGTTAAAAAATTTTAAAAGAGAAACGTAACCAATTTCATAGTACCTAGAAATAGTTATAGTAGGCAGTTTATAATGATTTTGATTTAAAATAGCTAAAAATTTAAACTGCTCTGCTTTAGATAACTCCCATTTAGATTTTTGAATAACTCGTTTGTACAGAGAAATTACTTTTCGTGGCTCTGCAGTTCCATTAAGAATAGAATTGATTTCATTTTTTGTTACTGTCGAAATCTCACAGACATTTACTAGTTCAATAAATTCTACTTCTCTAACAATTTTAAATTCCGTTGCAGTTAATCCTAAATATTCACATTCACGTACTGTTTCTGGTTTGATTTCTACTTCATAAACAAATGGACTTATTAAAATTCTATTTGCTTTGTTATGATAATCAATTAAATTATGATAGAAATATAAGAATTTATTGTTTTCTAATGAGTAATAAGTATTATTGATTTGTCTTGCCATACTTGTAAATAGATAAGCTTTGATAGCCATAATTTTTCACCTTTCTTTTTAAATATATTTATATTCATTTTTTGAAAAGATTTCTCTAGCTTTTTTAATGGAATCAAATTCTCTATAATTATAATCAAAGTTTCTAATTTTATACCCACTTTTCAAAAGTAATGTGCTTGTATAGCTACGAACTTGCAAATCTTTTTCAATCAAATCTAATGCCAGCTCAATGTTAGAATAAATGGTATAGGGATAGAATTGTTTTTTATATTTTGGTAAAATTTCATATCCAGCTGCTACACATTCATCAGCATGAGGTATACGTTCTTTTTCCCTGAGCATATACTCACAATATTCTTCAAATCTTTCTTTTGGTAATCTTCTTGTTTGCAAAAGAAGTTTTAAATTAGGATTAGCAACAATTTTATTCATAGTAATATTTGTTAAATTTTCAAAGTCTCTACTTCCGTAAAGAATCTCTTTATTATACCGGTCTAATTCAGATGAGGCAAATCCTGTGAAAGTGGTATTATGAGGCTTGTTGTAAAACTCTAATAAACGTACATAATAAATATGTATTCGCCTAGAAATTGTGATAGGCGGTAATTCACAATGTTTTTGACTTAGGATTGCTAAAAATTTATAACATTCTGTTTTTGTTAGTTCTCTATATCCTTTTGTAAATGTTTTTCTGTATTGTTGAATAATTTTTGCACTATTAGTTGTTCCACTAAGAATGGCATTTAATTCGTTTCGTGTCCTAGTTGATAGATTTAAAAACTTTACAATTTCACTAAATTCAACTGTTCTTATTACTTTGAATTTTCTAGCTTCTAAATAATAATGAGTAATGTTGAATACATCATCTGACTCCAACTCCACTTCATAAACAAAAGGACCACTAAATTGAAGATTTTCCCCCGAATTGAAAAAATCAATTAAATTATAATATAATCTTGACCAATTATTTGTACCTAATGAATAATAAGTATGATTCAATTGTTTTGCTACACCTGTAAATAAATAGCATTTAATAGTCATAAGAAACTCCTTTCAAGAAAAATGTTATATTTCAATGATTTTATAATTACTATCTTTTGAAAAGATTTTACGAGCTTGTTCTGCCAATGTATGTCTTTGTTCTGTATATTTCCAACCTTTGAATTTATATCCTTTATCAAATAAAAGCTCTTTACAAGTACGAACTTCTCCATATTTCTCAACCAAATCAAGAACTAATTCTGGGTTTTGATAAATTACATAAGGATAAAATAGCTCTCTGTATTTATATGGTATTTTATATCCAGCTGCTACAGCAACCTCTTTAAAATCTGTATTTTTAATTATTTCCTGCATATTTTGAATAGCTTCCTCAAATTGAATTTGACTTAATTTTCTTGTTTGTATTAGAGTTGCTATTTCACCATAGTTTTTGAATTTTTCATTAGAAATACTTTTATGACTTTCAAAAATATTACTACCGAACAAAAACTCCCTCTTTATGTTAAGACTATCTGTATATGATTCTGGCAAAGAATATGGAATCTTACAATCTTCAAAAAGCCTAATATGAACAAAATAAATTGGGTCTAAATAAGGTAATTCATATTTTGTTTGATTTAAAATTGCTAGGAATTTCATTTGTTCAGCAGAGGACAAACTAATAGGCCTTTTTGACATATATTTTTTATAAAGTGCAAACAATTCTTCTTCCTCAATATTCCCATCTAAAATTGAGTTGATTTTATTTATCGTTTGAGTGACAATTGACATTTCGTTTGCAACAGTCCTAAAATCAACTCTATTCTTAATTCTAAAAGCAGTTGCTTTCAAATAGCTATATGCACACTCGATAACATCTTTGGTTTCTACTTCTACTTCATAAACAAAAGCCTTATTTTCAAGCTTGCTAAAATAAGCAGTGTCTTGATTTAGGTCAAGAAATAGACGTATATCTCTATCAGTTGATAATGAGTAATATTTATGATTGAGTTGTCTAGTCCTATTTGAATATAGATAAGCTTTAATAATCATGTTTTTCTCTTTCTAGTTAATCCTTGATTTATCAAATTTCTAAGTCAATGTATTTATAATTATCACTCTTTAGAATCTCTTTAGCTCTAATAATTTCAGAGCTCTTATGACTTCCATAGTTAGAATTGTTTATTTTATACCCAATTGTAAGCAATTCACTTATTGTAAATGTATTTGTAAAATGTTCTTTTTTTAATTCATTTATATAACTAGGGTCTTTAATAATAAGATGTGGCATAAACCAATTATGATACTCTTGTGGAATCTCATAATTTGCATAAAGAGCACAATGAACAAAATGCCTTATATTTCGATAATTTAAACTTGAAATAATTTTGCAAGTATCTTCAAATTGTTCCTGTGTTAATTTTCTACATCTAATTAAATCCATAAGGTCTGAACTAGTCTTTGCTAATTCTTCTACAACTTCATTTTTAATATACTCAAACCTTTTAGAGCCTTGCATAGCTACATATTCTAAACTTTTTTTGCATAAGGCTTTAGATTTGAATTAAGCTCATATTTTTTGCCATAATACTCAACGAGGGATAGAAATCGAGTTGTTCGTGGACCTCCATCAAGAGTTGGTAATTCATACTTTGTTTGAGCAAGTACAGCATGTAATTTTAATATTTGCAATTTTGTGAGATTAAAAGAACCTTTCTCTATTGAATCTGCATAAATCTTTACGACTTTATCTTCCGACATAGTACCATTAAGAATAGAAATCAATTCATTCTTAGTCTTTTTAGAAAGAGTCGCTTCTTTTACAAAATCACCGAAAGGAACTTCTTCTATCACTTGATATTTAACAGCCCTTATTCCAATTTGGAAAAGATTGTAAACATCATTTGAGTCTACTTTTACTTTATAGATAAACATTTTGAATGGTATTCTATCTTCTAAAAAATCACACAAATTGAAGTAGAAAATTCTATGATAATGATTTAATCCACTATAATAAGTATGACCGACTTGTTGGGCAATTTCTGAAAATAAGTAACAATCAATAAGCATTTTTATCCTCTTACTTTAAATTTTATCTATTATATTATATAACAAACAAAAGAAAAAAGCAACCAATCGGTTGCTCTTCCTTTAATAATTAAAATTTTTCAAAATCTTTTATAAAGGCTTTATCACAAATATATTCAGTGCCTTTCTTGATTAAAGAATAGTAATCAGGCTTAACTACATAAATAATTGCTTCTCCGCCAAATTGTTGAGCAGCTTTTTTAGCATATTTAATAGCAGAAGGCTTAGAGATAGTAACAAAAACCTTATCTTGTAAATTTTTTCTGAAATCTTCTCTAAGTACTCCAGTTTCATTTGGCGGTAATAGAACTTTATTTACTTTTATATTTGTTGTTGTTCCGTGATAGAAAATCATTTGAATTTGACCTCTTTGAAATTTTTTGTTACAATATATTTTAAAATAAAACAAAATAAAAAGCAAGGAAAATTGAAAAATGAATAAAAATAAAAAATTTAGACAATTAAAAGAAGTAATAGAAAACAGCTTAATAGAATATGAATATGTAGCTGTTTATAAGGATAAATTTGTTTTAATTTATCATGTGGCCCATGATGAGTTCACATATGAAATTACAGTTAAAGATGATTGCTATATTGTAATTGAAAAACTTTACTCAGAAGTAACTGGAATGACTATTGAGGGGAATAGTAAATTTAATACTCTTGAAGAAGTTATAGATTTTATCTTGTAAAGGAGCAATATGAAAATTAAAGAAACTACATTAAAAGAAGTCTTAAATTTTCCATTATCCAAAATTCAAGACTTCGATAGTTATAATTATGAATATTTAAAAGAACTAGTAAATCATCATAGTAATTTTACTATCTATAACTATTCTTTTGATAATATTGGCATTACTAATCATTCAGAGCTCAAAATCCAAAATGAATCGAAGCAAAAAATTACAGAGCTTTTAACTATTCTATTCAATATGAAGTCACAATATTACTATGATAATGGTACTGATTCTTACTTATTCTTACCCTATAAAGATGATTTTAAATTTGATGATGGTGAAGAAGTTCTGATTTGTGAAATAGCTATGAGGTAATGAATGGAAAATTTAAGATTCTATTTTAACAAACCTCTTATAAAAGCAACAATTGAATCAAGAATAAATAGATTTATTTTTATAGTAAATTTGAATGGGACTAAAGTAGAAGCTCATTGTCCAGTTGGTGGTACTATAGCTGGAATACCAAGAAAAGAATTTAGAAATATTCCTTGTTTGATGAGTGATAACAGTGAAAATACTAATAGAAGAACTAAATATACTGTTGAAGCAATAAGCTTGGATAATGGATTAACTTACGCTGGCATCAATCAAGTAAAATCTAATAATTTTGTTAATCATTTCTTACAAGATGAAGCTATACAAAATATTTTAAATATTAAAGGCCCAATTACGAGAGAAAAAAGATTGGGTAAAAGCAGAATTGACTTTAAATCAAGTGATGGTTATATAGAAGTAAAAACAATGGTGGCAGAATATTATGCTGAAGCTTCTGAGCATTTAAGAAAATTGATGAAAGAACAAGAGCCATCAATTGAGAGATTACAAAAACATATTAGAGAATTAACTAACGAAGTTAAAACTCACAATTCTAAAGCTTTAGTTATAACAGTGTTTCAATACAATGCTACTAAATTTAATCCACCTGTAGATAATCCAATATATAAAGATTTTATTGAAGATTTAAAAATTGCTAAAGCTTGTGGGGTAAAACAATTTCAAATGAATATAAAGATTACAGATGAATATGCTGAACTTTTATCTATCACAGAAAATGAAGTGATTTAAGAACTTTTACTCAAGGAGATTGTACGAATGAAAAAACTTGCAATAGCACTTACAGGCCATAGACCACCTAAATTAGCTGGTTACGATTACAACAATATATTTTATAAAAGACTTTATAAAAAATTAGACAATATAGTCCAACAAGCTCTTACTGGATATGATTATCTTGAATTGCACTCTGGTATGGCATTGGGGGCTGATACTATTTGGGCAAAAGTTATTGTTGATAACAAAAAGCAATTTCCCGATAGAGTTAAATTTATTGCTGATGTTCCCAATATGGAGCAATGGAGAAAATGGCCACCTAATAGTAACAGTAAAAAGATTTGGCTAAAACTTATGGAATACGCTGATGAAGTAGTGACTTATGAGGATAAAAACCCAGGTAAAAGCATTGGTTATGTTCTTAATGCTAGAAACTGGGGCATGATTGAACCTTGTGAAGTTTTGATTGCTGTTTACAATGGCGATAAGACGGGTGGAACTGCTAATGCTGTTAAATATGGCTTATCCAAAAAGAAAAAAATCATCTATATCCATCCAGATGAACTAAGATAAAAAAGCTATCAAATTTTCTTTGATAGCTTTTTGTTTAATCAATTTTCAATTTCTATATATTTATAATTTTCATTTTTCATGATTTTTCTAGCATTTAAAATGGGAATATATTTTCCTTTATAATCTTTTCCTTGTATTTTATATCCAAGCATGAGTAATCTTGCAATACAATTGGGGTCACCAACATTGTTACGAGTTAATTTTGTTACTAATTCCGGATATTTCAGCATTTGAGAAACCACATATATATCTCTATGTACAGTCGGAATATTGTAATTTACTGTTAAAGCACTTCTAATAAATACTATTTTCTCTACATCATTTAGACGCCAAATGTTTTTCATACAGCATTTTTCAAATTCTTGCTGAGTAAATTTCCTTGTTTCTATCAAGTGAAAAAGACTTGAAAGCTGAATTCTACTATCTTCACTACTTATATTTTCAAAAATTTTTGACCCATATAAAGACTCTCGCTCTACAAATTCCTCTCTTACACAAATGTAAACATTATACTCTATTGCATATGCCCTATGATAAAATTCATAAATTCTTACATATGCTTTGTTCCACATTTTTAGTTTTAAGATTGGAAGTTCATATATTTCTTGATTTAAAATTGCGTGGAGCTTGATGATTTGAATAAATGACAAACTACTTGGTTGAAATGCCATAATTTCATCATAGATATTTAGCACTTCCTCACTTTCCATAGAACCATCAATAATTGAATCCCATTCGATTTTATCTTGACCAAATTCATCTTCAGTAAATTGAGCATCTTCAATCCAGTCATTAAAATTTATTTCTTCTTTTACTCGGTATTTAATGGCCGAAACATTGCTTGGTGTTAAAGAATAAACATCATTTGAATCAACTTCTACTTTATACACAAAAGTGTTTAATTTCAGTAAGGCAAAATCATAGTCAGTAATGTTATAATAAATACAATTACTGTTATCATATTCAACAATACCATAATAAATATTGTTTATCATTCTTGCTTTTTCTGAAAACAAATATCCCTCAATAATCACTTTGTTTCTCTCTTTCTTACTTGTTTAGTTATTTATATTATATAAAAAACTCTAAAAATTGTCAATATTAAAGAAGGAAAGCAAAAATATCACTCATTCCAACACCTAAAACTGATTTTGAATGTCATTATATCGTCATATAGTTAATGCTAGAACAGTCAAAACGGTTTTTCGATAAATGTACAATAAAACAGCTTAGAGTCGCTTATTTTAACGCTAAAAAAGAATTGCTATTTTACAAGCAATTCTTTTCTTTTTTTTACCAACGATAATCGTATTTTCGATAATCATAATCTTTAGGATTAGCTAATAAAGTATTTTCAGCAAGCTCTTTTACTTCTAAATCAGAATTGGCTTCTCTAAGGATTTTTCTTAATTCATCTCTAACATGAGCTCTACCTTCTGTTTCTTTATCCATTCCGCCATACAAATTGTAATCTTTAGAAACGATTTCTTGTAGTTCAGCAAAAGGAACTTTATTTTTTACTCTTTTTCTGATTTTGTTCATTTTATTTGGTAAAGGAGTTAAGAAGTATTTAGAATATTTCTCAATGTTATCTTCATCAAGAATAAGTGTATCAAAATCTAAATCTTTTGTAGCATAGTAAGTTTTGTAATTACAAGCATAAGCATATACCACTTGATAAACTTGATAACGCTCATCTTTATATTCAAGAACATAATGCTCTCCATTCCAATATGATTTATATTTGTTAGCTTTATAATTATAGCGTTCAGCAGTGTAAATGCCTTTACCGTAGATTTCTTCTAAATATTTTTTTGAAGCAAAGCTATCAACATAGCCCAAGAAATGTTTATCTTTCATGTGTAAATTAGTTAAAACTGGATAAGTTTCACCAACTACTTTACGAACACTTTCTCTCTGCCAAAGTTTTCCATTGACTAATGCTTTCTTAACATCTCTAATCTTGCCTTTCTTTTTACGAGCATAATGATTAGAGCGATTTTTATTAGCAGAAGTTAATGATAATTCTTTTAATTGTTGTTTTGCTTTTTTAGTAAATGGCATCTATTACACCTCATTATTTATTTTGTTAATCTGAGCTATCGAAAACAAATTTAGGAAACGCAACTGGTTCTTTAGTTAAACTTCCTTTATCATCTTCAACTGTATAAACATTAGGTAATGAATTGTAAGCATCTCTTTCTGTTCTCATGCGCCAATTCCAACTAGTAGTCATGCTTAATTTTTGTTTATCGCCATTAAGAGTTTCAACTTCTAAGTAAGAGTAATGTTCTTCTACTTTTGCATTTAGAACTTTGTAAGTTTCACTACCTGATTGAGCATAAACGTTAGTAAAGTTTCCTTTTTCATCAATTCTTACTTTGTCTGATTCATCTTTTTCTACTGGATTTAATTCAGATAACTTATGTCCAGTACGTTCTTCAAATAATTGCTCTTTATAGAGTTTTTCGTACTTTTCAATTTGAGAAGTTACATCTTGGTATCTTTCTCTATCTTTAGTAGTATCAATACGTTCTGGCTGCTCTTTAAGCTTTTCTAAATCTGCTTGCATTTCTTTGATTTCATTGTCAGTGAATGGTCTATCTTTTGGAGCATAAGCATAACTAGCGTCAATATATTTTTGTTCTTCTTCGTTAATCTCTTTTAGTTTATCTTTGATGTTATTGTAAGCTGGCCATTCGTCTTTTTGAATGTCTTTAACAAATAGTTTACCTGCTTTAGAGATAGTTAATCTTTCACCAAAAGGATTGTTTTCTTGAATTTCTGCTAATGCTTTTTCTTTGTAAGCATCTCTGTCAGCTAAAACCATTTCTCTATTAGCTAGATAAGCTTTTTCATTAGCGATTCTTTCAGGATTACTAGCAATAGCTGCTTCAATTTCTTCAGCAGTTCCATGAACAGAATAGAAAATACTTCTATTTCGTTGTTCAATACCATTGATTTTTTGAACTAGATATTCCTGTCTTTCTTTATATGCTTTTAATCTTCCAGCGGTTTCAAAAGCATTTGTTGTTTCTGGTAATTCTTGATGTCGGTTAAGAGCTGCTTCTGTTTCGTAATAGCTATCTATGATAGTTTGAACTTCTTCTCTTGTTCTTCCATGAGATTCATCACCACCAAGAGGGCATTTTCCTTTAGCGTGGCAAGCAGCCGTGTTACCCCTTTTTCCAATATGAAATTTTGGCATTCGGAAAACTCCTTTTTATTTTTCTATATCGTTTTATTTCTTTGCTAGTCTTTTTATAACTATTATAACAAAATTAAGTGAAAAGTCAAACTAAAGCTAATAAAAAAGAACTTATTTAAAAGTTCTTTTTCTTTTTATCGCGTTACAGAAACCCAAAATCCTGAGCCGTATTCTCCGTTACCAACACCTTCATCACCATCAACTTCAATTACTTCTTTATTCACCAAGTAAATGAAGATTTTAAATTCATCTTGGCCATAATTCTTATTCTTTTCTTTGTCTGTGTAGTAACTTTCATAAACTACATTCATAACAGCAGCTTCGCTATATTTTTTATCAAAATTCACGACATCGAGTTCTGACCAACCTGAAGAACAGCCACCACAACCTTCATTAAGTTGAATATTGAAAGTAACACCATTGTCTAGCTTGATGATTTCTTCATTCATATATATAATTCTATGGCCAACTAATTCTTCTCTTAGCAAATCTGCTAAATCAATACTATCATAATTTTCACCAATATAACTCATTTTAATTCTCCTTTTTAATCAGTATATTTATAGTCATAATAGATGCCAACTACTTCTTGCTCTTTAATGTCAATCCATAATCGGTCTTTTCGCTCTTTGTTTTCATAAATCCAGTCTGTTCGCAGATAAGTTGCTTCAATTTTGGATTGTTCCATATCTTTTACTTTTGTTCCAACTTTTAAATCTTTAAGTTGAATTTCATTTCTTGTAGCAAAGTTTTCCAAAGCAATTAGTGCTTGTAAGCATTCCATTTGTGAAATATGGTCTACCATTGAGGTTACATAGCACTGAACTTCATCATCAGAATAATCAATGCCAGAATAAAGTTCTTGAACTTTTTCTTGTTGTGCTTGTACTTGTTGTTGTAATTCATTCAGTTCAGTTAATGTTGTCATTGTTATTTCCTCTTTTCATATTTCCTTTATATTTATATAATACAATAAAAATTTTGTTTTGTCAACATTTTTAGCAAAAAAAATAAAAAGATAAGAGCTCTAAATTGAGTTCTTTTTATTTTAATAAATATTTGTTGTTAATAGCTTTGAAATTAGGACGGAAGTCTAATTCTTCAAAGAGTTCTTCTTCATTATTCCACCAAACAATACCCTCTGCTTGCACATTTGGGTTAACCAGAGATTTCAAACCATATGCTTGAGCAACAGCTTCTTCAACTGTTTCGGGGAATGGTAAATCATATTCTTTAACTTTAATATCTTCCAATTCCTTAGGCAAGCCCCTATAAGGACTAATCCATTCAAAGATGAGTAATCTTTTGCCTTGAATTTTAAGAGGATTGTTTTGAATACCTTCTCCAACAATTTCACCCTTAATGATTTCATAAGGTTTTAAAATTTCATCTAATCGGTATCTCTTAATCAATTGGTCATGAACAGAATCTTTAACGATAGCAATTTCATAATTACGAGAAGTTACATGAATTGTTCCCTCTTCATCTTTCCACCAAGTAGAAGAAGTGCCATCAACTTTTTCTGTTGCTTTCCAAGTACATTTTTCACCTAATTTTTGCAAGATTTCATCAGAAAGATTTTGTACTCGCTCAGAATCTGTCTTAGGAGTAAAATTAGGATAGTTACCAATAATTGTTGTGTCTAAAGGTAGAGGCTTTTCATATTTAAATACTCCTAATTCATTATAAAAGTAATCTTCTAAATCTTTTTGAGTATTTAATTCCTTATCAAAGGCTTTTGGACTTAAAACTAATCCTTGTGAGATAGCTCCACGAAGTCGAATAGTTTTCAAAACATGACCAACTACTTCATTACCTTTGGCATCTAAAGCTTTTTTAGAGCTCTTTTCAACTAAGAAAGCAAATTGTTTAATTCCTTTTGGTAAAAAGGAATCAATTTCAAAGTAAATAACTTTATCTCCTACTTTAAATTCATCTTTCTTAACTACAACTTGCCAACCGCCAAAACAAACTAATTCAATAGCATCAGCATTTTCAATTGGTTTAATCTTTTCTACAACTTTGAAGCTTACAAGCTTCCGTACATCTTCATTTTTCATTTTAATACACCTTTCTGTATTCTAAGTATTTTTTAATTTTGCTAGTAAGAATTTCTAAATCTTCATGAGTTAAGCCCAAATCTGAATTAGGCTGTAAATGAAAATCTGAACTAACTTCTGTCTTCATTAAATCATCATCAATGGAAACAATTTTAGCTAATGGATATAGACTTCTTAATTTATTGATTTGTTTCTTTTTGATAGTTAATGAGTCCATTTCTTTAGGGTTAATATATTCATTTGAAATTGGAAAGTTTGCAATCCCTATCTTTTCATTGATTTCATTACACTCATTCTGCCAGGTTGAGAGCCAAATAAATTGTACGTTAATAAAATAACTCATTTCTTTAATCCAAGCTAGAACTTCATTTCTGATTTTCCACACCGTAGATGAAGTTACATTAGTATAATCATCATCAGTTCTACTAATATTAAGTACTCCATCAACATCAAGGAAAACGAAAACTCTACCTAAGCCTTTTTCATATAATTCTTTTCTTTGCTGTATTCGGGCATATTCTTTTTTGTCTATGCGCCATCAAGCAATCAAAATATTTCATAAAGTACTCCATAAATTCTTTTTCTTTTATTTTAATATAAAAATCTTATAAAGTCAAATAAAATGAGTAATACTCTACTCCTTTAATAATCTTCTAAATAACGTACATCTTCTAGGTTTGTAATTACCATAGAATAATGTCTATGTGCTAAATCTTCGTGCAGAATGTTACCATCTTGTAAGGAGGGGATAGTTACTTCTAGCTCCACACTAATTGATTTGCTTCGACTACCTCTGTGCAAATTAGTAGGTAGACGACCATCTTCCCGATAGAAATTTGCTACTACTTTCAAGTTGTCTTCTTCGGAACCGTATTCACAATACTTAAATGAATCACTTAAAGATAAAAAAGTTTCAAAATCATTTACAATCTGAGTTAGGTTATCTTTGTTTAAAATATAAAAATAATTAGAAAACGAATGAGAATACCAAGAAATCCAATTCAAAAACTTTTTAAATACATACAATTCAGTCTTATCTTCTGCAAAAGCAACATAAGTTTCACCACGATAATTTTCCTTAAATGTAATTATCTTTTTATCTTTCATTTTGCTTTATCCTCGTTTCAATTTTATATTCTTATTGTAACAAGTTAATCTTATAAAGTCAATAAAAAGGAGCAAATTATTGCTCCTATTAGTTTTATATTTTATTTTATAATGCCCAAGGTTGAAGTCCATTTCCGTAAGCAGATTTAGCTGCATTATAAGCTTTTAATGCTGTTTGGATTTGTGCTTCTACAGTTGAAGTATCTCCCCAGAAAGGCATTGTTTGGAATAGACCAGAAGCTCCACTTGGATTATAAGCATTTGGATTACCATTACTTTCTCTAGCGATAATGTATTCCCATGTAGATTGTTCTACTCCAGTAGCTTCAGCCATTCTTTTAGCTGCATATGTTCCAGCATCACCAGGTGTATTTCCATTTGACAACACAACATTAGATGATTCAGATGGTTTATAAGAAGTAGCTTCAGGTGTAGCACTTGTTTGTGCTGAAGTTGGTTGAGCTTGAGTAGTTTCAGATTCAGTAATTTGTTTTTCTAATTCTCGCAAACGAGCATATAATGTTTCCTTTTCAGAATCAGACAAATCTGAACCAGAGATTTCAGTAGCTGCTTTATTGAAAGCTTCAACTGTTTTATCTTTTTCTGCTTTATCTACTAAATCAGAATAAGGTTTGATTTTAGCAGCTTTTTCTTCTTCAGCTTTTTTTGATTCAGCTTCTTTTTTCTTGTTATCAGATTTTAGAATAGCTTCATCAAGAATTTGTTTAATTCTATCTTTAGAATTTGCTTCTTTTAATGATTGAATAATGTCTGTCTTTTCTGTTTCTGTTAAATCAAGTTCTTTTAGCTTTTCGATAACTCCATCTGCTTCTTTTTTAACTTCTTCTTGTTCTTTTGTTACAGCATCTAAATCAAATTTTTCTGTTTCTGGTTCATTAGTAGTTTCAGTCTGCGTGTGAGTAAAATGATTTTCATTTGAAGCAAGCATTGATAGGATTGGTGTTCCAACCATAAGGATTAGAGCGCCCCCCGCCATAATTCGATTTTTGTTTTTCTTAAATAAATCTTTGTTAATCATATTTTTAATTCCTTTTTGTTTTAGTATCCACCGTAATTAAAAGTTCCCCACAATTTTAATAATTGATGAATGGAACCACCAAATTCTTTACGTCCGTTTACTTGTCTTTCCACAAAAGCTCTATGTGTCGCTGGCGAATCAACTCCAGCTAATCCATCAGCAGTTTGACCAAATCCAGCCCCTTCAATTCTATGGATAACATGAATCGCTTCAGCTGCAGATAATTGGTCAATAATAGGGTCAATTTGTACATGATAAGCAGAACCATTCATATGGTTAGGAATTGCAAGTAATAAAGTAATAACTCTTTCAGCATTATCACTTGTATGTTCTACAAGTAATCCATTAGAGCCGAATTGAATAGTATTACGTTTAGCTTGTTCAGCTTTTTCTTTAGCAATTCTTTCATCTTCAATTCTCTTTTGTTCTTCTTTGTAAGATTTATCTAACTTTTCTAAAAGAGTTTTTTGTTCAGATGAATCAAAAATAGTAGCAATATAATCTTTAGCTTTTTTATAATTATCTTCTGTTTTAGATGAGTTATATTTATCAACTAATTCAGAAGCTTTATCATTTTCTGCTTTTGAATTATTTTCTGATTCTGTCTTAGCAGTTTTCACAATATTATAAACTTCATCTTCAGGAATTTTAACTTTAATAGAGTCTTTAGTAGACTCTTTATATTCCTTAGATAGATTAAGTTCATTGATTGTGTCTTTTGCTTTAATGACATCTTCTTCTGTTGCAACTTTTGTATTAGTAACAAAATTCAAAGTATCAACAGTAACTGTTTGTATTTCTTCAGCATATGTAATACTGCCAAATACAGACATACTTGCTAATAAACCAATAATTACTTTTTTAGTCTGTTTTTTCAAATAAAATTCTCCTTTTCAAAAGTATTTATTTTATATCACTATTTTATCAGAAAAACTGACATTTTTCAAACTTTTGCATTTTGAGCTATTCTGACTTGTGAGTTAGGCTCTATAATGCCGTCAGACGCCGTAACTCAGCAGCTAAGACAGTCCTATGTTACTCTTGATAGAATATGTGCATTATGCTAAAAATCGCTTAGAACTGTTTAAAATAAGAAAAAGAGCTATATTTTGTATAGCTCTTTTTATTTCATTTTTGTTTCAATTCTTTTACTTTTCTTACAAATTCATGATAACTTTGTGAATCATCTTTGAAAACGAGTTCTCCTACTTCAAGGAAGCTATTACCACTTCCGTCAAATGAGATAGAATCTTCATCAACGGTTGCAGAAGTAATAGGAGTAAAGATTTTAATTTTATCTAAATCTTCCTTTAATTCTTTATCATCTTTATATAAGTTGTTTTTCCATTTTTCAGCAATTTTAATTAAGTTCATTCTCTATAACCCTTTCTAAATTCATTAAAATCTATTTTCTTAGCAATATCCGTGTTATCGTAAACAATTGGAGTTGGAAAGCCTTCTGCTTCTAGTTTGCTCCCCATTGTAACTAATGTTTCTGCATTGGCAGTATTAAATTTATTAGTCTTAGCTTTTTGTTTATCAGCCACAAATGAAGGCACCCATCTTCCGCCTAAATCAAAATTATTTAATCCAACCATATATCTTGTTTTAGCTCTACCTTTAGAAACAGATAATGGAACATCAACAAAAACTATTCTTATATCTTCATTTTGATAACCAAAGTTATTTAACGTTTCAATCCTAGTCATAGTAGTTGATTCAGATTTCATAGTAAAGTCATAAATCAAATTCTTTCTTTGATTAGCTAGATTAAGTAATAATCTATCTGCCAAATGAGAACTTTCTTCATGTACAAGGCTTGATGCTTCCATAGGAGTTAAGCCTTCAACATGAGGTATTGCACCTTCTCTAGCAAGTAATTCTTTGAAATCATCTGATGAAACAGTAGCATAGTTTTGAAAGTCTATTCCCATTTTTGATAGGATTGTAGTTTTACCAGCACCTGAAATTCCACCAGACATAAAAACTTTTGCTTCACATGGCACATCTTTGTATTTATCTAAGACTTCTCTTAGCAATCTATTGTGAAGTGCTTTTCTTTCTGGTGAATAATCTTCAATTGTTTCATCATAGTATAAGCTTTTTGAGTCCAATTTTTCAACTGTTCTAGCGTGTTCTACTCTTTTCTCTACATATTCACCTCTTTTTAAAGCTTCTTGCATAGAATAATCTTCATCATGAATAAATTTATGCCTAAAAATATCTGCTTCAATATATTCCATTCTAGCTAAATCTTCAGGCAAATTACTATTGATAACAGCTTCATTCATTTTATCAGCATATTCTATTGCTTCTGCTTGATGTTCAAAATGTGCTCCACCTAAAGGGCAATGTTCCATTGCTCTACATATGGCAACTTCACCCTTTAAATTTATATGATATTTACCCATTTTGGAATTACTCCTTTTAGGAGTTATATCTTTTTACTTAAATAATTTTTCTAGTAATATTGCATATTCTTTTAAATGTTCTTTATCAATCAATTCATTGTAGTTAAAAATCTTATAAAATTCTAAGTAATACCAATATTGTTTTTCTTTCCCTCGATTGAAGCGCTTCCATAGTTCATCTTTGATAATTTTGTAATCATCAAACATTTCAGTCATGTTAGCCATTTTATCTGCATAAGCAATAAGAGCAACTTCAAAATTATTTCGTCTTAATTCTTCGATTTGTTTTAATTTTCTATCTTTCCAAGGTAAAGACTTATCTTCTGTTTCTAAGTCTACATAATAACAAATCTTAGAATTAAATTCTTTTTTAAGTTCATCTAATGTGATTGGAGTATCTTCAATAACATCATGAAGCCATCCAGCAGCTAATATTTCATCATCTGTTGTTAAAGTTTTTAAAATTTTATTTACTAATTCTAAATGATAAGTAAAAGGAGTATCTTTTCCTTTTCGTTTCATTCCTTTATGTGCTTTATAAGCAAATTGTTTAGCTTGTTCTTCTTGTTTAGGCATAGAGCCTCCTTTAGATTTAATAATGTTATTTTTTAAACTACGGATAAAATAGTAGTTCGCTCAATCTTAACTAATCCTTGTGTATTTTCTTGCTTTGTGATTTTGACAAAATCAATATATCCTGAGCCTGGTTTACCCATGCTATTTTGAAAATTTTTCATATTGTTTATAGCTTCAGATAATGTAGTAAATCTACCCACACAATGACGGTGTTCATGCTCTCCACCTTGATAAACATAATGCTCATAATAAGAAGTAGCATGAAATTCACTATCTTTATAGATTGGATTCTCTAGCAAAACAAGTTTCTTTTGTTCTTCTAAATAATGTTCCGCTTCCTCTTGAGTATCAAACGATTCATTTCCTACTCGATACAATTTAATAACTTCAATTTCTGACATAATATAAAACTCCTTTATTTCTTTAATTTATTTTATTGTATCATAAACATTTGATTTTGTCAACAAAAAAGCAAATCTTTATAAACTGAAAAATGAGCTGTTCTCAGCTGTTCTTTTCTAAGTTTCGATACATTTATCGAAGTTGGAAAACAATAGCATTTTGAACAACTCATTGGCGATATAACAACCCTCAAAATCAGTTTGACGGCTATTAAGCACGAGTAAATTTACCTGTTTTAATGTTTTTGAAGATTACTACATTGCCTCGTTTTTTAGAATATGGGCAATTTTCCTTAGCATCTTTTTTATCTTTATAAATGGTTGACCATGGACTCATATATTGAGCAATATTCTCTTCTGAAGTTGTAGTCAAGCCATTCTTAATCAAATCAGCAATTTCAAATTCTGAAAGTTTGTTTGGGTAAGTTTTATCAGCTTGTTTATTTCTATCATAGTACCATACTTGAATCATTGTTATATTTCCTCATTTCTTGTTTGTAATATCATTATACAACAAGAGTTTTAATTTGTCAACATAAAAATAAAACTTTTTTAAAATTTTTTATAAAAAGAAAAACTGCTATAATAAGCAGTTTATTTTTCTTTTTGAGTTTTGTTGTTCATCTTTGATAGAGTAGGAAATCCCCCAAGAATATACTCTTTGGTTTTCTTTTCGAGTGAAGCAATATAGTCTTGTTTCAAATGACCAATCAGTGCTTCTTCCAAGCGGGGATTTGTTTCTACCAGATGAAGCAAAACTTTTGCTTTTTTAGCTACAATTTCTTTTTGTTCATCTTCAGTGTAATCATACCAATCTTTATCTAGCTTAAAAATGCCTTTGAGCATTTCATATCCTTTTCTTTCCAACTAATTCTCCTTACCCGTCCAATTGACACATAGCATTTCGTCTTTCTTAAGTTCGACAGTAGCGCTCCATTTTTTCATCAATTCTCTAGTGTCAAAACCACGACTAACGATAACTGCATGCCCATTTGGAGTTTTGTGAACTTCTATTTCTAGTGGAACAGAAGCTTTATCACAATCCTTAATATCATTGATGAACTCTTCAAGTTTATCTTCGGTATCATCAAAATCAAATAGCCATTTTCGTTCGGCTGCACATTCTTTTTTATTTGCAATACCAGCAATTTTTGCTTCAGCAGATACTAAATCAAAGTTATCATTAAAGATTAGTTCTTGAATAAGTTTCTTTTTAGCCATTTCTCGGTCACGAGCATTGATTTTCATATAGAAGCGACAGAACTCTCCCTCTCGGCCTTGTTTACTCCAATTATCAAAATCTTTTTTAAGTTCTTCTGCTGTTTTAGTAGTCAGACGAACATATCTACGTTCTTTAAAATCTGATAAATGTTTATTATCTTTATTTCGACTAACAAACAAGATAGATTTTAGTGGTTTGTTTTCTTTAGCCATTTTTGTTACTCCTTTAATATTCACGATTTTTATGTTTAGGGCGGCGTTTAAATCCTTTTCCATTTTTAGTTACAGAAGCTCCACGGCGCATTTCATTCAAGTAAGCTTGTAAATCTTCGGGAGATTTCTTCGTGTTACGTTTTGGTGTAAATGTGATTGTAATTACTTTTTTATTCTTTGCCATTGTTAATTTCCTCTTTCGTTTTTCTATATTTATATAATACAACAAGTTTTTTAGTTTGTCAACACATTTAGATAAAAATTTTAAAAGTTTTTTAAAAAAGAAAAAGGTGGTTATTACCCCACCTTTATTTTATATGTCTATAAGTTCCTTATTTTAAATTTTCAAGAATATAGTTCAATATATAATCGTCATTGTTAGGTTTTAATTTCCAAAAAGCCCAATTAAACATTCCCAAAATATCAAAGTCAGTAATTACTGCTTGTTCAAATCTTTTTCTAATATATTCATTTTCATAAGAAGTCTCTTTAAACTTGTTTTCTGTAAAATATTTTACTTGATTTTCGTAATCAGTAATATAAGTATCTTCGTTCAATTTCATATATATAGTTTCATTTTGAGGAATGAAGAACTCTGATAACAATAACCATTTACTCTTTGTTAAATTCTTATGATTAAATATGTTTTTTATTTCTTCTAATGAAGTTTCTTTTATTGTATGTAGAGAAGCAATTGCTTCAGTAGGAATTTCTATTTTAGGGTGTTTTATTTTTACAAGATAAGCATTTGCAAGTGGCTCCGCTATAAAATGTTCAAAATAATATTTATCATCTTTTGTTTTTAGAATGTTCAGCAAAGGACCTTCCATTCCAGCAATCGCACCTAAATAAAAAATGTTCACAACATGAGTAATGTTTTTAAAGTCAATCATTTTTCTGTTTCCTTATTTATATTTCAATAATCGTTTCATAGCACGTTCAAAATTTCTATCAATTTCAGCGTCAATCTCCCAAACTTCGTCCGGATAGCAAATACAAAATCCACCACTAATATAGTTACTGTCGAAGTGTAATTCACTTTTGTTTGGGCCTTGCATTGAAAAGCTTAACCAATTAAAAGTCTTATCCAAATAATCTGCACCTTTATCTTTATATTGGTTAATATATTTAAAGCCTTTGATAATATTGTCTAATCTAGTTACTGCTTTCAGAATCTTTGCTCTATTAGGATTTCCAAAGGTTTTAAATTCTCCAGTTTGTACATTAAATAAAAATAAAAAATTATCATTTTTAAAGTCTGTTTCATTGTGTGTGGAAATATATTCATTATCTCCAAGCAAAATAATGTGTTCACACTCTGGAAAGAATGTTCTGTTAAATTCATTATTCGCTCTAAATTCAAAATCTCTATCTATAGTTGAAATCATATAAGTTTCAGTGTTAATAGTTTTACAATCTAATCCAATATCAGTCATTAAACCATAACTAATATAAAGTTTGAAGTCTTTATGAGCTTTAGCAAATTTATCAATAATGTCTTTCATTTTTACTCTCTTTTCTTTCTTAACTTTCAATAGCTAGAACCATATCAACAGCATCTTTCCAGCCTTCTTGAACTGATTGTTCATAAAGATAATCAAGCACTGCTTCATCTTCTTCAATTTGATTTAAAAGTCGTCCATAGAATCCTTGTGATTGAGCAAGGGTTGCAATATTTTTCTTAATAGCTTCTTTCGTCATAGTTAAAAACTCCATTTCTTTTTATTGTTTCATATTTCTTTTTCTATATTTATATAATACAACAAAGTTTTTAATTTGTCAACAATAAAAATATAAAAAATAAAAATAGTTTCAACTGTTTGAAATGTTGATTTTTAGAATTGCTTAGACTGAATTTGAATGTCGTTATATCGTCACTAACTGTACGCTTAAACTGTAAAAACTGTTTTTCGATAAATGTATCGGATTTACAGTTGAACAGCTTAGAATTGCTCATTTCATCAATCTAACAAGCAAAAACTAAAGGATTCATCACTTTTCTGGCTCAATTACTTGGTAGGTATCATTTTTAAATATTTCTCTTGCTCTCATAATTTCTCTAGCATCAAAATAATCATAATTCCAATCCTTGATTTTGTAGCCAATCATAAGCAAATGATTAGCTTTTGGAATATTAGAGATTTCTGAGTCGCTCAAAGAAGAAACAAGATTACGGTATTTAAAGACTAATTCTGATGGGTATTTTATTTGAAACTCTTGTGGAATGTGGTACAAGAAATATAGAATAGTGTCTATTCCATAATTCAAGATTGTTTTTCGTCCGTGACCACAATGACTATTTCATCTTAAATCAGATGAACATTTTAATTTCATTTTCTTATCCGTTTCACCACGGAGGAATTACAACTTCAAAGAGAATGAAAAGTTATTTTAATCTGAATTTCCACCCAGAGCCAGACATCAATCACTTGGTCTTATTCTGGTTAAGTAGAAATACTATGTTATTTTACTTTATCTTTTAAGAACATGCCTCTACGAGCAATAACATAAGAAGCTCCAGAGTGTATATTTAATTTCATTTTTAGACAATATTTTTGTTTTGCAATCCAACTCGTCCAGGCTGGATTAACTTTATGTAAGAATATTCTATTTTTAGCACATTTAGAAGTTATGATAGAATCAAATTTGGAATAAGCAAGAGAGGATAGCATCTCATTATATTTTTTACCTTTCTTACTTATTAAATTATCTCTCTTTTTAGTAAAATCAAGTTTCTCTATAACTAAATCTTTCCCAGTGTTTAAGCAATAATCTTTTAATTTAGTTGCTATATATTGAAAATCATTTGTTGTTCGATTACCTTTGCTATATTGATAATCTATATTAAAAGTGTTTATTAAATTACCGTATTTATCTGTTTCACTTACTGATACAAAACCTTTATTAAAATCTACTCCTACTGCTCCATAACTATTTCTAGTTACACATAAATCTTTGTTATGTTCAAAGTTATATATGATTTGAAGAAATACTCGATTATCTTTAATCTTAATTCTATAGGTTAAAGCACTTTCTTTAGTTCTAAGTAGATTCTTTAATAAGTTAGTATAATTTTTATTATTAAAATTAAATTGACCATAAACGAATTTATCATTGTCTAAATCAATTTCTTTTCTAATTCTAAAATAGAATTGATTTATTTTTGAGTTATACTCCACTTGGAAATTGAAGTTACAGGCTTTGTCGCCAGCTCTACCTAAGAAATAGATTTCACTATCTCGTTTCTTAACAAATTTGCTATAATCTTTTTGTAATAAATCTTTTGTGCCAAAACATACTTTGTATTTACTTGTTTCAATTTCATTTTCAAGATTTTTAAGTTTTTGCTTTTTAGTATTTAATCTGTTTTGTTTCCAGTAGATTTTTATTTTTAGATTTTTGTATTTTGTAAAATTAAAGTTTTGATAGTCATTCTTTAAATTAACTCTTTGTAAAGTTCTTTCATCTTTTAATTTAGTTAGTTCTTTTTCAAGAGCAAAAATCTTTCTTTCTAAACTTTTTCTTTCAAATTCCTTTAATTCTTTGATAGATTCAAAACGGCCTAACATATTACTTAATATTGCATCTATTGCTCTACTTGTTAAGTTAAATTCTTCTTTTAGTTGAGCATGAATAATATTTCTATCTTTTTGAGTTATTTTACCATTTTTTATATAGTAATTTTTAATTCTATGAAAACTCATCCGTTGAATTTTATTAAACAGTTCAATATAATCAGAAATGTATTTACCAGCCAACTGATTATATTCTTTATTCAATTTTAATTCAGTTGTTATTGTAAATACATTACTCATTATTTGATAACTACTCCTTTTCTAATGTGGCTAATAAGTTCTTAATATCTTCTGTTAATTCTTGTTCAACTGATTTATTATCTTGTTCTGATTGTATTACAACTATTTCTACATTATGATGATTACATATAGCTTCTATATATTTAAAACCAAATCCCACTAATCTTTCTTTGTTAGTAGTTATAAAGCTTCTAATTTCATTTCTAGCCTCTATTTCATATTCATAAATATAATTATATTATATAACAAAAATGTTAATTTTTCAATCATAAAAATTTTTAATTGATAAAATTTAAAAAATATTATATAATAGTACAAATGAAAATTGAAAGGCAAAACAAAAAATGGATACTAATAGACTGTTTCTTCATTCTTTAATTGAGGAGCCCCATTCTATAACTCTGAATGATTGTACAAACAAATTAAATAAATTATCTTATTTAAGTAAAAAGCCTTATAACCTGGTGAATAAATTTGAATATGAGTTCAATAAAGAGATTATAGAACTTGCGCTCGAGCATGGATTATTCAAGGTTTTTGAGGTAGGTTTTTCTACTTTTGAAGTAAATCATGCTTTGATTATTCTAAAAAGAAATAATCATCTTTTAACTAAAGCTGAGCAAAGTAAATTGATGAAAGATTGTGATGAAGTTGCTAATTGGATTAGAGAAAATATAAATACTGTTGCAGAGAATGAAACACTTACACATGATAGTTATCATAAATTAAGTTCTCTATATTCTACTTTAAAAAGATTAAAAACTAAAGATTGAAGCTATAATAAAATTATAATCCAACGATAACTTGAGCATTATTCTATTTTAGAAACATATCCAAGAAAGGAATATTTATGAAAAAAATTATTGTACACACTGGATATATACCAGAACCAATCGTACAACGCTCTCATAAACTCACCCCCAAAGACATTGCACCACATCTAGCTATGATAATACCAGAAGATAAGATGGTGCATGATGTTTACCAATTTTTAAATAATGTACCCGAGAATACCACTATGGAAATTGTAACAAATAATGTCATTGTAGTCTATACTATTCGGGAATATATTGTCAAACATCAGGACAATTATAAAGTAGAATACAGATGGTATAATTATAATGATGAGTCACAGTATCAGCTTATTACACAAGGTGACCATGGTGATTTTAAAAATGCACCTGATGGCTTTTTTGATACAATTGATAACTTGTTACTTCAAATGTTAGGCTTATAAAATATATTAGAAATTGAGGTTAATAAATGAAATTTAGTGAAATAACAAATAGAACCTGTCTATATTTGTTGGGTGGAATTGCTGGAATGGAAGGCTCAATACTTAATATTATTACAACAAAAGATAATAAATTGTTTTTTGAGTTTTGTAGTGATGATGATTGTTTGTCTAGCGAAGAACTAGAAGAAGCTAAAACTGAGAATGGTTATCCAATAGAAACTTATTTACCAATCTATATCTTACAAGAAACCACCATGAAAGAAATAGAAAATATCCTAAGTGAAGATTCATTAAACAAGAATGACCACGAGGGGCCTTTCTTAAATGAATTTATGCAATTAGAAGGCAATCCTATATATTTAGAAAAAGAAATTGGTGATGATGCAGAATATTTTGAAACAAGTTGGACTAATAAATATATTCAATCACGAATGGAAGATTGGGTCTATGCTTGGAAAAGAACCAGATTACTTGACGGCCTTAATTGGAATTTTGATTATAAACCAAAAGATAAAACAATTTTACAATTAGTCTTAGAAGATATGACTCGAACAGAAGATTAAAGAATAAGGAGATTAAAACTTTGAAAACAGCAGGAAATGAAATCATCTTATCAAATGGAAAAGCTTTTCGCTATAACCCATACATTTTCAATAAAGATTCTGTTTTATCTTGGTCTATTCGTAAAGGTGAGTGGCTAGTTACAGAAGAAGTTATCCTTACCTTAATTAGCTTATTTAACATAACAGAAATTAACTTTGCGGGTAAAAATAGAATTATTGTCAAAGACTTTAATAATTATTATATAGAAATTAAATTTACAGATGTTAAAATTACTTCAATTAGGATTATAAAATTTTTCAAATGTAAAACTAAAGGATTTGAACTTGTTCCTTATAAAACTAGTAGAGGTTATCTATCTTTAGATGAAGTACCTATTTCTTTTGAAGAAAAAATCTCTATTCCTTTAACTGATATAGGGATTGATTTTAAATTAGAAATTTCTAAAATTTTAAATAAGTTTAATAGCTTTGCATTTGAACAGTCACTACAATAAAGAGGAGAACTTAATATGAGCAGTTGGTATGAAATATTAGAGCAAAAGAATAAAGAAATTGAAGCACTTAAAAGAGAAATAGAAAAACTTGAAGAGAGCAAATCTTATTTTGAGAATCGAATACGAGAGGAAGAAGAAAGTAATAGCGCTAACAATTTAAACAAAGAATTTATTATAAGCAAAGTTCAAGATTTGCAAAATAAAATTGATAATTTTCATTTCAAGCACAAACTCAAGATTGAAAGTGATTATACAATCAATAAGTTAACATTGATTTATTATTGTGAAGATTTTTCGCCAGTAGAGATTTCAACTTCAGGTGCTACAATGCTTCATGAACTTGAAAAATGGATTGAGTTTCAAAACAGAATTATTCCAATTTATAAATTCTTAGAAGATTTAGACGAGAACTTAATATACACCAGAGTAAAAAGCCAATATAATAACAATTACAAAGATTCCATAGTATCTTTTAAATGTAATTATGACAATCACGATTATGAAGAAGTTCTATATCTATTAAAGTTTAACACCCTTGATTATTCTACTTTTGATTTAATGGCTTATAAGAAAATTTTAAGCAATGCAGTCAAGTGTAATCTTTCCTTAGATAATAATGGTTTGGACGCTCATATTGTAACACCAGAAGCAGAAGAAAGTTTTGATGATAGAGATTTTGACCCTAATGAAGAATTTAATATTTACTTAGTAGCTAGAAGATATAGCATTGATGAAGCTTCTCTAAATGATTTAATTAAAGAAACTGCAGAACAAATTTTAAATTACACAGATTTTGAAGAAGAACACTATTGATAAAAAGAAAGGACTTACTAAATATGACTATTACAAAAACAAAAATTGAATTAAACTTTAAACAAGACTATGACAGAAATGAATACTATCATGGGAAAGATTTTCAAAATCCTAATCTCAAATATTTAACTCCAAAGAAGCTATCAGAAATCATTAAAAATATTGCAGTATTCAATAGCGAGTCGAGAAATGTTCCAATTGAAAATTTTTCTGATTCAGTTGACTTAGATTATGAAATTACTAAAGAAGAAATTGAAAATCCTACTCAAGAATTAGTACCACTTTATCTTAAATTTATTTCTGGTGTATTAGCTTATGACACTTATCCAAGTGCTGGCTTAACAATAACTTCTCTTCCAAAAGTGGCTTCAATGCTTACAAAAGATGAATTGATTGAATTACTTAATCATCTAGCTTATCCTTATTTTGAGTATGGAGATTATTGGGTTGGGCTTGTTAAGTTATATGTTATAGAAACGGACTTAGGTAGTTATTTCAAATGGGAAGTTATGCACGGTGATGGTGATTATGAAAATAAAGATATTACTCCATTTACAACTCTTGACCAACAAATTGATTTTACTAAACTTGGAACAGTAAAAGAATTAAAAGAATTTTTAAACACTCTTCACGAAGATAACAAACTTCCAAAACTTACTTATAAATATAAAGAAAATTAAAAACTAAACTTTATAAGAGACTTAAAAATAGCTATTTCATAAGGAAAGCTGTTTTCGGACAACCTTTGATATTTTAAAAAAATATTAAAATAACAGAGGTATGTTTTTATATGAAAACAAGAATTGAAATTAAAGAGCAAGCAAGAGCTTTGATTAAAAGAAATCAGATTTGGAAGGCAATAGGGCTTCCTAATCTTATATTATCATTGATAGTTTTTGTAACAATACTATTGATGCCTGAACATTATCATTTGCCAGTATATATATTTGCATTTATAGCTGCTTTTTATGAATTAGCTGCTCAAATCTATTTATATAAAGTTGTTAAAAATGAAATAGAAATTTCTGAAGGCTTTTCAAATCAAGTTAAAGACATTTTAAACTGTCTAACCAAAGAAAATATATATACATTCCTTGTATCAAATGCTTTAATTTTCTGTTGGGCATTGATTCCATTTGCTGGAGCGTTTATTGCTTTAGTTAAAAGTTATTCTTACTCTTTATCTATATTCCATTCTAATGATTATAAAATGAATAGTCCTATGAAAAACATTACAAAGAGTAGAATTGACATGAATGGAAATAAAATGGCATTATTTATTCAACACTTGAGCTTCTTAGGTTGGGAAATTTTATCATTCTTCACTTTGGGAATTTTATCAATATGGTTACAACCTTATATTATAGCTTCAGAAGTTATATTTATGAACAACATAACTAAAAATAAAAAATAAAAGAGAACTTCTAAATGAAGTTCTTTTTATTTTTATACCTATTGAAATTTTTCTCAATTTATTATATAATTAAATCATAAAAAGAAAGTGGGAAATAAAATGAATATTACAGTTAAAACAGATTTATATATAGTAAAGGAAGTTATAAAAAAACTACATTAACTAAGAGTCTAAATACTGGAGATAAAATCAATTTAATTGGGTATTTAGATTCAAACAATGCTAGTTATACTAAATTAAAATCAACGCAATTCCAATTGGTTGTTAATGGTAAAAAAACTGACATTTTTATGCCTCAACGAAAAATGGAAACCTTTTTAAAAGAACAATTGATTGTTGTTAATATTTCTAAAGATGATGTAATCAACTCTTTTGAGAAGCAAGATTTAAAATCAGTCAAATTAGAAGATACTAACTTAGGAAATGATTTTGTTCCTATTGAAAAAGTTCTAAAAGCTTATAAATCAGATGAATACTTTAAAGAATTAACAAGATAATTTTACAATGACTTAGTTGTTGATTTTACTAGAGAATCTCATTATAAAGGAAATGACTCTTACAATTATTATTTTAAAGTTTTATATGAGAAAGAAAATTATAAAACTTTAGTTATTTACAAAATTGAAAATAATTGGAATGCTAACACCTTAAGAAGCAAATTAAAAGGCTCAATAGTTGAATTTAAAGTGTTAAATAAATATATTTAAAGAAAGAGCGAATTAAAATGAAAGAAATACTAGAACAATTTAAAAAAGAAAACCCTATTCCTAATATTTATATTAGTTATGGTAAAATGAAAGATTTAAATGCTGATATAACAACTTTGAACAATGGCATATATGTAATTTATTCAACTGATGAATATATTCATTTTAAAAACAAAACTTCTAACAGTGTGCTATGGTTTGAAGAGTGCACTGAAGAAATTGAGGTCAATAATAAAAAATATATTTATGAACCATTCAAGCTTAAAGAAAATGATTTTGTACTATTGTTTGATTTGGAAAATCTTGATTTTAAGTTATTTGGAGAATTTAATCAAAATAGAGCTAAAATATTAAAAATTCTAAACAGAATTACTAATATTAACAAAGGAATTAAAAAGATTGAAAAAGAATATGAAGAAAAGGGAATAAATTTCCTTAGAGCCAATTACCCTTGGCTAAGCTTCTCTATTCACAGAGAAGATGAATTACACTTTGCTGGAAAAATGATTGGAGATTTTGTAATCTTATATCCTAATGGTATATGGGAAATTGACTCTACTATTGAAAAATCATTTGAAAGAGCTATGAAAAGAATTTTAAAATATAAATAAAGAATTTTTATTTATTACTTTAAATATAAAGGGGATTAAATGAACGAAAAATCAGTAAAAAGATATGAATTAGTCCTAGAAAATTGCGAAACTATTGTCTTGTCAAAAACAGATTTAATTGAAGCTAATTTTTATGGGCTGGAAAAACACATAGATATTTGGCAAACAGAAAATCAAACTCTAAAAACTGAATCTCTAGTAGCAAAAGATGTTTTACTCATTTTAGATGTGGAGAAACTCAAAACTAGATATACTTCTTTCTCTAAGGAATACAATGCTTACGAACGATTAACAAGTCATTCAGACATTGTTGCTTTGGAAATCAATTATGAAGATGATTCTAGTGAATATATTTATGTGCCTTTTGATGGCGATTGTGAAAACAAATTACAAGAAACTACCCATGAAGAAGTACAAGGAAAAGAGAGCTTAGAAATTTATTTTAAACAAAACTAAAAATGAAAAGACCACTTAGACAAAATCTAAGTGGTTTTTAGCTTTAAAAATACAAACATTTAAAAATCTGTTTAGTAAAAAATTAAAATGGAAATTCATCATCTAGTTTAGGGAAAATTCTCGGACGAGCTTCTCTTAATAACTCAATGAAATCAATTTCATCATTAAATAATTTCTTATAAAAATCTAAATTCGCTTTTCTAAGCTCTTTTGATTTTTTCATAATATCTTTTTTAATTTCAATAGATTTATCTGTTACTAATACAGCATTTTTGTTAAGAACTTTTCCACTAATAACATTTCTTAATAATGAGATTCCTTTAAGAGAAGTTGCTCTTGATAGAGCAACATAACCCAAACCTGGAGTCCAACAATTAGTTAAATCAACAGTAATATTATCAAAGCTTTGTCCTTGTGATTTATGAATAGAAATCGCATAAGCAAGCTTAATCGGATATTGTGTACATTCTGCTAAAATAATTGATAATTTACTTTTCTTAGTTGCTCTTAATAATTCATCTTCAATTTCTAAATCAATTTGAGTAACTAACCATTTGTTTGTTTTCTTTTTATAAGCTGTTACTTCTTCTTTTGTGTAATGTTTTAAAACATTATCTTTAATTTCTTTCTTTAGCTCTTCTCTTTTCTTGAGTTGCTCCGGTGTTACTTCTTCTTTTGTGTAGTAAATCTCACTTAGCAAATAATAGAAAATTTTATTTAAATCAGAGTCAAAATATTTAAAGTATGGTTCATGGTCAATTAGTTCAAAAGTACCAATCATTCCATTCTTTAAGTTCTTGGCTTCACTTGTTTTGATTAACCGTTCTTTATCATCTATTGTGTATTTAATATATGGAACTGAATAAGGCATAGCTGCAGATTCATTAGAGGTAATCATAATAGTATCGCCATGCTTTACTCTTAGAACTTCAGGTAACTTCAATTCTCTAAAAGCATATTTTTCGCTATCTTCTGGCGTTCTTGGATTACACCAAGTTTCATTAGTAAATAATTTACCTTTATTTAGCTTGTGATTATCTTCATTGATTTTGTCTACTTGGAAGTTAGTTGAAACTAATAATGCTACACCTGGCTTATATTTCGTTGTTGAAATTGGAATAGTTCTGATTGTATCAGCAACTTCTTTTGATAAACCATTTCCTAATGAAATATTATCAAGTAATTCTTTTAATGTTCTATCACTAGTTCTTTGGATTTTATCTAAATAGCATAGAGAGAAGTTTAATTCTTCCCAAGCTTTTGTTCCATAGCAGAAATCTGCTAAATCAGTTCCGTAATTTTCAATGTCTTTTTTAGTAGCAACTGGTTGTAATTGAGTAAAATCACCAGATACAATAATTTGTAAGTATTTAATATTCTTTTTAATGTCTTTTATTCTATCTACAAGAAATTGCAAATCTCTAGCACTTAGCATAGAAACTTCATCAATGATTAAGATTTGGCTACTTCTAATTTTATATAGACTTCCTCTATACAAGCCAGAATCTGTAACTCCCGGTAATTTTAAATAATCTTCGTAAGTATGTTTATAAATACCCATACCCGAAAATGATTGAATAGTTTGTCCACCTATGTTAATAGCACTCAATCCAGTAGTACTAGTTTTGTAAATTTTTACTCTAGGATTAAATGATTCTACGAGTTCGCAGTACTTTCTAATAACGAAAGATTTACCGGATCCCGCTGGCCCACTAAGGAAAACATTATTACCCATTAACATTTGGATAAGTGCTTCTGTTTGTGAAGTATATTCTGCACCTTCAAGTGCTTCATCAAAATTTGAATTTTCAAGTAGTATTTCATTCAGTAATTCTTTATTATTCATTCTTTAAATCCTTTTATGGTTATAGTTATATTATTCTTTTATTTAATCTTTTTTGATTTATCTATTGACAAATTCTTTTTTCTTATTGTACAATAGTAAATGTAGAAAAGAGGTAAGAAAAATGGCAGTAATTAAAGTATTGATTGGTGTTGCTGGAGTTGGAAAATCAACTTATATTAAGCAACATAAAACAGAAAAATCATTAGTACTATCTTCTGATGAACTACGCATTGAATTGTTTGGCGATTTGGAAGCTGGTAATACACCTGAAGCTATTCCAGTTGTTTTCAAAACACTTCATGAGCGAATGAAAGAAGCTCTTTTGTCTAAACAATATGATACTATCTTTTATGATGCTACTAACTTGAGTCGTAAACTTCGTAAAGGATTTTATGAACAATTCAAGAAATATGCAGAAATTGAAGCTATTGTATTAGTAAAACCTCTTGCTACTATTTTGGAACAAAATGCTCAACGTAGCGGATTTGCAAAAGTACCAGAAAGTGTTATTCGCCGTATGTATGAAAGCTTGCAAGTGCCACGTATTAGTATTGATTGTGATAAAATTGAAGTTATTGGTGACTTTGAAGATTTTGCTGAAGAAATTTCTATGATTAAGGGTATGAAACATGATTCACCATATCATGCTGAAGATGTTGATACTCATATTCAAATGACTATTGACGGAGCAAAAGCACAAGAGTCTTCAACTCATTATACAAAAGATGAAATTGTTACTTTGGCAGAATTACATGACTTAGGAAAAGGAATTACTAAGAAACCATCTCAATCACAAGGTGTTGCTCATGATTATTTTGTTGAAGTTCATGGTTCACATAGCATGTTTGCAAACCACCAATATGTTGGGGCAATGTACGCTCTTGTAAAATTCAAAGATGATTTGAGTGTTTCTCACTTGAAGATTGTTGAAGCAATTTATCAACACATGAAAGCACATGATGGTATTTCAGCAAAAGCTATAAAGAAAGATAAACTAGATGAAGATACACTTGCATTGATTCAAGATTTTGCTAAGATTGATTCTGCTAATCGAATCATTGATGAAGAAATTTACAAAAAATATATGAGTTTGTTAGGAAAGAAAGGCTGATGAAATATGATTACAAAAATTTTAATCAGTTTGTTGAAGAAGAATAAAATACATTAGCATATTTTAAATTGATTTAAAAATTAAGTAGCTCCAAAGCTACTTTTTATTTTTGTAAATCTTTTTGGTTGACAAATAAAGTTTTTTGTTGTACAATGATTGTAGAAATAAAGAAAGAGGAATTTTTTATGAAGCCCATTATGATACCAACTGCTGTTCGTGTTCCACAACAAAAAATCATCTATGCTGATACACCTTGGAAACTTGATAAAGAAGTTAATGATTTTATTGATAGCATTACAGAAAAAGGATTTAAAGTTATCTCTATTTCTGTAAATACAAACCGGCAAGAATATTATCATTACACAACTACAATTATTTATGGAATCTATATAGAAAGTTGAAAAAATGAATAGATATACTATAACAATCCAATCTGCTCATTATGGAACTTGGAATTATTCTGGCCAGCCTGAAGAATATTTAATCCAAGATGAAGAACGAAGCAGTATTCAGATTTTAAGGCTCATTCTAAATCATTTAATACTTTATAAATTGAAATTAAATGGTAATTTTTACGAAACAGTTGAGAATAAATTTCAATTGATTAAAGAAATTTATCAAACAATCCAAAAAGAGAATTACTTTGAAATTTCTTATTGGAACCCTACTAATTGGTCTGAAACAACTATTGCAATTGAAAAGGAAACAGAAAAATGAAACAATATCTTGGAAACAAACTAACAAAAGAAGAAATTATTAAAAATCTTAAATCTTATGACTTGATTTTCGTAGAATTTGACAACTATGAAAAATTTATTGAGCTATTTAAATCTATTGAACAATTGGGGTATCAATCTGAATGGACTGAAGATGATAATGAAATCTTAAATTTAAAAATAGTTGAAGAAGATTTAAAAGATTATAAATCATTATGGCTAAATATTTACAATGAAAAGAAATTTATTTCTTTATCAACATTCTATAACGTTGATAAAGAGCTAAAATTTAGTAGCAAACAAAAGACTGCTTTTGGAACTATGCTAGAGAAATCAGATTATATTCAAGAAAGCTAATTTAAGCAACTGAATAAATCAAAATAAGCGATTATAAGCTGTTTTACTGCAATCATTTATCGAAATTGCAGTTTTTCAGTTTTAGCATGCAGTTAGTGACGATATAACAACATTCAAATTCAGTCTAAGCAATCCTCAAAATCAATATTTTTAGAACTTGAAAATATTTTTTATTTTTGTGTTTTACTGTTGACAATATAAAACTTTTATTGTACAATAAGATTATAAAATGAAAAGAGGAAATTCAAATGGCTAAACAAAAAATTTATGAAGTAACAAAAACTATTTACGGCATGGCTCGTACTCGTACTTACACTCTTCAAGGAACTCTCGAAGAATTGATTGAAGCAACTCGTTACACTTTTGAAGTTGGACAAAGTTACAATCGCAAAATCAATCTTGCTCCAAAAACAATTAAAGGTTTTGTTTCCAACTATGAAAAAGCTTTGGAAGAAAAACAAGGTTGTCCAGTAGAAGTGACTTATGTTGAAATTGCAGCTTAAAAGGAAAGGATTTATAAATTATGAGACTTGCTAGTGAATATTTCCAACCCGAAAGGAGAGGCCATAAATCTGATTATTATTCTTTAGGTGACACTTTCAATTATTGCGGTAATATTTATATGATTACTTCTGTACCAAGAGAATATGTTGACTCTAATGGTTATTTGATTGTTTATTGTAAAGTTGAATACTATGATTATCGTGCTGGAAAAACAAAAACTGGTTATGGTGTTGAAACTTTTTTAAAACGAGATTGGTACTACAGATACTAATAAATGAGGTAAAAATATGCTTAAAAGAAAATTTCGCTGGGAAAAAGCTAAAGTATTATATAAATACTTAATTGAAGAAAATTCACTTATCAAAGACAGTCAAAGTGCTGAAGAAATTTTAAATACCCTTTGTGACTGTCCAGTATCATTCTTGAAAGAAGCAAACAGAAAAGATGGTACAAAAATTTGTTTATTCTACGTTGCTGATGAAGAAAATAATATTTTTAATGAAGCAGTGCTATTTGAAATTCATATTAGCAAATCAGGCAATGATTGGAACTATAATTACTATAAAAACTTTGAAGCAGTACAAAAAGCAGCTGAAAATTTTAAATAAAATATTTTATAAAAGTGTTGACAAACCAAAATCTTTATTATATAATATAACTATAAAGAAATGAAAAGGAATGACTAACAATGAACAACACTGTATTAAATAACGAAATCAAAACTTTTACTTGTACATTCACTGATGGTTCTAGTAAATCAACTGTTGGAACTGATAGATATTTAGCTGATGAATACTTTAAACTAATTGCTCAATTGGAAGGTAAAGAAATCAAAGAAGTTAAGGAGAACTAAAATGAAACCAGATGAAAATTCTAAAAAAGCACTAAGTTTAGCAGAGCTACGTGAAAACATTGAAGAAAATGGAGCACTAACACAAGGCTTTTCTACAAAGCTACTTAATCATCTTGACCCGTGGATTTTAGCAGAAGCTGTTCGCTATGTCGCTACTGAATGTCCAGTTGATTTAAAAACAGACAACATTACTATCCAAGCAATGATAATTGATAAGGCTATGGTCGTTATGAATGATGAAGAATTTAAAGAAATTGTACCTTATTTCCTTGGAACTTCAAAATTGGTAGAAGAACTTAAGAAAGGAGAATAAAATGGATTTTAAAACAGAAGCAATTCAAAAAATTATTGATTATAAACTTGGTAAAATTGATAAAGAAGAACTTATCAACTTTTGTGGAAAATTGTTTGAAATGAAATCAGATGAAATCGGTGAGTGGAAAAATGAAATTTATATCCTTTCTAAGTCACGAATGATTAAGAGACTTGAACTTAAACAAACATGGGTTGAAATTGAAATTACTCAAGAAGAAAATGGCTTAACTTATCAAACACTTACTGTTGTTTCAGATAATGAAATTTTTTCACTTGGTATGCCTCTTTAAAAACTAAAAAGAAAAAGATAACTAACAATTAGTTATCTTTTTTAATTTTATTGTTGACTTTTGATTTGAAATGATTTATAATATAACTATAATTTCTGCTTAATCAGAATAAGACCAAGCGATTGATGTCTGGCTCTGTGTGAAAATTCAAACAAAATAACTTTTCATTTTCTTTGAAATTGTAATTCCTACGTGGTGAAATGGAAAAGAGAATGAAATTAAATGTTCATCTGTTTTAAGATGGAATAGTCATTGTGGCCACTGACGAAAAATAATCTTGAATTATGGAATATACACTATTCTATGATTCTTGTACCACAAAGCTATTGTTCTTATGAATGATGAAGAATTTGAAGCTATCGCTCATTACTTTTTGGGTACTTCAAAAATTTTCGAGGTAAAAGAAGATGAATAAATTAACAAAAGATGAACAAAAAACTTTGGAATGGCTTTGCTTAGTAGGAAGTCTTAAAATTAAAGAATTGGAAAAGACTGCTGACACCGAAAAAATGGATTTACTTCAACAACACAAAGCCAATATTACAAAACTCTTAATTAGAGATTGGAACAAATAAAGAAAGTAACAAAAAAGTTACTTTCTTTTTTATTTTATTTATTTTATTGTTGACAAAGTTAAATTTTTATTGTACTATATAACTATAAAGGAAATATGAAAAGAGGAACTAAAAATGATTATCGACTTGACAAAGAAAATTGCAGAAATGAAGAAAAGTGAAAAAGCTCAACATATTGAAACAATCTTATCATTCAATGATTTTGAAAATATGGACGTTACTGATTTGCGGACAATCGCTTCTGTTATTGAAGCTTATCAAAAAGAACAAGCTATTTTGAAGAAAGCAGAACTTATCAAAGAGAAATATAGTCTTTACGCAAAAGTTTATTTTAATGACTCAGATGATGAAATTGAGTCATTGCTTAATGCTATGGAAGTTGATGATGAAGCTCGTTTTATTTATCATTTACAAAATGAATTTGATGTTATTCTTAAAAGCAAAACTCCAAAAGAACGTCTTGAAACAATTGAAGAAATCAAAGAGTTGTTTAAAGAAGCTCTCACTTTGACTGACGAAAACTTCCAACTAGCTATGACTCGACTACACATTACAGATAATTTTGAAAAAGCTTTACGTGGTATGCAAGTTGAAAAAATGGCAAAAGATTTGAACTATTCATTCTCACAAGATGAATTAAAAGAGTTGACTTTGCTTCATAAAACAACTACTAAACGAATTGTTAAAAAACGAATCGAAGATTTGCTTACTTATTGCAATTTCCATTATGAATCAAGCGTACTTCATGATGGTGACTACGAACGCTTTTTGTAAGATGAAGGAGCATCAATATGTTTATCCCAAATAAAAAACAATATAACGAATTGACTTCAGCTGAAAAAATTCTTGTTGGCTACATTTATGATTTGTATTTCAAATGGCTAACTGAGCGTAACAGTCCTGCATTTTTGAAAAATTCTATATTTTCCGACTTTGCTCGAATGATGAATTTTGATGATGAGTTGAAGTATTATGCTGACTATTTATATCTTTTTGATTATCAAGATGAAAAAAGGGAAAGAGTTAATGAATATAAATCAGTTGTTCCAAAATCCCCTCTTACATTAGCAACAGATACTCTCACAAAAAAGCTAGAATTATTTCACTCTAAAAATCTTCAAGAGCCTAAAAACTTCTTCCAAAAATTGTTTTCTAAATAAAGGTGATAAGTTATGTTTTGTTCAAAGATTTACTCAAGCCAAACTAATATATTCTTGTTTGATGATTTATTAGGCGACTTTTATGAGGAATTACAAGCTTATTATGATGATTTATTTATGAATTACGCTGAAGATTTAATACTAGATGATTGTTCTTATTTCATTCTTGATGAAAGCAACACCATTATCGGTTTTTATTCCTCAACACCGTACAATTCTCAAATTTTAAGATACTTATATATCAAACCAGAGTATCGTAAAATGAATTATGGTACTACTGTAATTCAGAAATTACTAAATGAAAATAAGGTCTTAAAACTAAACTGCTCTATTAAAAATAAAAATGCTATTAACTTTTATAACAAGTTTAATGGCACTAAAACAATAAACAATGATGAAGTAACTTATGAACTTGAACTATAAATAAAAAAAGATAGCTTAATGCTATCTTTTTTAGTATTCTTCATCTCTAACTTTTTTAATATCTCCACCCATAACTGGAGCAAAATATTCCATTCTATCGAGTGTAATTGGTCCAGTATAACTATCCTTATCTTCCCATTTAACAGGTAGTAAATATTCTCCAATTCTCACTTTGTTTCTTACTTTTGTCATTTTAGATTTATCAAAGTTTTCAAATGGAATAGCTCTACTTCCACCAGCTGCTTTCACATAGTCACCAGTATAAAGGTTTTCTTTATTTTCTCTTAATCTATATATAGCATTGCTGTCTAATTTACGAGTATTTAGATTAGTTCTGATTTTAAGAGTAGTAACAAATCCATTATTTACTAATTCTTTTGCAACTGTTTGTGGGTCACGAGTCATGTCTATTGAAATAGCTCTACCCCTTTTATCTGTACAAACAAATTCAGAGCTTCCACTTCTTTGATAATCTATTACGAATTGCTCAGTAGCTACGAAATTAGAAACTTTGAGATTATATTGATTAGTACTATTATCATTTCTAAATTTCTCTACTTCTGCTAGAATTTCTGGGTGAAGTGTGTCATAATCTTCATCTCTTAATTCAAAAGCACTATCGTGACCAATTCCTAAAGTTCTTTCAAAAGTTTGAGCACCACTAGAGTGTGTTTTCTTTATCTCTAGTAATTGTGTTTCTCCATTTTCTACAACAGCTGCATCAAGTAGCTCTGGAGCACCAGTTTGAATAAACATTGAGTCAGAGTCGTCACTGTAATAAATAGCACGACAGAATTTTTCTGAGTTGTTTTCATTAGCAATGTCATAAGCACTTTCTAAGCTTTGTCTAGCATTACCGATTAACTCTTTCATTTTATTTTCATCTACATTTGGAATAGCTCCATTTTGATTGATTGCATGCCATGAACCATTCTTATCTTGTACTAAAACATTTCTTAATCCTAATGACTCGGCATAGCAAGAGCTCATATAACATTCATAGTCAAATCCTCTTTGTTTTACTCCAGTTATATCTTTTACTCTACTAGGTAGACTATTTTTATTTTTCATTCTCAAATCAAAGCCGCTTGTATCTAAAGTTCTGATTGTATTATCAAATCTAAGTCTATCAAAGCAATTATCTGCAAAGAGTTGAGCTGTTTCTGGGTCATCAAAGTGAGGGTTGTAATCTCCAAAGCGACAATGTACTTTAGCGTTACATAGTTTAACTTCGCCTCTTGGAGTTATATGATATTTAGCCATTAACTTACTCCTTTTTTAATTTTTATATCGCAAGTAAATGTTGACTTTATGAGTCTTTTTTGATAAAATATAAAGGATTCGCAGTCATGTCTTTTAAATTGAGCTAGGTTCAGTTTAAATTTACTAAGAAAGAGAAAATATCTCTTTCTTTTTTGTTTTAATATTGACAAATTGAAATTTTTATTGTACTATATAATTATAAGAAATGAAAGAGGAATAAACAATGAGTAACTTAAACAAATGGTATAAAACAGAAAAAGAGCAAACTGACTTGAGAGTAATTTCGTTTGTTTCACGACCAAAAGATAATATTGAAGTAGAAGATTTTTCAAGTCGCAAAACTTCATTTATAAGTACAATGACTGATGAAGAATTAGTTCCTATTTTTGAAGCATGGGCTAAACAAGGTAAGAAAAATGAATTTAGCCGTATGTATACCTCATTGAACAAACGTAACCATAAAACAGTTCAACTTAGTCTTATGCACTATCTGTTAGATAATCAAGATTTAAACTTAGGTAGTCTTGATTCACGAATCGCTATGATTGCGGCTCAACCTGAACACGCTTTAGAAAGTAAATATTTTTATGACTTTGATGCTGACGCTGAACAATTGAAAGAATTTCTATCTGATTTAGCAACTGCTTATGAAGAAACTAAAAAGCTTAACAAGAAATTGACTGGTGAGTTCAAATTTTCAGTACGAACTACTCCTAACTATTATGCAGTTATTTTAGAAGAGCGTTTTAAGACATCAGAAGTTGAAGAAAAGTGGAAAGAGTTAGTAACACTTAAAAAAGATGCGTTGTATTGTGCAGCTTGGTATTCAAACGATTAGAAAGGTTTTTCAATGGTTATAGTACTTAATATATTAGCATTTATTTTTCTTCTTTTCTTGGTGAAATCGCCCAACAAAGGTATTACATCTTTTCAATTCATGTTGCCATCAATTGTTATAGTTGTAGATAACATAGTAGAAGCTACTTACAATCCAGCTTATCTAAGCACTGCTTGGTTCCAAATTTTATTTGGTTGTAATATTCTTCTTTGGCTTTTTATTGGTGTAAGTTCTGATTCTCAAGAGTCAGCTTCTTACAAGATAGATAATAAATTTAATTTCATTTCTGAGCCATATATTGTACTTAATTTTCCTTGGGGTAAATATGATTTTTCAAAAGTTGCTCTTAATCAAAAATTCATTATTAAATATTATGAACTGCAAAATAAGAGCAGAAATTTTTCGGAATTTTTAACTTTTACTTATCTAAAGGAATATTTCTATTTCAAAAGTGTATTGAGCTTTCATCTTGTTGCAAAAGAGAAAAGTCATAGAAAGGATTACTAATGTTTTTGTTACTAAATCTTCTTTGGGTTATATTGGATTGGAGTTTATTTTTAAGCTCGCCTAACAAAGACAATACTAATTTTCAAATCTTAGTCAATGCTATCCTTTTGTTAGCTACTCTAATGACTGCAAACCTTAATTCTGAAATTGTTTTTGTACTAGGAATGAGCATATTCATTTTGAACTTATTAGTAAGTTTACCAATGATTGTTATGGCAAATGCTTCTGATAGAGGGACTTCTGAATATAAAGTAGAGAATACTAATAACGAGTCTAATTCTATTTCTAAATCAGAATATTTCACACTTATTTTTCCTTGGCGAAGTTATCATTTTAAGAATGTAACTTTAAACCCTAAATTCATCAATAAATACTATGAATTGCAAAACAAAGAAAAAAGAAATTTCTTTGAGTATGTTACTTTTACTTTCTTAAAAGAGTATTTTTATTTTAAGAGTGTTAAAAGTTATTACATTGTAAAACGATAGAAAGGATTACTTAAATCTAAAATGAAAAAACTTATAATAATTTTTCTAAATATACTTGCTCTATATTTGCTAGGTACTAACAATGTACAAAATGTTGTAATTGGCAGCTCTATATTTTTAGCTTCTTATCTGTATCTTTTTCTTAGTTTTGTTTTGAGTAATGATTCTAAAAATTATCAACTAGCAAATCCTACTTTAATTGCTGAACCCTCAGTACCACAACCTAAATTCAAAGTTGAAAAGATTACTTCTTACAAAGTAGATGAAGAACTACTTACAAAAGAGAAATGGGAAGAAATAAAAATTAAGCTTAATTCATTTGCTATAGAATTTCTAAACACGAATTTTCCCGGTGTAGAATGGAATAGTAAAATCCTTTTAGCAGAATATAATAATTATTCAGCTGGTTCTTTTCTTAATATGACTCCAAATCAAAAAATCTTATTTGATGAAAGAAATACTACTCAAATCCTATTAAGCGAGCCTTTTCTATATGCTATGGTAAAATTTAATGATTTTGGAATTATTCAGCCAATACTTGAGCATGAACTTGTGCATTATGCTCTTTGGTATCAAAATAAGAAATTTAATGACGGCGATTCAGATTTTGAAAAGAAAATTGCTGAGTTAAATATACGTTCCAACAATGCTGGTGTAGTAAAGATTTATAGCTTAGGAATAGACAGAAAAGAAACTGAAAATGGTATTGAAGATACTCTTAATTTAGTCATTCCACCAAGTAAAAGTATCAAAGAAAATAAAGAAGCTTTAGAGCTTTACAAAAAGAAATACCATTCAGAAGAAGCTGCTTAATTTAGCCGCTTCTCTTTTTTAAAAAAAGTTTTATTTTTCTATTGACAAATTAGAAATATTATTGTACAATATTACTATAAAAAGAAATAAAGAAATATAATAAAAAAGGAATATTTACAATGAATTTAATTAACAATTTAAAAGTAAAAAGTGTTTGGTTACCATCAGAATATTTTGAAACAGATGATAAAGACACTTTGAAAGTTATTAACAACACTGAATATATTCTATGTGATTCAACTGCAGTATCTCAATATTCTTTTGAAACAAATCGAATTAAATACGATTCAGACTGGTATGATGATTTTTACTTAGAATTTGAATAAATTTTAATATTTTTATATTTGAAACAAAGGAGAATAATTATGACCCAAGACCTTAGAAATGAACTAGAGATTGCTCTTACTAATCACAATAAGAAATTTGAACAACTAACACAACAAGCAGTTAACTGCGAAAAGGAAGAAGAAAAAGAAGTGCTTTTCCAAAAACGTTGGCAATTCATTCATGATTACGCTCAATTCTTAAATGACTTTGTTTGGAATCATAAAGAAATGCTTAATCCAACAGTTACAGTACTTTTTGACCTAGTACCAAATACAGTTTGGAACCGAATGTCTGAAAAATCAGAGCGAATTATTACTATCATCAATCAACAATACAAGCAGAATAAATTCAAACGCTAAAACTGATTTTGAATGTCGTTATATCGTCATTAGCGCAACGCTAAAACAGTCAAACTGTAATTTCGATAAATGACAGTAGAACAGCTTAAAACAGCTTATAGAAAGGCTAAATATGAAATTCTTTATCTCAATTGTTAATGTTAACCATAATGATTCTTGCGACCATTTTGCTTATGAGGGAGAAGCAAACACTAATGATTTCATCTTCAACTTCCTATCTAAACAAATTGTTAAGTTAAATGCTACCCCTAATATGAGTCATAAATTTCAATCTATCCTAGAAAGCTTAAAAGAGCAAGATATTTTGAGTTATAGCTCATATAAGGAAGCTTCAACAGAATACTCTAATGATAATGATGTAATTCATGAATTATCTATTAGCAAATCTGAAACTTTACTCCGAATTGAACTGCATAGACTTTTTAATCGAAGAAGTGGAAATCCTTTCCTAGTAGATAGTCGAAGCTACACTCATTCAATCTCTGTACAAGTTTTACTCCATGCTTAAAGAACTATTTCAAAAAATAGTTCTTTTTTTATTTTTATATGTTGACAAAATATATTTTTTGTTGTATTATATAACTATAAAGAAATGAAAACTAGGATTTAACTATGTTTGAGCTTGCAACAAAAAGTGGTAATACAATTACTCTATTTACAGATTACAAGAAAATCACTTCAAAACAAATGAAAGCTATTCGTCACTACATTGAATCATTCTTGAATGAACCAATTGTTATGGAATTTAAACCTGTAACGAAAGCTAAACCACTTTCTACTTCAGTTATTGTTACTAAAGAAATGGTTGCTCGATTCAATCAAGTTAAATAAGGAGATAGAAATTATGGTAAAGACAGTAAATTTATCAATCAAAGAATATGAAAAACTTAAAATTGAAAAGGATAAAGAATTTCCAATATTCCTAAAAGAAGCAAAAGCATTTGCTAATAAATTCTTAATGGAAAACTTTAATATGCGACTGGAAATTCCTATCAAAATGAATGGCCGCTTAACACGTAGTATGGGTCGCTATCTATCAAGAAATTATTTTGGAAAAGTAATTCCTCTTAGCATTGAATTGTCTAAGACTTATCTTACAGCTGCTCTTATTGTTGGCGATTTAGAAGGAGTTTATGATACTTTGAAACATGAGCTTGTTCATTATGCTCTATCAGTTCAAGGAAAGGATTTCAATGATGGTTCTTATGACTTCGAAATGAAACTTCATGAATTGAATATTAGTTCTTCTGGTAGCACACCTGCTCGCAAAAAGTTCTCAAAACGAACTATGAAATATTACAAACCTTATAAAGTTTATAAAGGTGACAACAATGAAGAATTTATTTTCTCTTCAGGTCAATCCTATTATCAAAGAGTTACTGTAAAGAGCTATCAACATGGAATTTATAAAGGAAGTCTTACTCTTGTAGGTTATCAAATCAAAGAATTGTCTGCTTAAAAATTTTTTAAAAATTTTTCAAAAAAGTGTTGACAACCTAAAAATTTTGTTGTATTATATAAATATAGAAAAACGAAACGAGGAAAAAACAATGAAAATTATCGGAACTTTTAAAACTGCACTAGGAACAGAAACAACTTACGGCTTCCAAGCTAATGATGTATTCCATGCTGAAGAACGTGCTCAAGAAATCGCTAAGGCATTTGGTTGGACTTTGCTTACTTGGAACTAAAAAGGAGGAGTAGAAAATGCTAACATTTATCGTATCAACATTGGCAATGGCTATTGCTATTGGATATACTGGATTCAAGGTTTATTGGATTCAAACACATGAAAAGAATTGGGGTCACACTATTGCTCATTCATTGCTTGATGCAGTAATTGCCCTTGTGACATTTATTTGGTACATGGGTGAACAAAACAAATCATTTATCTTTAGTTTGATTGTATTGCTTCTTGTTGGTTGGTTTATTGCTAAATCTGCTAATAAACTTTATTGGGAATATTAAATAAACAACAAGAGGAATCATTGGAGCAACAAAGAGTTTAGCTCAATTGTATGGAAAAATGGATATTCAAGAACTTGTGAAATATGTGGTATGTAAGAATATGCGGCCAACGGATATTAAGACAGTTGTTGCGAATTGCAAATGCCCATCAAACAATCCTTTATTTACAGCTCTTAAAAATATTGCTAAATAAAAGAGATTTTCTAAAATCTCTTTTTTCTAGTTTAAGCAGCTTTAAGAAGAGTTACTTAAATTATATATAAATCATCATTTGCCTATTATAACTGTCTTAGCTGCTGAACTACAGCCACTAATCATTATTTAAAGCCCTTACTATAACTAATAATACTTTTAAAAAATTACTAACCCAATTTCTCTTTTTATAGACTCTCTTCCAACGAGCTTTGAAAAGCGAAGTTGGGTTATTTATTAAGTTTTTTATTTAGTTGTTTAGTAGTTATTTATAGTTATTAGCTGAAAAAGTGCTGTTTCATAAAACGCTTTAACTGTTGTTGCTTAACGGCTTACAGCAATTGCAAAACAGCGTAATGTTAAAAAACAGTATTTCACCCCTTTTTATCAGTATTTTAGGGCTTTTTATCAGTATTTTTAGGCCGATTTTGAGTATTTTAGGGCTTTTTTTGAGTATTTTACCCCCTTTTTTGAAATAAGTCATTGAGTATTTTGCCCTATTTTTCATCAGTATTTTTGGTTGGTTTTTGCTTTCAAGTACTGAGTATTTTTAGGCTTTTTTGAGCAATATTCCTTTTCTAATCATGTTTGAGCTGAGTATTTTTGGGCCGATTTACAAAAATCATAGATGAATATTTTATCTGTTCTTTGAAATTACTCTTTAAGTATTTTTGGGCTTTTTTGAATTACTTAATAAGTATTTTCCATCAGTATTTTTAGACCGATTTTGTATTTTTATAACTGAGTATTTTACCGGTGATTTTGGAATTGACTTATATAAAGCTTTATCATATAATATAACTAAGAAAAACTAATTAAATGAAAGAGAGCCCTATGAGAGATAATACTATAGAAACAGTTAATACTAAAATTAAGATTTATAGAAAATATGAATTATATTGTTAAAAATCAAGAACTAGAGAGAGCAGAAAGTTATTTAAAAAATCTAAGTAATCATTTAAAAGAAACTTATGAAGAAAGGGGCAAATATCTCTTTGTTGGAAGGCTCTCATATCTCATGACTGCAGAAGTATTTGTTTCTTTTCTTCTTTTAGGTGTGATGATTGCTAAAACTGTTCCACTTGTAATTACTACAGTTTTACTTTTCTTTACAATTTATTTCTTCACAGGTCTTGCTCTCTATGGTGAAAATATTTTAGAGAAAGCGAAATTGCCGATTATAAGTAAAAAACGTTTCTTAAAGAACTTCTTAAAAAGGAATAGTCTTTACTTGCAATCTGACTTAGATTCTTTGAATTTAACTTTTTATGACTTAGTTATTGATGATGCTAACTTAGAAATCAGATTGAATTACTCTCGGCCTTGGTTTAAAAATACTAAAAGATAAGATAGGAATACTTGATATGAATAAAAACCATATTGCTTACAGTTATGATTTAGAGAGACTTGATAGGCATCTCAAAAGAACGAGCAAATACCTGCAAGTTGAATTTGAAGTAGAAAACAGACTGATTTATACTATAACAGAACTTATTCTGGTGTTGTTGATTGGTACGATTAGTGCTTTTTCTTTGATTGCATTTATTGAATGGCTAGATTCCATTCAGCCTTATCCAACAATTACTAATATATTTTTTGTTCTATTTATATTTGGTTTTTCTTTCGTTTCTGCTATTTTCTTTTTTAATAGAGCAAGCGATTTGAAACATTATAGCATCTTTAAAAAAAGATTTTTAAAGAAAAACAAAGCTCTTCTAAGCACATTGCTAGGTCACTACAACTTAACTATTGATGATGTAAATATTGATTATAAAAATTTAGAAATCAGTTATAAATCACATAATCTTAATGATAGTAAAAATAGGAGTTGAGAATGAGCAAAAATTATATTACCGATAATCAAGAACTAGAAGAATTTGAAAAGTATCTCAAAAGTCTAAGTAACGAACTTCAAACAAAATATAAAGAAGAAGGCAAATATTTATATATGAGGACTGTTACTAAAACGGTTACAGCTATATTATATCCTATTGTTTTTGTTTTTCTGTTCCTTTATCTGTTAGCATTTTTACAGCCACTTTCAGCAATGACGAATATTATTTTAATTGTATTGGATATTTTTCTGTTTATTGCTTCAGTAAATTTTACAATTAGCTATATTATGCCTCGTTTTAAATTACCAATTGTTAGCAAAAAAAGTTTCTTACAACAAAATAAATCATTACTAACAACTAAATTAAATAACTACAACTTGAATTTAGAAGATATAATTATTGATAGTAAAAATTTAGAAATTTCTTTAAATAAAGATAACCATAAATCAATGAAAAGATTAAAGATGTTAAAAAGAACTCAAAAGATAGGAGGTCAAAATGACTGATAATTACATTGCTCATGATGAAGAATTAGAACAAATTGAAAATAAGTTAAAAGAATTAAGCAAAATCTATCAAGATGAATATGAAGAAAATGGTAAATATTTTAAACCACAAAATCCAAGATTTATCTTATGGTGTTTTTATATTCCAGTTATGCTTATTGTTATTTTAAAGAATCAATTTCATTTGATTTCTATTAACACTAGCTTAATTTTGTTTGCTATTGTTTATGTAATCTGTTTGATTTTGATTACTAGGAAAGTAAAATTGCCAATTATTAGTAAATCTCGCTTCTTAAATAACCATTTGCTAAAAATTAAATCAGATTTACTTATTAGATATAGCTTAGAGTTTCAATACATTTCTATTGATTATGATAAGATTGAATTTCACTTGAATCAAAAAGCTTTTGCTAAATTTAAAAATATTAAAAAATGATTAAAAGAGTTGTTGACGAGCAACTCTTTTTGTCGTATAATATAACCATAAAGAAATGAAAATGAGGATTTAACAATGGCAAGAGAATTTTTAACTATCAATGGAATCAATATTGAACCAACTGAAGATAATATTGTAAACGCAGTAAAAAAAGCATTGGAAGATTATACTTCAAAAGAAGCACAATCATTAAAAGAGCGAATTAAAAATTCTGAAGTTTCAGTTGAATTACCAAATGCTTTCTTCTTGGAAGATGATGACCGTTATCTATTCAGCATTCATTATAGCAAAGATTCGTTTTTGATTAGTATTGACCTTAAAAATGGTGGTAAAGTTGTTTATTTGAGAGAGTTTAATTAAATAGAATGGAATACTAATGACTTATAGAGAAGAATGGAAAGACTTTATTAAAAGAGAATTGGTAACAGGTTCTTTTGAAACAGAACTTAAGTTACAAGAATATTATGAAAAATCCTTTGAACAAAATCAATCAGTTATAAAAGAACTAATTGAAAATGAATTAAGTAGTTTATTGCAAGGGGAATTTACTCTTACTATTCAAAAAGATTCTATTATTGTTGTTTACTCAAAATTAAAACCATATAAAAAACTCTTCGTTATGCCTTGTAACTATTATGGGTGTCAGATTGACCACGAATTTATTTATGGAGAAGTTGATGAAGTTATTCCATATATAATTTATTTCATTTTGCAGAAAAATGCTATTAAATTTGCTCAACTTGGACTTTACTATATTCCGCCTAAACGAAAAAAGAATTTTGAGTATGGAAATATTATTGTTAAAGAAACTTTGGAAGATTGCTACAAAGAATTATTTAGCAATATTGCTACTGCCTGGCCTCACTTAGACAAATCTAAAAAAGTTGCAGATGTTTCGGCAGAACTTGAAGCTATGCTAACTTTACCACCTGTATTTTTAAATTGGGAAGATGGAGAAAGGAAAAAGGAACGCTTCGAAACATTCTTCAAGCACTCCTTAGAGAGCGACTTTACAAATATAGTAAAGATTCAAAAACTATAAAAACAAATCAGTTTAATAACTGATTTTTTATTTTTTAAAAAAGTTTTTCAAAATGGTTGACTTTATAGCTCAGTTGTGGAATAATATAAATAACAAAAATATAAATTTTGATATTTGTATATGAACAACATTCAAATTTTTTTAGAAAAGAAAGTATCAATTTTGATACTTATAGGTAATCCATATGAAAACAGTAGGAATTGTGTTTGGAACATTTGCTCCTATGCACAGGGGTCATATTGACCTAATTATTAAAGCTAAACGCATCTGCGACAAAGTTAAAGTTATTGTTTCTGGCAGAGAAGGTGATAGAGGGGACCAAATTGGATTGTCACTTCAAAAACGTTTCCGCTATATTAGAGAAGTTTTTAATGACGACTCACTTGTTGAAGTATCTAAATTAGATGAAGTAAATATGCCACTAATGCCTGATGGCTGGGACGTTTGGCTAGATGAACTCTTCAAGGTATCAAACACTAACAAAGACGATAACTTACTATTCTTTGTTAATGAAGATGAATATGTAGCAGAATTACAAAAACGTGGCTTTAAAACTCAATCAGAAGATAGAAACTTTGGAATTAGTGCTAGTCTAATCCGAGAAAACCCTTTTAAATATTGGAGATTTATTGCTCAACCATTTAAAAGGCATTTTACTAAGAAAGTTCTAATCCTTGGTTCTGCTTCTAATGGTAAAACTACTCTTGTTAAGGATTTAGGTTTATACTACTCAGCACCCACAAGCTTGGAATATGCTAGAGAATACCAAACAACTAACAATGTTAGAGATGATGAACTTACTGCTAAAGACTACTTCTACTTGTTAGACGGTCAATATGCACAAACTTCTAAAGCTATTGACTCAAAAGAAAATAAAGGCCTTGTTATTGCTGATACAAATTCAACTGTAACAAAAGCATATTATGATTATTACTTAGGTGATTCATCTGTCACTGATTTAGACATTAAGGCAGTTGAACATCTTTACAAATCACTTGTTACTAAAGAAAAATGGGATTTGATTCTATTTGTTCAACCAACTGGTGAATATGTTGATGATGGATTCAGGGACATGACTATGGCTGATGAACAAATTAGACAAGCATTTACCGATTATCTATTGAAAATTACTAAAGAAAATCACGCTAACACTAATTTAATCTTCCTTGATAAAGATTATCTAGGTAACTATAACAAAGTTATTAAAGAAATTGAAAATATTTATAAGGAGTACTAACTATGAAAAATTTACAATCAAATATTGCAGCTATCCCTCAAAACATTGGCCTTATTACAGGCAAAGCAAAAGAACTTGGATTTAAGAAAGTCTTAAAAGGAATCTTTGATGATTTCTTTGGTAATCGAAGTCTTGGAGCCTGGCTATACTTGTTAGTTCTTGCTTCTGTTCCAATTATCTTGGAATTTACAAGTGGAAATGAACATGACTTCTTAGGCTTGACATCAAGTTTAACTGGTATCTTATGTGTTATTCTTGTAGCAGAAGGTCGTGCAAGTAACTTCCTATTCGGTTTAATCTCAAATATTATTTACTTCTACCTATCATTGTCTAACTTGTTCTATGGTGAAGTTATGATTGCAGTATTTTACATTATCATGCAACCAATTGGAGTTTATGCTTGGTTAACTGCTCGTGTTAAAAATACTGAAACAAGTGAATTTGTTGCTCGTAAAGAGTCTTTCATGGATTACGTTAAATACTTTGCTTTAATCTTTGTTGCTTGGTTGGGTATGGGATTCTTCTTCCAAGGTATTGGTTCTGCTCGTCCGTTTAGAGATGCTCTTACAAATGGTTTGAGTGTTGGCGGTCAAATCGGTCAAACTCAACGTTTAGCTAACTTATCTTGGCTATTATGGGTACTAACTAACGTATTCTCAATTTATCTATGGTGGGGAACAAACATCCATATTCAAGGAATGTATTGGGTTTACCTATTAAATAGTATCGTTGGTTGGTACAATTGGGCTAAAAGTGCTAAATAAAGATTGACTTCTTATTAAGATAAGTTTATAATAAAAATGAAAGGAGTTAGAGAAAATGAAGAAAATTAAATTTAACTCAAGAGAAGAAGAAAAAACATATTATGAGCAAAAGGCTTCTGAAGCAGAATTTTTAGAATGGTACAAGAAGCAAGATTTGCCGACATATGAACAACCGTCTGTTACAACAGATATGACAGCATTTACATTTATTGACAATGAACTTAAATTACTTATGATTCAACGTAAAGCTCACCCATATCGTTTGAAATATGCTTTGCCTGGTGGATTCGTTGGTTCTCATGAAAGTGCTGAACAAGCTGTACTACGTGAAGTAAAAGAAGAAACAAACATTACTATTAACTTAGAACAGATTGAACAATTAAAAACTGTATCAACACCAGGACGTGACCCACGAACTTGGATTATTACAATTGGTTATATTGTTTATCTTCCATATGAGCAAGTTTTAGAAATGCAAGCTCAAGATGATGCTCTTGAAGTTAAACTCATTACAGTCAATGTTAAAGATAATGCTTTCTATGATGGTGAAAAATTATTAGCTAAAGAAGATTTTGCTTTTGACCATTATGATTTAATTCAAGAAGCAATTTCTCGTATGCAGGGGCATGATTCATGGAAGCCAAATTTCTTTCAAATGCTCGGTTATGAATTTACTGTCACAGAAATCCTAAATCTTGTTAAAGCTATTTTGCCTAATAAAAATTTAATTCGTCAAAACGTACTTCGTGAATATAAGAATTTCATTATTGAAGTTGGAGTAAGGCGAAAAGAAGGTGTTAAGTCACAAAAAACTTACAAATATAAAAAATAAAACTTAAAAAGAGAGTAATGTAGATTGCTCTCTTTTATTTTTGGGGTTGTTATATCGTCATATAGTGAACGCTAAAGCAGTAAAAACTGATTTTCGATAAATGTATCGACCTTACAGTAAAACAGCTTAGAGTCGCTCATTTTACAGTTTAAATTTTATTTATTTCTGTTGACTAAGTGAAAGAAATATTATATAATATAACTAACAAAAAGAAACGAGGATTTTTAATTATGGCAATCATTGACGATTACAATAAAAAGCAAGAATATGAAGCTAAGAAGTTTAAATTCTTTCTTGATTTTGATAAGTATTTGGAAACATTTACCTCAAATGGTGTAAGATTGAAAAATTTATTGTACTTTGTAATCCAAGAAAATAAAAAATATACTGTTAATGACCTAGATTACACATTTTTAGTTAGAGCTGAAGAAGAAGCATATGAGTCAACTGAAACTAGAAATGCAATTAGGAGAAACGTGGCTATTTACATCAAGAATGAAAATATTGATAGCAAAGTTTCATTAGCTATGACTAAACAACCACATGGAGAAGTAACATTTTCATTTAATAAAGATGATTCGTTCTATAATTTTGAATGGGTAGAAAGAAATTTGACTAAACTCATTGAATTTATTTTTTATGGCATTGAAAAGTAAAAAGAAAAAGCACAACAGTAAAGTTGTGCTCTTTTTTAAATATATAAATAAACCATTTCTTCTTCACTACCTGGCTCTTTAACTTCTATATTGTTAATAGGTTTTGATAGAAGTGAATCGTCAAAATCGTCATAAGATAGTCTACCTTCTGCAAGCTCTTTGTTGTTTTTATCTTTGATAACATAGTATCTTTCTGAATCTAAACCATCAATAGTATCTGAAACAGATTTACCTTTATATTGGTCTAAATCATTGAAAACAAAATTATCTGATTCAAAGCAAGCTTCTAAAACTTGTTCTTTATTTTTTGTAATTCTGTTCTTAATTTTATTTTCTATCTTTTGTAAAGCTTCTTGTTCTTTGTGGTCCATTTGTCTTAGACCACCAAGTGGAGTTGATACAGCATTTTTCCATGTACTATCTTCTCGCTCTACGTTTACTTTCATCTTGCTTGGATTATCTGGGTCAATTCTAATGTTTATATTAGTATTTTTGTAAATCCTATCATGAAGATTTGAAGCTACATTGACATCAAGTGATTTTTGAATCAGTATTTGCCCATTATCTAATAGAACTTTTATATCTGAATTTAAATCTTTTACTTTATCTATATTTTCATATGCTGGATAAAGTGCTCTTTCAATTTCTAAATCTCTATTCTTAATGAATTGTACTGCTAATTTATTTCTTTTGTCTATTGCTTCATTCTTTTTGTCAGCATAATTTTGAGCTTCTTCTTTTGTTGGAAAATGCTCATCATTACCGCCTAACGGACATTTACCATCTTGAGCTCTACAAACACCAGGCATTCCGTCTTTCTTTATATGATACTTAGCCATTTTTGCACCTCTATTGATTTAGTTTCTAGTTATATCGCTCAACCATTTAAAAATTTTTTAAAAATGGTTGACAAAATTTTATTTAAGTTATATAATATAACTATAATTATGAAATGAGGATTTAATTATGGCAATTATTGATGAGTACAAACAAGACCAAAAAGATTTCTTAGAGACTAATGAATTTATTTATAATTTTAATCTAACACTAGATAAAATTGAACTCAACAACGTTAAATTGACCGATTTGTTAGCATTTGTTGTAACAAAAAATAAACAATACACTTTGAACGGGTTCAAAAATTATTCTATTTTGGTACGTGTTGAAGAATTTCCAAACTCTAATGATAGTCACGACATTCAAAAAAATGTAGCGATTTACATTAAAGGAAAAGACAAAGATAGAAAAATTTCAATAAAAATGTATGCAACAAGAGATGGTTACAAATTCCTATTAAATCAAAACAGTTCTTATTTTGATTTGAAATTCATTACTGAAAATTTGAATGACTTGCTTGAATTTGTTTTCTATGGAAAAGAGGCTTAATCATGACTATTGTTATGGATAAGGAAGTCATTTTTACTAATATTGATGAATGGGAAGAGTTTTGTAAATTCGCCAATGCTAATTTAGAATGGTCTAATCCATTACTTAAAAAAGAAGCTTTCGAAGTTTATCACTTTAATAAATATAGAAAAAATGTTCGTTTGGTTACAGAACATCTAACAGAAATTTATTTCAATGAGTATCTCTTTGTTGGAATTAAAGGAAAAGAAGTTTATATCTTTATGAATAGAACTCCTACTGAAGAAGAACTTGAAGAATTGACTTTTAATGCTGAAGATTTTATTTAATTAAAAAGAAATGAGGATTTAACTATGACTACATTTACTCTTGGACTTTGTGCTGGACGACATGATTTACCTGTATCTGATTTCATCTTTGTTGACGGAGATATTACATTTCCTATCAATCCAACTACTCTTCTCAATACTGCAGCTATGAATCTACGCCATCTCTATAAAGGTGATAAATTAGTTGTTTATGTTACTGGTCTAACTCCTGCTACTGTCGCTATCATCAAATTCTGCTCTATCAATGGAATTAAGCTAACTCTAAAACATTTCGACAGTGACTCAAATAGCTATATTGATGATGTAGTGTTTGACTAAAAATTCAATAACACTAAGGAAAAGAAAGATTTTTAAAATTTTTTCTTTTTTTTGTGCCTCTATGTTGACAAAATGAAATTTTTGTTGTATTATATAAATATAGAAATGAAAGAGGAAAACAAAATGGAAATTCAACTTGTATATATTGTAGAGGGTTATAAATTCAAAGAATATAAAAATGCAGCTAATTTTGAAGAGTTTATAAAGAACAAGAACTTTAAAGAATATGAATTAAGAATTATTGCAGATGCTTTTAAAGAAAATTTAAATAGTGAAGATGTGGAAAAAATTGTAAAAGTTGGACCTGATTCAGCTAAAATGAAATTAGTTTTAAAAGGTATTTTAGAAAACTTGGATGTTGACTTTTATGCTAATAAAGAGTTGGCAATAGAACAAATGGAACTAATTCATTATGGATTAGTTAACAATTTAAAAGTAGAATATTATGCAAACCCTATATACACAATTAAACAAATGAAGGCAATTATCTATGGTTTAATCAACAATTTAAAAGTGGAAAGTTACAATGACCACAAATACACATTTGAACAAATGAAAGAACTTATTGATGGACTAGAAAAAGGATTGAATATTAAAATCTTACAAAATGAGAAGCTTACTGTTGATGAAATGAAACAAATTAAAAGCCGTTTAATGAAATTAAAAAAATAAGTTTGAACTGAAAAAGAAAGATTTTAAAAAATTTTTCTTTTTTTTGCATTTTTGTGTTGACAAAATGAAATTATTATTGTATCATATAACTATAAAGAAAAACAAAAGAGGTAAAAACAATGTTATCAATTCGTGAAGTAAAATATGGAACTCGTAAAATCTTTACTGGAACTATTGAAGAGTTCAGCTCTTTCTTAAAAGTTAAAATTACAACTAAAGAAGAAGTGCTTCATGAAATGATGAAAGCATTTCCTAGCTCAACATTTGAAATCGCTAAACGTGTTACAAAAGGCACAACAATTGTCTATGTTAAAGATGAACTTGAAAAAATTGCTCAAAAAGAAGCAGAATTAAAAATTAAAGAAGCAGAACGCAAAGAAGCACGCCGAATTGCTCGTACAGAAGCTTTCTTTGATTCACTTCTTCACCAAGATAATGTTAAAGTTTCTTTGGGAACATCAACTCTTATCAATGATATTCGCCTTTTCCAAGTTGCCTATGATTTAACAAGCACTCGTTGTTCTTTTGAAGATTTAATGCAACTTAAAGAAGATACAGGCTTGACTGTAAAATTTGAAGTTGTTCGTATTCAACATGAAATTGATACAGTAGAAACAAATCACGGCAAAGCTTATGATGGTTATGAATTTTCTGATACTGTTATTTCTACTATTGATTCAGAAGTTATCATTGATACTTATTACTATTAAGAAAGGCAAAAATAATAGAAGCAGGTGCTTTTTATAGATATTTCTTGTAATATATAACAACTTTCTGATTAACTTTAATTGATAATAAGTTGATAATTTGTTATAATAGAAACAATAAATAACACAAGGAGATTGAATGAAGAAGCAAGTTCAGTGGAAGAGTTTTAATATAAATATGCCAGATGAATTAAAACCTATTTATGATTTTCTTCAAAATGAATTGAACTTTATTCTTTCCAATGATGAAACAAGAGCTATTTTAGATAATATAGACCTATCTAAACTTAGAGGTGATGTTTGGAGAGATTTGAGAGATAATCTTAAATTTAGAATAAATGAATGGTCCCTTCACAATAAAACGTGGCACTCCTATATCTTGTTTGAGAATATTAGACGGGAATTAAAATCTAAACAAGAAACAATCATCATTTGGAATGAATTAGTTAAAAACGATTTTAACATAAATGAAGATTTATTTAATTCATTACATAAATTAAAACTTTATCCAACAAGAAGTAGAATTGCAAATATTAAAAGAAGTAATTCTATACCCGAATTAGCAAGAAGTGCTGTATTCAATCTTGATTATACTATTTCAGAAAAGCAAATATTCAGAATGAAACAAGGAAATATTTGTGAAATAAAGGTTGATAAGAAAGATTGGATTGAGTATGAAATAGTCTTTCCAAGTAGCATAGATGAAAGATTTACTGGAAAAATAGCTAAGCCACGGTTCATTAAACGCAAAAGAGATAATCAATATATAGGTGTTTGTTCTTATGAATATGAAGTGGGGGATTATGAATTAGAAGATAAAATCTTAGGTATTGACATAGGGAAAGTTAAATTGTTTAGTTCTGTTGTAGTTGATAGAGAAGGTGATTTCAGTAATGAATTTATCAACACAAAACGAAGTCAAGAAACAGAATATAAAATCAATAAACTTTATGAAAATAAACAAATCTTATATGATAAACTTAAATCTTATGAAGCTTTAAGGTTAACAAATCTTCCCAAATATGAAATTTGGCAAAATATTTATTCAAATATTTCTAATAAAATTATCAACACTAAAGATTATCAAGCTAAACTTTTATCTAATGAAATCGTACAATTAGCATTAGAACAAAAATGTAAAACAATTCATATAGAAAATCTTTCTTGGTTAAATTCTCAAGGCGGTAAATGGAATCACTCTCAAATCCATTCTAAAATTATAGAAAAAGCTTCTATGTATGGAATTGAGGTGAAGAAAGTTTCTGCATTTAACACAAGTAAAGAACATCCAATAACAAAAGAGATTGGAGTTGTTAAAGATAGAATAGTTGAATTTACAACTGGGAAAATTGATAGAGATTTATTAGCAGCTCTTAATATCGCCATTCGCTCTACTAATATTAAACTTAAAAAATCTTTACCTAAAAAGGCAAAGACTAAAAGAGTTAAAACAAAATCAAATAAAAAAGAAATTAAGGAAAAAGTAAATCAATTAAAAGGAAATGGTCAAATTGTGTCATTTCTAGCGAATGTACTTGATTCAACAATTCAAGTTGAATTAGGAGTTCGTCCTCTTTCTGAGGTATTACCTTGCAACTCACTTATTGATTATTACAATAAGTTACAGATGTAAGCAACAATCATAACAAGCTGTTAAAGAATTGAAAGAAATGTTATAAAAAAAAGTAATCCAATTAAGGATTACTTTTTTATTTTTTATTCAAATAAGCTTTTTCTTTTAGCTTTCTTTTTATATTCCTCTGGAATATATTTATGGTCAACACCAATAGAAGCTAAATATTTTAAGATACGCATTTTATTAGTATAAATTTCATAAGGTTGGTATTCTCTATACTTCTCATTAGTTAATCTCTTTTCTGTAAATGGGAATTGTTCTGCTCCCCAATCAACAGCTTCTTCTATTTCTTTAGCTATTCCTTTATAATCTATTCCACCTTTTGCAGTTCTTTCCGGCAAACGTAACATACCTAAATTGTTAATGATTGGAGTTACTTTACCTTTAACCCAATAATCATAGCAAGTTAATTTATCTTCATAAAATGAATGATTGATAAATTGAAAATCTGGGTCTAATACAACAAAGCATGAACCGCTTAAACTTCCAAAATAAGTGATTTCTTCAGTAAGGCATTTTTGAAAAAGAAAATTACTTCCACCAGCTCTTTGACCAATTGCTGGAACTAAATCCAAATCTAATGTATTTAATACTTCAATATATCTATCTTGCCAATCTTTTATATTAGTTACTTTAGCTCGATTTCCATATTTTGTGCCGTCATTAGTCCAAATCAAAAATGAAGTTGTATCATCATCTAAAATACAGTTAATATTATTTTCAAAATTACATAGTTTAACTATTCCATTTCTAATGATACCAATATTTTTTGTTTGTTGCTCTGGTAGAATCTGAGCCATTCCTTTATATTTGGCATTATAAGCTTCATATTCATCATCTCGTACCATAATATTTATATTTTCTTTCGGTACGTCTATGGATAACAAATAATCAACTGTTTTTATGTATTCAGCTCTACCAGCAGAGGGAATCCAATACTTCCATTCCTTTTCTTCTAGTTTTTTCATTTATAGCATTCAACCTTTTTTATTTTTAAATATCGGTCAAAGCTTCAATAATAGAACTAACTTTTTGAATGTCTATATCTAATCCTCTCAATTCAAAATTATATAATACTGGAAAACCAAACTCTTGGGAATATTGCTTGGCCGTAAGGCAGTATTGATTATTAAAGTTCTTATTGCCAGAGCCAACAATTCCTAAGCATTTCTTATAGTTATCTTTATATCTAATATATTCTCTTAATGGAGTAGTTAAAATTTCTTTATCTCCGTTATCAATACCATTTCCACCTTCTAAGTATGTAGGTAAAAATGCTACAAATGGATTAGCTACTTCATTGAATGGAATGTTATTCTTTACTAGCTCTTTTACATTTAACAAATTAACTTCTTTAATCTTAGTATTTAATAATAAATAATCTCTTAATCGTCTTACAAAGCTATCTGTATTGCCACTTAAGCTAATGTAAATTAAATCTATTTTATCTTTCATTTTTTATTTTCCTTTGTTTTCTATTTATTTTTATTATTCCAAAAAGAAAGAAAACGAACTAAATAGCTCGTTTTATTCTTTTTTAAAAAAGAATTTGAATAGAGTTACTAATCCTAGAATAAAGATGAATAAGATTAACCAGATTAAAAATTTAAAGAATAGAACTGTAAAAGTTATTGCTAGTGGTAGGAATATGAATAATCCTAAAAAGATAGCCATAGCAAGGAACATTGAAAATACAATTAAATCTCTCATAACTTTACTCCTTTTTTATTTTCATATCAAAAAATGGTTGACAATATTTTATAGATGTTGTACAATATAACTATAAAGAAATAAAAGGGGTTATAACAATGAACAAACTTACAAAATCAATCTTAATTTTAGCAGGGGCAATTGCTTTAACAGGTTGCGGTCAAATTCACCCAACAGGTTATCAAAAATTACCACAAATTAAAAGTGAAGTTCAAAAACAAGGCGATAAGGTAGTTGAAAAAGGAAAAGAAGCTGTTGATAAATATGGCCCAACTGTAAAAGAAAAAGCTAAGGAATATTACCAAAAAGGAAAAGAAAAGCTTCAAGAAGCTCAAGATAAAAATAAAGAAACTTATGTAGAAAGTGATTATGATGAAGAAAAATTCCCTAATATGTATCAAGTATTAGGTGAAGCAGAAATTGATGAAAGCAAATTCTCTACTACTTATTCATATTCTTATGATGATTTAGACCGAACTACAACTGCATATGGGTTGATTAACTACAAAGCAGTAATGGATTCAAAAGGTTGGCGTGCAGAATTTGAACCAAATTCAGAGCCTAGCGGTTGGTGGAAATTAGATTCTAATGGGAAAATCGTTATGAAAGGGAAGAAAAGAGTAAGTAATAACGAAGAAGTAAAAGTCAAACTTCCTACTGGAAAGATTTATAGCGGTTATTTCTATAATCGCTCACACTTGATTGCTGATTCTCTTGGCGGTCGTTCTTATAAATATAATGTAGTTACGGGTACTCGTCAACAAAACGTTGGTAACAATGGTGACGGCGGTATGCAATACATTGAAAAGAAAGTTAAAGATTATGTAGAACAAACTAAAAACAATGTTTATTATGAAGTTACACCTGTATATAATGGGAATGAATTAGTTCCCCGCTATGTTATTGTTAATGCCAAATCAGAAGATGGCGTAATCAACGAAAAAGTAAAAGTATTCAACAATGCTTCAGGTTATGAAATCAATTATGCTGATGGAAGTTTTACAAAAAAATAAAAAGAGCAATTTAATATTGCTCTTTTTTAAAGTTCGTTATAATGAGTAATATAGAACTGAATTCCCTTTTTAATTCCATAAGCTTTGATTCTTCTTGCTCGAATCTCTTTCCAAGTTAAATTAGGATTAGCAAGTTTCGTTACAGAAATTCCACTTCGTAAAGCTTTTCTAATTTCTCTCATTTGTCTAAAATCAAAATCCAAGTTGTCAATGATTTTTGGGTCAAAACCGTCATTGATGAATTTATCTATCTGATGTAGCTCTATTAGTTTGAATCCACGTTTATAGAAATAAAGCAATTCTTGAGTATTCTTTGAATAGTAAAACAAGTCCATTACTCTAAAATTCATACTTGGGTCAGCCCAACTTTTCCATTCTTTGCCACGACAAATACAGTACAAAAGAACTTGAATTTGTGAGTCAAGGTATTCATCAAATGGAAAATCATCTAAATTATAGCCTTTAGATAGGAGTGTTATTAGATAACGAATAGTCCAACTAGAAAATTTAGGTCTAATATATTTTTCTATTGGCAATCCTTTATCAATAGCTCCTTGAATTAAATTTCTTTCATAGCTATCAAAACTGTCTAAATTCATTTTTATTACCTCAGTTTCTTTTAATAAATCTATTTTATCAAATTTTATTTAATTTATCAATCTTTTGGTTGACATCTTTACGTTTATATAATACAATAGGATTACCAAAATAAAGAAAGAAGAAATTTAACTATGGAAAAATGGAACGAATTTAAACTTACATATCCTAAAGGATTTTATATTAAAGAATATAAAGGTTACACATTTGTAGTATTTCAACACCCGAGAAGTGGTCACTTGAATGGTTATGTAGAACTTAAGCCTATTGATGAAGAACTCTTAGACCAAAATCAAATCAACAAATTAGATTGTCATGGTGGAATTACTTACCAAGGTAATTTGGATTGGATTTTCAAAACTCCAAAAGCAACATATATTGGATTTGATTGCGCTCATTTAGGAGATAAAACACCTTTTGTTGATGCTATGTTTCCAAATCTTGGTTTTGATAATTTGATTTACCCTAGTGAAGTTTGGCGTGATGAAACATATATTGAAGAAAATTGTAAATCTCTTATTGACCAACTTATTAAAATTCAGAAAGGATAATGAAAACTATGAATAAAACACCTGCTAAAATTATTTCATTAGCAATCTCCCTAATTGTCTTTGCTATTTATTGGTATATGGCATTACCCGCTTTCAATTTGACAGATTATTACTTCTTGGGCGGAGTAATTCTATTTGCACTTGTTTACTATATTACTCTCGTACTACTTACTGAAGATGCTGATGTAGTAAAAACTGTTCCCAATATTGTAGTTATTAGTGTTATTTCTATTTTTACAATTGGAGCTATTGTACTATCACTCTTTGCTACTCCATTATTTCAAGCTAAGAATTACTCTGATTTGATTCAAGTTGAAACTAAAGAATTTAATACTGATTTCCCAAATACAGATATAAATAAACTTGCTTTGCTTGATAAAGATTCTGCTAAAAAGATTGGTAATTCTTTGATGGGTACGATTGATAAAGAATCACAATTTGAGATTTCTGATGAATACCGACAAATTACTATCAAAGATGAACCTTATCGAGTTACACCTCTAGGATATGCAAGTTTTATTCGTTGGTTGAACAATCGTAAAGACGGTATTCAATATTATATTAAGATTAACCAAACTACAGGTAAAGGTGAACTTGTTAAGCTTGAAAAGGGAATGAAATATACTGCTTCATCTTACTTTGCTGATGATGTAAGCGTAAAACTCCGTACTTCTTACCCTACAACAATGTTTGGTGACCCATCTTTTGAAGTTGACGATGAAGGCAATCCATACTACGTAGCTACTACTTATGCTCGTAAATTTATCTTTGGGCCAAAAGAACCAAATGGAGCTATTCTTCTTAATGCTGTTACTGGAGAAACTAAAGAATATTCATTGAGTGATGTACCTGAATGGGTTGACCGTGTTTATTCTGCTACAAACGTTATTCAACGTGTAAATCAACATTACCTATATAAAAATGGTTTTTGGAACTCAATCTTTAGTAAAGAGGGCGTTCGTAAAACAACAGATGAATATAACTATATTACCATCGGTTCAGACATTTATCTCTATACTGGTTTGACTTCTGTTAATGCAGACAATTCTAACCTAGGATTTGTGCTTGTTAATATGCGTACTCGTGAAACAAACTTCTATCGTCTGCCATCTGTTACTGAAACTTCTGCTATGAAATCTGCTGAGGGTGCAGTACAAGAAAAAGGATACAACTCTACAGCTCCTATTCTTACAAAATTAAATGGTCAAGCATATTACTTAGTTTCGCTTAAAGATAAAGGAAGTCTTATCAAAGCTTATGCTCTTGTTAATGCTGAAGACTTCCAAAAAGTAACTGTTAATACCAACATTAACGAATTGATTAAGAGCATTACTGGAGAAGAAATCAATAATATTGATGAAGCTGTTACTGGTGAGAAAGTAAAACAAAAAGAAAAAGTTAGTGGAAAGATTACTTCTATTAAGACTCAAGTTGTTGATGGCACAACTATTTATTATCTAAAAATCAATGATAAGATTTACAAGATTGAAGCTAATAAAAACACGCTTGATAAGCTTCCATTCTTAGAAGTAGAACAAACTATCTCTGCTGAAACAGATGAAAACAACTTCTTGTCTAATATTACTTTTGAATAAGAACGATTAAGATTACTCAGAAATGAGTAATCTTTTATTAGCTGCAGTTTAAGCAATCTTACTAAAATCATGAATGATTTATCGACTTTACCTATAAAATCGAGCTATGGACGAGCTACAGTCTCTTAGCAATATTTAAGTCTTTCTTCCTATCTTTTATTTTTATATAACCATTGTAATTTACAAATTAAAAGAAAAGTTATATAATATAACTATAAATAAATGAAAAGAGGCAAGAGGAATGAAAGCTAAAATTATTGCAATTAAAAACATTACAACTAACACTCTTCTAGTTGGAACTCAATTAGAATGGAATATGTGGTTGCAAGTAAATTATATTTTAGAATCGCCTACAATGGTTATGCAAGCGCTTAGAAAACAATACCCTGAGTATGAATTTGAATTTTATGATGTGGCTGATGTTGTTTCTGTACGAGCACTATTTAATTCATTGATGTTTAAATAACTCTTCTAAAAGGATTACTTATATTAGTAATCCTTTTATCTTTATCTTAGTTTATAGTGGTGTTTATAGTGATTTATAGCAGTTTATAGTAAATAATATTTTAAGTCTTTGGTTATTCTGTAGCGATGCTAAATATTATTACTTGATGAGTAATAGCATTAAATTGGAATTATTAGGCTTTAAAATCATAAAATCAATTATATAGCTTGAAAGTGAAAATCTAGTCACTTAAGTTATAGTAATAGTATTAGTTTTTAATTAGAAATCGTTGAGTAGTTCTTAGTTCTAGCTATTCTTATAAAATAATATTTTGTACAGTTGGTTATTCTGTAGCGATAGCAATTACTACTATGTTAGGCTGTATTGTAATCATTTGAAACTCATTTAGAGTAACTTCTCTTAAAACTAACTAAAATTAGAGTGATTTTACTCTAATTCTTCCACTTCTTGCTAAAAAAGACACTACGAAAGTAACCTGACTTTTAATGTAAAAAGCAAGTTGTGCTATATTTAAAATAAGTCAAGCTGAGTTTAAGCTTATTTTATTATGCAGCTAATAGATTAGTAGTAGTTATTGAGAATTTATTAAGGTTCATCTCAATAATTCTATTTAGCTTTTCTGTAATGTTGTAACTATTTCTTGGTAGAGTAGTACTTAAATCAGAGTAATCCATTTCAAAAATAAGATTATCTGTAAGTTCATTTAATAAAGGGTTTAAAACACTTCTAATAAATGATTCTACTTCTACTGCTGAAGCAATAGTCTTTTTACCGTAAGTTTCATTTGTTAATTTTGCTGTTTCTTTATCTAGTTTATAAATAGTTGTATAATGACCATTTCTGCTATTAAATCTTAGGTCTTTAATGATAGAGCTCAATTCATATGCCAGATTAACTCTAGCAATAATTTGATTTTTTCCATTATCTTCTAAGTCATGTAAAAGAAGATAGGTTTGAACTACATCATTACTATTTATATAAACTGCTCTTTGATTTCTTTTAAATCTATGTAATAAAGTGTTAATTGAATAGTTATTGTATTTACTCTTTGTAAATACTTTGTTAGTAGCTAAGTTTGAAACTGTTTTAATAAATTGCTCTGTTCTTTTATCTTTTCTATACTTGTTGAAATTAGTTAAGATACTTTTTGCAAATTCATCAGAACCAGTATAGCTACCGTTTTTAACGAGTGCTTTTCTTTGGATTAAAACAACATTATATCTATCATATAGAGCGAATGCTCCTTGAATGATGGCTTCTAAAGATACTTCCAATTCATTAGCTAGGAAAGCAGTTTTAATTGAAGTGTTAATAGCTCTAAATCTTTGGAAGAATTTAGCTACTTTTTGGAGTTGTCTTTCTTTAGCAACAGTCCAATGATTAGTATTTTCTAAAGTAGCAATAATATTAGTTGCTTCTTCTAATCTTTGTGCTTGTTGGATAGCTCTTTCTGTATCAGTTAATTTTTTATATTCTTGTTTTTCTTCTTGTGGAGCAATGTCAGAGATAAATAGATTAACGAAGTTCAAATCTCTTTTCATTAAGTCATTACCACTTCTCAAGCGGTTAAAATTATACATATAGTTATTATGAGCTTGAGTAGAAAAGAACTTCTTTACTTTATTACGAGCTTCAGCATATTGTTTTTCTCCAACAATACCTCTCAAACGAAGCTCTTTTGCCAATTCTTCTTGATTAGCTAAGTAATAATCTTTATTTTCCGAGTAGACAGCTGCAACAGAATTAGTAGGATTTACATAAGTTCCGTAGCCATGACCATAATTCAATCCACATTCAACGTAATATGCTTCTTCAGCAGCTTTATGCAAGCTATTGATATATTTATTACGTTTAATATAATAGAATCCATGGTCTCTCTTAAATGTAAGATGGTTATATGCTACATTACCTTTTAATTTACGGATTTCGGAAATAATTTGTTTTACTTCCTTTTTATCCAACGGTTCATTTAATTGTCTATTAAATGTTTTAAGATTACTTGCAATATTACGAGTAAATCCTAAAATTGTAAGCATTTTCCCTCTACCTTTAAGAGCCTTGGCTCTATAACCTCTAACAATCTCATTTTTTCTTTCATCTTGTTGTTTTAATAATCTTCTAACTTCTGAAACATTTTTCAGAATAGATTCTTTACTGCATGATAAAAGTCTATGAGGGGTTAAAGATAAACGGCGCAACTTATCAAAATCTTCTAAAATTAAATCTGTGTGAGATAATTGATTTTGAGAAGCAATTAACTCATCGAAAACGGTTGGGTCTTCGATAAACAGTTTAATTTTATTGTACAATTCGTCTGGCAAATCGCCACGGAACAAATTGACAAAATTGCTAATTGAGATTAAAAAATCTTGATAAGTGATTTTGTCTTTTTTTGTTCTAAACGCTTGTACAACTGCTTGATTTCGAGTTGTATAGAATTTAGTTTTACAACCAGGCACACTCATTTTTTGCATAATGCTCTGTGTTGTATTAGCTATTCTTACATTTTTGTTTTTACCTTTTTTCTTTTTTTGACTTTGATACTCTTCATATTCTTCTAATGTATGAGTAGTTAATCCTAGCATATAAGAGAAAATAAAACTAATTACATTTTTAATACGCTTCAAATGCTCTTTAGTTAATTGTGTCAATTTAACAGGTTTATCAAAGTTAAAATAAACATGAAGTCCATTACCAGAATTTACAATCATATTAAAAGGTAAGATTTTATAGTAATGCTCCATATAGTACTCTAAATTTTGGATAGTTTCAAGATTAGTAGGGTCTACATCTAAAGCAATGCTATGTAGATAATCTAATTCTTTATTTTTAGCACTAGTACCTGGTGCAAAATAAACTCTTACGTTGTTAATATTAAGTCTAGTTAAATCTAATTCATCATCACCATTAAGGAAACGACCTGAAATTTTCCAAATGTCTTTATTTCTCAAATCTCTATCTGAAACATAGAATGGAACTGATTGAGTAGATTTAGCTTTAGCTTTTACCTCTGGAAATTTAGAAGAAATACAAGCAACATCATCTTGGTCTTGTATTTCATCTAAAATAAAAATTTGACGAGTGGCTTCTTCTTTGCTAATTGTTTCAAAGTAATTACTAAGGAACTCATTTTTCAAGTTGAACTCTTCAAATTTTGATAAGTTACTCATATTTCGGCTCTCCTTTTTTATTTTTTCTTTTTTATATCACTTAAGTTTTTAGAAAAAATTTTGATAATAATTTTTCCTTTTATTTATTGGTAATATTATATAGTTTGCTATTTTAAGACATAATTTTCAAATATTTCATAGCCAGAGCCATAAAATATTGTTTCTTTTTTATTATTCTTTTTAGATGTTAAGAAAAACAAGTAATAAAATATTACTTGTTTTTAGTTAGTATTTTTTGATTTTAGTTGAGATTTGAAACTGATTTTTGTGGTTGTTATATCGTCATGAGTTTAACGCTGGTGCTGTAAAAATGAAATTTCGATAAATGTATCGACTTTAGAGTAAAACAGCTTAGCGTTGCTTATTTTTGATTTGAGTAAAAACAAAAAAGAGAGCAGATTTTCTCTACTCTCTTTTTATAAAGTTGTTATAGTAATAGTAGTGCTATCTTTTAACTTAATCCATTCTTTTTTACTTCCTTGTTCAATTAAGGCCAAAAGATTTGAAATATAGCCTTTTTCTTTTGGAGCAACAAAAGAAGGTGGAATATAAGAAGTGATTTCACCTTTATAGATAATAACACCATTTAGCTTAACAATAATTTTCATGATTTTACCTTTCTTAGTGTAGCGGTAAAATTTTCACAAAAATCTAAATTTATTTAGGACGGTGCCGACCCGTCATTTAGGCAATTTTTTACTCTCAGTTCTTTCAAATTGTACAGTTTGAATGAATTTAATTTCAGCCACTGCCCGGTTCATGAGCTCTTTCCCGGGTGAGAACTCTAAACCTTCCTCTATCGGTATTAACCTACTAAATAAATGGGGTAAGGGGGATTTGAACCCTAAGTTTTTATCAAACCTTCTCCAAGTAACAAGTATATCCGGAATACTTAGTATTACAACTGTTTTACGCACAGTCGAGCCTCGCCTATAGCCCTTGTTACCCCGTATAAATCAATTGTAGTTATATTATAACAAGTTGATTATTAAAAGTCAAATATAATGATTAAATATATTGTAGTTCAGCCAAAGAAAGATTAGCCATTCTGTTAGCAAATTGTTGGACTGCATAAACAACTTCCATTTGAGATTGGTAATCTTTACCTTTTGAATAACGGAACTCATTTTCAATTGCTCTAGCATAGCTTTGCCCAAAATTTTCATAAAGTCCATTTTCTTTAGCTTCTTTAATTAAGTGTTTTTCTGCACGGAGAAGTGCTGTTTCCACATTTTTACAGTTGAGGATTTGAGGTTTAATTACTTCTTTCATTTTTTGATTTCCTCGTTTCATTTCTTTATAGTTATATTATACAACAAAGTGTTTCTCTTGTCAATAAAATATAAAAATAAAAAGCATGGATTTTACCCCATGCTTATTTAAACATTTTTTGTAGAAGAGTTTTCTTTGTTTCTTCTCGTTCTTGAAGTTCTTCTTTTAGTTTTTGATAAAATTCTTTTTGAGCTTTGTATAGTGGAGATTTAGCTTGAGTATCACCTTTTTCTTTTAGTTCTTCTTCATATCCCCACATATAGAAGTAATCTGCGTATTCAGCAAATGGAGTACGAGAGATATGATGAGCATATTTGAAATCGGAGAATAAGCTGTTTTTCAAGTATTTATGGCCAAGTCGCTCTGAAATCCATTCCATATACAAGTCATAGATTAGACCAACAATCAATTTTTCAGGCAAGGCAAGTTCTTGATAGCGTTTTTCTTTCATTTTGTAAGTCCTCTTTTTCTATGCTGTAATTTCTTCATAAGATACTTCTACTGGACGACCAAGTGCTTGTGCTAAAGCTTTTTTATAATTAGAAGCAAAACCTTTAATTGTCTTTGGATTAGAATTGATTGATTTATCCCATGTGCAACCAGTTATAAAAGCATGTTTTGTTGTTTCAAGTAATTCTTCTACTGTTCCTTTAAGTATGACAGTAGTAGTACGATTGTAAAGTCCATAAACAGTTCTTGTTACTTTATAAATTTTTTGTTTAGCCATTTTGCTATCCTCTTTTCATTTCTTTATAGTTATATTGTACAACAAAAAATCTATTTTGTCAACAGGAAAGAATAAAATTTTTTATAATTCTAAGTTGTGTAATTTGAGAGTTAAAAATTGCTATTTTACTCATATATAAGACTGATTTTTGGGGTTGTTATATCGAAATATAAGCAACTATAAAACTGAAAAATCGTAATTTCGATAAATGTATCGACATTGGAGTAAAACAGCTTAGAAGTGCTCATTTTAATTCAAAAAAAGAAAGAATAGAAAATAAATCTATGCTTTTTTTAATTTTAATAGTGGCTTATCACCAAAAATCGTTCTTTTGTTTTAATTTTCTACTAAATTTGAACAACACATTCAGCACAATTGTGTCCCAGCGGTCTAAATAACCAAACTTATGCAGGTATTTATATTTATCTTAAAAGTGATAGTAAATCCTATCCCAGTTTATATAGGTATAAAAAATGTCTTAAGTGTCACTTTTAATATTTAGGACGAGATGAATCTCGTCTCACGGTTGCCCTACAACAACCATTATTTGCTCACTTTATTTAAAATAAAGATTATTGCAAATTACTTTTATAATTTAATCAATATTGGGTTAAAATCTAATTGCTCACGATTTCCAATAATATAATTTGTATCTTCTTTAACCATAGTATTATAAGCACCATTTACATCCGCATTGATTATTCTTGTCTTGCTCTTATAAGCCCCTCTTTTAATTCTCTTGCCAGAGAATTTAGGAATTACTTCATCTTTATAATTAGGTATTTCATCATAGTCTAAAAATGAAGATTTAGAAGTATAACTTTCTTCTCTTACAATGACTGTTATTCCTAATAAGTTACATTTATAGGTTAATTGATTGATAAATTTTGTATAAGGAATATTTACAAAATTTTGGTTATTTCTTTTACCAATATTGATTCCATTCTTCCAACCACTGTTATTACCAATAATGACTTTACTCACATCTCTCTCGTCAAAATAATTTGCTAAAAACTTCGTAATTTTATGAATCTCATAAGAGATTTTGTTATTTCTTTTTAGCCAAAGACGGTGGAGAGCTTTCGAAGTAATGACATTATAAGGCAATAAAGCTTTCTTTTTGGAAGTTATTTTATTATAATATTGGTTGATAGATTTAATTTTTCTACCTGAAATTAGAATAGGATTGTCGCCATCATTTGTAACAACAGTCGCAAGATTGTTCACACCTAAATCAATAGCTGCTACTCTTTGATTTTGTTTTAATCTGTTTTCTTCTACTTCATAAACAACTTCTATCACATAGCAGCCTACCTTTGGAATGATTCTTACCTGTTGAGGCTTTTCCACTTTTGTTGGTATTCTTAAATCTAGACTTGATTTACAAATGATTAAATTATCATCTTCATCTCTTTTATTTGAAAAAGTTTGTTTATTAAATTCAACAATAAATCTACCATCTGTTTTATGTAAATATTTAGGTAATCTGACTTTTTTATTGTAATCAGACTTCTTAACTAAACTCCAAAAAGATGAAATATTGTTACCTAATTTCTTTAAAACAGTATTAGATACTTTAGATGGTAATTCTCTATAATCAAATTGATTGCTTTGATTAAAGATTCTATTTATGTTTTGCCATGTTAAAGTGTCTAAATCTTTATCAAAAAAAGATTGTCTAAATTCAAAAAGAGCTGCGTTATATAGGTTTTTGCTTTTAAAACAGAGTTCATCACAGACAGAATATAATTTATGATTAGGTCTAATCTGATGAGTTTCTATTAGATTCATTTTATATCTCCTTATATTATTTTTATATATATTATATCTAAAAATACATTATAAGTCAATAAATATTATACATTACTATAAAGCAACTGATAAAGTAACTTACAAAGATATAGAGGATTTTATCAATCTTATTAAATTGAATATAACTAATTTAGAAGTAATTCCAACTTAGAATTTTAATAGTACAGCTATTGATATAAAATATACCTTTATATTTATTTGGTAACCTTCAGAGATTATTAGATACAAAAAAGAGCTTATTTAATATAAGCTCTTTTTCTAGTTTGATATATAGCTTATGAAAACATTTATAAGTTGTTTTCAATAACTTTTAAATCAAAGGAATTTATATGAAATTAACATATTTTAATCAAAATATTAAGTTACTAGAATCTTTTAATCACCCAGATGTGATTGTAGAAGTTCCATTTGAGTTTGGCTATGTAAAATATTCCCCATATTACAACGAAGCTGAAGCTGTTGTAGATTTAGATAAACTTTCAAAATTTGAGAAAATACGAATTACAAATCCAGTCATTCCACACTCAGCTTGTGAAGCATTAAATCAATTAAACGAGAAAAATGTTTATAATTTTATTTTTGCAAATAAAGAAGCTTCTAATAGAGCTTTGAAATATGAATTTGAGGATTTATACTTTAAATTGATTTCATTAGCAAGAGAAAAAACTAAATTATTTGGTAAATTGCGAATTAACGATGGCTTTTATTGCGAAACCTCATTAAATGAATTATCAGTAAAATTTAAACATCCATACTTCTTTTTTGTGTTAAAACAAAATGAAAATGGAGAATTAGTAACATCATTTGCGAAAAAACTTACTACTGATTCTGTTTATCGCCTAGATATTCAAAATTTTAAGCAATTACTCAATGAAAACTTAGATAAATTTACAGTTATTTCTTAAAGTTAATAAAAAAAGCATAGATTTATTTTCTATGCTTTTTTTATTTTAATAGGGGCTTATCACCAAAAATCGTTCTTTTGTTTTAATTTCTTGCTAAATTGAAATAAAACGTTCAATACAATTCTTTCTAAACTATCTATATGACCATGTTTGTATTTGTATTTATAATCATCTTCAAAGTGATAATAAATCATATCCCAGTTTACATACGGGTTATCCAAATTTTCTTCCATAAGTTTAACAAGCTCTTCTTTAGTTACATTCTTATTATTATTGTATTTTTCATCATAATTTGCTAGATATTGAATCAAAATATATAAATCGCTGTAGTAAACATATAAGCGTTCCCAAGGTATATTTTTAGATTTTTTAAGGACATCTGATAGTTTTCTATAGCCATCGATTTCAAAAATATCCCATCTATCTCTAGCAACATGACCAAAATTAGATGCACTACCAACATTATCATAAGCTTTATCTACAAAATCTGGGTATGTTTTTCTCATTTGTTTTTCCTCTTATTTTTCTTTATATTTTAATTATATAATAATCTTCAATACTTATCAATAGAAAAATTAAAATGAGAATGACTAACTTAGAAGTAATTTAAAATAGAGCTTATTTAATATAAGCTCTTTTTTAGTTTAACAAATTGGTTTTCGAGAGTATTTAGTTAAATCCAAACTATAATGGTGGTCAGTGTTTTTATTATCCCAAACAGTAATAATTTCATTATTTATCAAAGAATAAACTAGAACCAAATCATATTCAGAATCATTTTTCATATTCTTTCTAAGAACTACTCTCTTATCAGTTAAAATATTATTTGTGTAAATTCGTTTAAACTCAATAAAATCCCCAGTTAACAAAGTATCAATCAAATCACCTTTATTTAGTTGTATAGGAAATTTTTGTTTAAACCTTTGTAGAGAATGATAACTTAATTTTGGTAAACTATCATCACAATCTTTCTTAATTATTGGACGAACTACGTTATCTAAATAAGCTCTTTCATTTTTATTCATTTGTTTAATATGCCTTTTTTCAGTTATAATATATTTTCTCATTCTTTAATACCTTTTATTTTTTGTTTTTCAATATAATTATATCTTATCTTTTTAGAATAGTCAAAATTTTTTATAAATTTCTGAAATTATTTTGTGTTGACAAATAGCAAAAAATATTTTACAATAGTATTAGAAAGTTGAGGTATTGAAAATGACTTATGTTAAAATTAACGGAGCCTGGTACAAGGAACTACAATTCAAAGATGAATATACAGACCAAGAAAAACTTTATCTTGAATATATTGAATTAGTTCATAAGAAAAACTTGATGATTCGTCTTGCTAACAATATTGATTTGTTAGAACGAATGCTCAGCAAATTACCAAAAATGGTAGATGAACTACGAACTCATAAAACTCTATACGTTAATAAAGTTGGTGGATTTTTCATTAAAGCTAATGATGATGAAATTGAAGATTATGATTATTCAGACACACGACCTTTTGTTGAAAATGAAGGTTTGTGTGGTTGGTTGAGTGAAGATAGTAAATTCTATGAGGCTGTTTATGGAGCTCATTCAGAAGTATTGAATCTTTACGGAGATAAGATTAAAAATGCTATTTACTTTAGTTATGGCAAAGATGTTTATAATGAGTTGTACGAAATGGTTATTAAAAATACAGATTCATTAAGTAAAGAACAAGAAGAATGGCTTAATGCTAATTATTTTGCTCTTTCAGAGAAGCAACAAGAAATTGTAAAAGGATTTTAAAGGGGAAAGGAAATGTTTAGTTTATCTGCTATTAAAAATCTATTTAAAGATGATAAATTGTTTGTTGATTTAACCACGAATGGAGTACTAAATCAACAACAATTAGATGTTATGGCTGAGTTATTAAAAAATAACCCAGAACAAATTAAATTATTTCAAAATATTTATGAAAAATACGAAAAGACTGATGAAAGTAAAAATCTTTTCCAACAAAATGCTGCAAAAACTATTGAAACTCAAGAAAAGTTCTTAGAAGTATCAAAAGAGCTTGATTCTATTATTGAAACCATTGTTGAGGAATTACTTTCTCAGTCTCAAGTTTGGGATTCTGAAAAAGAAACAATGCTACAGCTTCCCGCACCAGTTCAATACTATGACACTAACAATTCTAAAGATTTGTTGAAATTGGGAGAGTTCCAATTTACTGGCTATTTATATAAGGTGGATATTAAAGAGCCTTCAAGCAAAATTCTTTTAGACATTTATAAAGAATATTTAAAAACGGGAGATATGAGCTATTATCATAGATTCCGACAAGGATTAGACATTCTTGATTTAGACGAAATGACTTATGAATTGTTGAGCTATGACCCTAATGCGATGTCTAAATGGCTTCCACCAATTGCTGAGCAAGTAAAAGAATATAACTTCTTTAAGATTCCTAAAACGAAAATCTTAAAAGTGCCTATGACATTACTTCAAAGTACACGAACAGCAACATATAATGAATTATCACCTATTAGCATTGAAATTATAAACAGATATATTTATCGTGTTTTTGGCTTAGATGATAAAAAAGATTACTTTATTAAGACAGGTACGTTTTCATCTAAATTTGATTTCAGAAATGCTAAAGTAACTGCTGGACAAGAAGTTAAAGAATTAGGTTCATATCTTTGGTATATTCAACACCAAGCATCACAAATGGCTTCCATGTTAAATAATGTTTGTTTGTATGGAGTTTCAACTAACAATGAATGGATAGTACGTGAGTTTATTGATGATGTAGAAGATAACCCCACAATTTATAATGGTTTGCCACTACATACAGAATACCGTGTTTTCGTTGATTTTGATACTAAAGAAGTTATTGGAATTAACCCATATTGGGACCCTGAAGTTATGAAAAAGAATTTCCTAGAAGTTGGCTCTTCTGCTCAATCACAAAAACAGCATGATTATGTGATTTATTCTGCTCATGAAGCAACACTTATGAGTCGTTATAAACAAAACAAAGATAAAATTATAGATGAAGTTGGTAAATTGTTACCTAATTGCAAACTAAAAGGACAATGGTCTATTGACATTATGCAAAATGGTAATGATTTTTGGCTTATTGATATGGCTCGTGCTTCTGAATCTGCATTATCAGAATGTGTTCCAAAAGAGAAGTTAAGAACTGCATCCTTACCTTTCCTAGCACAATTAAAAGAACTTAAACAATAAAATTACTTGTAAAAAGATACTATTAAATAGTATCTTTTTATTGACAAAAATAAAACTTTATTATATAATGATTTAAGAAAGAATAAAAAGTGTGAAAGGAAGTTTAGTGAAAATGACTTATCCAAAAATGATTAACTGGAGTTATTACCAAGGCTCTTTACAAGATTATATTGAAATTACTTTTGTTGATGATAAAAAGACTGAAAATGCAATTAAAAAATTAGGTTTTATTCCTAAACTATTCTCTGGTTGTGTTCCCGGTATTCGTAAAGAACGAGTTAATGGTTATAGCCCTAGAGCAATGAGCTACGGAAAGATTAGAAGAAATTACCAAAAACAATACCCAGAATTAGAAGATAAATACAAAATAATCCCGCTTACAGATGGCACAGATTTTAATGGTTTTGTTTATACTGTTCTTCCTTATTTGGAAGATAATCAAGTAATTTCAGACAAAATGAAAGAAATTGATACTGTAAATAAATTTAAGTTTATTAAGAAAGAACTATTCTTTGATAAAGAATTTGTGACCGCATTTTTGAATTTTAAACCAGTTGATTGTTTTGGAAAAGAAATTAAAGTATGGCAAGATAAGCATTTTCCTAATTTCTTGAAAAATCTAAAACTTCGTAGCAAAGAAATCTATAAAGAATTATTGAACTATGATAAAGTGAAAGAACTTGATGGGTTTTTATCTAGTAAAAATGAAAAAGCAAAAGTAAAGACACTTAATAAAGGTTATGTTAAAATTGATGAAATTATGTTCAAAGAAGATGAATGTTCTGCTTATTGGAATGGCGAAGTAATTGAAGTTACTTTCAACAATAACAAATCTTATAATAAAATCACTATTGAACCTACTGACGAAATGTTAGTTATAATTATTGATGAAAATACTGTTAATGAAAACACTGTATTTTGGAATGGCTCTTGGACTTAAAATGAATTATGAAAGGAAGTTTAGTGAAAATGACTTATCCAAAAATTATCCATTGGAATTGTTTTGAAACATCAAAATGCCTAAATATTGTTTATGTAGAAGATGAAGCAACAGAAAAAGAAATTAAAAGACTAGGCTTTATCCCTTATATGTTCAAACAAGAAGTACCAGGCATTACTATTGAAGAAGTACAAATCAAGTCTGTTAAAGATTTGAAAAATACAGAAGTTAAAACCAGTAAACATTATCAAGAATTAGAAGATGAAGTAAAAGATAAATACAAATTCAACCCATTGGAAAATGGCTCTATCTTTAATGGTTTTATTTATGCTCCTTATCTACATATTGAAAGAAATAAAATCCTCAAAGAAAAGTTAAGTAAAATGAACATTACAAACAACTTTAATTTCATTAAAAAAGAATTGTTTTATGATGAAGAATTTGTAAGCGAATTATTGAAGTATCGTCCAATAGACCAATTTGGAATCGAAGATACTGATTGGCAAAATATTGTTTTACCAGCTTTCTTGGAAGATTTAAAGATTCGCAACAAAGAAATTTATAAGGAACTATTGAAATATGATAGAATCAAAGAACTTGATTTAACATTATCTTGTTTAGATAAGAGAATGAGAGTCAAAGACTTAAGCAAAGGCTTTGTAAAATTAAGTGAATACTTCGGTGGTAGAAAATATACTTCTTATTGGGATGGGGAATATATTAAAGTAGTATTTACAGATGATAAAAATTATGAATACTTACTTATTAAGCCAACTGATGAAACGCTCGTCACTGTTGTTGATGAAAATACTTTGAAATCAAATTAAGATAAAAATATAGAACAAAGAAAGACATTGTAAAATGACTCATGAAGAAAAACTAGAATTTTTAAACCGAAAATGGAAAGCTTCACTTTCTAATGAATATTGGAAAGAAGTAGAGCGATTAGCAAAGGCAAAGGGAATTACTTATAATAATCAAGCACACTCACTCTTTAATGATAATATTAAAATTTCACTTGGTACAGAAGCAGGTTATACTTTTTTGGTATATACAGAGGGAAGTGAATTTCCATTCTTAGACAGATACGGCATTCATAAATATATGAAACCAAAAGAATTGATTAAATTATTTCTCAAATTTGAGCAAAATTACAATCAGAGAAAAGCACTTGAACTTGAATTTGAAGAATTGCTAAAATAAAAAGAGGCTATATTAAATAGCCTCTTTATTTTTCCTTATCAACATCAACAGCTCTAAACATTTGATTATATCTTTCTTCATCTTCCTGATTATCTCTTACTACTTTAGCTAATGTAAATGAACTTGAAATCAATCCAACAGAACCCATCAAGTAATAACCTTTTACCATTAATGGCTCTTTAAGTGTGTATAGTCCAATTGCCATTAAGATAACGAAGAAAGCAAAAGAGCCCCATGCCATAAAAATGAATGACGAAGTATTTCTATATGTTTTCTTTTTTAGATTATTCATAAATAAATTTTCCTTTTTTATTTTTTCATATCAGTACTTGCCTTATTTTTTATAAAATTGTTGACAATGTGAAATTTTTATTGTATAATGAATATAGAAAATAAGAAATTAAGAGGATATAACTCATGGTAAATATGATTGATTTAGCAATGAAAACGTTGAATAAGGATTCTGAAAAGAGAAACGTAGCAATTAAGAATTTCTTAGATACAGTGCTTGATTACTATGAAAATGGAACTGAAGATGAAATTGGATTGGTTTATTGGCGTCTAGCTACTGACGAAGATAACACTAATCGCTTAATTTTCCGTGATTTTATCATTGCATTTTCAAATGATTTCAATATAAATAAAGAAGTAGTGAAATTAGAAATTTTTGGGAAAGATACTTATATTATTAACGAGGGCTAATAAAATGAAATTAAATGAAATGAAACTTGATGATTTACTTTATATGAATTTACATATGCTATCAAAGAAGCTTTTTAATTCTATTGATTACAAAGAAGTTAAGAAAGAACATTTTACTTTAACAGAAAAAGTTAAAATTGGTTCTGAATGGGGCTGGGGTGACAATGGTAAATACGACAGACTTCCTATGTATAAATTTGAGACTACACCAATTTCTAAAAATAAATATTACAAATTGAAAAAAGCTGGAAAGATTGTACAAAGAACAGTTACAACAGTTTCTATAACATATAAAGATAAATATGAAAAAATTCTATCATCAAAAACAAATAACAAAGAAGAAGCATTAAATAAGCTCTATAATGATTTCTATGACCTTGCTGATGAATATATTAAAGAATTAGACCAATATAAATGTTTCTTGAGTGAAGATTACCTAAACAGAGTGGAAATCAATCTAAAACTAACTATGGAACACTACATTACTAAAATTTTGAGTAAGGAAATTGCATAAACTAAAACAAGAGCTATATGCTCTTTTTTATTTTATAAAATTGTTGACGGGTTATAAAATATATTGTATAATATAACTACAAACAATATTAAGTAATTTATTAACAATACTCGATAACGAAAGATAAAAGGATAATTACTATGGATATTACAACATTTGAATATTTACTAAGTTTGCCATTAAAAATCAAAAAAGCTTCTGGTTATGGTTCTTGGCGTGGAATTTATGCTAAACCTTCTATTTTCTTTGAAAGTGCTGATGAATATATTCCAATTTCTGAACTTAAAGAAATTCGTGATGAGTTAACATCTGGTGAAGTGTTTGAGGGATATAAAGGTGGAAAATTCAGTTATGATTGTGCTGATGAAATTCACTTTGAATATGGTTATAGCAATTGTGAGGATTTATCAATTTTAGAACTGCTTTCATTAGATTCTATTGAATATTTGAGGGAAAACAAGATTGATATTGGATAAAAATTTCAAAAAGAAAGGTGAAAAAATGAAAAAATTATTTGGAGCTCTAGTCGTATTACTCTTATTTTTAACACCAAGCACTGCTCTTGCACGTGGTGGGGGGCATGGAGGTGGACATGGTGGACATGCTTCACATGGAAGTCGTAGTTCTGCTCACAATTCTGGTAAAAGCTCCTCACATAACTCAAGTAAGAGTTCTTCTAATAATTCAAATAAGAGCTCAAGCAAAAGTTCAAACAGTAATTCTAATAAGAACTCTAACAAATCAAGCAATACTCCAAAATCAAGTACTAAGCCAAAACAGCCTAATGCAATCTATGACCCAGATGTAAATTCTCGTCCTGCTCAATCACAACCAAAGTCAAATGATTCGCAATCAAATTCAAATACTCCTAAAACTAAACAACCAAATGCTATTTATGACCCAAGCAAGAATGCTAGACAATCAAGCTCTTCTCAAAACAATTCCTATGTACAGAAACCAAGCTTGGCTCCACCAACACTTCCTATTGAATCATGGAACTCTTACTCAAATAGGAGTTATTACCAACCTATTGAGAATAACTTCGCTTATCCAACATTGACTCAGCAACTATTGTTTATGAACTTGTTGAATAATCGTAGCCATAACAATTATTATTATAATGATTACTATTATGCTGATGATTATACAACTTCAGAAAGTAAAGAAGAAGAAAGTGGCGATGCTGAAAAACAGAAACCTTATATGATTTTTGTATTTGTTTTACTCTTAGTTCTAGGTGTTGGCTTCTTTGCTATATTATTAAGCTAGAAAACTGATTGAAAGGAGATTAACTATGAATAAACCTAAATTAGTAAATTCTCAAACAGTAACTATTTATAGGTATGGAGCCATATATGAGGAAAACCATTTTATTTTAATGAATCCAACAAGCAATTTTAAAATTGTTTCAATCAAGAAAGATAGATATTGTGAAGAATGCTCTAAACTGATTAAAGCTAAATCAAGATGCTACACAATCAATCCTAAAGACAAGGGTCGCTGTTGGGTTTGTTTTGACTGCATGCCAGAGCATGGAACAAAAGAAGAATATAAAATTGGCGAGCGAGTTGGTGATGAAAACATTTTATATTCTGATGAAAAAGACGCTTGGGGGCGTCATAAATCTTATAGCAAATGTACTGAAGATGAAAAAGAATTTTATGCAGATGAACTAGATGAAGCAATTCATTGGAATGCTTTAGCAGCTGCATATGATGATTTTTAAAAAAGAGCTTATATAGCTCTTTTTATTTTTTGTAAAAAAGTGTTGACAAAAGATATTTTATATTGTATAATGAATATAGAAATAAGGAACAAGGTGAAAACAATGACTATTATTAAAAACTTACTATTGATGATTTTGATAACTTTTGGGTGGGTAATCTTTCCATTCTTAACACATTTTATTGTTGAAGATTGGTTAATCGCAATCTTTTGGGGAGAACTTGCTTATCTTGTTTTCTTCCTAGTACAAACAGCACTTGTTGGAAATCAAGAATATAGAATTTATAAATAAAAGGAGAATTGAAATGAAATATATTGTAGCAATCAATAATGAAATTACGGGCACTGAAATCATCTTTTTGGAAAATGAAAAATATTTGAAACAGTTTCTAAACGACTGGGAACTTATTCAAACTGTTGATTGGAATAACTTAGAAAAATATGACAGTACATTGGCAGAATACATTGCCTATAAAGAAGATAAACTAGGACGAAGAACAGAAGCTTATTTACGAGTAGTGAAAGGATAACAAAAATGAAAAGTATCGCAAAGATAATTGAAACTTATAACGATGGTAACTATGTTACAATTTTGCTTTTTAATGAAACAACTAAAAATGGATTCTATTATGAATTTGAAACTTCAAATCTAGTAACAAAATGGAATGAAATTTTAAAAGATTTGAATGAGTTGGATAATTCTAGCTACCCTAAATCTGCTACTGCAATTAGTAGAGCTTTCAATAATGAAGATGAACTAATTAGTTATTTTGAAGATAATATTTTGTAAGGGAGTTAATAACAATGAAATTTATTTTAGCTACGTTTGATAATCAAAGAAATTTCCATTTAGATTTGTTCGATTCCAAAAAAGAAGTTTTATCAGTTCTTAAAAAAGAAAAATGGGAGCTCTACAAATCTCCAAAGATTGAAGAATGGGAAAGTTGTACTGAAGTTACTCTCATTGGGTATAAAGGAATTTTATGTGAGGCATATTTAAGAGTCGTAAAAGGATAAAAATATTTTTATCCTTAATGAATATAGAAATGATAAATTACAAAAAAGAGCTATGAAATATAGCTCTTTTTCTTTTTGTTTTAAACTGCAAAATAAGCGACTCTAAGCTGTTTTACTGTAAGGTCGATACATTTATCGAAATTACATTTTTACTGTTTTAGCATTAACTATATGACGATATAACAACCCTTATATTTAATTAGAGCATTTACTAAAAATAAAAAATACTCCTTAAAGCATTTTACTTACTTAATTCAGCAAGTGAAGCTCGTAAGAGCTCACGAAGCTGGTTATTTATTAAGTTATTTATTTTGTTTTTTATTAGTTGTTTATAGTTATTAGCTGAAAAAGCGCTGTTTCAGTAACTGCTCTAACTGTTGTTGCTCAACGGCTTACAGCAACTGCAAAACAGCGCAATGTCAAAAAACAGTATTTTACCCCTTTTTATCAGTATTTTATGGCTCTTTTTGAGTATTTTTAGGCTCTTTTTGAGTATTTTTAGGCTTTTTTTGAGTATTTTTGGGCCGATTTTGAGTATTTTACCCCCGATTTCAAATTTAATTATTAAGTATTTTGCCCTATTTTTCATCAGTATTTTTGGTTGTTTTTTATTTTGAAGTACTGAGTATTTTTGGGCCGATTTATAAAACATAGATGAGTATTTTATCTATTTTTTGAAATTACTCTTTGAGTATTTTTAGGCTTTTTTGAATTGCTTAATGAGTATTTCTATCAGTATTTTTGGGCCGATTTTGGATTTTTATAGATGAATATTTTACCGGTGATTTTGAGGGTTTTTAGGCTTTTTTACTCAAAAAATAAAAGAAATAAAAATCCTTTTCTTTTATAAGGCTTCTTTTTATTTGACTATAATATAGAATTTTGATAAAATTAAAAATAAAAAGGAGCTCATTAAATGAATCCAAGCTTTTATACAACCATAGAAGATTTGATGAATGAAATAAACCAAATAAATAGGGAGATTTATCCAACAAATCTACATATTACCGAATTTTATAAAATTAAAAATGGTTTTAACTATAAATGCGGTACGATTTATTTTGAAGTAATTTATTCATACAAAGCTAATCAATTTAGATTAAACAAACGAAATCCATTCAAAGAAAAAGAATATTATATTACTCTTAATGAAGCAAAAGATTTAAAAGAATCATTACTTGCTATTGTCCTTAACTTAATTGAACAAAGTACTACAAAAGAAGCTAAAAGGAATCTAATTTATTCAAGAGCTACTGAATATGAGGAAGTTTTAACTATTCTTGATAAATTAACTGAAGATAGTGCAATTCAAGAATATTGGGATTTGCTTATTACTCCGTGGATAATGAATAGGGATAAATCTATTCAAGAAAGAGTTAATATTGAAGTTGCAAAATTTGAGATTTTTGTTGGTGCTAGTGAATTTCTTAAAAAGAAACTTATTCAAAAAGAATTGCTACCAAGTTGTGGCAAAATTAAAAAAGAAATAGAAGCTAAACTTAACATTCATGAGATTTTAGAAAATGCTTCAAGAGATATTCGCCCATTCTTAAAAGTGGGACTAAATACTACTCTTTATTTTGAAACTAAGAAAGATTCGCTTGAGCCAGAATTTACTAATTTCTTTTACGAAATGCTTCTTAATAACAAAGTAAGTTCTATTCAAGAATTTATTAAATATATTGAAGCCAATCTTGAAAGATTATATATTTCTGCTGTAAAAGAATATTTCTACCAATTGTTAATTCAAAATTATACTTTTACAACAAGTTGGCATTTTGACAGAACTGTTGAAAGAGCAAAAGAAGAATTTAAGTTTAGTATTTCTGTTCTGAATAATGGTGAAACTTTCAATCTAGGATTTTCAGATAAATTTGACAGTTTCCTTGTTTCAGAAGAGTTGAATTATGATGTTATGCTAGAAGGCCGTTATGAAAATAAAGTTTATTACAGTCAAGGTTTAATTAAACCTACATTCAGTCATAAAATCATGAATAGCTATTTTGGATTGGAAGATATAAACGAAATCAAAGCTGCTTATATTTATTTAGATGAAACACTTTCTAAATTGAAAAATGCTTTATAAGTTGAAAATGAAGATAGTAAATATATATATTTACTATCTTTTTTATTTTATCGTTGACAAGTTAAATCTTTTATTGTATAATATAACTATAAAATAACTTATGAAAAGGAAGAAAGCTATCATGGAAAACGAAGTTCAAAAAAATCTAAATGAAAATATTACACCATTTTGGGAATATTACATGCCTCATGCAAGAGAAGTAAGCGAACTAAGAAATGTAGAAAAAGAACTTATCATTAAATTCGTTGACCGTTATAATAAGCAATTCATTCCTATCAAGTTCCAATTCAAAGAAATTGAAAATTGTTATATGTGGACTTATGAAAAAGACTCAATTGATTTAAAAGTAACAATTCTAAACGTTACTGAACTTGCTGTCACTTTAAAATGCGAACATAATGGAAAGAGTAAAGAACTTGAAATTATAGAGCCACCATACATGGATATTTATAATACTGTTTATCACTTCCTTGCTGAAGCAGTAGGAAATGCTGAAGAAGAATAAGCTAACATAAAAATTTAAAAAGGAATTAAAAACAATGAAGAAGAAACAACCTAATTTGAATTTGCGAAAAGAATTACTAAAGTCATACATTCTTAAATTAACTAATAATAGAGTAGTACTAATTGACGGTGAAGTTATTCAAGCAGAGAATCTTACTTATTCTATTTGCCAAAATAGAACAGAAGTAGATTTAGGAGAAATTAAATTAACAGTTAGTCCTTATAGTTATAACAAGAAAAAAGTTTACTCTTCAGTATTCTTGCAATTATTCAAAAAGGAAGAAGAAGTTTGGAGTCATAGAACTCAATTATATGCTAATGAATATTATTTGAATTTCATTTCTGAACTTAATCGAGTACAAATTGAAAAACTTATTACAGCACTTACTCCAATCATTGTTAGGATTGATGAAGAAGTTGCTAAGATTGAAATGGAAGAAAATCAAGCAGAATTGAGTGAGCGAAATGAAATCACTCGAAGATTAAAACGAAACATTACTACTAAGGTTGATTTTGAAAAATTGAATCTTCGGGAATTAAAACAATTAGATAGTTTGATTAAAAAGATGAAAAAATAGCTAATATTTATTAGCTATTTTTATTTTTCTATTGACAAATTCATAAAAAGGTTATATAATAGTTTTATTATATGAAAAGAGGATTTGAAGATGAACAAAGAAATTGATAACTTTGTTGATGAATTTATTACTGAATTAGAAAATAGCAGAATTGAACGAGAAGAAAACATTAAAAATTTTATTGATGTTTTTAATCAAAAAGTTCCAACTGATTATAAATTTGAATTAGAAAGTTTTGATAATTATATTTGGAAATCTAAGATGTCAAACAAAACTTTAGAAGTGGGTATTTCAGATGCTGGAGATGGTCATGTGGAGCTATTTATTTCCTACAATCCTACTGATTTTACTCATTTTAAGCTTGAAAAATTCACTAATAAAGATATGTTTCAAACTCTTCTCAAGGTATTGTTTGATTTAGAAGATAAGGACTTAAAAGAATTAGATTATTTAATTGAAGTAAATTTAGAAGAGCTTGATGCAGAACTTGATGAAATGTTTGCTAATCTTAAATAAGGTTAAAAGAAAGGTTTAAAAATGAATAAAGAAATCCAAAACTTCGTAGAAAAATATAACAACAAACTTATTCTAGCAAAATACAAATTTGAATTAGTTGAAGGCTTGTACTATGCTTGGAATTGTGAAGTCTCACATATTAAATTGTTTGTTATGATTAAGTCAGTTTCTGAAACAAAGATTGTTTTGCATTGTAAACGCTCTAATAAAGTTGGAAATAAATTTACTACTGTAGAAATTACAGAACCACCATATGCAGATGTTTACAATACAGTTTATCAATTCCTAGTTGAAGCTTTTAAAAATTCTATTGAACTTGTAGAATTAGAATCTAAGATGAAATTTTAAAATAAAAGGAGCAATTAAAAATGAAATATATTCAACTCGTCCTAGCACTTGTAGGAACACTATTTCTCATTGGTTTGCCATATATGTTGGCATTTTGGGGTTACAATTTCCTAGCTGGAATCTTTACCGTTCTTCCAAAAGTAACTTTTTGGCAATTCTTTTTGGGTGTGATGGCTATTTATTTTATACGAAATCTATTTAAACGCTCAAAAAGTGAAAAATAGATTTTTATACTAATCTGAAACTGATTTTAATGGTTGTTATATCGAAATATAAGCAACGCTAAGACAGTTAAAACTGTTTTTCGACAAAACCATCAAAGATTAAGAAAAACAGCTCAGAAACGCTTAAACTTAGATAAGGAAGATAAATGAATAGTAAAGAACTTAAAAAATTTTTAGAAGCTCAAAAGCTTCAAACTTATTACTTGCTAAATAAAAATCAATCTTTTGTATTTTTTAATGGAATTGTTAAGTTTAAAATGAAATATAACGAGGATAATATTCTTTTAGCTAAAAATTTAAATTATCCTAATTCTGCTTTTGCACAATATGATGAAACTCCTAATTTTTGGTTGTCATTAGCAGAACAGATGAAACTACAATACCTAGAAGAATATAAAACTAATAAATTAAATATGATTTTATTTCTCGTAAACTCTAATTTGGTTCTGTTAAGAACTGAAACAAAAGAACGACTAATCAAAGCTGACGCTAATTTACAACTAGAAGATGAACAAATTTATAAAATTGATAAAAAATTCATTTCATTCTTTGCTGAAGATTTAGTATTGTGGACTTCCTCAGAAGTCAGTTCAAATAAAATAGAGCATGAGTTATATGATAAATTAAAAGATAATTTTGTTTATGTGAGAGTGACTCAAATTTATCACAATACTTTTGAATATGAAGTCCTTGATAAAGTTGAAATATATAATGAAAATGTTTTTATTACATATACTCCAGCTTTTACTTGGAATAACAATTCTATTTATTTAGAAAAGTCAGAATTAAGTAACTAGAAAGAACAAGAAATTCTTTAAATTATATAGTAAAAATTGCTATATTGTAATAGTTGCCCCAATTAAGAAAGGTAAATAAATGCTTAAAATTTATTCAGGTTATCATTTAACAGATAAAACAGAAAACATTACATTTAATATTCATGAATTACAGCCCCAGCAAGAAGTTATTGAAATAGTAACTAATTTTGTACAGACATCAAGAGGGTTAGAAGATGAAACTCTTGACGTTGGAATTAGCACAAACAATCCACTTGTTATAGCAACGATTGAAGCTATTGCAATGGAAACTAATCACATCAGCAATCTGAAATATGTATATGTTACCAAAGAGGGTACCGAGCATATTAGTCATTATATTGATGACCGTTGTGAAGGTGAACATTATCCAAATTCGGAATATATGGACTTGAAAACACGTTATTATCATGCGTTTTATAAACGCTTGCGTAAAGAATGATAACTACAGTGAACTTATATATATTTGTTAAAAAAATAAGAGCAAATTTTTGCTCTTTTTCTTTTTGTTTTATTGTTGACAAATCAAAAAATATATTGTACTATATAAATATAGAAAAAGAAAGAAGGTTAAAACAATGGAATACCCAAAACTAATTTCATGGAGCTATAGAACTGGAAGAACTATTCTCACATCGAGAAATAATAAAGATTTTATACTCCTTTATTATGTTCAAAATGCAGAAACAGAAGCAAAGATTAAGCAATTGGGCTACATTCCAAGCACTCCATTAGGGCCCGAATTTCCTTTTGTGAAAGTAGATAAAGAAATGGGCCATACTATGAGAGCTCGCTCTTATGGAAAGATTGAAAAACAATACCAAAAACAATATCCCGACTTACAAGATAAATTTTTGTGCAAAGTGCCAAGTGAAGGTGAAGATTTAATTGATTTTATCTATACTGAACTATCTGATTATGCACCATCTTTACTTCGTGATTATCAAAAATATTTTTGGTCTAGACACTATATTAGAAAAGAAGCTTTTGATGATAAGGAATTTATTTCAAAATTATTGACTTGCACACAAAAGACTTTTAATGATTTTGATAAATACCAAGAACGAGCATTACCTGAATTTTTAAATGCTTTAAAACACTATAATAAAAAATTGTTTTATAAATTATCTAAATTTAATGAAGTACAAGTTTTAGATGAAAAACTTTCTCATGTAGGTCACACAGTAAAAGTTCATACTTTGAAACCATCTAAAGTTTCTTTGCTTAAAAATCTTATGCCATTTAGCATGAACGAATCTTATTTTTGGGATGGCGAAAAGATTGTTATTACTTTAGGTGATAAAAGCTCAAAGGAATACAATTTAAATACTTTGTACTTTACTCCTAATGATGATTATATTGTAAAAGTTGTTGAAGAAGATTCAGTAACACCCATGACTGAATTTGTTAGTACCAAATAATAAAAAGAGCAAGAAATTGCTCTTTTTATTTAAATATTTTCTAATAAAATCCTATATTTTTTATTGATACTTCAACGTTTTTGTTGTATAATATAACTATAAAATAAGAAAAGGAAACAACAAAAAATGAAAGAAGCCACTCTTAAAAAATACAACAAAACCCAACTAGAAACTTATGCTAAAAAAGCAAAAGACCAAATTAAATTTTGGGAAGAACAATTGGAATTGGCAAATAAAGTCTTATTGACTAAAACAAAAGATTTTGAAGATGGCTTATATATTGCAGATGCCGAAAAACCTTCTTGGTTCCTCGTAGTAGTAAAGGATGGCGAAGTAAGAGAAGTTAATAACTGCAATCCATTACTTAATCTTTATAAAATTGACCCTTATCGTCCATTGAAAATTAAACTTGTTAAGGACCAATATAAATTCCAATTCCAAAATGAATTGCATACTTTAACCCCATTATTTGAAACTGATAATTTTGAAATGGATTTTATTACTAACTACTTATTACTTAATGACGATTGTGCTAATGAAGTTATTTGCAATATTAAGAACTATTTGTTAGATAAAGATAGTACTCAAGTGAAATTTATTGATGAACTTACAAATTGCCTAAATGAATTTTATGGCTTCAATTTACATGGTGATTATTATACTACAGGTGTTTTCCAATTTGTAAATCTTGAACAATTAAAAGAATTTATTAAGGAAAATAAAAAGAATAAAAAATTAGTAAGCTTTTTACATGAAATTTCTTATTTCTACACTTATTGGTATCGAGTTGTAAATCCTCAAAGTTATGTTTATCGCTTAGAGTTAAAAGACTTGAATTTCATTATTGAGTCGCTTAAAAGAAAAATTAAATCTTAATAAAATAAAAGGAAAAATATAAAATATGAGTTTTAAAGAAGAAGTTAATCGAACAAAACAATTTGCTGAAAAGAATGGAACTTTAATCAATCAGGTTAAATATGAAATCTTAAAAGGTGCTGCACGTGGCTTGTCAAGCATTTTCATTCCATTACAAAATAAAAACGGGGAAGATACTCAAAAGATTATTCAATTCTTAAAAGAAGAAGGCTTTAAATACTATTTGAAATATGATGAGCATCAAGAAACCCGAGAGAATTATCTTGACCCTCATATGGGCTATTATCATGAGGCAGTTGCTAGAAATGGTGGAAGTAGTATTGTTAAAAGTGTAGTAACAGTATCTGAATTTAAAGGTATTATCATTTACATTTAATCACAAAAATTAGAGTAAGAAACAATTCTTGCTCTTTTTATTTTGAGTATTGTCTTTATATTCATCTTAGTAACTGTAGCTCAAATGCTAATACAGTTTAGATTGATTTTTGAATAAATCCTTAATGAATTAGAAAAACAGCTCAGAACTGCTTAAACTGACAATTGTATTAGAATTATTCCAGTTGACAACTACACCTTTTTGGTGTACAATATTACTATAATATAAAAAAGTGCGACTAAATCACTCATAAGAATTAAGAAAGGATTGTACTATGATTTGTGACTATTGTAGTAAGTTTAACGAAAAGACTGAAAAGGTTTGGGTTGAACAACTTGAAGATTGGTTTGATTTGTGCCCAGATTGTCAAGATGAAGAACTAGAAACTTGTGATTGTGGTAGATTGGCTACTCACGATTCTCACACTTACTGTGATGATTGTTACTAATAAAATTTTATAAAAAGAAAAGGACTAAACATGATGAATAACAACGGAAAAACAATTGGATATATTGTACTAATAATTTTAGATGTATTGCTTGTATTTTGTTATAGCTTGGCTGTTCAATTTGGCTGGAATCAAATTTTAACTACAATCGTTTCAGTTAATACTATCTCTTTTGCTCAATCATTTGGCTTAATTCTAGTTTCAGACTTGCTATTTAAAGGTCTTGCTAGGACAAATACAAATACAAATAAAGACAAAAAAGAAGATTATTTAGAACAGCAATTTGAATACACAATTACTCAATATTTGAACTTAGGATTTGTTTATGGACTGATGTGGATTGTAACTCTATTTATTTAATTAACTGAAAGGAATTGAAAGAAATCAATGAAAGTAAAAGAACTTAAAGAGCAGTTTGTTGGCAAATACAATACTATTGAAGTTTATACTCCAACAGATAAAATCAATTGTACCGCTATCAAAGAGAATCATAGGTATTATAAATATTCTACTAACGCAGATGATAAAGAATTAGATTTTTATACCATTGAAGAGCGAACAAATACTTTAATGATTTTTACTCAATAAACATTGCTCATACTGATTTTGAATGTCGTTATATCGTCACTAGTTAATTGCTAATACTGTAAAAATTGTTTTTCGATAAATGTTACAGCAAAACAGCTTAGAACAGCTGAGAGTTATTTTAGAAGAAACAGAAAATAGGAATTAAAATGGCTAAAAAATATAAATATAGCTACTACGTTTTTGACATCAAGGAAGATTATGATTTATTTTTGGACCTAATTAAATTTCATGATTGTACTGGAAAATATAGTGGCTATGATAGGAATGAAATATACTATTTCGTCTGTGCTAAATTGGACCCCAATGAAATCAATAAAAGAAAATTATTGGGAACCGAAATTAAATATATTCGATTAGGACTTGAAAAAGGCTTTGATGTTTCCATTTATAACAAGCCTGAATATGATTATGCTCAAATGGAAGCAATCTATGAGGGTATGGAACAAGGACTAGATATATCTTGGTATGCAAACCCCGAGTTCGATTCTTTCAAAATGAGAATCCTTAAATTAGGATTGGAAAAAGGAGTAGATGTAAGCGCTGTTGCAAAGCCCGAGCTAGATGAGTATGACATATTTGCTGAAATTTTGAAACTGATACATAAAAAGGAAAAAGAAGAATGAACAATAAAGAATATAAAGCTATTGTAAAGAAAGCTGCTAAACGCTTCGAACGATTGCAAGAATTAGAGCTCAAAGATAGTAATAGAATTAAGAATAGAGTTAATTGGTTTATTGCTGAATATATTAGAAAGAATCAATTAAAAGAATTTTTCCAAGAAGAATTGCTAAACAACTCTGAAACTCAAATTTATTTACTCAGACACAATAAGAAAATTCCAATTATGAGAGTTGGAAATAAAGTTATTAAAACTAACTTGATTAAACGATTAGATAATTTGATTAACTTTCTTAATGAAAAAGAATTAGAAAAATATAATTTTATTAAGAAACTTGAGGAACTAAATTTAAATTGGAAGTACAAATTTGTTCGTGATGAAGAAACTGGAATCAATAAATTGTTTTTTGAAAATCGCTACAAAGAATATTTAGCTATATTCAACCCAACTTTTTATTGTGGAATGATTAACTTTGAAACTTGTGAAATCAAAACAGTACATGATGATACAGAAGATGAAAACAATCTTGGTAAATGGAAAACAAAGGGTTATACTATCGAAGAAAGAAGATTTAACAAAAGAACTTATTTAACTATTGAAGAATTAAGAGCTATGCTTAATCAAATTAGAAAGGTCGAAGATGAAATTTACCTTATTATCAAATGATAAAGTAAAATTCAAAATAAAACAGAGATGGGATTTTACTCTACCAGAAACAATAGTTGATAATTCTTATTGCTATGATTATATTAAATATTTTGCAAGCAGTATTAAAAACTACAATCCAACACGCTCTGTTACTTGTAACAACATTTTAAATTTGGAGATTTACAAAAATAAAGAAACAATCAATTATGACATTTCAGATTTTGAGCTATACTTTAACGGTAAAGGAAATTATATTAAAGTTAATAGTATTGAAGTAGAAGTTGATGACCTTACAAATAAAGCAAAAATCCAAATAAATATAGAAAGAGTTTCTTCAGCAAAGAAAGCTTTATTATTCCTTGCTCATAAGATTAGTTTTCCAAAACGAAGAATAAAAAACGATTAGAAAGAATTAACTAGAATGAAGAAATTTACCTTATTGCCAAATGATGAAATAAAATTTAAAATTAAAAAGGGCTGGACTTTTTCAGCACCTGAAATTATAGCTGATGGAACTTATTATTACGAATCGCTCAAGAAACTTATAGATGAAACAAAGGATAATGCTCTTTCAAATAATAATTGGGCTAATGCTTTTACGTTAGAGTTAAGTAAAGATAAAGGACTGATAAGTTATGAGATTGAAGATTTTCAATTAAATTCTCAAGGTACTGGAAATTTAGCAAAAGTTATTAGTGTTGATGTGATTTTAAGCGACAAAGCAAATAAGACAAAAGTAACACTTAATGTGGAAAGACACCCGTCTTTAAAAGAAAAAATTACTTCTTTCTTGGTACATATAACTAGTGGAATTTCTAAAAAGTTATCAGAACAAAAAAGTAAAAATATTGCAAAAGAGCTTGAGGATAAAAAGCTTATTGAAGAAATAATTGAACAAAAAGCAAAAGAAACTATAACTAATGAATATTGATAAAATAGAAAGGTTATGATAGAATGAAGAAATTTACCTTGTTGTCAAATGACAAAGATTTGAATTTTAAAATAAATCAAGCATGGGATTTGTCATTCCCAAAAACTATTATCAAAAATGCCTATTGCCATAAATATTTTATAGAACTAATTGAGACTCGAAAACGCCACGTTGGAGATAATTGGGCTAAAAATGTTTTCAGTTTGGAACTATACAAAAAGAATAATAAAATTGTTTATGAAATAGAAGATATAAAATTGCATTTGAAAGGTGCTGGCAAAAAGATAAAAGTTATCAGCATTGAAGTAACTGTTAATGAAGATACTAACAAAGCTAAAATTGAAATAAATTCTCAAAAAGAATATTCTTTATCTGAAAAATTTTCAGAGCTAATGGATAATATGATTGATAACGTTGTGGAAATGCACAATCAAAAAGTAGAAAATAAAGTAAAAAAGAGACTTAACAAAAAAGAAGTAAATAGAGCTTTTATTGAAAATATTATAGAAAAGAAAACAAAGGAAACTATAACTTAATGAACATTGATGAAATAAATGACTTCTTTAACAAGAAAGCATTAAAAATTAAATTTCAATTCTCTACTGAGCCATTTTACTATACAGTGAAAGAATGGAATAACCTTGCAAGATATAAAGCGATTCCGCTTGTTAATAGAAGCAAAATCTTGAATTTGAAAATCATTTCAAAGTCTGATAAATTTAATGACTTTTATATTAGTATTATGAACGATAAGGAAACTGATACATTCATTATTTTCTATCATATGCACCGAAAATATTTTACTAATTATACTTCTTATAAAGAAATTTCAACTAAAGATGATTTATATGGGGCAATTCTTTCCTTGTTGAAAGATAATGAAGCAGACCCAGAAGCAATAAAAGAAAAAATTATTTTTGAATAGAAAGAGAATACTATGCTAGATTTATATAAAACACTTAAACCAAGAGATGCTATTATCAAAGAAAAACTTGAAGAAATATGGTCAAAACTAGAATCTGATTACTTGACAAATCCTTTAGAAACAATCAAATATTTAGTTTTAAATGATTGCCAAATTATAGATGATGATGAAGATTTTACTTCCTACTTTGATGAAATCAAAGCAAATAAGTTAAATGATACTATTGTAAATCATGTAGTTTTTAATTTAAAAAAGGGTATTGGATATATTCCACTTAATTTTCAATTTCATTATGACCATTTGAATGAAATCTTAGTAGAAAATTTTTATACTGAACTTATGGAAGAAGAGCTTAATTTAATCAAAAGATTTATTAAACGTTTTTTGACTGACAAGTTAAACTTTGATTCTAGGTCTTATCTTATTGATTTTGAAATGTGGCGGGAATATGATGAAGAAGATAAGAGAACTGATACTATGAAAATTATTATCAATATACCTTATTGGATGGGTTATTGGCGCCGTCATTCATAAAAATTTAAAAGGGACTGATAAAGATGAAACAAGAACATATAAAAAGTTATAAAAAACTACTAGATAAAATAAGAAGCAATACCTACAACATAAAAAAAGAAGATTATCAACGATTTAAAGAATTAACCAAAAACAATACTGTTTATAGCTTCTTCCATTTTTCAAACTTACTATTTCAAGACAAAGAAGAAGTTTCTATTGTTAAAGAACTTTGGGAAACTAATAAAATCTCTTATAAAAAATTTAAACAACTTAGATTAGCTAACTTCTATCATGATTTATACTCTTCATTAACTTCATTCTATTCTACTTTTATGCAATATAGAGTAGATGAAGCTCTACAAATTGCTTATCACACAAAAGGCTCTTACGAAGAAAAAGCTCGTGCAGCTTTTGATTACTTAGATAAATAGAAAAGGAATTACTAATGCGTTCAGTACTACTAAATAAAATTGCTAAAAAAGAAAAAGAACTTGATTGCCTTTATTTGGAACTTAAAGATTATATTGATTCTTTAACTATTTCAAATCAAGCAGTAAAAGATTTTGTAAACTATTTATTGATTTATATTGAGCAACCATCTTGTAAAAGAATACTTAAACAATTTATGGAAAACTATTGGTTTTCTTTAGATGTAAATAGCCGATACCCTAATAGCCCAAATGGTTTTTCTTTTGCCGTAGATAAGTCTGATAATACAATTAGAGTAAACAGTGATAAATCATCAGAACTTGTTTCATTTAATTCTTTAGATTTTGAAAAACAAGGGCCATTTACAAATAAAAACAATGAAACAATTACTCCAGTTGGAAGAATAGTTTATGAACTTGTTATTACTAAAGACAAGAATGGACTTATTACAGCTATTGATTTTAATTCTTATTAAAAACGAAGAACTTTAGAAAAATCTAAAGTTTTTTATTTTTTTTGTAAAAAGGTGTTGACAACCTAAAATTTTTGTTGTATAATTAGATTGTAAATAAGAAATGAGGTAAAAACAATGAAACTAACTGACAAACAAAAGAAACAATTTAGAAAAGAAGTAGAACAAGAAAAACGCCCACGTATTCTTAATTTTGAAACAGAAATCAATAAGAAGAAGAATCAAAATAAAACTATTGATGAAATCATGAAAATGGTGGAAGATTCTAAAGCTGCAGCTAAAAACTTTATCTTTGATGATGAAGAACGTTTTAACAAGCGACTTGCTGAACTTAAAATCCAAGAACTTGATAAAGTTCGAAAAGATTACAATAAAACTCGCTTTACAAACTTTACACTTAAAACTTTCAAACGTTTTAATGGTATTATTGCTGACTTTGATGAACTTACTTTTTTCCTAGATGAGTTTATCAGTCTTGTTAATGTTAATGACCGTACTGTTAATGAAAACTGGCGAATTTGGGGTGAACTAAAGGAAGCTATTAACACTAGTGATTGGCGTAAAGCTTGCAAAAAAGTAAGAAAGGATATTCCAAAAATTACTCTTAAACAATTCATGCTTCAAAACAAAAATCTTACTGTAGCGCAAGCTAAAAAACAATTTGAAGAACTTGTGGCTACTGCACCAGAACCTACATTCCATGAATTTACTATGGAACAAATGGAAGCTATTTTTGCTAAAATCACAAATAACCCAAAACAATTTATCGAACTTATTACTCGAACTAAACTTAAACGGGATATTACTAAAGAAACTTACAAAATTGAAAAAGATATTGACCAAATTGTCAAATTTGGAAATCTTGTCTTTAATGCACTCATTAAAAACTAATAAATTACAAGCGTTATCAACAAAAAGATAATGCTTTTTTATTTAAACTTTTTAAATTTGATTGTTGACAGCTTATGAAATTTGTTGTATAATTAGATTGTAAATAAGGAATGAGGAAAAACAAATGAAGATTGCTTACACAACTGAAACTTACTTGGTTAAAGAAATTACAAAAGCTACACCTGCTACAAAAGCTGTTGAACCAAATGATTTGGTGCAATTCGTTTCTTATAAAGACCGTAATGATTACGGTGGTAATTTTACTCAATTGTTTCGTTTAGTTGTTAACGGCAAAAAAACAAAACATATCCTTACTGAAACTAAAATGATTGATTTCTTAAATTACCATACTGAATCAATCAATATAGACTCAATTGACATTGAAACTTTTGAAACAAAAGATAAGATTGAAATTCCTCTTAAAGATGAATTTATTAAGGTTGAAACTTTTGCTAAGAAGTTAAAATGGAATAAATCAGATTTGAAAACATTGCTTGAACTTACTGCTGATGATGCAATTATTGATTTTACCTATGGTCGCTCTGAAAATCGAGAAACAAATGAATATGACTGGGCTTATAAAATTGAAGTTCTTTATTTGATTGAAAATGAACTTTACAAAGTAGAATATTCAATGTACAAAAACTATGGTGGAACTGCTTTCAACCCAGCTGCTATTGCTTATAAAGCTATTTAAAAAGGAGAAATAACAATGAATTTTAAAGAGAGAAAACAATTAGAAGAAAATTTGCTAAAAAATATTTATAAAAATTTAAAAGATGAATTACAAAAGATTGGTGAAACAAGCTTCAACTATGAAGATTTTGGACCAGAAATAAAAGTTGAGGATACTAAAAACTATAGAACTATTTATATTCTCTTTGATGAAAATAAGTTATCAATTATGCTTTGTTATAACTATGGTAGCTATTCATTCACTCCTCACTTTGCTAAAAAACTATTAGAAAACAATTACATTTTTTCTACTAACTATAAAGACGAGCTCGTTATTGAACGACATTTGAATGATTCTAATGAAATTCTACCAGAACTTGAAGATAATATGGTACAACCATCAAGATAACATCAAACAAAAGGAGAAATAACAATGAAAACAGAAAATAAAACTCAACTTGAAGCTTCAATGCTTAATAACATTTATGAAAATCTAAAACAAGAACTACAAAAATTTGGAATGGTGCGATTTATTGCTGATGATTTTGGCTCAAAAATCGAAATCGAAGATTTGCAAAATGATAACCTTATTATGGTTACTTTTCAAGGCGGTAAATTAAAAATTATTGCTACTTATAAGTTCAATTACGATTCAGAATTTGACTCTACTGATGCTGAAAAGTTGTTAAAGAATAAATATAGCTTTGCTATCTTTAAGGATAAACTTGTTATTGATAAAGTATTAAATAACTCTAATGAGATTGTAACAGAAATCAAAAACAATATTTATCAAAAATTTTAAAATAAAATTTCATTTTATTGTTGACAAATTAAAAACTCTATTATATAATATAACTATAATAAAGAAAAAGAGGAAATAAAACAATGATTAAACTAAACGAAAATTTTAAACAAGCTTATGATACTATTACTGACAATCTTAAACGAGAACTTGCTGAATGGGTATGCTATGAAAAAGATGCTAATGTTGTTGAAAATGTAGTTGCTTCTATTTTGACTGGTAATCCGATTTTCGATGTAGAGCAAGATGGGGTTGATTATTCTAACAAATATAAGAAAGCAACAATCAAAGAATCTTTGCAAAATTATGTTTTGACTCAACTTAATAATGGAGTTAATGATGTTCCACTATTCTTTATTTTTGAATTAAAAGAATTTGGTAAATTTGATTATTCTGATTTTGTTGATTCACTTGACAAAGATGTTTTGAAAATTATTCCTACCAATCTTAAAAAATTCTTTGAAGAATACCTTGAATTTGACCAAACTTCCTATACACTAAACACAATTGTTGAAGCAATCAATGACCCAATGGAATACGGTGAATTGATTAAAGTTACTGCTACTATCTCAATCAAAATGGTCTAAAAAAGGCAATATAAATTTGCCTTTTTATTTTTATAAAATTGTTGACAAACAGAACTACTTATTGTACAATATAACTATAAAGGAAATAAGAAAAGAGGAAAATTTATGATTACAGCAAAAGAAGCAAGTGAATTATATAATGGTATTTTAATATTGCGTAATAAATATATTAGTGAAGTAATTGAGCCACTAATTAAAAAAGAAGCACCAATGGCTAAGCAAGTAGAGATAGCAATGGTCGGACGTTATGCGTGTGAGCCCATGATTTATTTTTCAAATGGTTATGACAATCTTAATTATGGAGACCAAATCGAGCTAACTGAAGAAATTATTAAAACATTAGAAGAAAATGGATATAAAGTACAAATTTCTTGTGGCCTTGGAACACAAGAATATGATAGCAAAGGCTCACTTGTAATCAGTTGGGACTAAAACTTAATATTAGATTGGAGATAGAACAAAGGCGATTTTATATTGCCTTTTTCTTTTTACAAAATTGTTGACAAACTAAAATTATTATTGTACAATATAATTATAAAGGAAATATGAAAAGAGGATAAAACAATGATTGTCATTAACAGAGAAACAAAGAAGAGCTATCACTTTAAGGAAATAGACAAAATCGCCTATGATGGCTGCCACAAAATCTACATTTGTGAAGATACTGAAGATTTGAAAGAAGCAAAAGAAATTGGTTATCAAATCCATAATATTGATGAACTAGAAACTCTATATAACAAATCTTGCTCACTCGTTTTTATCCATAATTGGAAATTGACTACTACACCCGTAGGGCAATTTGAATGTGCTAAATTTATCCATTAAAACTCAATCATATAAAACAGCTTAAAACTGATTTTAAGCTGTTTTTATTAAAAGTCGATACAATTATCGAAATCCAGTTTAAACTGTTTTACTGTTCCACTAGTGACGATATAACAACATTCAAAATCAGTTTGAGCTATATTGTTTTTACCGAAAAATAAATAGCTCATTTAATTTATAAAAATATTGACAAACTAAGAGTATTATTGTACAATATAACTAGAAAGAAATGAAAAGAGGATTACAAAAATGTCTTATGATACACTTAAAAAACTTAACATCAATTTGAAAGATTTGACTATTAAATATGCTTACTCATCAAGCAATGTTCGTGACTATCGTGACCGCATGGTAACAACAGAAGTTGAAAAGAATTTCAATAGCAAAAAAGAACTTGAAGATTTTCTATTGGGTATTGTTTCTGGCCATTTTGATGGCTGTACAAGAGTTTCACGTTCTTTAACTCTATATAAACGAATCCAATACCTAAAAGAAAATAACTTGATTGAAAATGGAATTGCTAAAGATACTGAAGAAGTAAGACAAATCCTTACTGGAGAAAAGAAAGTAAAAATCAAACAATTCATTTTGGCTTCTGAAGTGTACGTTTTGAAATCTACTAAAACAGGTGTACAACTTCTATACAAGACTCCTAAAGCAAAACCAACTAAATTTTTCAAATCAGAACTTGAAGAAATCAAACAACAGTATAAAGTATTTCTTACACAATACAAGATTAAAGAAGTAGAAGCAAATTAAGAAAGGAGAATAACAATGAAATTAGAAAATATTAACTTTAAGGGTGAAACTTATAACTTTTCATTCTCTCGCTATTCATCAAGCAATTTTATTGCTATCTTAATGGGATTACCAAATGATGAATATCCAGACATTATCACAACTAATAACTCAGTTATGGAAAAAGATGAAAATGACCCTACTGAGTACGTTCAAATCCGAACTGATAATCCTGAGTATGTGCGATTGCTCGTTGAGAATGGATTGATTGAAGAAAAGCCTGATTTTATTATGCCCCAAGGGTATATTGGCATTATGTTCTTTGCTCCTACTGAAGAATTTGCTCAATATATTAAAGAAAACGTAAAATAGAAAGAGTAATATTATGAATCTACAAACAGCTGAAAAAATTATTGATGAATTAACAAAAGGAAAAGAAAAACTACGTGTAAAGAAAGTTAATGATGATTCTATTTTTATTAAATATGGCTCTTTAAAATTCTTGTGTGATTTTGAGAAGCAAAAATTACAATTTATATTTAAGATTGATGTTCCTACAACTTCTCCAGCACCAGATAAAGCCAATTCTTTACTTAGCACTTTAAATGGATTTCAAGAGCCTTATGTTCAATTAGGGTATCAAGTGACTCATGTTGAATTTATTTACATTCCAAACAGTGAAGAAGAAATGAAATCAGTACTTAAAGAAATTATTGAACAATATAACTAATTAGAAAGATTTACTACAATGAACAAAGAAACAATTGAAACAATTATTGCTAATCTTGCTGAAAAAGGCTATAACATTGAAAGAAAAGAAATTAAAGATAAAATCATCTATGTCGATTATGGCGATTGTATGTTTTATTTTGAGTTTGGAAATGCTGGATTAAATGTCAGAACTGTACTAAAACTTGATTACAAACTAACATTTGACCAAGAAAACGTAGATTATCTAAACTCTATTACTTCTTATTGGTCTATCTATAAACATTGGATTGAATTTTACTATAAACCAAATAATGAAGAAGAATTAGAAGCTACGCTTTATCAACTTCTTGAAAGCTATAACTAATAGAAAGAAATAAAATGGACGAAAATAAAATTGAAACTATTCTGAACAAACTTGCTGAAAAAGGCTATAAAATTAGAACTAAAACAATAGAGCTCGAAAAATTAAAAATTGAATACAATTATTGTAAATTTGAATTTAATTTGCAAAACAGCAACTTAGTGATTGAAGGTTTTATTAAATTTAACAATAGAACAACTTTTGCCAAAGAAGATTCACTTTTTCTAAATTCCATTGCCCCTTATTGGTCAATTTACAATAACTGGATTCGCTTTGTTTATGTTCCAAAAGATGAGCAAGAATTGGAAGATACATTGCTACAACTTCTTGAAAGCTATAACCAATAGAAAGAAATACTAAAATGAATAAAGAACAAATTTTAAACATTGTCGAAAAACTTGCTGAATCTGGCTATAAATTTCAATCAGAAGAAAATAAAAGTAACTCCCTTAGAGAACGTACTTCTAGCGGCCAAATCCTATTAACTTTTAAAGATGGTTTATTAGACTTATGTGTAGTCAGAATTAGACGAAAACTTAACTTCAGCCAAGATGAATGTAACTTTCTAAACAATATAGCTCATTCTCTATTCTATTATCATGAACATTATATAGATTTTGAATATGAGCCCAAAGATGAAAAAGAACTAGAAGAAACTTTTAAATTCTTACTCGAAAATTATAACTAATTACTCAGTTGTACTCTGCTAAATATAGAAAGGTAATTCACAATGATTAAAAGATTTACACTCGCTGATTATATAAGTACATTACGTTTAGGAAAACGAAACCGATAAATCTATTTTTCACTTTATGATTGTAGAGATGGCAAAACTGAAAAAGCAAAACAACTTTTTGGTTGGAAAAAATTCCCTTTCGATAATGAAACTAATAAAATTATTGCTCAAAACCATGACAAGTATATTGCTACGATTGATAACAAAAATTATACTAATAAAAGATGGTATGAAGCAGAATATTCAGATACTTGTGTAAAAATTTACCTATCACATAAACGAAGATGCTACAAGAGCAATTTAACCATTTATGAAGTCTTTATCAATGATAAAAAATGCTTTATCTCAACTGATAAACTTGAAACAGAACTTTGGCTACAAGAACATAAAGAACTTTGGCTTAACCCAAACCAAAGACATAAAGCATTTGGTGTGATTCATAGAGCTCAAAATAATGAATTTGAAAATATGAGAATTGAAACTATTACACTTGATGCTTATGACCAAGTTATTCAAAAGGAAGATTAAAAGGTGAAACTATGAATAAAGAACTATTTGAAAAATTTATGACACTAGCTAAAGAAAAAGGATTTGCTCCTAACTTAGATGAAGTTAATTACGAAACTGCTAAGCAATTAACTGAATTAAATAAAAATAACAAATGAGGAATAACTATGACTATGCCAACAGAAATCCAAAATTACCTAAACAAAATGGAAACACTTATGAATGAATGTCAAAAGCATCTCGAAGCTTTTGAACTTGATAAAGCTAAAGAAAAGAACAAAGAAATTTCTGATGTTCTTGCTGAAGTAATTGAATGGAGCAAAAACAATAATTATGAATATAAAATACCAGGTCTTGAGAAAATGCAAAAGGAAACATTCTCCTTTTTTGATACTATTATCAAATTACTAGAAAATAATGCTTCTGTTGATGAAGCAAAAGCAACACTTAAAGAAGCAGGTATTGTTTAAATCTATAAAAAGAGCTATATAATAATAGCTCTTTTTCTTTTTAACAAATTTTAAAAACTTTTACACAAAACCCTTGACAAACCATATAACTTGTTGTATAATAAAACAATACGAGGATTAAAACAATGCAACTACAAAATATTACTTTCGAAGATTCAAAATTTAATTTACTTCCTAATCGTTACCAAGATACAAACGCAATCGCCATCATGATTCAAGAAGTTGATGAAGATTATTGCGAGCCAGTTACTGTAAGCATGTTACCTGATGAAGATGAAGTATTTGAAAATGAAATTGATTCAGAACTTGTTGCTATTCCAGTTGATAGCTTCGAATTAGTTAATACTCTTATTGAATATGGATTGATTGAAAAAGGACCAGAAATTGTAAACTTCTTTGAGGGTGTTTACTTCTATAAACCAACTCAAGAATTGCTAAGCTATATGGAAGAACTTAAATCAAAATACAATAAATAAAAACTACTAAAACGGAGAACTAAAAATGGGTCTAGATGTTGCTATCTACAAAACAAAAAAAGTTAATGGCTTCTCTGCTATTGACTATTACTACGCTAATGAAGCTTTTGATTACTACGCTGAAAAAGAATTGGCTAAAACTAATTGTTGGAAATTTGACTTCTCTTTATCAAAAGATTAGGGTATTCCCGAAACTATGACTAAAGAAAAATCAAACCACTACAAAACCTTTACTCAAAACAATCTACTATCTTTGAAACAGTTGCTTCTTTGGAAAAAGCTAATCAAATCCATGCTTGGTTTGTTAATAATATTCAAAATGGAGTTGATAATAATTCTTATTACTTTGTAACTGAAGATGATTTCCTAGAATTGAAAGAAATTTGTGAAGAAGTACTTGAACTTAATCCTTATAATCTCGATAAAGATTCATATTTGTTATATTATAGTGCTAATGGACTAATTGAAAAAGGAATTATCACTAAAGAACAATATGCTAAACTAGAAACAGAACTAAATAAAATCTTACCAACTAAAGAAGGCTTCTTCTTCGGGCCAATTGATTATGCTCTATCCTACTTCCTTAATGTAAAAAACACTTTGGAAATGCTAACTAAAATCCTTGATAATGCTGATTTTGAAAATGAAGTTTACCTCTACCACTCATCTTGGTAAAAAAACTAGAAAGGATTTGATTACAAGAATGAAAGAAAAGGAAAAGAAAAAAGAAACTTCAAAAACTCTTAAAAATGAAGATGAAAAATCAACTTGGCTCATCAATGCAGTTACAGGCCCACCAAAATTGTCACCTAAAATTATTTGGATTGTGAAATAAAAAAGAAAGAAAGACTTAACTATGAATGTACCAAAAGAAATTATTATAGCTACACTACAAGAAATCCACACGACTTTTAATATTACACCTAACCAAATCAAAATTACTAACTATGATGATTATATGATTGTTATTTGGCGAGATGAATATGGCTACAAAGAAAAACTTAAAATTGTATATGATGAAGATTTTAGACGACCTGACTTGGTTATTTCTAACCAACAATTCTCATATAACAATAAACTCTATCAATTGTTAGTGATTGACCAACCTTCTTACTGAGCTATAGTTATATAGCTCTTTTTGTGAAAAAATTTAGTTATATAGCTTTCTTTTTATCTTCAATTGATAATGAATTAAAAATTTGTTATAATAGTAACAATAACTACTAAGAAATGTATAGCTAAAAAGACTTAGATATTTCTTAGGAATATTAAAAAATAGAATAAAAGGTAATAAATATGAAAACAAAAATTATATTAACAGTAGGGTGTGTTGGTAAAACATATGTAGATTCAAACTATATAAATATATACGATTTTGACAAACATACTTTAGAATACAAATACGATAAAACAGGCTTCGAACATCTGTCCAATGAAGAGTTCAAAGGACTTCCAAACCGAACAATAAATGACGGTTGGTTTGAACATTATATGACCGATTGGTGCAAAGTTATTGATTCAGGTGAATATGAGGTGGTGACTGGTTGGTTGCAAAAAGACTGTCTTGAATACCTAGTGAACAAAGGGTATCCTATTGAGGTTGTTGTCGTTAATGTTGGAGATAACGAATCTATTTATAGAGAACGTAGCCAACAAAGAGGTAACAACGATAACTATTGGACGAACTTAAGAGATTATTACGATAAAACACTTCAACTATACAAGAATAGAACAGATATTAAGGTTACAGTATTTGACCAACCATATTATTTAAGTGAGTACCTTACATTTTCAGGTATCATTTTGAAAAAAACTGATTGGTGGGGCGTTACTTATGTTCATAAGGTTGTGGATAAGGTTCGTAATTTAGTTTCTGACACATTTGTACCTTTCTATACTCAACTTATTTTGACCGCTTTATCTTTAGATGTTGAAATAACTGAGGAAATGGTTCATGACGCGTGGGCTATGTCAACGTACAATAAAGATAATATAATAGCTCATAGTTCGATGGTTACATTCGATTACTTAACTAAAGAAGTTCAGAATTTAGATACGCCTTACGTTGAAAAACTGAATGAGGTAAGAGTTTATTTCAAAGGCTTACGAGATTTGACAAACTTATCGGTAAATAATAGAAAGTAGAGGTTTTATATGTTCGATTTACAACTATTAAACAAAGTAAATGAGGTAGAAAAACAAACAGGTAAGTCGCTACCTAGTTTATTATCTAAAGTTCCATTGGGAAATGTACTGACAGCGTTTAAGGAGTTACAAGTTGCTGACTTAGTTGAGATGGTGAGTAGTGTATCAATATCAAAACTCACTCACGGTTTAACTATTATTACTCCAGACGAAATTTCTCAAATTTCAGTTGAGAAACTAAAGATTGTATTGAAACACGGTAACATGCTTACGGTAGAAAGACTTCAATCAAAATTCGGTAGTAGAAGCATCATCATCGCAATAAATAAATTGACAGAAAACGAGTTGCAGTCTTTATTAGCCGAAGATAATTTTGAAGTCATGTCAGAGGTAATCGAAAAACTTGCGTTTGCTAGTAATAAGGTATCCAATGTCAACGAATAAACATTGGTCTCGTCAAAAACTAACTCAAATGCTTTATCATGGTTTTATTGGTACAATAGCAGACAATTCTGTTGAAATCGGATGGATTTTATGCTTCAGCCTATTGGCCGATAAATCCTTTTGAATACTTATCTGACTACATACAAGACTTAGACCAATATTATGTTGAAAAATTAACAAATGTTTTAGAATATTTAAAAGAATTGAAATTAGTAATAAACAATACAAGGAAATAAAAACATATGAAAACAAAAACAAGAATAATTTCAGCATTTCCCTGCTTAGGAAAAACATCTTTAACTCAAAAATATAAGAATATATATTTTGATTTTGAAATATATGAAACTAGAGCAACTAAAGGAATGAACCAGCTTCAAGAATTTGAATTTTTCAAAAACTGTGCTAGAAATATTCAAATTCTTTATGAGACTGGATTTTATGACGTAATCTTTATTACTGATGATGAAAGACTATTACAAGAATTAAGAAAATTGAACTTAGAAATAATTCATGTATTGCCAAATACAAACAATAAAGATGATTTGCTTGAATATAAAGAAAGAGTTATTAAACGCTCAGGAATAGAATGGCTCAATAATATTTTACTACAAGATATAAATGAATTACCTAATAAATTACTAGAACTAAAAAGACTTAAAGAGAAAATATATTTTGTTGAACCAGGAAAATATATTGAAGATTTAGTGCCAAATATAAGGAGACTTCATGACAAATAAAAAATCATGGTCTCGTCAAAAACTAACTCAAATGCTTTATCATGGTTTTATTGGTACAATAGCAGACAATTCTGTTGAAATCGGATGGATTTTATGTTTTAGCCTATTGGCTGATAAATCTTTAGTGGAAAGAATAACAATACTATTTGGAGTAAATGATGCTTTTTGGGTTATATTATCTTCCACTTACTATACTGCAAGAACTTCTTTGACTGCTATATTACCAAAACTAATTGAAGAAAAAGGAGAAGCTATTGAAAGTAAAATTGTTAAGAACCATATATATTTATTTTACTTAATGCTATTGCCTTCTGCTATTGCTTCTTTTATATTCTTGCCTAAATTACTAATTCTATTAGGAGTATCTTCAAATGATTTTCCACTTTATATACCTTATTTCCAATTGTCTATTTTATCAATACTAATTGCTGCCCCATGGTCAATTTTTATACCTGCTTACCTCAGAACAAGAGGAAGAAGTAAAGAAGCCGTAATTTTAGACCATTCAATTGCTTGGAGCATGATTGCTGGAATATTCATTACAACTCACATTTTTCATCTAGGAGTTAATACAGCACTAATAGTAAATATTATAACAAATGCTATCCCTTTATATTGGTTCTTATTTAATAAACCTATTCCAAACTTCTTCAAGAAAGGCTTTGAATTTGACTTTAAAGAAATTAAACGCTCTTGGGCAATTGTAAAATGGGAATTGGTAAGAAGAATGGCTCCAAGAGTATCAGCTATTATTGGAGTTGCTTTAATGATTACTATAAATCCAATTTATGCCGGAGTTAAATATTGGATTAGTAATTTATTTACTTTTGTTGAAGGCTGGATTGATGCTATGGCTGGATTATTAAATAGCCATGTTTCTCGAAATGTTGGATTAAAAGTAAAAGTTCCACAAAAAGATAATGAATATATTTTTATAAAATCAGCAATTGGAACTATTCTAACTATTATATTTATATATTTTTGCTCTAAATATTTACTATGGTTTCTACCAGAATCTATTTATAATGAAGTATTAAATCCTTTAATCTACATATTTGCTTTGTTTGAATACTTAACAAAATTAAGATACTATATGTGGCTATCTATTAGTAGGTCTTATAAAATAGAACTAAATGGAAAAGCTCAATTATTCTATGCTCTACCAACAGCATTTTTAACACCATTATTCTTATGGCTATTCTTACATAAATTAAGCTTAGGAATAGAATATATATTTTTAACAAGTACTATTATTGGAATAATTCAATGGCTGCTAACTGAAATATATTTTAGAAAGAATTTAAATAAGCCTACCACAAACAATTTATCAAACTAATACTAACTAAAATTAGATAAATATAAAATTAAGAAAATCATCTACTAATACTAGATGATTTTTTATTTGCACTACTACAACTCACTCATTATGAAATACTTAAATCATAAATGCTATTACTAGAGTAAAATGCTATTACTAGAAGTGAAGATAAATCCTCTTTACATTGCTTCATAAAATTACTTCATTAGTATTTCCAAATCCAATACTCAAAAGCAAAAACCAATAACACAAAGCAAAATAACTACTATAAAAGACATACTTATTTTATTTACTCTATTAGTATCACTTGTTACAAAAATGCTATTACTAGAACAATAACTAATAGCAAAAATGCTAAACTTAAAATCAATTGCTATATATTATCCTTAATTACCTATAATACATATGTTAATATATAAATTATTATCTATATATACAAACATAGAACCTACTAACTATGCCAAATTCATTAAATGTAAATACTCCAAATATGCTAAAACAAAATACTAAACTTAAAAGTAAAAACCAAAACCTAGAGAAAAATGCTGTAACTTGAAGCAGAAATACACTTCATAAAATTACTCTATTAGTATTTCCTAATCCAAAACTAAAAAGTAAAATGCTATAACTCAAAGCTAAATTCCATTGTCTAACATTACTGTATATACTCACTATATAAGCAATTTATTGTACATACGTTACTCATTATAATTACTCTATTAGCACTAATATTTATTCATGGACTAAATAATATATTACTTGTTTTTATTACTCTATTAGTTTTGCTTAAAATAAAAATACTACTACTTAACTCCAAAATCAAAAAAAGAAAATTACTAGCTATAGCTAACTCGCTAAATTTATCCATATAATCAATGCACACAAACTTAAAAACAAAATGCTAAACTCATAAGCTATAACTCTATTATAAAACCATACTCATTATAATTACTTCTTTAGTATTTTTCAATCCAAAACTCAAAATCAATAACCCAAAGTAAAAAATGCCATTACTCATTATTGCTACTTATAATTACTCTATTAGTGTTACTTATTCTAAAAATGCTATTACTAGAGTAAAAAACTAACTTATAAATTATAGCACCACTCGTTCTCTAAATTACTTCATGAACATTGCTTAATCTAATAATTGAAAGTAAATTGCTACAACTTAAGTTAATCAAAAAAAGAAAATAGTTAGCTATAACTAATTCGCCTAATTTATCATCTTCATCAATGCACTTATGCTCAAAAGTAAAATATTAAACTTGTAAGCTATAACATTACTACAAAATCATACTTATTTTATTTACTCTATTAGTATCTTCCAACACAAATCGAAAAAGTTAAATTCTATTACTTAAAGTTGAAATACCACTACTCAACTAAATCAATAAAGAAAATTACTAGCTATAGCTAACTCACTAAAATCAAAAAAAGAAAAAACTACTATATATAGCTAAGCAAAAAAAACAAAAAAGAAAAAAGAACCACCACTCATGGCCACCCCGGCCACCACCACTCCCCACTCGAGCACTACCCACTCCCCCACCACCACTACTTCTAACGCCTCCACTCCGCTACCATGGATATACTAGTAATCTATCCTAGTTATTCTCCATTTAGCCCATTCCACCATCATTCATTTATCTACTTAGCTATATTACTTCCATATTCACACATTTATCCAGTAGCACAATTCTTTATAGCGTATCTACATTAAGTTAGTACAACTATCTTTTCTCGGCTGACTCTATTTGATACTATGAACTCATTTTAGCTATATATACTAATTCATATTCATTGGTTCACCATTTACTTGATTTATCATTTACCTGACTATATTTACTATTACTCTGTAACACATTACTCATCATTCTTTTAGTTAGCGATACCAACCAAGTTGCTATCGCATCAGTACACCGTGATAGTTATTTCTATTGATTATACTATCTTAGTTACACGGTGTACCAGCTCTCTCATATACTTGTTTTCATCTATCATAATCAGTGTAACGTTACATTCGTAGTTATTACTTGTTTCTGATTTGAAGCATGAGAGAGCTAGAGCGTTGAGTGAATTAGTTAATAGTTGCAGTAGTAACTATTAACTAATACTAAATTATTAGTAACGGTAGTTACTAATAATTTAGTGCTCACTCCACGCTCGGCTAGCATAGTAATTAGTAACGGTGTTACTAATTAGTTCCACTTATAACTTATTCAAGTGAATAAGTTTATAGTGGCTATGCTAGCAAGCTGCACTGCGTTATTATAGTTTTAACTATAATAACTTACGGAGTAAGACGAGATTACTTATGACTAGGCCGAGGTGAACGATAGTGAGACGAGTTGGTTAGAAGTTAAGCTTGGCTTATGTAGTGCCCTTTAGGGAGCAGTGCAGGGTGGAGAAATACACATTAGTGGTATTTTCTCAAGTGCTTTGGTAGAAAATTTTACATAAAAGTGAAATAAGTTAAATGATATAATACATATAATATATATAACGAAAAATACTGAAATAAAGTAGATGATATTCTTAAATCAAAGACATAAGATTTTCATATATTTCGTGATAACGGGATATAACGATTTTACTGAATTGTCAAAGTATAATATAATACACGAGTTAGAGTGTTTTCAAAAATGTTTCAAAGGAGAGTTACAATGGCAGACAAAGCAATCAAGTGGGCATGGGACGATGATGAAGAAGAAGTTGATTTATTGTCAACAGGTGAAGTTCCAAAAGGTTTGCAAAAGATAGCGCCCGAAGAAAAGATTGAGGGATTAAGTAATAATGAGATTAAAAAGCAATTATTAAGTGGCGACTTGAAGTTACCTAAGGAGTTCCGTTCTACATTAGATTTAGATTTAAGTGAAGCAGAAGAAAGTGAAATTAGAGCTAAACATAGAAAGTATGAGGATTGGGCTTATGAGAGTGAGCGAGATTATATAGATACAAATGATAGTAATAAGTCAATTCATAGTATAATTGAGAATGCCTCAGAAGTTAGCAAAACAGATATAGAGGAAGCAAATAATCTATTACAGAAACGAATAGACAGATTAAAATTGAAGCAAGTTACTAATGAAGTTACAGATGAAGTAATTATTAGTAGTAGCGGAATGAGTTTAAGTGATTATTTGAATAAGACTTATTTACGAGGGAATAAAGGTCGTAAGCGTAAGCGTGAGTTTAATCGTAGAGAAGAAAATATAGCTCGGTTAGAGAGTAGAAAGAATGACCCATTATATGCTAAGGGAGTAGTTAAACATTTAGAACAAGTTGAGAGACGAAAGTTAGCTAAGGTTAAACAAACTCAAGCGATACGAAAAGCATATAATAAGGATAGATATACTAAGATGAGTCCAAACGAAAAGCAATTATTGAAGTCATTAGGAATGACGGAGCAAGAGTTAATTAGTCAAGTTGGGTATAACAGTATATTAGATGAAAAAGATAAAGCAAGGCTGTTAAGTGAAGGTTATTTTGGAACAAAGACTATTGATGGTATAGGAGTAAAACAACGTTATACTACATTAGGTGACATACAGATTTTAGAGTTCTTATATAGATTTCAAGTAGCCACTATAAATATATTATCTATTGCTTTAGATAAAGGAAGAAGTGCTATTACAGGTCAATTAAATAAAATGTATAACATGGGACTAGTTGAGAAGCTTCCATTAGAGGGTAATTTATATATTTGGGGTTTAACTAAGTTAGGTCAAAGTATAATTACAGATGATGATAGAGCTCCAAAGCGACCAAAGGTTAAGGGTGTTAGTCAGTTATTAACAATCAATTATGTAGTAGCATGTTTGTATAGTAATAAGGTAAATGCTTTAAATTTAGAAGATTATCCGTATTACGGTAGAGAGTTTCAAGGACAAATGGTTAAAGGAGAAGATATAATCCCAGAGCGATTTTTTAGAAGTTCTTTATATAAGGAGTCATTTAATTTAACAGGCAAGTATCATATGAAGTCAAGTGTTAATACACAAGTATTAGACAAGGGGGAGATTTTGTGGCGTGAGTGGGAATTACATGGTAAGAAAGGTGTTTCACCTGAATTAGTTCCTGGTCAAGAATTTCTTTATTTATTATATAGCTCAGAAGCATTTGATAATAGTTATGTAATACCTGATTTAGTAGTACGTAGACCGAGATTAAGTGATGGCTCACCTCAGAATATTGCTATTGAGGTTGAAAGGGCGAGCAAGAGTGTTGCCGAATATAGGAAGAAGTTAATTGCCTATAAGCAAGATAAGAGAGTATATAGTAAAGTAGTTTATATAACAAGCAATAAGAGTACAGTAGAGAAGATTATCAAAGCTGCTGATTCTATCGGATTTGAAGATTACGACATAGTACCGTTTTTAGATGTGAATGGTAAGAAAGTAAGAGTAGATGACCCATGGGCATTATAAAAGGAGAAGAATATGGCATTACCAAAGTTAGATAGTTTATATAATTCAGGCAGTAAGAGTTTATTGCCAAATCAGATAGAAACAGATTTTCCACCAAGTCCGAGTGCGAATGAGTTCGGGAACATGATAAATGACTGGACAAATACTGGTTGGATAGGAATGTTTCATTTAGACATGGTATTAAGTTATGCAATAGAAGAAGGTGCTTCGGATATACATTTGAACGCTGACAAGCCTGTTGCATTTACGGTATTGGGGCAAATAGTTAAGAAGCATGAATTTCCTATACCGGACAATATTTTAATGGAAGATTTAATGAAAGGAATTTTAAATCACCAAGCACAAGGTAAGTTTGTGCGTGACTTAGATTATGATGCTTCTTATGTAATTAAGAGAGGACGCTATAAAGGGAGAAGATTTCGTGTATCTGTATATAAGAGTTATGGTTCAGATGCTATAGTGTTTCGTACAATTACAGATGAAATTCCGACACCAGACCAATTAAATATTGAGCAAGAAGTTAAGAGTTGGTTTTATCAAACATCTGGTGCAATCTTAATTTGTGGGCCAACAGGTAGTGGTAAAGCATTACATAAAGATACATTAGTACCAACACCTACTGGAATGAAACGAGTTGGGGATATTAAAGTTGGTGATAAGATTTTTGATAAAGATAAGAATGTAACAATAGTATTAGCTATTCATAGTGCTGCAAGAAAAGATGTATTGTATCAGGTAACTTTAGATAATGGAGAAAAGTTTAAAGCGAGTGGGCCCCATGAATGGGTAGTACATAATAACAAAGGTTTATTATCATCAGTAACAACAGATGAAATCTTTAATAAATTTGAGTATGAGTATTTTATTCCTAAGCTCAATTTTCCAATAAGATTTTACAAAGGTTATACTGTTGAAGAAAGAAATGAATTATTATATAGCAAAACTGGAAATTCTGAATTGGAAGTTATTATGCTAGATGAGTATGATGATGAAATTGTAGAATTAGCGAACAGTTTGGGTTATTACACATATTTTGAACATGGTAAGTTAGTAATCAATAAAACAAAGAAGAAACGATTAACAAGAATAGTTAAGATTGAAAAGATAAAAGATAATTACAAAGATTATTTTTGTTTTGAAGTGGATAGTGAAAGTCATACTTATTTAATTGGTAATACATTTACGATTACTCATAATAGTACAACAATGGCTTCAATTTTAAGAGAAATTCAATTAACACAAGCAAAGAAAATCATTACGATTGAGAAACCAATTGAAGCAATATTCCCTGATGATGGTAAAGCGTTAGTAATACAAAGAGCTATTCCCGAAGATTGTGTAGATTTTGAAATTGGGTTAACTGGAGCAATGCGACAAAATCCCGATTATATCTTAATTGGAGAAGTTCGTAATCAGTCAGAAGTTAGTGAATTTTTAAGAGCTGCAGAAACTGGTCATTTAGCAATGAGTACAATCCATACAGTAAATAATGTAACAACATTAAACCGTATTCGTTCATTATTTAGTGGTGAAGAGCAACGTAGAGTTTTAGCTACATTAGGTGATGTTTTGCGTGGAATTGTAAATCAGCAATTAGTAATGACAAAAGATGGTACTGGAAGATTTGCAGTAAGAGAAGCATTAACAATTGATTATAAGATTAGACGATTGATAGCTGAGGATAATTTCCAAGCTATAAGAGATTATCAAGAAGCGAATGGAAAGACAATGGAGCAACAATTGGCGAAGGCTGTTTTAGCGGATAAATGCACATATGAAGAAGCGAGAAGCAAAGCACCTGACCAAATTTATTTTAACCATGTTTTTGAGGAGTATAGCAAGTAAAAGGAATGAAAAATCATTCCTTTTTTAAGCTGTTTTGAGCTGTTTTGCTGGATAGTCGATACATTTATCGAAAGTTGGATTTTGCAGCGATAGCGTGCAGTGAGTGACGATATAACATGGTCAAAAATGATTATAAGCAGACGGTTTTTTAACGAGAATTTTTTGAGTAAAGTGTGAAAAAGTTAATGATATATATAGAACAAAAAGGAATAATATAACTATAAGGAAATAATGATTTATGGCAAAGAGCTCTAGTAGCTCTTTTTATATATTAAAGAAAAAGGAGTACAAACAATTGTCATTAAAAGATTTAGGTAATGTAACATATTACAATTTAAATAATGAAATCAACAGACCTATTAACGGTTCTATTATGTTAAATAAAGATAAAGAAGCGTTAAAAGCATTTTTCAAGGAAAATGTTAAGCCAAACTATTTACGATTCGATTCATTACAAGATAAACTAGATTATTTATTAGAGAATAATTACATTGAAAAGGGATTTTTAAATAAATACTCATATGAATTTGTTATTAAATTGTTTAAATTTGTATATAGTAAGGATTTTAGATTTAAGTCATTCATGGCTGCATATAAATTTTACAGTCAATATGCAATGAAAACAAATGATAATACTAAGTATTTAGAAAGTTTTGAAGATAGAGTTGCATTTAATGCTTTGTATTTTGCTAATGGAGATGAAGAATTAGCATGGAGTTTAGCAGATGAATTGATTAACCAACGTTATCAACCTGCAACACCATCATTTTTAAATGCTGGAAGAGCGAGACGTGGTGAGTTTATTTCATGTTTCTTGTTAGATGTAACTGACGACATGAATAGTATTGGTAGAAGTATTAACTCTGCATTACAATTAAGTAAATTAGGTGGTGGAGTTGGAATTAACTTGTCAAATATTCGTGAAGCAGGTGCAAGCATTAAAGGATATGAGGGTGCCGCTTCTGGTGTAGTACCTATTATGAAAATGTTAGAGGATAGTTTCTCTTATGCTAATCAATTAGGACAAAGACAAGGTGCTGGTGCTGTTTATTTAAATGTATTCCACCCAGACATTATTGCTTTCCTCTCAACAAAGAAAGAAAATGCTGACGAAAAAATTCGAGTTAAGACTTTGTCATTAGGATTAACAGTGCCAGACAAGTTTTATGAATTAGCAAGAACTGATGAAGATATGTACTTATTCAGTCCTTTTGATGTAGAACGTATCTATGGTGTACCATTTGGGTATATTGATGTAACTAAAGAATATGATAATTTAGTAAATAATGATAACATTAAGAAATACAAGATTAAAGCTAGAGATTTAGAAATGGAAATCTCTAAACTTCAACAAGAATCTGGTTATCCATATGTGGTTAACATTGATACAGCCAATAGAGCAAATGCTGTTGATGGTAAAATCATTATGAGTAATCTATGTTCAGAGATTTTACAAGTACATAAACCAAGTAAAATTTTAAATAATCAAGAGTATGAAGTAATGGGTTCAGACATTAGCTGTAATTTAGGTTCTACTAATGTATTGAATTTAATGGTTTCACCTGATTTTGGTAAATCTGTTAGAACAATGGTTAGAGCATTAACATTTATTACAGATACTTCTGACATTGATGTGGTTCCAACTGTAGCGAAAGGTAATAGAGAAAAACATTCAATCGGATTAGGAGCAATGGGATTACATACATTCTTTGCTACTCATCACATGAAATATGGTTCACCAGAATCTGTTGAATTTACTAATTTATATTTCATGTTATTAAATTACTGGACATTGGTAGAATCTAACAACATTGCTATTGAACGTAACGAAACATTCTATGGCTTTGAAAAATCTAAATATGCAGATGGTTCTTATTTTGACAAGTATATAACTGGAAAATATGTACCACAATCAGAGAAAATGAAAGATATGTTTGATGGTATTTATATTCCAAGTGTAGAAGATTGGGAATATTTAAAAGAGTCAGTAATGAAATATGGTTTATATAATGAAACACGTTTAGCAGTTGCTCCAAATGGAAGTATTAGTTATATAAATGATGTATCAGCTTCAATTCACCCAATTATCCAAAGAATCGAAGAAAGACAAGAGAAAAAGACAGGTAAGATTTATTATCCAGCTAGAGATTTAAGTAGTGATACAATTCCATATTATGACTCAGCATATGACATTGACATGAGGAAAGTTATTGATGTTTATGCAGCTGCAACAGAGCATGTTGACCAAGGATTATCATTAACATTATTCATGAGAAGTGAATTGCCAGAAGGTATGTATGAATGGAAAACTGAAACTAATAAAATGACTACAAGAGATTTGAGTATTTTGCGTAATTACGCTTTCAAAAAAGGTATTAAATCAATTTATTATGTAAGAACTTACACTTCTGACAATTCAGAAGTTGGTGCTAATGAATGTGAATCTTGTGTTATTTAAGGAGTTAGAATGATGGATAAAAATTATAAATATTATAAAGCGATTGACTGGAACTCAATTGAAGATGAAATTGATAAATCAACGTGGGAGAAATTAACCGAACAATTTTGGTTAGATACTCGTGTTCCATTATCAAATGACTTAGATGATTGGAGAAAATTAAGTCCAGCAGAAAAAGATTTGATTGGTAAAGTATTTGGTGGATTGACACTTCTTGATACAATGCAATCAGAAAGCGGTGTAGAAGCAATTAGAAATGATTGTAGAACTCAACATGAAGAAGCAGTCTTAAACAATATACAGTTCATGGAAGCGGTACATGCTAAGTCATATTCTTCTATTTTTTCAACATTGAATACAAAGAAAGAAATTGAAGATATTTTCGATTGGACTAACAATAACGAATACTTACAAAAGAAAGCTAAGATTATTAACGAAGTTTATGAAAGAGGTTCAGCATTAGAAAAGAAAGTTGCGAGTGTATTCCTAGAATCATTCTTATTCTATTCAGGTTTCTTTACTCCATTGTATTATTTAGGTAATAATAAAATGGCGAACGTAGCTGAGATTATCAAGTTGATTATTCGTGATGAGTCAGTTCATGGAACATATATTGGTTATAAATTCCAATTAGGATTTAATGAATTACCAGAAGAAGAACAAACAAAACTTAGAGATTGGCTTTATGAATTATTGTTTGAGTTATATGAGAATGAAGAACAATATACAGAAATGTTGTATGATGAGTTAGGCTGGACAGATGAAGTTAAAACATTCTTACGATACAATGCTAACAAAGCTTTAATGAATCTTGGTCAAGACCCATTATTCCCCGACAGTTCAGAAGATGTTAACCCAATTGTAATGAATGGAATTTCAACTGGAACTTCTAATCATGACTTCTTCTCACAAGTTGGTAATGGTTATCTATTAGGACAGGCAGAAGCTATGAAAGATAGTGATTATGACATTTAACAAAAAGAAAAAAGATGAGTAAATCTATACTCATCTTTTTTAATTTACTGGATATGCAACCCAGAAGTGGTGTTTACTAATTTCAGGTTGTCAGAATTGTATGATAATATATTCTTGTTGGTTAATTTGATTTGAAATAAGATTCCAATTGAGCAGAATGTAATAACAGAAGCAACAGTAATAATCTTTTAAAATGATTTTTTAATGTCAAGACTTTTTATATTTTTTGGTAAAGATATTTAATTTATAAAAGAATAATATAAATAAAAAGGAGTAGTAACATATGAAAATTATAAAAACTAACAAAAAAGAAGAAAATTTCAATATAATGAAAATTATTACTGTTTTACATAAAGCTAATGAAAAAAGTAATGCTACAAGTGAAGATATAAAAAAGGTAGCAAATATAGTAGATATAAAAGCTCATGAAATAGAAAATTTAACTACAGAGAAATTAAGAACTATTATAGAGAATGTTTTGATAGAAAATGGCTTGACAGACTTAGCACGAAATTATATAATAGGTAATTATAAAAATGATGTAAAATATCATTTAAGTAAATTAGATGAAAGCATTTTAGATATAATAAGCAATTCTAATACAGAAGTAGCTTTAGAAAATTCCAATAAAAATGCTAGGATAAATAGTACTCAAAGAGATTATGTTGCAGGCGAAGTTAGTAAAAGTTTGTATTATAGAATATTAGGTGATAAAGATGTAGTAGAAGCCGACAGAAAGGGTATAATACATAGACATGACAAAGATTATTATATACAACCAATGCTCAATTGTTGTCTAATAAATATTGAAGATATGTTACAAAATGGTACTAATATTTCTGGTGTTCAAATAGATAAGCCTAAATCTTTAAGAACTGCAGCTACAATAGTATCACAAATATCTGGTGTAGTTGCTAGTAATCAATATGGTGGTCAAACAATAAATTTAGGTCATTTAGTTCCTTTTGTTAATATTTCAAGAGAAAAAATAAAGAATAAAGTAAAAGAAGATTTAGCTCTATTAAATTTGAATACTTCAGAAGAAAAAATAAATGAATTAGTAGAAAAAGAATTGAAAAAAGAAATTCAAGATAGTGTTCAAACAATGAATTATCAATGGAATACTATTTCATCTACTAATGGTCAAACTCCTTTTGTTTCTTTATTTATGTATATAAACGAGCAAAAAGATGAAAGAAGTAAGAGTGATTTAGTATTATTGATAGAAGAATTTTTAAAACAACGAATAAAAGGAGTAAAAAATTCTGCTGGTGTTTATGTTACTCAAACTTTCCCTAAATTATTATATGTGTTAGATGAAACTAATGTATATGAAGATAGACCTTATTTTTGGCTTACAGAATTAGCTGCTCAATGTACAGCAAAAAGAATGGTACCTGATTATATTTCAGAAAAAGTAATGCTAAAAAATAAAAAAAATAAATATGGTGAATCAGTAGTAGTACCTCCTATGGGTTGCCGTTCTCAATTATCTGTACTAGATGAAGAACCAAACAGATTATGGGGAAGAGCTAATTTAGGAGTAGTAACATTAAATCTACCTTATGTAGCTTTAGAATCTAAAGGAAATCCAATAGAATTTTGGAAGCTGTTTGACAAATATTCTAATTTAATAAAAAAAGCTCAATTAGATAATTATAAAAAATTATTAGGCACAACTTCAGATGTAGCACCCACTTTATGGCAATATGGAGCATATACAAGATTACAATCTGGTGAAAAAATAGATTCTTATTTAACAAAAGATAATTGTACAGTAAGTTTTGGTTATGCTGGATTATATGAAGCAGTAAAATATATGACCGGTAAATCTCATACTGATTCAGATGCTAAAGATTTTGCTATAGCAATTATGAAAAAAATGAATGAGTATTGTGAGTTATGGAAAAATGAAACTAATCTTGGTTGGGGAGTATATGGAACTCCTTTAGAATCAACTACTGAAAAGTTTGCAAAAGCTTGTATTAGAGATTTTGGAACTATAGATGGGGAAACAATAAAGAATTATGTAACCAATTCTTATCATGTGGTTGTTAGAGAACAAATAGATGCTTTTACAAAATTTGATTTTGAATCAGAATTTCAAGAATTATCTAATGGGGGAGCCATCTCTTATGTAGAAATTCCAAACATGATTAACAATATTCCAGCAGTTGTTAAAATTATACAATATATATATGAGCATATTATGTATGCAGAATTAAATTGTAAATCTGATTATTGTTTTAAATGTGGTTTTGATGGTGAATTAGTGGCTCATAGACATGAAGATGGAAGTCAAGGTTGGATTTGCCCAGAATGTGGTAATGATGATACTGACAAATTAAGTATAGTTAGACGCTCTTGTGGATATTTAGGTTCGCAAACTTGGGCTGACGGAAGATATGAAGAAATTATAGATAGAGTATTACATTTGTAAAGGATTAAAGGGTAAAATGTTATGAATTATATGACTATTAGAGAACATGATATAGCAAATGGCCCCGGGGTAAGAGTAACATTATTTGTTTCTGGTTGTAGATTAAATTGTAAAAATTGTTTTAATAAAGAAGCTCAGTCTTTTTCAGCTGGAAATAAATTTACCAAAGAAACAATTGATTATATATTGAAAGCTTTAGACCAAGAGCATATAAATGGATTAAGTATTTTAGGTGGGGATTCATTAGAGAAAGAGAATCAAGGTCCGACTTTAGATTTAATAAAAGCTTTTAGAGATAAATTTGGAAATTCTAAAGATATATGGGTTTGGACTGGCAGGACTTGGAATCAATTACAAGAAAATGGAAAATACAGAACTAAATTTACTGAAGATTTTTTAAAAAATATAGATGTGTTAATAGATGGCCCATATATAGAAAGTCTTAATAAAAGAGGGTTAATATATATGGGAAGTACAAATCAAAAAATAATAGATTCTAAGAAGTCTATTGAACAAGGAAAATTGATTTTGGCCAAAGAAGATAGTATAGAAAGAAGATAAAAAACAGCTCTTGATAGATTCATCAAGAGCTGTTTTTTTGCAGTTTAGCGTTAATATATGACGATATAACACACCCTAAAATCAGTTATAGAAATGTGAAATCAATAGTAAAATAGATACAATAAAGAATAGTGAAAATGTAATAAGTCTAAGTCTTATAGTTATCTTTGGAGTATGTGTTTCACCATTAAAAGCATTACCTAATGTTTCTTGTTTGGGTGCTTGTAGAAAGATTAGCAATGTAATCAATAGCATAATAATCAAAGTAATAATAGTCATATTATTTCACTCCTTTAAAAATTGGTTGATAATTATTTTTAGCTGTTAATCCAGCAATTTGGTGACAAATATCTTGAATTACTCCAACCAGAATAAGAATATTGATACCTGTTAGGGATAAACCTAATTTAATTGGTGATACAATTTCTAATACTAATGAAGTGATAGCAATAATTGTTAAGATTGGAGCACCGATGTTTGTGATACCAATAACTTTATTATTGATGTATTTTTCAACATTTTCATTAGTAACACCTTTAATATACATTGAACTTTCTCTTAAATTCTTAGTTAATTCTTCACCATCAATTTGTACTAAGTTATATAGATAAGAAAATACAAAAATAAGAATTGAGTAGAATAAAATTCCAGTCCATGTAGAATAATCAGTAAAAGTCCAAATATGACCAGTAATTTGTCCAATTGAACCAATTATAGCAAGCAAGCTCGATGCGAAGATAATTGGCATAACAGAACTAGCAAGAAGTTTAACTGGAAGATAATGAGCTTTTATATTTACATTATAATTTTTAGATTGTAACGGGAATGTGTATTCCTTTTTATTAGCGAAGTATGAGATAACAATAATTATCAAATAAGCTACGATTGCTAATATAACAGATTGTAAGTAAGGAGTAAAATTGTTTGTATAATATTTTTGAGTATCATATATATTATAGAATTGACCCGGTAATGAAGTTAATATACCAAATGCAATAATATTAGATTGCCCATTACCAATTCCCATTTCATCAATCAAGCTTCCAATATAAGAAACAAATAATCCACCACTTGCAAGTACAATTGATAGAATCATTTTAGTGTTATTATCTGCTGTGATAGAAACACCGATTGTATGACTAATTGTTGGAGAGTAAAGGATTCCAATTGCAGTTAAAATTCCAAAAAGGAAAGTATATAATCTTGTATGTTGAGCCAATTTCATTTGTCCAGCAACACCTTGCATAGATAATTTTTTGTAATATGGTACTAATCCTTTAGAAAACAATTGTACAAGGATTGACGCTGTAACATAAGGTGATGCTCCTAGAGCAAGTAATCCCAATCTGCTTAATGACCCACCAGAAGATAGATTCATTAAATTAGCGATTGCTGATTGATTATTGGAATAATCTATTTTGATGCCAGGTAGAGTAACGAAAGTACCAAATTCAAATATAGCAAGCATTAAAAGAGTAAAAAGAACTCTATTTCGTACTTGTTTAGTTTTTATCCATTTCACTTAATTTTCCCCCTTTTTTGAAAGTTTGATTTGGTTTTATTTGCATAAACATTTTGAGTTTTCAGACTAGTATAATCTTTTAAATCTATAATTGCTTCAACAGCATGTTGATAAACTTGTTGTTTGAATTTCTCATATAGAGCATTAGCTTCGTTTTGATAAGTAATGATTGGATTTTTACCATTTTGACCTCTCCAACCAATACCAGATTTAAGAGCTTCCAATTTGTCAATATGGTCTACCCAAGCTTTGTCTAATGAATAAAGTAATATTTCTTTAGCAAGTTTTCTTTTTGCATTATCATCTTCAGTTAATAAATTAAAGTTATTGATTGCTTCTTCATTATCATCTAATGCTTCATACATTAGTTCTACAACCAAGTTGTCGTTATTATGGAATGATTGTAAGATTGCATTTCTAGTATTGTAGAATATGTTTCTTTGTTCTCTAACTACATCATCAAATTTTAAAGCACTTCTACGAGCAGAATAACTATTACTTTCTAATTCTTCTTGAATCGCTTTAAAAGCTTTTATAAATGAATTAGGTAAAGGATTTGTTAATTTGAATCTTTTAATAAAATCAACATTAACACGTTTGAATATTGAATCTTCAAGGGAAATAATAGTTTCAGTGAAACCAGCTGAACCTTGTCTTGAAGTTCTTCCTTTTAATTGATTATCAATTCTAGTACTTTCATTTAGTTCAGTAAGAATAACAACTAATTCAGTATCATCTCCTACTTTAATGTCAGTACCTCTACCTGCCATATTAGTTGCGATTGTAATAGCATCTTTAATACCAGCTTTAGAAATGATTTTTGCTTCTTCTTCATTTTGTTTAGCATTTAAAACTTTATGTTTTAATCTTGCTTTATTTAACTTTTTAGATAGCAATTCACTATCTTCAACTGATACAGTACCAACAAGGATTGGTCTATGTTTTTTATGATGATGAATAATTCTATCTACAACATAGTTCCATTTTTCTTCAGCTGTTGTGAAAGCAATGATTTCTTTGTCTATTCTATTTAATGGTTTGTTTGGTTGGATTGGAATAACTTTTAATCCATAAACTTCTTGAAATTCGTTTTGTTCCTCAATAGCAGTACCAGACATACCTGAAATTTTATCATACAATCTGAAGTAATTTTGTAAAGTGATAGTAGCAATAGTTTTATTTTCTTCTTTAATTTCTACACCATTTCTTAAATGTTTAGCTTCTAATGCTTGGTGTAAACCATTTGAAAATCTTCTACCCGGTTGCATACGACCAGTGAATGAATCAATAATACATACTTCTTTATTTTTTCCTTTAGTAATAGCATAATCAACATTTTCTTGATAAATAAAATTAGCAAGAAGAGCTTCATTGATTAAGTGCATATAACTAATATTATGTTCATCATAAAGGTTGTCAATATTATAAGCTTTGCTAACTTTTTCAGAACCCTCATTAGAAAGACTTACTGTACGAGTTTTATAATCAATTTTCAAGTCTGTTTCTGGTGATAGTGTTGTAACAATGTTATGAGCTTTCATAATAGGTGCAATAGGACTTGCTGAATCTTGCCCAATAATAAGTGGAGTTCTTGCTTCATCAATCAAAACTAAGTCAACTTCATCAATCAATGTGGAATTAAATCCATGTTGGTTTGCTCTATATGAAAGGTCTGGCACCATATTATCTTTTAGGTAATCAAATCCAAGTTCATTAGCAGTAGAATACATAATGTCGCAATTATAAGCTTCTCTTTTTTGAGTAACATTCATTTCATTAAGATTTAATCCAACTGTAAATCCTAAAGTTGTATAGAGTGGCTCTAATTCTTCCTTATCACGTTTAGCTAAATATTCATTAACTGTAACAACATGAGTAGGTGCTATTGTAGCATTTAGAATTGTAGGTAAAGCACTTGTATAAGTCTTTCCCTCACCTGTTCTCATTTCAGCAATATTACCCTCATATAAAGCGATTGCACCGTGCAACTGCACATCATGAAGAGTAATGTTATAAATCTTCTTAAATAATACATATACAATAGCATATACATATTTTAAGTTTTTTGTTGCTTCTTCTTTAGTTTGTTTTTTATACTTTTGAAATTCGTTTGATAATTCATCAGTAGTAAATGAATCAAAATCTTTTGAAATTAGTTTTATTTCTTCAGTAATTTTAATTAGTTTTTTAGTATAATGGTCAGTTTCTTTCTGATTTATCCATTTAGTAAATCTATTCAAATTCTTTCTCCTTTTCGTGAAATTTTACTATATTGCGGATATTTATATTAAAACACAATAAGATTTTCTATAGTTATATTATTCTTAAGTTTTTTACAAATATCAAGTAAATTTTGGAATAATATATAAGACTAAACCAAAAAGGAAAGGAAAAATATGTCTATTTATAAAGAATTACAAAAGAAACACCCAGAAGTAACAGGCAAGTTAATTGTTACAAAAAACAAGGATAATAAAGTTATTGTTTCAGGTTCTCTTAATTCTCTTAATGCTGATAATGTAGAAACATTGAAAGATGATTTAATTAGTATTCTATTAAAACAATATAAACAAATTGTATCTATTGCTGGAGTTAAATTTAATGAGGGATTTACTGTTATAGAAGATGAAGTTGTTACTACAAATCATCAAGATAAAAATAAAGCAGGAGCAGTAAAAATTCTATATAATGGAATGTTACCTGTTTCAGCAATTAAGAAAGATGAAAAATTCAAATTATTTACACAAATTAACTTTGACAAAATGGATAATGCCGTAATTGAATTGCGTTTTATTGCTCCAATTATCCTAGATTCAAACTTGAATATTATTGATGGTAATATGCGCTATGATTTAGCAGTAAATAACAATATTCAAGAAGTTCCAGTAATCATTATTGATGATAGTGGAATTAAAGCGGATATGTTAAGACTAATCTTAAACCGCTCATCAGAGTTTCAACGCTGGAATTATGATGCTGTTTCTCCATTTGTGGACTCAATTCCAGTTGCTCAACCAATTTTAGAACCACTTGGCTTCTTTGGGGAAAAATTATTGCCTGAAAGTTATTTCTCTAATACAATGTTTGAGTATAAGATTGATGTATTTAATAATCAACAAGGTAAATATACTCAAGATACAACTATTGCTGATTGGGCAGAATTTAGACGAGCTGAAATTCAAGCTAATCAAGAAGCAATTAAGAAACAAAGAGAAAAGAAAAAGAAACAAAAACTTAAAACTCGTCAAGCCAAATCATTATTTGATATGCTTCAACCCACTGAAAAAGATTTTGTAGAAACTTATGACATGGACGAAGAAGTTCAAAAACAAGTTGATGAAGTACGTGAAGTTGCAGCTAAAATTACTGAAGCATATGACGAGGAAAGAAAAGCGATTATTGAAGCAAAAGGATTGAATTGGCAAAACAAAACCACTCAATCTAAGACAAAAGCTGCCAATAAACGTGAAGAATTTATTAACTATATAAATTCATTAAATATTGAACAAGAACTCAAAGATGAAATCTTTAGCAATATGGATACATTTGATACTGAGAAAGAATTAAAAGCTTACGTGAAAGGGTTGTTAGAAAGTGATGAATAAAAAATATTTGATTACTGGAATAAATGGTTATATTGCTTCATTTATGACTAAATATATTAAAGCATTAAATCCTAATTCAGAAGTTTATGGAGTACTTCGTAAAGGTAGTTTATTGAAAGAAGAATTAACAGACTTTGTAACAGATTTAGCATGTTATGATAAGAAAAAATACTTATATTTAGATAGAAACAATAACGAGTTAGATTTTTCAAAATTTGATTATGTAATTCATTTAGCAACTAATTTCAAAGGTGATAATTCAACTGAATCAATTGTACAATTATTAGAAGATAATTTACTTTCTACGATTGCTTTATATAAGCAAATTGAAAAATCAGGCAAGCATCCTCATCTTTTAGTTGCATCAAGTTGGTCTGCTTATAAAAATTATGGAGAATTTTCTCCAGCTAATCCTTATTCAGCAACAAAATACTTTGCTGAAGATAGTTCTAAAATGTTTAATTTAGAAAAGCTAACATTTTTAAGAATTTCAGATACTTATGGATTGAATGATACTAGACCAAAAATCCATAATTTACTTACAAGGAAAGAAAATCCAATTAAAGCTCTTAATTCTCCAGCAGAACAAAAAATCAATATGACACATATTGAAGATGTTACAAGAGCTTTCTTACATTGTATTGAGAATGAATACTTTGATGTAGCAGATTTATATTACAAAAAAAATGAAGTTACTTTAGAAAAGTTAGTTAAATTGCTAAAATTAGAAAACGTAACGTTTGGTGACAAAGAAATTACTGAATTACCAAATCAAACTAAAGTAATTCCAAACTTCAAATTAAAACATAATATAAAAAATATTTACAAAGATTTAAAGAGGGGAGACTAAATGGAAAAAGGCTATAAAAAGATTTCAGATGATTTAATCTTAACTCCACAAAACAAGATTTTATATAATGACGGTATTGAAGAGTTTACTGATGAACAGATTGCAGAATTAAATCAAAAAGAAGTAGATGAAAATAACAAAGCTTTAGAAAAAGTCTTAGAAGCGGGTTATGTTAAATTTCCAGTATTCTTTAGAGACCCTTATGATAATCTAATTGAATCTGCTTATTATCTTCCACCTACATTTGAACCATCATGTAAAGAGGGATTTGTGGATAAGCACAAAATGAATTTCAATATTTACATTCCCTCTTATGGTCGTGCTGGTACTGCATATACAGTAAAAATGTTAGAAGATTTTAATGTTGAAAATTATTATTTAGCTATTGATGCTACTCAATTTGAAACTTATTCTCAACACTATGATACTAAACATATTATTATTAGAGATACTTCATTTAGAGGTGTTGATAAATTAGATATGTTGACTTCCAAAAAATCACCAAATACTTATCATGGAACAGCTGGTTTGTATAATTCACTTTTATACTTCAGTAGAAGTTTGGGTGAAACACATTACTGGACTATTGATGATGATATGATTGGATTAGCAATGAAAGCTTACAAAGGTGAAACAGAATTTAAAGATGGTATGTCTTATAACAAAGATGATTTTTACCGTTGTAGCCATATCCTAGAAAGATATGGGTTCTCATTCACTAAATTTATGAAATGTTTAGAAGATTTAATGTTGAAAGCTCGTAACCCAGGTTTCCTAGGGTTAGAGAAATTTGGTTTAGTATTTAATCTACCTGTTTCTTGGCGTATGGGCACTCGTTTATATTCATTCTATTTAACTAATAACAAGAATCAAATCAATCATTATGGGCAACATAACAACGATGTAATCACAAGCTTAGGAATGAGTAAAGCTGGTTATGTAAATATGCTCTTTGAGGGCATTTATTATAATTCTGGTCCAACACAAGCAGGTGGTGGTTTGACTGAAACATATAAGAAATTCGGTACATTGGATAAAGGTAAAGTGTTAGTAAACGCCATACCTGATTGCTCTAAGATTTCATACAAATATAATCGTATTCATCATACAGTAAACTACAATAAATATAATCAGCAAAGACTTGTAGGAGCTGCAAAAACAGAATAAATAGACAACAAAAAATAACCATGATTTTATCATGGTTATTCTTCTTTATAAACTGCAGTTTTTCAGCAGTAAGTTAATTCTTGATAGATATGTCCTGAGTTATATTTAAATGCAGTGAGTTGTTCGCTACAGCGTGTAGTGATGATTAAAAGTCACCTAACGGTTGTTCAGGTAATAATTGAGAAACAATCATCTTAAATGAGTTTTTAATACCCTCATTGTAGATAATTTCATTTAATGAATGGTGGTTAGCTTTAGTAGTAATAAATTGAGGCATATTAGGAATAAAACCTAATATTTTAATTCCATGAGAAGCTCTTTCAATCTCTTTCAATCCAATACCAGTGTTTGGAATAAATTTATTGATAATAATACCAACTTTATCTTCATCAATTGTTTTTTCTCTTAGTGGAGAGTAAACAAATTCTTTAATCCAACGGCCCATACCTTGTAATGATGAAATACCCATATCACTCACCAATACAATTTTATCTGACATTGGATAAGCAACTTCTGAAAATAGAGGGTCTAAATAATTAACAGATGTATCTAAGATTACATAATCATACATAGTTTTAAGAACTTTTATTACTTCTAAGTAGAATGCTGGACTAATTGCCTCAGCATTTTTTGGTGTTTTAGGAGCGAATAAAAAGTCTGTATTAGATTTAGGATTATGATAAATCCCTTGTTTAATATGTTCTTCTGTTAATTTTTCGGTATTGTCTTTTCTAGCAATATATACATTAACTATATTTGGACTTGTTGCATTATTTAAGTAACCTAATTGTCCGTCTTTAACATCAAGGTCAACAGTAATAATTTTTGGAGCATGGTCAACTAATCCCTGTTCAAAGGCTTTTTGCCCAGCTTCACTTAGGAAAGCACCAATACCTGTGCTATCTGTTGATTTACCAGAGCCACCTTTAGATGAAGTAACAGTAATAACTGTTCCATTTCCAGTTGATTCATAATTTAGGATTTCTTCGTCTGTATCTTCTTCAAAGCCTTCAATTTCACCCATACCATTGTCTGTATCAAGAAGTTTTCCAACAACATCTTTAGTATCTTTAGGTACTAATGGGGAATCTACATATTTAGCGATTGAGTCATACAATTCATCGAGTATTAAATCCCCATATTCCACAAAGTAAAATGGAGTGTTAGCATTATATGAATCATCTTCTTTAGCTAATTCAAATTGTTTGTTTTTTATTGCTGTTCTAATCTTACTTTCTTCTGAAGCTCTATCTTGTGGTGGAATTAAAATGTTGATTACAGAATATGGTGCCAAGAAAGCAGCTAATTCTGAAAATAAATCTGGGTTATTGTTGAATAGGCGAGAAAAAAGAATTACAACAGAAGTGTCTTTTGAAATGTTACCATTATCATCATCTAATTCCCTTTCTAAAGCTTCAACATTTTCAAGTGGTATTTGAAAGTCCCAGTTTGGTTCCATATCCACAAAAGCTTTATAAACGACTTCAGGTCCCACAAAAGCTATTTTATGTTGCATAATTTTCTCCTTTAAAATCTTTAATTTTTTCAATTAAAATATCGTATAGTTATATTATTCTACAAATCTAGTTAAAAAAAAGAAAAGCCATCAAGCTTTTCTATTTTTGCGATTCTAATACTGCATTTGGGTTCGTATCAAAGATTTCTGCCCAACCGTCCGGTGCCATAATCTGCACAATACCAGCATTTCCTTGACAATCTTTCATTAAGCAGGTACCTGGGTGTAAATCTGGTAGAATAGATGCCCAACCTGGGTCTTCCAAACGCATAGCTGCTACAGTCATGTCGTTATCTCTTTCGTCATTATTACGGAAAGCGAAACGAGTAGTAATAGTGTTATCTAGTGAAGCACTATCTCCAAAATTCAAGTGTTTTGGTGATTGAGAAATAAGCAATACACTCATATTAAGTGAGCGGCCTAATAGAGCAACTTCACTCATCATAGCTTTACCTTTTGGAGTACTAGCAACAGACCACGCTTCGTCAATTACAAGAGTTTTTCTGATTTTTTTATCTGAGCGCATTGAGTCAATAACTTTTTGAGTTAATAAACTCATAATAGCAACTGAAATACGTTCACTGTTGCTATAATCATTGAAAGATTTTTCAGAAGTTGGTAATGACAACCCCATTAGATTAGCAACAATAGTTCCATTAGAAATATTTAATTCTTGTTTCTTTTTAGAGCGTTTATCTCTACTAAGAAGTTTTCCTAATCCAACTTGTAGATACGTTTGTAATGTCATACCCACACTTCTAACTCTTTCATCATCTCTGTAACGGTTCATTGCAGCTGCAACTGACATAAATGATGGTCTATCATCTTCGACCACATCTTTGATAATAGGGATAATTGTACTTTGTAATTCATCATCAATTCTACCAACTAAGGCAACAAGTATATCCATAGTTAAAGCAGTATTTTCAGCAATATTATTAGTAAATGAAGTTGGGTCTAGCATACCAATATTTTCGTCACTAATTACTCCATTTGCTTCTGCTACATTCCAAATGTCTACTTTGTTAATATACCCTAACTCATAAAGTTTGCGTAATGCAATAAAGTCACCCTTAGGGTCAAGAATAACTTGAGCTTTGTTCATGAGATTACCATGACAAGCTAAAAGTAATCCAAGGAAAGTTTTACCAGACCCTGGTGAACCCGAAATAAATGATACAGGTGCATAGTTTTGTGAAATAGCATAATGAGAATCCCAAAATACAGGTGTTGGAGTTCCTACAATAGAAACTCCAATCATAGTACTTGTTGAATATTTACTCTTACTTACCATTATATTTTATTCCTCATTTTAGTTTACTTAAATATTCTATATCTGACCTACGAGAAACAGCAATAGAATTATCAATTTTATAAGTATGTTCTTTCTTTACTGGCTTATGGTCACAATAATATTTAGGGGAAGTCAAATAGATAATTTGAGTTTTAGTCCAATCATAGAATGATTTACCACCCCAAATAGGTTTACTCATAATAGTTGCTAAACCAACTGGAGGACCAAATATTAAAGCAGCCGTCCATATATTTAAAGTATGGAGTTTAACAATAAATAAGTAACCAATTGGGAGGCCCCAAATAGCAAATGTGATAAACAGATAAACCCAGAAGATTAACCTTACTGGTTTCTTAAATTTGATGTCAAATAATGAATAAATAAGGAGCTCTTTCGAGAATAGATTAGTCATATCCAAAACTCTTACTGGATAATTATTTTTTTCTGCCATATTCGACTCCTTTTTATTTTGAAATATCGCTCAAAATCTTATTTAGCAACAGGCATTTTTAGGAATTTGTGAGATTTATAGTTATTTAATTCAACTTGGTCAGAAGTAAAATTAAATATTCCATTCCAATCTTCAATTGTGAGTGTTGGTGCTGGATAAGGAAGTCTAGTTAATTGTTGTTTTACAGCTTCTAATTGATTCACATAAATATGAGTATCTCCAGTTGTATGGATAAACTCACCCGGCGTTAAATCACATTCTTTAGCAATAAGATAAACTAATAAAGCATAACTTGCAATGTTGAATGGTACGCCGATAGGGAAGTCAGCTGAGCGTTGATACAATTGACAATCTAATTTTCCATTTGTAACTTTAAATTGGAACATTGTATGGCAAGGTGGCAAAGCCATATTATCAATTTCTTTAGGATTCCAAGCAGAAATAATCAATCGTCTTGAGTTTGGATTTGTCTTAATTTCTTGAATAACATTAGACAATTGGTCCACATAATCAAATTGTCTCCAGTTGAAACCGTAAATTGGGCCCATATCATCATCTTTAATAAGTTTGTTACGGTAAACAAAACCATCTGATGGTTCATATTCTTTAATTTGACTCAATTCAAATTCATCATAAATATTTTTCTCTCTAGGAGTTAATTCCTCATATTCTTTTTGAAGTAATTCTTCTAAATCTAATCCTAAATGTTTATTGAGTGCTTCTTTGTTGAAGTATAATTCCACTTCACCGTTATAATGAGTAACTTTAATAATCATGTTGTTTTCAAGGTAAAGTTCTTCTTCATCTTTTCGTAGCCAAACACTTGTATCTTTAGAGAATACAGAACTAGAGTAATAAGCATTAGATAATACAAAATTATCCCAATCCTCAGTTTTATAATACCAATGAGGTAAAGATTTAACTTCTCTAATAAAAGTATTATAATCTTGCCACTCTTTTGAAATTGAATAATCTCCAGTACCAAGATATGCTTTAGCCATCAGATTAGCCCATAATTTATACAATTTGACATCTAGTTCATTGTTATATAAACGTTCAGCATATTTATTGATAACTTCTATCAAGTCACCTTTCTCATAGATACAATTAACATATTCATTTTCTTTTCTAGTTCTAACTTTTACCAAATCTCTATTCAAGTTATATGGACGGCGCCATTGATTCCAAATAGGATTATTCACATCTTTCAAGTATTTTAAATTAGTATCACCTTGAATAAACCAAATAAGTTCAGTAATAATATTTCTCAAAACTGTTTTTTTAGTAGTTAGCAATGGAAAAGATTTGCTCAAATCGTATCTGTTTTGAGTACCAAATATTGAGATAGTATCTGTATCTGTTCTGTTTTCTGTTTCAACACCGTTTTTAATAATAGCTTCTAATTGTTCTAAATAAGTCCAATCAGCTTGTGATAATGTCTTAACGTAATTTGAAACATTTTCAAATTCTGCTTCTGAAGCGTTTGAAGTTTCATTATTGAAAATTTTATTTAATGATTTCAATTCATGTTTTTTATTTAGAGTGAGCTCGTAATAATAAGTATCTTGTTTTAATTCTGATTTATCAAGGTGCTCACTCAAATCTAAAGAAGTATAATATTTCATGCAGTCATTCCTTTTAATTTCGTTTTATTTGTATCTAGCTTGCTGTATAGCGCAGTTTGTGGTGCTGTTAATATAAATTATCATGAATTACTTAAAACAGCTTAGACTGCGGTTTACAAACAAAAAAGAAGAATAAATAAGCTATTCTTCTTCATCATTGTTTTTGCAAAAAGTATTAACAAAGTAATTACCAAGAAGTATAGCATCTGATTCGTTGTCGTCAACATCTTTACCGAATTTTTCTAACACTAAACGCATTGAAAATTCTTTGTATTCTTTACTTGTCATTTTACCGAACTTGTAAAATTTTCTCCAAGTTGAAACATTGACAAAGTTAATCATATTATAAGTAAAATTACTCAACATAATTCCATCAGCCATTGCTAAGTTCTTAGCACCTTTTTGGCTTACCACAACGTTAATATCTTCTATTGCAACAATAGTAATATTATATGTTTCTTTTAGCTTTGCAATTTCGTCTTTCATGCAAATAGCTCTTGCTAAGAAATTTTTTCTGTAATCTCCCCCTTTAGGGGTGATACTTCCACTTTCGAGCAATTCATAAGTTTGTAAATCATAAATTGCCCAACCTGTTGAAGTAGTGGAAGCATCAAGAGCTAGAAGGTGCTCTTTAATCATTTATTGCCCTCTAAGAATTTTCCAAACTGTTTCATCAATTCAGAAAGAGAAGTAATTTGTTTTGTCATTGTTTCTTTAAGATTTGTAGTTAAATCTTCTTTAGTTAGTGCAGATGCACTCAATGAGTTAAAGATAATTTTCTTAGCATCCTCAAAAGTTTTAGAGCCATAAGAAACTTCATTTTGTTGTGTATTGATTAGTTGAACTTTTGCAATCAATTTGAGTAATTGAGTAGAAGCGATTAAACGTTCTTTAAGAGAGAGCTCAAATCCTAATTCATTTTCTTTTCCTTGTAGGAATGAAAAGATTTCAAGCAAATGTTGTTTTGCTTTGTAGTTATCGTCAGTAACGATTTCTTTTGGTGCTTCAAAGAATGTAGAAGTATCTTTTGCAACACATGACTCAATAAATGCTTTTAATTGAGGTGTATCATTATCTGGGTGAGCAGTAATGTCATTTGATAATAACCATTCTCCAGTATTAAAGTTGTAAATACCTGCTAATACTTTCAAAGTATTTTCTTTACCACTTTGTAAATCAGGTTTCAATTCAGCCATTGGAATATTGACATCAAGATGAGGTTTTCTTCTTTGTTCAAAACGATAAAGTAATTTAGCACCTTTTTCTACTGCTTCCATAGCAACTTTTGCTAAATCATAAGACTTACCGACATAACCGCTTAAACCATATTTCGCATTTTCTGGTTTTACTTTTACATTGATAGCTTTACCATTTGGTGATTCTTCAATTGTAGTTTCACCTACTGCAAGGTTAACAGCAACTTCACCTGCTTGACCTTTTGAAGTATCTCTACCGGTATCAATTATCGTTCCAACCCAACCATCTTTTAATTCTAAAGCCATTTCTAACTCCTTTATTAAATATTTATTTTTATATCTAAAACAGTCTTTTGTAAAGTGTTTTATAGTTATATTATTCCACTTTTGAGCCCTAAAAAAGGTGATAAACTTAATGATTTATCACCTTTTTATGAATTATTGAAACATCTTTTGAAAGACTTCTAATTCTTTAATTTTCATTGCAAGTTGAACAATAAAACTCCATGTTTTTTCTAATGCCCAACCGATTGCTCCAATAATATCCATATTAAATTGTAAACAAATTGCATATATAATAGCAAAAGTTATTACAAAATAAATATATCCTTTAATATGACTTGCTCCTTTTTGCATTTAAACCTCCGTTCTAATTATAATTCAATATAATTTTTACAATAGCAAAAATTATAAGCATTGTAAAGATTGGAACAACAACTTTGTATTCAAAACTACTTCCAGCATGGATTCCACCCAATCTATATGTCCACCACCTCTTACCTTTATGGGCGATTGGCCACAAAGCTGGAGTCCCTGAAACGGTTAGAGTATCGCCTAATATGTGAATTAAATATCCAAGTGAAGTTAGGATAGCTATCCACGAATAAGCAATATCAGATGGCGAAAAAGTTAATATAATAAATACAAAGATTATACTCGAACCAAATATAAAAATATACCCAAACAAATCTTTTTTTAGCTTTTTGAATGAGTTTGCGAATAGTGAAGCCATAGCTAATTGATAACAAATAATTAACCATGCTATAGCAAAAGGATAGATTGTAACAGTACCTTGACCTAAAAAACTATCTTTTATATCTGTTTTAATAGAACTCAAACAGAATACAATAATACCAACGATAATACTTGCTACAATAGTATGCCAAAATCCTCTATGAGCATCTGGTGTATCATTATCTCGTCTTGTTTTTGTTAATGTATATACACCAACTGCACTTGCTCTTGTTAATTTAGAAATTAACTTACCAAATGGCCCTAATGTAGAGATAGCAGTACTTTTTACATTGTCAAAATCGGGTAATAATGCAGCTCCTGCTATAACTATTGTTGCTCCTATCAAAACAATAACATTATTTGATTTTAATATTGTATTAAATATAAAGTTTGGGAAGAAAGCAACTAGCAATAGAAAGAAAGCGATAGCTGACAAGGAATGTGTTAAACCCATGAATCCTTTTTCATCTTTTAATTTTAATAGTAATTTTGTATTCATGCTACAATCCTTTTTTATTCTTTTATATCATTAAAAAGAGCCTTATTAAGGCTCTTTTTATATAATGATTTAATATCCGAAGAATAAATCTTCATCATAAGAAATTCCTTTCTTAGCACGACCAGAGTATTCTTCAGCAATTGCTTCAGCGTCTTGGTCAACTACTTTTACAAATTCAGAAACAACTAAACCTGTAATTTCATCATCTTTTACTAATTCATGGAATTTACTTCCTTTAACACCTCTATTAGTTGAAGGTACTTCTTCACCTTGTGTGAATTTGTATGATGATTTAGATTTAGAGAATAGTACAGCATCATTAGCTCCAACTCCAGCAGCTACCGATTTCTTATCATATTTGAATCCAGCAACAGTACCTGAACCAGGGTTGCTTTCTCTAATTGTAGAAATTGGGAATTTAGCAAGTTGTCCGTCTTCAGCAATAATGTACAAGAATTTTTCATAGTCTTCTTCAGTTAATGGCTTAGCATAAATAATTTTCTCATTGAGAATCAATTTAGCAAGAGGTGATTTAATATTGTTCTTAACAATGTTTACATTACCAGCGTCAGTGACAATCAATACACCTTTGTAATTACCATTTAAGTTATTAGGTAGGATAGTAACAAATTTATCTTCATCTACACCCAAAAGGCTGGTTGATGATGGAATGTCTAAAGGAATAGCTTTAGCATTGATTGTTTCAATCGTACCATCATTTTTAAGAATGTTGATAAATTCTTGAGTAGTTGCTTTCAATTCTGACTTGATAGGAACATGAGTATTAAATGTTTCTTCTAATGATTGTAAGATAGTTCCGTTAGATAGAATATAGATAGTAGTATCTACATCCTTTTCTAAAAGTTTCATTTTGTTTCTACTTTCTTTATCAGCAAGTTTTAAATCTTCTAAAGTAACATTATCAATGAATGTTCTACGGGCATCTGAAATAACTTTCTTAGTAGCTTTTAATTCTTCAATAATTGCAGAGTCAATAGCAGCTTCATCATTTAAAAGATTTTCTAAATCTTCAGTTTCTTTACGAAGTGCTTCAATTTCAAGCAAGATTTTATCTTTATCTGCCTTAGTTAAAACAGAAAGAGATAATTTTAATATATAATCAGCTTGTGCTTCATTGATACCAAAATTCTTCATAATGTTATCTCTTGCTTCTTCTGAACTTTCTGATTTTCTGATAATGTTAATAGTTTTATCTAAATCACTCAATACTGAAGCAACACCTGACCGTTGCTCTAATTTTCTAGAGTTATTTTCTAATTTATATTCAAGTTTATTGATGAATGCTTCTTTACGTTGGTCAATGAATGTATCAATCAAATCAAACATAGTAGAAACAACTGGACGGCCTTCATCTAAAGTAGTCATATTGACAGAGAAGTTTGTTTCTAATGAAGTGAACTTAAACAAATCTTCTAAAACTAGATATGGATTAGCTCCAGCTTTAACATCAATACTTAAAACGTTACCACGTTTTTTATCTGAAAGGTTTTTAGCTTCAACGATTTCAGTTAATTTATTTTTTGTTTCTTTTACTTTAGCAATTTCTTCTTTGATTTTTTCGATGGAAATTTGATAAGGGAACTCAGTAAACACGATTTCATGTTTTCCTCTAGGGAGAGAATTAACTTCGTATTTACTTCTTACTAAGAAGCTTCCTTTACCAGTTTCATAATATTCTTTAATACCATCAATTCCAAAGATTTGGCCGTATGTGGGGAAGTCAGGTCCCGGCATTACACGAATCAATTGGTCAACAGTATTAAGTTTTCCTTGCATACGTTTAATAACTGCATTCATTACTTCGTCTGGGTTGTGAGGAATCATGTTAGTAGCATATCCTACGGCAATCCCTTGTCCACCATTGATAACACTGAAAGGCCATTTTACTGGTAATGATTTTGGAAGTTTTTCAGCTCCAGTAAAGTTAGGCACCATCTCAACTGCATGATAGTCAACATCTTCTACTAATTGTTCACCAGCAAGAGTAAATTTAACTTCATAGTAACGGTCAGATGGTGGAGTATCACCTGTTTGCAAACCAAATCCACCTTGTACTTCAACAACAGGAACTCGAGAATGGAAATCTTGAGCAAGTTTAACCATTGCTTCTGTAACAGATGATGGCCCGTGTGGGTGATAATGTCCTACTACGTGGTTATAAACTGTAGCAGCTTTCATAGTTGGTTTATTATTTTTTAATCCTAATGTCCACATAGTCCAAATACCACGTTTCAAAACGGGTTTTAATCCGTCTTTACCAACTAAGGCACGTGATTGGATAACATAATGAGCATAAGGTAGGTAATTTTCAAATAAGAACGGTTTGATTGGTTGAACGATTACTTTACCAGCAAACTTATCTAATGCAAATTTTTCTTTATTCTTAGCCATTTGTACCTCTCTTAATCTTTTGTTGTTTTGCCATCAATGACAATTTCAAAGCTGGGATTTCAAATAATAATTTAGCGTCAATTTGTCTATGATTAAATGTTAATACAGCATCACCTAACATGGTAAGTGCTTTTAGAACCATAGCTCCAGTCCAATTCTTAGAAATTTTAATAGCAATTTCATTGTTTGTTGTTACACCACTTACTTCTTGTAGAGCAAAAGTGAAATATTCATATAATGAAGCAATAGCGTCATTAAAATTCTCACCTTCTAAACCCATTTCGTTAATAGTAGCAATAACTTCAGTTGTTTCTCCAAAAACAATATGTTCAATACATTGGTCAATTTTACTTGTTTCTAATTCACCTGAGTTGATGTATTTCTCAAATAATGAGATAGAAGTACGGACTGACCCTTTTGCTTTTTTAGCACAATATAGAATTGCTTCCTTATCAATTGGTAAATTTTCTTTTTTAGCAATTTCAATCAAGTTTTTAGCTAATTCTTTTTGCTTAACAGGTTTTAATGAAATGTTTTGAGTACGAGATAATACAGCAGGTCTAATTTTGTCTAGTTCAGTAGTACAGAAAATAAACAAAGCATTCATATTATCTTTTTCCAAAGGAATAAGCAAGGCGTCAAATCCTTTAGGACTTAAGTTGTGGTACTCGTCAATGATAATAACTTTCTTTTTGATAGCTACTTTTGTTTGGGCATCTTGTACAATTCGTCTTACGTTATCAACTTCTCCATTGTTAGCCATAGAAAAGTATTGTACTCCGATAAGTGTATCTGAATCAATAGCTTTACAAGTAGAACATTCATTACATGGTTGTAAATCTTCATTCACATTTGGGCAGTTTAAAGTTTTAGCAATAACTTTTGCAATACTTGTTTTACCCGTACCAGCTGGGCCAGAAAAAGAATATGCAGTTGGTACACGATTATTTTTAATCGCTTCTCGGATTTGCTTAACAGCAGAATCTTGCCCAATAATACCGTTCCAATCTTTTGGCCTATATTTTTTGTATAATTCAACGTATGCCATTAAGCTCTTCCTCCAACTTCAGATAAATCAGCAAGCATGGCAAATTTATCTTCTCTAATATTTGGTTTTTGTGCTCTTCCCATACCTGCTAAATAACTTGCCCAAGAATTGTAAGGCCCTTTCTTGAATGGGAAGAAATATTTATTATTGATTGCTTCATCTAATTCACGGTCAACTTGTTCTACATCTTTGATTACTTGTTCTCTTACTTGTGGATTATGATGGTCAACATAAACTATAGTAGGAGTTTCAGCACATGGGAAAAGCAATGAAGCTTCTTCAATTGTTGCACCTAACTGCTCTAATAACATAGCATAAAATGTTTGTTGTCTCCAGTAATCAAATGGATTAGAAGTACTAATCTTAGCATTAGGATTATAATTTGAGATTTTCTTACCAGTTTTCCAGTCTTGTACTTTCAAGCCATTTTCACCTTCGATAATCTTATCCACAAATCCTAAGCATTGTCGTTTGGCATTACCTAATTTACCATTCACAAATAATTCAAGACCTTGTTTGCTTTGCCCCATAATATAAAGTGTAGCAATTTTTTCTTTTTGTGCATCAGGTAACCAAGCTCCAATATAAGCTTTTAAAGCATGTTTATACCATTCTTGATTTTCTGAATCTTTAGCAAAATCTCTATAATCATCTGTTAAAGTCACTTCTTTAGAAACTTTAAGGAGATTTTCTCTAGTTCTTTTTTCTGGTGGAAGAGCAAAGAATACTTCCATAGTAGAGTGGAACCAATTTCCTCGTTTAAGATGAGTAACATCTGCAATCTCAACTTCGGGTTTAATGAATTTGTCTAAAATATAATCTGCTGGTGAATTTAACCAATTTCCAATCATACTTGGCGATAATTTAATTTTATCAATTTTCTTTTGGAGCTCAGCGTCCAAAATATAGACACCTTGTGGTGTTACTTTAATTTTTTTGAATAACATTTTATCTCCTGACTCTATATTTATAATCTATTGTATAGTTATATTATTCCTTTTTTTACCCAAAAAGAATCAATAAAAATATAACAATACCATTTGCAGTAGCATGAGCGATTATATTAGTACCAATCCAATTTGTTTTTCGATAAACGAAGCCAAAAACAAGACCTGAAATGAAAACAATAAATAGATTGTATATTGCATACATAGGTGAGTTTAGATTTTGTAAATGTAACAAAGCGAATAAAGAAGCAGTACCAATATAATAAACATAAGAATTGGTTTGCTTATTAGTTATTTCATAGAAAAATCCTCTAAAAAATAGTTCTTCTACAATGGGTGCTAATACAACGGCAAATAATACCATGAATAAGACAGGTATGCTTTGTAATGTTTGTACATTACTTCCAACAGTTGTATTAGTAGGGATAAATATACGGTAAGATAATTGTTGAAATAAAAATATACCCATTCCAGTAGCTATTCCAACCATAACTTTACCCAAACTTGCTTTCCCAAACAATTTTTTATAATCTATTTCTCTTTTTTCTGCTTTATAATAAAAGAATGCTACAATAAAGTAAGAAATAAAAATAGTAAAAATGTTAAACACAATTAAATGTGTTCCTTGAGGGATAATATTTATGCCTATTAGTTGTAGTATTGTAGAACTCAATAGCATAAAAAATGTTAAAAGGATTATTTTGCTTATATAATTAAAATTTTGTTTCATGTATAATGCTCCTGCTCGTTTTCATGTGTGTTATATCGCAACTAGCTGACACTAATGCTGTAAAAACTGTATTTCGATAAATGTATCGACTCTACAGCAGAACAGCTTAAAACAGCTTAAAATGGAATAAGCACTACCTCAAAAAGGAGTGCTTATTTTTTATTTCAAGGTATTACTCAATACTAATTCTTCAATTTCAGAAATGAATGAGTCGTCAACATCAATTACTGCTTCAATATTGATGTATTTGTCGTTTGGATTTTCAGTTCCCTCGTAATTATACAATGAACTCTTTAAGAAGTAATTACGAATTAAATCTTTTTGACTAGAGAACAGTTTATCTTTAATCCAATATTCTTTAAGTTCAATTGTACCATCTTCTTGTGGGTATTCTAACATAAGGTAACCAGGCTTTTCTTCTAAGAAGATAAGTTTTGTGTGGTTAGCATAGTTTTCCTCAAGCAATTGGATTGATACTCTTTTAAGGGTAGAAATAAGTTTCCAATTTTCTAGTAATAAAATAGTATTATCAAATGAAACTTCAGAGCCTGAGCGAATAACAAATTTTCTGTTAATCAAACGTACATTTTTATAAGTATCGTCAATTAAGTTAGCAATGTCTTTTACGATTTCAAAATCAGGTCTAAGCATTCCCACATTGTACATATTGATAAATTGTTCTACATTAGGGAAGTGGTTTGTTGATAATACTTCATTTAAGTGAGCTACTGCTTCATCACTTACTGGAATTAACGTATTATTCATTTAAGTCTCCTTATTCTTTAATTTCAATTAAATTATCTTTAATTAGATTTTTTTCGGTATCTTTTATATCAGTGCCTTCTCTATTGTTTACACATTCAGCAAAGACATCTTGTTTTCCTTTGATAATCTCAATATCACCTGATTCACAAACAACAATATTTCCTTTAGGGTCATAAAATGCTCTTTGTAAGTTAATCTTAGCAGAATGCTCGGAAGTAACTTCAAAAATAATACCATTAGAAGTTTCTTTCTTAAATTTGTATTTTACATCAGTTTTATTTTCTGTTTGTTCAACTTGTGGAGTTGATTCAGTGTTATTATCTGTGTTATCTTTTGGTTTCATTAAAAGTGAAATAGCAACAAAAGCAATTAAAAATGCTACAAATACACCAGAAATAATAAAGTAATGTTTTTTAGTTAATTTCTTATAATCAAAACTAAAATTAAATTTTTTCTTTTTAGGTTTTATTCGTCCTTTTTTCTCTTTTTTAGGAATTGATTTTACTTCTTCAATTTCCTCAGGTTCAGGCATCTCTTCAATTTCATCTTGAACATAAGTTGATGATTCATTTTGTTCAACTTGTTCAAAATCTGAGTTGTCATTTATAAAATCATCATCTGTAAGTTCTTGGACTTCTTCAAATTCTTCATGAGTATTTACTGAATTAAAATCATTATCTAAGGACGGGAGTTTACGCTTTGGTAATGGCATACTAACTTCCTCTCTCTATATTTTTTAAATCATTTTGGGTTGTTCCCGGCATGAATTTTACATTACTTATATCGTCATAAGTTTTATCTGGGTAAATCAATCTGATTGTATCATTCCCTTTAGTTTCGTTCAATCTTTCTATATATTGCTCTCTAAGATTTTTGTTTTTAACCTTAATCTTATGAACTAATTTACCCTCATGGGATAGAGCAACTCTTCTAAGAGCAACAATCTTAGGGTTTCCATATACTTCAACACCGTTACGCTTGAATTTAGGTGTTACTATGTCAACTTGATAAACAATATTTTCAATAGGAGTAGGAATGGCCTTAATTTGATTGTATCGTTCCATTTTCTCTGGGTCATTTACTAATCCTAATTTCTCTGGTGCCTTATCACCAAACTTTTGAATAGCAGTGTATTTTTCAATTCCAGTTAACAAATCTTTATCCATACGAAGAACGGCACGAGATAATTTATTATCAGTTGTTACTTGCATATATTTATTCTTTTGTTTAGTAGTTTTTACTTCTACTTTAGGGAAAGTAACATATTGTCCAGTAACATTTACTTCTTGAGCATCAAGATGAACTGCTTCTTGTTCAATCTTATCTAATGGATGGCGAGATAAGAATAATTCAGTTAAATCGGCTTCATATTTAGCTTGTACTTCATATGAGAACTCATCAGTATTTAATTTAATTTCATCTGAAGCTTCCACCCCACCAATTGAGAATAAGTTTTTTCTCTTATTGAGTTTTTCTTGTTTCTCAGCAGTCTTGATTAACTTATCTGCATTATCAACAATTGATTTACGAGTAACACCCAAGCAATCAAAAGCACCTGTAAGAGCAAGAGCTTTTAATGCACCAGTTGTTAATCCTTTATATTTAATCATACGAGAAATAAAATCAGTGATTGAAGTGAATTTACCTTTTTTATCACGTTCTTTAATAATAGCTTCTGCTAATGACTTAGGAAATCTCTTAATACCTGACAATCCATAAACGATTGTATTTGGCTCAGTCATACTAGGTGTGATAAGAATGTCTGACTCATTTACAGATGCTGGTTGGATTCTTAAATTCATTCTCTTAACTTCAGCAATGTATTCTCTTATTTTATCTGGTGTATCATTCAATTTTAATGCAGCTGCCATAAACTCAACTGGGTAATGAGCTTTTAAATATCCAGCAATGTAAGCATTCAAAGCATATGATACAGAGTGAGATTTATTAAACGCATATTCCCCGAAAGCAACAATACCTTCCCAAAGAAGATTTACTGCTTCTTCATCATATCCATTATCAATCATACCCTTAATGAATTTTCCACCAAGAGATTTCATTAAAGCCATTTTCTTTTTACCAATCGCTTTACGCAAATCATCGGCTTCTTTAGGGGTAAATCCAGCACATTCTTTAGCAATTCTCATACAGTCCTCTTGATAAACAACAAGCCCATAAGTATCTTTCAATAGTTCTTCAACTTTAGTACCGTAAAAAGCTTTGTGAACTGGAACACGAACATCTGGGTTATTTTTTCTTTGAGCAAATTGTAAATGGCTGTTTAATCCCATTGGGCCGGGACGATACAAGGCAGTAACGGCTGCTAAGTCCATAAACTCTGTTGGTTGTAATTCTCTTAACATTTCTTTTACCCCAGAGCTTGAGAATTGGAAAATAGCAGAAGTTTCTGCATTAGCAAATAGTTTATAAGTTAATTCATCATCTAAGTCACTTTGAACCAACTCATTTACATCAATAGTAATTCCTCTTGTCTTTTTAACGTTTTTAATAGCTTCGTCAATCAAGTCAACTGTTACTAATCCAAGAAAGTCCATTTTGATAAGTCCTAGAGCTTCGCAGTTGTAGTAATTCCATTGAGTTACTGACAAGCCATCACTTTGTCTAATTTGAACAGGTACAACTTCTTTAATTGGTTTAGAAGAAATAAGCATACCACAAGGGTGAACTCCAGTCTCTCTCATTCTACCATCAAGAACAGCTGCAGAATGAGCAATTTCTTCTAATTGTGGTGTGTTTAATTGAATACGCAAGTCAGCTCCAGTTTCGTAATATTCAGAATTTGGGTCAAGCATACTCTTAATTGTCATTTTCTTTTCGATGGCATCTGGTAATGTATTACTAATTGCTTGTGCTTGAGCAAAGTTTAATCCATAAATAGTAGCCATAGATTTGAAAGCATTTTTTGCTTTGAATGGGCCAGGTGTAATAATTCCAGCAACATTATCTGCTCCATATAAATCCATAACGTGCTCGATAGTTTTTCCACGGCCAATTGTATGGAAGTCACTATCTACGTCTGGGTTTGTACCAGGGTCAATGATTTTAATAGATTTAATCTTTCTACTCATCTTCTATTACATCTCCAACTTCTAATTGATAAATATATTTTTCTTGGCCATTTACTTTTTTCTTTTCAGATACAATGATTTGCTCTTTCTCACCATCTTCGTACTCAATTTCAAAGATGGCTCCACGACCATCAGAGATAAAACGTTCAAAAAGCAAATTAAATCGAATAGGGTCAGTGTTTGAAATGTTCAATAGGTAGGCAATTTCACTTCCCCCAACACTTCCACGCCCTGGGCCGATTGGATAGCCATTATTGATAGACCATTGTAAATATTCTTGTACTACCAAGAAGTATGAAATAAAGTCATTGCTTAAAATAACTTCTCTTTCAAAAGCAATTTTTGCTCTTGATTCTTCTTGGATTTCTTTAGATTGATGACAACGTTTTTTCTTAAAACCTTCTTCAACTAAGTAATCAAAATATTCTAAATCAGAATTAAAGCCTTTGGGCAGTTTTGGTTTCGGTCTTAAATGCACATCATACTCAAGATTTACTGTTTCAATCTTATCAGCAATTTTAATTGTATTATTGATTGCAGGTAAATAAGGCAAAGTTTTATACATTTGGTCATAATCAGCAAAGTTTCTACTGTTTCCACCTAATGCTGGTCTAATACCACCTCTATAAGTAGGAGTTTCAGATAATTTCATGTTAGAACCAACGGCCATAAAATGTTCTTGATGTACGGCATCATCTTTATCTAAATAATGAACATCATTAGTAAGGACTGTTTCAATGTCTAATTCTTTTGCTAATTTAGCAAGTTTTTTAGCAGAATAATCGGGAATACTTTGGTATTCCATTAGCTCAATATAGAAATCCTCTCCAAAGATAGATTTCATTCTTGAAGCATATTCTTTTGCTTTGTCAATTTGATTATAGCGTAATCTAATATTTAACTCTGAATCTGGGTCACCAGATAAAACAATAAGCCCCTTTTTATATTTAATCAATAAATCTAAATCAATTCTTGGCACAATATAGAAGTGGTCTTGATGAAATGACTCATTAAGTAATAAAAATAGATTATGTAATCCGGTATCATTTTTTGCAAGAACTGTTAAATGAGTATTAGCACCTCTATTAGGGATAATTTGTTTAACATTTTCTTGATAAACCACTTCACGCATAGGGAAACGTTCATTTGTAATTGGAGCCATGTTAAATTCTACGCCGACAATTGGTTTAATATTTTCTTTTTTACATTCAGCAATAAATTGATAGATACCAGTCATAGTATTGGCATCTGTCAAAGATATAGCTTCCATTCCAAGTTCTTTCGCTCTAGTAACATATTCTGTTATTGTTCCATATCCTTTCAGCAAACTGTTATCTGAGTGGACATGAAGATGAACAAATTTTGATTTTTCCATTTTGACTCCTTTTTAAAATTTTATAGTTAGTTCTATTATTCCAAAAATGCTAGAAAAAAAGCAATACTTTTATATTGCTTTAGTTCGTCCATAGCTGCAGTTTTGGGTGTTCGTGATAATTTCTCCATGGGTAAGGGTAAACTGTCTTAGCGAGCAACTACAGCTGTTTAGTGTGTATTTAAGTTATTTGGCTTATCATTGCTTTTGAATAGCAGATAAAATACTAATGAAGTAATAAATAAAAGCAAAATAGCAATGAATAAGCTCAGGTAAATAGATAATTTACTTGTATAAGCAAATAATAGAAAAACAATTGATACATCTATTGCTGGAATAGTAAAACTTAATAATGCTTTATGTGTATAATCTTTTTTAATCATTTCTACCATTGCAAGTATTCCAAAATATAGGAAAAATACAGATGGTAAAAATACTCCAGTCAACCCCACATAATTAGGCTCTAACATTGTAGAAGCTATTGAAGTAATTATCAATAATCCAATAAAAGAAAATAGATTAAATATGAATTTTCTTACAGTTCCAGCTAAGAACCATGCTAAGACATTAGAATAAATTAACATAGCAAGAATTGACGGAATAGAGAATAATGGTAAAGCAAAAATAACGCTTAGGAAAAAGAATGAAGCAATAAGAAATGTAACCCATTGTTTAGTTGATTTACTTAATAAACTTTTAAAATAATTCATTTCGTTGCTCCTTAATGTCCAGTTGAGCCGAATCCTCCAATACGTTTCCCATTAGCATTATCTCCGTCAGCGACAAGGAATGGAGCAAATACAGCTTGTACCATACGAGTTCCTTTTTCAATTGTTACTTCTTTGTCAGTAATGTTAATAAATTGTCCGTACATAAGGCCTTCATTACCAGGGTTATTATAATAATCTCCATCAATAACACCGACTGAGTTAACAAGTACAATACCTAGTTTTTTAGCACCTGATGAGCGGTCGTATAGATAAAGGACTTCGCCATCTTGCATATATGCTTTTAATCCAGTTGGAATAAGTACAATTTCTCCCGGTTGGATTGTCACTGTTTCAGCAGCTTTTAAATCATATCCAGCTGCATGAGCTGTTTCTCTAACTGGTAATAAATCTGTTTCATTTTTATATTTTTCTACTAATTCAAAGCCTCTAATTTTCATTGTTATTTTTAAACTCCTTTACTTTTAATTTGTAATCATCAAAGATAATCCATTTGTTTTTAACAATTGAATTATATAGCAATTTGTTAGTTTTGTTATAAAGTTCTTCTTCTATAACTTTTAAGTCAAAACGTGGCTTATCTTCATTTTCAAAACAATCTAACAAATATTGGCACATTTCACCATATGATAGCTCAGAAGCAACTTCCTCTGTTAAGCCATCATCTTTATATTTACAAATAATATTATAAAACATTCAGTCACCTTATTTAATAATTTTTTCTTGACCTTTATTTAGCAATGATACACTTTCTTTATTGATTGGTTCTTGTACATCTTCTGTATAATTTTCTTTATCAATATCCCAAAATGCTCTATAAGCACTATGTAAATCATAACTAAATGAAGCACGTTGTGAATCAGAAGCTTCCACTTCTTCAGTAATCTTATATTTCATACCAAAAGTCAAGCATTTTTGAATATCTTCTCTGAATTTACTCATATCTAATGCTGTTTTATTTTGTTTTGAAATATTGACAAGTGTTATTCTCAAAATAGGTGTTTGTGTAAAATCAATCTTCTTAAATTCTTTAGCAATTTGTTGCTCAATTTGAAGAGTAGTTTTGTCTTTACATTGAATAATAATATCTTTTTGTAGTCGTTCTTCGATAATATGGAACTCTGGAGTCATTTCTTGGTTATCCTTGATAGTCCACATAGTCCAACCACGACCTAATTTACATTCTTTATCAGAAAATCCACGACGAATTAAACTACCACCATAGAATTGTTTTCTGTTTGAAGTGTCAGTCAAACCATCTGTTGATGATACCCAACCTCTTTCGTGAATATGCCCCATTAGAGTATAATCCCAATCCATATTCATAATTTCTTCGGGGATTACAATTTCACGTGGCTCACTTTCTGAATGAAGTATCATATTCATATTAGTATCATATACTGACCCATGTGTTACTAGAATATTAAATTTACCTTTGATTGTTTTTAATTGTTTCATAGTTTCTTGTTGAGCAATGAAACCATGGTGAGAAACAAAGTGACAAACAATTCCCGGTGCAATTTCAACAACAACATAAGGTTCTGTATAAGAATATAGATTTAAGAGAGGTTCATCAATTACAGCATTTGCTGGAATTTCTCTAATTGAGTCTTCAGCGTCATGGTTTCCAGCTATATTATAAAAAGGGATACCTGCTTTGACTAATTTTTGTAAAATTCTTTTACATTGAATGATTGTATAAATACTTGGTTTAGGAGAGTGAAACATATCTCCACTACAAATGACAACATCGGGTTTAGCTTCGACAATTTCATCAATTGCTTTCTCTAAAGCATTGTAGCCATCTTGTTCTCTCAAGTTTATACCAGTTTCAACATCTCTAAATTGCCCAGACCTATAACCTAAATGGCAATCACTAATTTGTGCTATTTTAAATTCTTTTGGCATTTTACTCCTTTCAGTATTGTAACGGTGCATTGCATCTTAATGCTTGATAAATCTTTGCTAAAACATTTCTAAAATGATTGTCTTTATCAATACATCTAAGTTCACCTTTATAATACAAATTCAATTCAGTAGTTTGTTTTAATATATATTCTAATGTTTCAGCTTTTGGATAAGTACCATTACTTTCTAAATCTCTAATAGTATTACTTATTGCATAAGAGTTTTGTTTTGGTAGACATCTAGCAATATCTCGTCTTGGCACACCTGATTCCAATAAAGAAGCGACTTCATAAGCTAATTGATAATGTCTATTCAACCAACTAATTAAACCAAACATAGGTACTTTATTATTTACCATTCTATTATAGCAATCTAATGCTAATGCTAGATTATGTCTATCTAAAGCACCTGTAACATCCCAAGGGAGTTTAACCCCACTTTTTGCTGGAAGATAAACAGCTACATCTTGAATTGTAAATTTTTGAATTTCTTCTTTTGGAATATTCTTCAATGCTTTTTCTAGCATTACAAGAGCTTCAAAATTTTCCCCCACATATTCTCTAAGTTGGGTTTTAATATTAGAATTAAGTGGAATATTCTTAAGCACATCAGTTTTTAAAGTGTCTACTCTCTTACTTGAATTATCTTCAATAGTACCACCTGAATATTCAACAAGATTTTTTATAGCAGCTAATCCAGCAGAAGATTCTTTACCGTTGATGGCTTTGTCGGGATATAAGAAAGTTATAATTACTCCATTACCCCACCATTTACCATTAAATAAATGTTTTTCTTCAGTTAATTTCTTCTTAGTTGGAATCAATTTGCTGAAATTCATTGCAGCTTGTGCATCGGACAAGTCTAACCAAACTGCTTGTACTCCACCAAACAAATTCTTACTTTGTACTAATCCTTTTCTCCAAGTAGTAGTTTTTACTACATCTTCTTTATTGATTTTCCATTTTTGGAAAATTTCTTCTTGCCTTTTAAGTAAATTAGTAGAGCTTTTATCAATGATTAAAATTAAATTATTTTTCAAATGGATAATCCCCCGTACTGTATGTTATCAAATCTCTTTTTACAAGATAATCATTATTTCCTAATGAGTATTCATATAATGAGTCATGACTTTTACCAACATTATCACCCATTACAAAATATTCATTTTCTTTTAATGTTATATCTAGTTCTTGTTCAATTTTTACTTTACCTTTAATTCTTACTCTTTCTTTATTGTTCACATACACGAAGTCAGAGTCAATTTTTAGATTATCATTTGGCCCAGCAATAACACGTTTAATCAAGCTTTTATCTTCTAAATAAGACCAAGATTTCGGAGCAGTAAATGAAACAATGTGCTCCTTTTGGATTTCATTCTCTTTGCGTAAGAGTATTAAAGTGTTATTATGAAGTGTTGGCTCCATAGATTGACCAGAAATCAGAACTAATCTAAATTGAGAGAGAAAAACAAATAAAATAAAGAATACAAAAGCAAGTGGTATTACATAATAGCTTTTCTTCATTATAATTTCATTTCCTGTCTAATATTAAATCCAATTGTCTTCAGTGTATCTAATTCTAATCTGAGTTGATTAGCTTTTTGTGTTAATTCTCGAATAATTTCAGAAAGATAAGCTAATCTTGCTTCTAATTTTTCACAAGCTAATTCTGCTAGAATTTTCTTTTCAGTTGCATTAGCAGCTTCAACAGTTAGAATATGGTAACGTAATTTATGTTTGTATTCTAATTCTGTTTTTACTTTCTTTTGAGTGTAATCGTTAATTTGATTGTTTATTTCATTCATTTGTAAAACAGTGCTTATTAAAGTTTCGTTATATTGTTCAACTTTTAAAGAGTCCCAAAAGTTATCAAAATAATTACTATAACTGACAACTTCTATTTCCTTAAAATCTGGTAATTTAATTTCACTTTTTAAAGCAGTAATGTCTAATTTGTTTTGATTATCCATTCTAGCTCCTCTCGCAAAGATTATAGTATAGTTATATTATTCCTTTTTTGAAACAAAAAGGAATAACTTTTTGAGTTATTCCTTATCGTTTTTTTCTTTAATTAAATCTCTTTCGTCAGTCACATTATTTTCAAATTTTTTGGTTTCATCATAAGTTGGTCTTATGAATGTAATCAGTCCTAATGAGATAGCACAAACCACACTTCCACTAACTGTATAAGTTGGACTGCCTGATTTAACTAGAATTAAATCCAATACAATTACAATAAACCAAATAAGCAAGCTTAGATTTAATCTTTGTTTAAAGGATAATGCTTCTCTTAATTTTAGGATTTTATAATCTTTATTCTCCGGCATATATACATAAACAAGAGAAAACATTGCTAATCCAATAACAAGTAAGAAAATACATCTTACTGTATTGATAAAGTAATTCCATGGCAAATAAATATCTGTTAAAACTCCAATTGCAATAAAGGCTGCAAGAACTCCCAATATTGCTAGAGTAAACATTTTTAAATTTGTATTTTTTTGTTGTCTTAAAAAAATCAAAAATTTTCTAAAATTGTTCATTTTTACTCCTCGTTTTGTTTTAGGAATATGTAAGCATCTCTAAGAGCTTCATCTCTAAATTCAGAATCATAAACTTGTTTAGCTTCTCTTTTCGCCAATTCAATCAATGATAATGTTTCAATGTCAGTCAAATCACAGAATCTAAAAGTAGACTCACCTGATTGTTTTACTCCAAAAATATCACCCTCTTTACGAGTTCCTAAATCGACCATTGCTATATCAAAGCCATCATTACTATCAACTAATGACTGTAATCTTCTAGTAGCATTTTCTGAATCGGCATCTGAAATTAGGTAGCAATATCCTTGGTCTTTTCCACGCCCAACACGGCCTCTAATTTGGTGTAATGAACTTGCTCCAAATCTATTCGCATCAAGAACTAGCATTACTGTAGCATTAGGAATGTCTATTCCTACTTCAATAATAGAACTTGCAATCAAAACATCACTCTTTTTATCCCTAAATTCTTCAATCTTTTTGTTTTGTTGGTTTTTATCAAGCCCACCGTGTACATATTCAATTTTCAAACTAGGGAATTTTCTAGTTAAAATTTTTGCTGTTCTTTCAACAGAAGCAGATTTTGCTTTTTCTTGTACAGCTGGAGTAACAATAAAGACTTGATGTCCTTTTTCTATTTCATTATAGATATGAGTCCATTCAGCACTTACTAATTCTTTTAAGAATGTATCTGAACTCTTCTTAATCCATTGAGTAATATTTTCTTTTCTTCCAGCAGGTTTTTGAGTAATAGTGACTAACTCTACATCACCATATAATGCAAGAGCAGTAGTTCGTGGAATAGGAGTAGCAGTTTGACTTAGCATATCAATTTTTCTGCCATCTTTTCTACTATCTAGCAATGCTTCTCTTTGATTGGCTCCAAATTTTTGTTGTTCATCAATAACAACTAAACCTAAATTGTTATATTCAACATTTAGAATTGAATGAGTACCAATCAATACATCAACAGTACCGTTCTTGACTGCATTTAAGATTTCTTTTTTCTCTTTTGCTTTTGTCGCGCCAGATAGATAAGCAACAACAGGTTTGTCTTTTAATGGAGCAATCATTTTGACAAAAGTATCATATAATTGTTTAGCTAAGATTTCTGTTGGCCCTAATAAACATGCTTGATAACCACAATCAACAGTATATAGACAAGCTGCAGAAGCGATAGTTGATTTACCAGAACCTGTATCGGCACTAATTAAGAGATTTTCTGCAGTTGGTTCTTTTAATTTCTGAATAATCTTCTTGATAGCTTCTGCTTGTGAGCCTTCACCTTTTGTTAATTCATAAGGGAGATTTTTAATAGCTTCTTTCATTGTTTTAGGATTGTCAGTAACTTTTGCAATTCCTAAAGCTTTTTCTGTATTTCTTTTCTTATGTTCAAAAATCAACTGCATATAGAATAACTCAATATAAGATAAGTTATTCAATGTTTCATCATATTCAGTAACGTTTTCGGGGAAATGTAATTTCTTAAGTGAAGTCCATAATCTTTCTTTGTTATGTTTAATATAGTGTCCTATACTACCCCCGTCAAAACGAAGCAATAATTCTTGAACAGCACTTGTTAATACTTTAGTAGTAATCTTTGCTCTAGGAGATTGTCTGTAAATCGGCACAATAGGTAAAGATTTCACTTCTTCTTCTGGTAGTATTTGTGTACCATTAAATTTATCTCTACCAATTCTAGTTAGAGAAACATAAACTTTATCCCCCGGGCGATAGATTTTAGTCAAATAACTTGCACCCCAAAAGTCAATTGTAATACTTCTTTGTCCGTCATTAAGTATCATTCTAGCATTTCTGTTTAGATTTGCTGAAAATGACTCAATATTTCCACAAATAAATACTCTCTTACCAAATGGAGCATTGTATGAGTTAAATATTTCAGTTCTGTCAATATAATAACTTGGTCTTGATAATAGTAAATCGACAGCGTTGTAATATTTAAGTTTTTTGAAGCCTTCTGGTTTGATTTGATACCCATCTTTGATTGAAATTAAATCATACAATTCTATATTAAATAATTCTTCAATAGTTGAATCATTACTTAATGGTTCTGTTAATTTTGCTTCTAATTCTTCTGACATTTTGAATTTTGGTAAAAACGGGTGAGAAAAAGAAGTAATCAATCTAATAGTTTCATACATACGGGAGAATGGAATAGAATAGATAGTAAGCATATGATGAGTTGCGCCTACTATTCCTAATAGTTTCGTATAAGAGATAAGTGCTGGAGCTTTAATTCCAACATGACTTTTATCTTTTAGATATAATTCTGGTTCATCAACATTGCTTGCTAATGCTTCTATATATTCCTTTTCAGATTGGTCTAAGTATTTGACCATTTTATCACTTAATAAACTTAGCCTATAAATAACATAACAATTAAACATAAGTAGGGGCATTTCATAAAAATACCCCTTATCTGTTTCTGTTTCTGTTACTGAGGCTAATTCTTTTAATATGACATTAGGTAAATTCTTTTTACATTTAAAATGTAAAGTATCTTTTTCTAAATTTGCTCTTACTATAATATTAGCCATTTTGTTCCTTTTCTAATAATTTAAAACTTCTTCTAATTTTTCTAAAAGTGGCAATGCTTTTTCTGACAGTTTTCTTAGATTATCATTTAAATTCTCAGCATATTCAATTTTTTCATTCTCTGAATATGGAATTTGTTTATAATCTGAAATAAAACGTGAAGCAATTTCGCCCAAGCTTTCTAATTGATTTTGATTAAAACTCATTAAGCGGAATGCTCTTTTAACTTCATCTTTTTGTAAGATTGCAACAAAGTTAATAAGACTTTCTCGTTTGTGAGAATCAACACTAATAATCTTTTCGATAATAGTTGGTACATCATCACTTTGTTTAGCATTTACGAATTGAATAATAACGCTCTTTTCTGGTGCTGTTAATTCAGAGTATCTCTCATACACTTTTAGAGCATTGATAATAATTTCTTTTGTGTTGGAATCATTAGTAATTTTTGATTCCACTTTTACTTCTTGTGGTTTTTCTTCTTCAATTTTAATTGGTTCTGGTTTTACATATTCTGTAGTAACTGTAGTTTGTTGTACTGGTGTTAGTTGAACAACTTCATGTTTCTTTGGTTCTTCTCCACCCTCTTGCTCAGAATAACCAGCTGCAATCCTCATTTGTTCTTCTAATGATAAATTCATTTAAAACTCCTATTTATTTGATTTTTTCATATTGATTTTTGCCTTTATATAGTTATATTATTCCATTTTTACAGATTACTAATAATTATATAATATAAAAATGTTATCAATATGGACGGTAATAATATAAATCCACTTATTGCTTCTATTTTGTACTTTCGTCTTATCACATCTAATACTAACAATATTAAAGCTAAAGAAATAATACTATGATAAATATTTACAAGTGAAAACAATAAATATCCAACATACATAGCTCGCCAATCAGACATACCTATATCTTCAAACTTGAATGATAAAGCAAAAATAATTACACCTGTTATAAATAAAAGTATCAATTCCTTATCAAAGTTAATTATTATATTAAACAATAACAATAATAAAGTATTGTATCTAAGTAACCAGCGATTTGCTTTATAAGTTTTTAAATCTGTAAATAGTATTTCTATTGCAGAATATAAACTAACAGATATTCCGGCATTCAAAATGATTATATAGTCAATTCGTTTTTCAATATTGAAATAGAGAAGTAGCTTTAGAATTAAGCAAGAGATAATCAAAGTACTAATAAAAGTAATCAATATATGTTTAATAATATCTTTTTTTTCTGAAAAAATCTCTTTATATATTCTTTTGCCAGTTAAAATGTTTATCAGAAATGCTATAAAAAGTGTAAGGCACGAAAGTCCCCACACTTCTATATAGTTAATCATCAATCTTCTTCATCATAAAGAGTAACACCAATGAAAACATTTTCATCTACAGTGCCATCTTCTTTAAGCACATTGAATTTAACAATTTCTGGTGCATCTTCAGCCCAAGTCAATTGTACATTTTCCTCTAAAACATTAAATACTGGCAATAATGAGATTTTAGAGAAAGTCAATGTAATATCATCAGCAGATTTGTCAATAACAGTAAGCTTCATATCATCTTCATTGTCATTTACCGCCATTGTATCATCATTGATTACATAATGAATTAAATCAGAAGTAGGACAAAGTTTAAACATTGAGTTAGTAGCAAATCTTAATGAGTTAGTATCAAAGGTAATTGTTTGCTCATCTGATACACGAGTTTTTAAGATTTCATAAGCAAGAGGGTTAATATCTGCTTTAGAAACAAGGGCAATAATATTGTTGCTATCTTTATATCCAAACAAGTTATTAGATTCAATCAATGTAAGTGTTGTATTAGCTTCAAAAGCATTAGCTAATAGATTTAATTGATTTGAACGTAACAATACAATTGGTGTATCATCAGAGTCAACTTTCAAATCATGTTCCACTGCGATTTCAACAAGTGAAAATCCATTAGTACCAACCATTTTAATCTTATCATCAAAGATTAAGTGTAAACATGAAGTTGCTGACGCTGTTGATAGCGGTTCAGAGTCAAGGAACTTGCTTGCTCGTGTAAAGTTTTTCATAAATTCTGTTGAGTCAATTTCAGAAAGAACTGTAACATCTTCCATATTATACTCAATTACATGGTCATTAACTGGTAATTTAAATTTACCATTTCGAGTAGTAATGTTAAATTGGCGATTGCTTGAGGACATTGTGAATTTGGCATCCATAGGGAAACTTGGTAAAATTGATAAAATTGTTGTTAATTGTTTACCATCAACAGCCCATTCTGTAACTTCATTAGTTTCTTTATTAACATGAGATACGGGAATCTCTCCTTTAAAGAATGTTGTTTGAGAAGTACATTGGATAATCAATTTATCCCCATCTAGTTTAAGTAATGCTTGACTTACTTCATCTTTCATGTCAAGACCTTTAATAACGACTTTTGCTACATTAGCAAATTGAATAGTATCTACTGTAAATTCCACTTGTTTAATTCTCCTTTAGTAAATCTTCTGCTTCTTCTAAATCTCTTTGTGAATCAATAGCTTTCCAAAATCCATTATGAATATGAGCTCTTAAATGACCAATCAATTCTGGCTTTTCTAATACATCATGAGAGAAGTCATAATCTTTTTCAGTAAAGAAGTTGAAAATTTCAGGTTTCATACAAATATACCCACCATTTACAAATTCTTTTGAGTCATTGCTTTTTTCTTTGAATGCTGTTACTTCTGAATCGTTTTCAATAGTAAGCAATCCAAATCGCTCTTTTTTAGGTACAGCACATAGAGAAATAATAGTTTCGTCATTCTCTAAAAGTAATTTTTCAATAGCTGAAGTATCAACATTACTAATGCTATCTCCATAAGTCATTAAGAACGGCTCTTTCAATTCATCTTTCAATTGATACAAACGTTGGGCAGTACCAGAGTCTAAGCCTGTATCTAAGATTTGGACTTCAATATCTTTCAAGAATGACAAGTTATTTGTCATTTCCAAGCCTGACAAAGCGTTTGAGAAAATCAATTTATTGTTTGAAATGTTAATATTACTTAAAAAGTATTTATAAATTTCTTCGATTTTGTAACCGCCTAAAATATAAAACTTTTCAATACCGTCTTTAGCGAGTTTTTCCATAATGTGCAAAATGATTGGTTTGTTATGTAATTCTACAAGTGGCTTAGGAATTTTATGAGTTTGTTCACTCAATCTAGTACCTCTTCCACCTGCAAGGATTACAGCTGTTTTAATAGTATTCATTATACTACCTCATTTCTTTAAAAAGTTATTGTTAATTATATTATTCTTTTTTTGGTTTTAATTTCAATCTTTTTACTACTTTTTTCTGAGTATTTGATTGTTGAGCTTTTGTATCTTTGTAAATTTCAATATTAGCATTCTCTAACGAAGTCCAATTAGGATTTGTTTTTTTACTTGCAAAATTTACTGAATCAGCACTTTCACCGACAAAGATAATTCCTAAGTTATCTCTTGTTAAAAGAGCAGAGCTCAATTCATTCATAAATGATGTAATATTATCTTGTACATCAGTTGGTCTATTAGGTCTAACTTGCTCAATGATTAAAAGTTTAGTTTCTTCATTGAAAATTTTATTTTTAATTTTGGCTTGGTCACCAAAACCTCTAATTGTAGAATAGCATTCATTCAAATTAGTAATACACACTGATGAAGGCTTCAATCCTAGAGCAATACATGATTTAGCAATAGTATAAGCATAAGTTAGATTTTCTTTAGGATTGGAATATAATAAAGCAGCTCTAATAGGATAAGCACTTTGTATTTCTTTAACAAAGTCTTTGTCTAATTTAATATTTTTAACTTTAGTATAATCTCTTTCCCAAGTTTCAATATTTTCTTTAATTCTAGCAATTTTGACTTCTGTTTTTGATTGAGCATTTAAGGATTGTTTATTCTTTAAATATTCTTTATAAGAGTCAGAATTGGTTTTATTATGATTATATTCTGGCATTTAATCCCCCCAATCTAAATCATCTTCAAAATCTTCTTCATCTTCTTCTAGTAAGTCATTGTACTCACCTTGTTGGTATTTGTTCCAAATTTCTAAAAATGATTTTTCTGTTAAATTTAAGTTAAAATAAGCATGTAGTATAATGATTTGTTCAAATTCTTCTTCATCATAATTAAGTAATGTTACATACTTTTCATGTAATGTTTTGACTTTATGATTGAAAAATTCAAAAGGATTGAGTTTAAGTTTTAATGCTTGGGCTGTATATACTTCTTTTATATATTCTTCAACATCATTTATTAAACCACTTTTCATTAAATAACCAATAAATTCTTTTGATTTTTCTTTTTTCTCTATTTTAAGTTCATCAAATAATTTTTTAGCCATTTTATAACTCCTCAAATAAAGAATCAAATTCATCATCATTATCAGCAACAGTGTCTATAAATGAATTATCAAGAATATTAGTATCTTCTTCATCTAAATTAGTCAAATCATTTCTTGTAACTTCAACTTCATCTTCCTCTGGTTCAACATCAACAAACATAGATTTTTCAAGTACACATCTTACTTGGAATTTTTTATCAGCTTGTCCACCTCTGTTCTTATCAATGATAAATAAAGCTTTAGGGTCGGGTGATTCATCTCTATATTTTCTATGAATAATCAATACTACGTTTGAGTCAGCCGCAATACCAGCAGATTCACGAATATCCGCTTTAGATGGTAATCTATTTTCATCTTCATCTTTTGACTCACGATTTAATTGTACTAAAATCATAATTGGAACTTGCAAATCTTTAGCAAGAACTTTTAATCCACGGGACATTGCAGCTACTTGTTGCTCACGATTTGCATGACTTCTATTGGTACCAGGGTTAATCAATTGTAAATAATCTACAATAATTAAATCAAGCCCCTCTGGAGAAGCAGCTTGTGCTTTTGCTTTTGACCTAATATAATCAATTGTAATATCCGAATCATCTTCAACAACTAGAGAGAAGTTTGCCATTGTTTCTGTTGCTTGAGCAATTCTTTCATTTTCTGATGGTGTTCTATGAGAACCCGGTTTTAGTTTGTAAGATGCAACACCAGATACTGAAGAAAGCATACGTTCAGCAAGTTCTGTTCGAGTCATTTCCAAAGAAAAAAATAAAACAGTTTTTCCAGCTGCACAAGCAGCTTCAGCTGCATTGATAGCAAATACAGTTTTACCAACACCTGTACGAGCACCAATTGTATTTAAGCTTCCTTTTTGCCAACCACCATTTAATACTTTATTCATTTGTGGATTGAAAAGTGGAACTACATCTAAATCAACTTCATTTTCTGATGAAGCTTTTTCTACTACTTCATTTACTGTTTCAGAAAAATCAACTTTTGTTTTAGGTATAATGTCTGAAGCAAGATTAGCTAATTTTTCTTCACTTGTAGAAATTACTGACAATACATCTGGGTTTTCGTCTAATTCTTTTAATTGTTTAGTTAGCAATTCTTTTGTTTCAGATTGCACATATTTTTTCTTAAGCAATTCAGCTAAAGCTAATGGAGATTGAGAAGTATCTGCATTACTTAATGATACAATAAATTGTGTGTCTGGCTTAAGTCCTTTATCAATTAAATTAGAATATAATTCAACCTCAGAAATTTCCTCAGCTTCTGATTTGCCATACAAATCTTGCAAAGCGACATATATTTCTCTGTAATTTTCATTTTTAAAGAATTTAGGGTCAATTATTGTTCCAGCTTCTGTAATTTTATGTTGTTGATTGAACAAACTAGAAATTAACAATTTTTGTATTTCTTCATAGTTAAATTTGTTACTCACTATATAAACCCCTTTTATTTTTAGTTAATTCTATTATTCTACTTTTTCAAGGTAACAACTCGAAAAATAAGCGTTTCTGAGCTGTTTTTATTACATTTATCGAAAAACAGTTTTAACTGTTTTATCGTTCAACTAGTGACGATATAACGCATATTAAAATCAGTTTGAGAAAATAAAAAGATAAGCAAAAATGCTTATCTTTTGTTTATTTTAATTTCGAGTCAATTGCTTTCTTAATTTCATCAAGTGGATTGTCGCCATGTTCAAAATCAATAGCCTTTTCAGAATCACCAACTACAATAAATGGAGTAAATAATTTACCTGTTGGTGATTTTTTAGCCAATTCATTATCATTGAAAACTCTAATTGTATTAGCTTTGACTTCTTCAATTAAATCTTTTTGTTTACTTTCAATTACTTTCCATTCATCTTCTTTTCCACCTAATTTAATAAATAAATCTTTGAAAGCACTATCTTCCTTTGCTTTTCCATTTGGGTGGAAATTCACAGATAATACACTAGTAAAATAATCATAAGCTAAATCTGGTCTTTCACTGATTACTCCTAAAATCCAACTAGCTGCTCTATTTGAATAATCATCAACTGTTCTTGCAGATAAGAAACTCAAAATGTTATATTTAATGACTACATTCTTGTTGTTAATGTATTCTTTGATAGTATCTTTAGTTAATTCTTCTAATTGTACACAAGCTGGACAATATGGGTCAACATACCAATTTACAATAGTAGCATTTTTGTCAATGTCTTTTTCTTGAATTGCTTTACCATCTTTTCCTAAATAGAATGAAGCATTAGAAATGTATTGATTTTCTTTAGTTGTTTGTTCAGTGTTTGAATTTGTATTATTTTCTGTTTTTGAGTTGTTGGTGCAAGCAGTAGCAAATAGTAATGCCACTGCAGCCACCATAGCAACTTTAATCATTTTAAAATTTTTCATTATTCAGCATTCTTTCCGTTAATAATATTAGATTTAATTACTTCTTCAATTTGTTTATTGATTGCTGAAAGAAGTTTTTCGTTTTGTTCTAATTCTTCTAATAATCCAGCTTTTGAAGTAGCAATTTTAATGATTGTTGGTACACCATTTTCTGGGTCGCCCTCTTGTTCTACTGTAGAGTTATAACCTGAAACATCAATATTGTCAAGAGTTTCAAATGTATAAGTACGTCCGTTCTTGATTAGTACTCCTAAATCTTCTCCGACAACCATACATTCAGCTGCACGGTTAATACCTTTTGCGAAAGTAAGAACTGTCAAACCTTCTCCATAAGGAGCTGCAACTTTATTCTTGATACATTTCAATCTAACTTCAGTACCAATCGTGTTGTCACCCTCTGTAACTAAACGAACTTTCTTAACTTCGATACGTTGAGAAGCCGTAAATTTAAGAGCTTTACCACCAGGTGTTGAAGTTTTAGGTCCCCACATATCACCAACATTATCACGAATTTGGTTAATGAAGATTACTGTACAATTAAATTCATTAGCTTTTTGAGCAATACGTTTCATTGCTTTACTCATAACACGAGCAAGGGTTGCCATAGAAGCTTTTTCTAAATCTGCTTCTAATTCTGCTTTTGGAGTCATAGCTGCAACAGAGTCTAATACGATAATGTCAACTGTTCCAGTTTCAATCAATTTAAGAATCATTGTTAAAACTTCTTCAGCAACAGATGGCTGTGAGAATCCTAGTTCATCAATTTTCACACCCAATGCTTTAGCATAATTAGGGTCAAAAGCTTGTTCAACATCAAGGAATACTCCAGTACCACCTTCTTTTTGTACATTTCCTAAAGCTGTAAGAGCAATAGAAGTTTTACCAGAACCCTCTGGCCCATAAATTTCAATGATACGACCTTTAGGAATACCACCACCCAAGATGCTATCCAATACAATACTACCTGATGAAGTTTTAGCAACATTTTCTTCTCTCATGTCAGTTAGTAAAGCGATTTGGCCAACATTTTTCATTGATGAAACATCAGCAAGTGCTTTCAAGAAAGCTTCTTTTTTTGTATTGTTTAGTGGTTGTGTAACTGCTTCAGTTTCTACAATGTTATTTGTTTTAGTTTCTTTTTTAGCTGCCATTTTTACCTTCCTAAAATAAATTTTCTAAAATCAGTTATGATTTTGTTTTATAGTTATATTATTCCAAAATTTCCACTTAAAAAGAAAAAAAAGAAAGCAAAATTTGCTTTCTTTTTATTGCTCTAAATCAAGCTCATCAGAAGTATCACCTTTGTCAAAATTGAATTTAACGCCAGATATATCAATATTATCATAATCAAACATTGTTAAATCTTCTTTCTTGATTTTGTTTGTCTTAATTCTTGAATTATTAGTATCAACATACCAATCTTTCCAAGCATTTTCTACTAAGTCATAGAACTCCCTATTACGCCCTTGAGCTATCAATTGTGAGGCATTTGAACCCAAAATCTTAGCTCTAATTGGGTCAGGTAATGGAATGTCTTTGAAAATTACTTGTTTTGGTTTTTCACCTTTCTTAGTACTTAACATATAGTTTGATGGTGAATTTGTATCTTGGAATAATTGAGCTTTATAAGCTGCAAGAGAATTTTTAATTACACGTTCAGTTTCTTCTCTATCCCAGTCATTAGTTGTAACTTTCATAACAGTTCTCATATCTTTGTATGTTGGTTGGTGGAATTGCTCTGCAAAGTCCATTTTTTGACCATCTTTTGTAGTTTCTGTTCTAACAATTGTAACTTCTTCTTGGTAATTACGATTTGAGTTATTTTCTTCTTCAATAATGATTTCAGAGAATTTTTCGTAACCTTCTACTGAAGCACATTCAGAACAGTAATAATTACCCACATCATCTCGATAACCAATGTCACCAAATCCAATTTCTCTACCGCAATTTACACAAATATGCTTAGTATGTTTTTCTGAAATTCCAGCATAACCTTGCATAGTATTACGACCAAATTGAGTAGTATATGCTTTGTTTTTGATGAAAGTAGAAACACCAGACGACATGCCGCTAGAGAATTGTCCACCAATTTTCTTAGCTTCAATACCACCTGCAGCCGCAGAAGCACCAAGTCCTAAAGCCAATTTACCAGCAGATTTAAATACATTAACACCCTTGCTGAAGCCTGATAAATTCATTTGTCCTAAACTTGTTTGACTAAATCTATCAATGATAGTAGCTCTATTTTTGAATAGTACATATGAAATAATCATTGTAAAGACAAGTGATTGTATCAATCCAACTGAGTTAATCATAGCTATAAGATTTGTGTTAATGATAACACTAATCACAAGCAAGAAGCTTGCTATTACTTTCTTGAGCATTGTTGATAATACAGTTCCAAAATACTGTCTAAGTATTGATTGGCCTTTACCACCCCAACAACCAAGGAGTAAGAATATAGGTGCAACAATAGTAAGAATTGTAATTCCTAATCCATAAATAGTACATAATAGAGCGAATAGTAAAGGAAGAATACTTCCCACAATAGTTAAGAACATTGAAATAAATGTTTGGTTAAATCTTTCTCCACTCTTATTACCAGTCCAATAACTCCATTCATCTAATGGTTTAGAGTTGATTTGTTCATAAATCTTACCACTTCCACTTGAACTTCCACCACTTAATGAACCTGCTATATCTGAATCTGCAATTTGTCCAGTACCTGGTTCAGTGTTTGTAGCTTTATCAGCCGCCCCACCGTGTGCATCAATATAGGCATCAATTTCAGCCATAGTTTCTGCTCTTTTCTTACCATGACCTGATGTATCAGTAAAGTATACCCCACCATCTTCAGGTCTAAGAGTTCCATTTGCATTAGCTAAAGCTTTATCATCTTGGCGTTTGAAATTTCTGTTTTTGTTATTGATAAGAGTTTCATTTGCCATTTTAACAATAGCTATACTATCATTAAATGCCAAGGAAGCACCAGGGTCTGAGTCAAAGGCCGCATAGTTCCACATATTACCACTTATAGCAACTCCAGCAGTGCCATAACTACTTTCCCATAATGCAATCGCAATAAGAGCTCTTACGTCAACACCAGACGCTTTTTGCCAAGCAAGGAAATTCTTACCATTTACACGGCTTTTATCAAATGGAATACCACTTTTTGCTAAATATCCGTCAATTTGTTCTTCTGTAATACCGTCACGTTTTGTAAATAAATCGTGTGTGTATGGGTCACCAGTTGACCAGTGGTCGGGATTTGTTTTGATTTCCACTCCACCTGAGCTTCCACCTAAATCACCATCTGGGCCGCCACTTCCACCTGAACTTGATGAGCCAAATGACTTAACAATTTCATCATAATTAGAAAGTGCATCTACAATTCGGTACCAGTCTTTATCGACTCCACCTACAAGTGGTGAGTCAATTTCGTCAATTGGAGCATGGTAACCAGATTGTAAATCAACTTGGAATAGAGCCCAGTTAGCAATCTTTTTGTCACCTAATACAACATTAGGTTCTCCTACCCAACTCTTGTTAATATTTTGTAATTGAATAGCATCTAATTGGTCATAATCTGTACCGAATTGTCCTCTCGCCCAAGGTTTAAAGACAAACTCTACATACATATTACAAGCAATTATATTCTTCATTCTCTCATTTGCTTCATCTAAGAATTTGCTTGATGTAATATCTAATTCTGCTCCAGTTGAAGTATCACATAAATCACTAGTAGATGATTTAACATTACTTACTAATGCAGAAGTTACTAAACTCGTTCCTAATGTTGCTAATTTGTTTGGAATAGTAATCCAAGTAATATTAGCAGCAAAGACAATAGCAGTAGAAAATGCAAGCAATGGTTTTACTAACCCACCAATCAATGAAGTTCTATATTCTCTTTTAATAATTCCATAGTATAGAATATACATAGCTGTTAATAGGAATACAAGGGTTACAAGTGGCATGAATAAATTAGAGTATAATTTTTGGAACATACCTTCTTGAAAATCTTGAGTTAATCCTAATAAATCACTCACATCTGTAAATGCTAGTCCAAACAATGTAATAGTAATAGCTGAGATAAATTTAGAAATTCCTAAGAAGAAATTATTAACAGATAATTTGATAGCAGACCACCATGCACTAAAGAAGCCTTGAGCAAATTGTTTTGTTCTAGGGTCTCTTGAAGTATTAACTTCTCCATAAGTTGATTGTGGGTCTTTTCTATCTTTATAATATTCTCCATAGTCAGAAGCTTTCGATTTAGAGTTTTCTTCACATGGGTCAATGTCATAGTATTTCCATTCCCCCAAGTAAGAACTGTATTCAATACCTGATAATCCTACTTTTTGGAATATATTAGGGGAATTTGTTTGTTTTCCGCCGAATTTGAATCCAGCCATACTCATTATAATATTGTTAGAATCTTCACCATTTGTTCTAGTACTTGCTAATGATGTTTTTGACCTAACCATATATGGAATCCAATCGGTAGTTGCAGCTTTGTATAGCATTTTTGTAGAGTCAAAACGGCAGACAATCCAAGAAACTGGATTAAAGTCTGCACTAGAGTTTTGAACTACGTTTTGAGTTGAAGCAAAGAGCATAAGAGTGCTCAATGCTGTCAATAGAATATATTTTATTTTTTGCATTTAAGACTTCTCCTTGCTCTTATTTAATCTTCAAAAGGATTTTCAAATTCTTTATTGCTCATATCGTCAAAATCTGAATCCTTTTTAGTTGTGCTTCCTCTCTTATTTAAAGGTTTTGTTTCTGAATCATTTAAGTTTGAGTCATTTAAGACAGATTCTTTTATTAAATCTTTCATTTGTGAAATTTCTTTCTTTTCTTTTGATTTTTTAAATCTATCTTTTAGAGTTTGCCGTTTTGATTTTTTGTAAATACTTTTATCTTTTTTCTTTTCTTTTATTATGCCATTTGATGATTGTTTTGCTAATGCAGCTAATTGTCTAAATGCTGTTGCCAATTCTGGTGCTGTTTCATCAAATTCTGAAATATATTTCTCGGCTTCACTTTGTCCATAAGTTCTACTTCCATCTTCTGCTTCAGTATAAGGTTTAGTCCAAAATGCTTCTTCATAAATAATTTCATCATTGAAGTTTAGTCCAGTCTTATCTTTAAATTCATCTATATTAGTAGAGAATTTATCTTTAACATTATTGACTGCTTCAGTAGCTTTATCTTTAGCTTCTTTGATTAAAGATTGTTGAAGTGCTTTTTCATCATCAGCTTTAATCATTCTCATATTGACAGGAGCTGTATCAATGAATCTTTCTACTGCTTCTTCAGTTGTTAGAATTTCAGAATGTCTATGACCTTTTTCATCAATTCTAATTTCTCTTTGACCAGGTTGCATAGCTAAGAAATTACCATTAACTTTATTGTTGTCAAATTTATAATTACTTGCTTTAGCTCTTTCTAGCAATTCAGTTGCAGCTTCAATATTAGTATCTCTAAAGAATAAATCTTCTTTATTAGCATAATGTTGTTCTAATTCTTTTTCTAAATGAATAATTTCTGCTTCTTCATTAGGAGTTAAAGTTGTTTTAACTTTGAGTTTTTCTAATTGTTTAGTTTTCTTATTGATTAAGAAATCTTCATGAGTTTTCTTAGCTTCATGTTCAACAATTTCATTTCTTAAAACAGCTTCCATGTTCTTCCAGTTATTTGCGATTGTAGAAGTTTCACTGCTGAATGAATCACGTTGTTTTTGAGCAACAGATTCTCTAATTTGACCTAATGTGTCATAAGCACTATAACCCATTTTTCTTTGACGATTTTCATTCATCATATTAAATCTACGATTTGCATAACCTGAACCTTTCTTAGTACCTTCTGTTACATAAGATAACAGACTTCCTTTTGAAATTCCTTTAGATTCATCAGCAATTTTAGCTCCAATTCCAGCAATGGCACCACCAACACCACCTGCAATACTATCTTTAACTCCAGTTGTGTATCTTGGTAATCTACGTTGTAAGAATTTAGGCATATTACTCATTTTAAGTTGTTCTCTAATTCCGCCACTCATAAATGAACCAGCATTATTAGTTGTCATACTAAATAGATTTACTATTTCTTTCCAATACATCTTAATAGCAACAGCTACAATAACTACTCCAAAGAAAACAGTGTTATAGTTATCTAAACCTGAATCAATAGCTGTTAACATTAGTAAAGCTAATGACATAACAAGAACTATTAAGAAACGTTTAAAGAATAAGTTTAATAGGTTTTCAATATAATTTTTAAATCTTACATTTCCGCCAGGGAATAAACTTAATGCTAATTGAATTGGTAAGATAAATACTTGAATAGCAATCAATAAAGTATATTCAATTTTTGCTATTGCTAATCCACCTAATAGGAAAGTGATACAAATAGCAACAATAGCACCTCTAAATTGATAACTATCTCTATTTAATCCAGCACCTGACCATGTTGTTAAATAAGTTGAATCAGATTCCTTACCATTATTTGGCCCTGCTTGTAAATCTACAATACGATAAATATTTCTATTGATAGTGTTGTCAGTTTCTTTAGGATTTGTATTTGTAATAGTACCAGATTTAGTTACATCTAATTGATACAATGCCCAGTTGTTGATGATACTTCTACCACCCATATTAACAGGTGCATCACCAACTAAACTTTGATTTGTATTACTAAATTTTGATGCTTCTAAATTAGTATAAGAAGTTCCCCATTGTCCGTAAACCCAAGGGTCGAATATACTCATCTTCCATACTTGACATTGCATTTTTCTTACACCAGTATGGTCTCCGCCAGTTGCACTACATAATTGAGTAGCTTTATTATCTTCTTTAACAGTAATAACATTGATTAAGAAATTATCAATCTTACTTGGCAATTCTTCTACTAATTGAGTTGTTTGTTCCGGTTTAGCTAATAGAGCAACACCAACACCGAATGTAATCACAAGAAGTAATAATAGAGAAAATGCTTGTCTACCAAATCCCATTCTAAAACATGAAACAAGAATCCAAAAAGCACTTATTGCTATACCAATTGTTGATAAAGGATAGAAAATACTATCTCTAAAGATTTCAACTGTTTTAGCAATCATACTACTAATTCCTAGTTCTTTCAGAATATTTGAGAATGATAGAGTTAACATAGAATTTGTGATTTTAGCAGCTGTTACTGCAATAAAGTTAAAGAATCCACCAAAAACACTAATTGTTCCATTAGATTTTGCAACTTGACCTTTTGTGATAAAGTGTTTATATCTTGTGTCAGAATAATCACCCTCACCATTTCCATATAAAGCGCCCTTAATAGATGGACGAAGTTTTCCACAATCACCTAAATGCTCTGCATCTTCTGAGTTTTCATCAGTAAAAGCGTATTTCCATTCAGCCATACTTTGTCCAACTGGGTCACCATTTTCATCAGCACAAACATAATGTGAGATTGAACGTGATGGGTCAAAGTGTGGGTCTTTTTTAAGATAGTTTTCTGCAATAGCAGTGAAAGCTTTATTTACATCATCTTTATTTTCTTGTACAACTTTACTAGCATATTTATTCCAATCTTCGTCATAACAAGTAATAAAATCACTATAAAGCTCTCTATCAGAACAATCAATACCAACACTTTTTGCAGATTCTAAAAATGCTGAATTAGTATCTTTCCATTGTTTGAATTGGTCTGCGCCCGTTTCATAAACTCTATCGGGAACTGTTGTTTTTGCCTTTTCAGCTTCTTTACGAGCAGCTTTACTTGCTTCGCTCTCTACATTTCGTTTGTATTGGAATTTAGGGAATTTATATGAGCGAATACTTAAATCAAGCATTTGTTGTACTGCTGGATTTGGTGAAGATAATTTAGCAAATTCTTCCTCAAATTTTGATAGAAGCCAAGCTTGTCCTTTTTGATGAACTTCTTTACTGCTCATGTAATAAGCGTTGTACACCGTTGCACTGTAATCTGGTCTACTCCATGCGTGAGTAGCAACAATGTTCAAATCAGAAGTGTCAACAATAGTCCATAAGACACTACTTGCACCGCCATCAATAATATTACCAATATATTTAATTGGGTTCCAATCAAATTTAGTAACAGCTGCATTGATAGCACCTCTTACTCCATTAAATACAGAAGTAGCACCTAATCTTGCTTTAGACCAGAAACCAAAGTTTGACATCAGTCTAGCTTGTGTTTGTGGTACAACATTATCCCATTCACCTACATAAGTAGTATAATGTAAGTTGTATCCGAATAGTTCTAAGCCCGTATATTTATATGTTCTTTCATTTGCAAATACTGGTACAGAACCACCTGGCAAACCTGCAGGTACACCTAATTCAGATTTAGCGGAAGTAACTTCTGCACCCAATACACCTTGAGAGTTCATTAAAGCATAAGTAACTTGCCCTAATTGAGAAGCAAAAGTGGGTATATCACAATTGTGGTTTAAAGCATTTTGTGGTTGTTTATCAAAATAACAAACAGTCTTTGTGTCGCCTCTTTTCTTAACTACACTATGGTCCACTCCTTCGTCTTTGCTTCCTAATACTCCATTTGTAACTTCTTGTATATAATTACCTTTCATAAACATATACTTATATAAATTACTCATGGTTTCTTCTCTAGTGAATTTTCCTTTTAATCCATTAGTTTTAGCAAAAAAGCCATCTTCATTTCCACCATCAAAGCTATTTGCTTCATCTATAATTTTTTGTTTATCTTTTGATGAGTCAGCAAAATTAACTTGGGTGATAGATGAAATTGAGCCCAAGAAGCATAAAAGAGAAAAGAATACAAGTAAATACTTGTTAAATTGAGCTATTTTGCTCTTCATTTAATTACTCTCCTTTATAACTGTTATAATATTAGTTATATCAACAGAAAAAGCAGCACTAGGGCTGCTCTTTAATCATCTTCTACAATTCTATTTTTGTACCAATCTTCTTTAGTAACACCATTTAATTGATTGTTGATTTCTCTAAAAGCGCTCTTATGAAGATTTCTAATTAGTGGTGGAATACCTGCTTTTAAATAGCATGTTGCTGGATATTCCACAATTGTGTCAGAGTCTGGCAACTTTCTTTTCATACTTTTCTTAACGTGTCTTTCAACATAAGGCATGCCAGGGAAGTTCCATGCTCCAGTTAGAATTAACTCTCTTTGTTGAATAGCAACAAAAGCTCTTAAAATATCTTTGACCTCAACTTGTGTATAACCTGTAACTTCTGAAATTTCTTTAATGATTTCAGGTTTCTTTTTAGCTTGGTCTTTTTTTACTTGTTTAATTTCTAAAACCATTGTTTCTCCTTTAATTGTTTCTAGTGTTTATTTGAATATATCCAATAGTAGAATATTTTACAGAAGTGGCATAATCTTCAAATAAAATGTCTTTAATATTATTTGCTAAATCAGCATTATTATCAAATGTTTCTTTAGCATGAAGTGCATTATATTTAATCTTAACTTTATTTTTGCCTTCATTTTTTAGAATCACTTCAAAAACTTTATCATCTTGTACAGATGGTTTAGGATTTGTAGTAATTTCTGATAAGTAAAAATTAAAAGCATCTATTGAATTTTGAAAAATCTCTTGCTCAATATCGCTGTCAATAGTTGTATGAGCTCTAGTAAGGTAATATTCTGATACTTCTTTGAATATGTGTAACAATTTTGCTTTATCAGCATTGTCAAAAGAAATTCTTACATTGTTACGATGTCTTTTTTTAGTGGTTGCTCCCTCAGTTTTAAATAAACCTTTCATTTGTTACTCCTTTTATATCATAATTTTTTACAAATGTACTACTTTGTCAGCAAATGAGTTAATACCATCATTGTGAGCAATTAAAATAATTTGTGCATTTGTTAATGAAGTGATAGTTTCTAAAATCAATTGAGAGCGGTCACTACTCATTGCAGTTAGAACTTCATCTAAGATAAGTAAGTGTTGTTGACCATTATTTAAGAATAAAGCTATTGCTAACCTTAAAGCGATTGCGGCTGCTGATAATTCTCCACCAGACAATTGTGATACTGGTCTTTTAACATTATTTTCTGTTATTACGAATGTTTCAAATTTATCTGTAAGAATCAATTGAGTAAATTTATTATCAGTAAATCTTGCAAGAATTTCTGAAGCAATGTCCGTTAATTCTGGTATTGAATTTTTAATACGTTGCTCTTTGAATTTAATCAAACTTTGATTAGTAAGATTCATAATTGTTATTTGATTATGAAGTTTTTCATAGTTTTCACTTGCTTCTTTACATCTCTTATAATCAGAAACGGCTTGTCTAGCTTTTTCTACAATAAGTTTTAATTCACCTTCAAGTGATGCTTTTTGAATATTCGTTTTAACTAATAATTCTTCTTTATCTTTTAGATTTTTAAGAAGTACTCTATAAGTTGATTTAGGCAAAACATTAAGAGCAGAGATTTCTTTTTCTAAGCGAGATTTTTCTTTTTTATTCTCTTTTAATCTTTCTTCGCTTAATGTAACTTGTTGTCTTGCAGTTTCAATTAAGTCTTTATGTTTCTCGCTAGCATTGATTTCTGCTAATTGTTCTCTATTCTTAGCAATTACTAATTGAATAGATTTTAATTCTGCTTCTTTAGTCTTTTTATCTCTTTTAGCTTTTTTGAAATCTTTTTCAGAATTAGTTTGTTCAGTTGCTTTTTGTAATTGGTATTCATAATAAGATTTTTCTTGAGCTGTTTCAGTAATGTCTTTTTCTAAGACTTCTAACTCTTCTTTAAGTTTCTTAAACTCTGTTTTATTTTGTTCTTGTTCCTCAGTATGTTTTTTCAGCTCTTCTTTAGGATTTAAAATTGGATGGCCACATACTGGGCATTCGGCTGCTCCACTCTTAAGTAATTCTAAATGTTTTTTAACAGATTTAACTTTTACTTTTAATCCCATTAAAGCTTCATCTAATTCAGATTTCTTACCTAACATATCATTGTAATAATTCGATACTTCGGCATAAGTTTCTTTAATTTCTTCATAATTCAAAGTTTCTTCAAATAATTCAGTAAATCTAGCAATTTGAATGTTAATATTATTAAGCTCTGTTTGTATGGTTTTTTCTTTTTCTAAAGATTCGCTTAACTCTTCTTCTATGATTTCTTTCATTTTGTAATCAATAGAAATTTCAGAATTATCTTTTAGAATTTTTGTATAATTTTTTAAATTATCTTTTAAGTAATTATCATCTGTTTTAACATTTTCTAAACTTGTATTTAAGCTATCTAAGTGGTTTTGTAATTCAGTTTCTGCTTCTTCTGTTGCTCTTAAAACAACAAGTTCTTGTTCAAGAGTTTTAGAAGCTGTTTTTACTTCTTCAAGTTTATCTTTTGCATCTTTAACTGCTACTTTAAACTCTTCCACCTTTGCTTTTTCATCTTCTAAAGACCCCGGTTGGATAATATCTGCAGCTCTTTGTAGAGCTCTTGATTCTTCTCTAGCTAATTTTGTACTTTCTGTAATTGCAGAAACACCGATTAGTTTTTCAATAACTTGTCCTCGTTCAGTTGGAGAAGCAGATACAATTTGGTCTACTTGTTTTTGTTGAATAAATACAGAAGATAAGAACCCTTTTTCATCAATGTTTAAAACAGAACGAATAAACGATTCAGCATGAGTTACAGCTGGGCCTGATTCAAATTCCCAATCTCCAAGTTCTTCATTATATGAGAATACTTTACATTCACAAGCACCCTCATTTGAAGTAATCTTTCGTCTAATCATAAAGTCAGTATTACCAACTCTAATATAGGAAGTTACTTGTACTGTTTCTTCTTTTGCATCTACACCTTCTCTAATGTAATTTTTATTTCTTAATCCATGTAGTCTCGTTCCGAATAATGACCATGAGAAAGCATCTACAATGGTTGATTTACCTGCTCCGTTTTCTCCAGAGATAGCAGTAACACCAATTGACGCTGGCACAAATTCTAAATATTTATGAGACCTAATATTTTCAATAATAACTTTCTTGAGTATCAAAAGAGTATTGCTCCTTATTTTTAATAGTTAGTTATATTATTCCTTTTTTAGCAAGTTTAATTTTAAGCGACTCTAAGCTGTTTTACTGAATAGTCGATACATTTTTGTTTTTGCGTTCACTATATGACGATATAACACATATTAAAATCAGTCTGAGTGCAGACAAAAACAAGCCTTTAGGGCTTGTTTTCTTTTTTTTATTTTATTGTGAATTTTGAGTTGCTTTAGCATTTGCTAATTGAATTGATTGTAATAAAGAGTATGGAGATAATTTCCATTGGCCATCAACATAAACCAATTCCATAGAAACAGCTCCTCCAACACCTGTATAATAATCAAGTGGAATTTGAGCAATTCTAGTTGTTTCATCTAAATAAACATATTGAGTATCAGTACTTACTGGATTAAGATTTTCATTTCCAATTTCAGTTAAGTTTTTAATGATTGCTAAGATTGCCATTGCTGAAGTTGTATAGCCTTCTTCTTTATCCATAAAATCCTTTAAATACAAATAGGATTTTGCTGAATCTGAAATGTAGCTATCAAGCTTCTTGTCTTTATCTATACCTTTAATTCTATCATCAATAGATAATTTGTTTGATGGGTCTGCATAGAAAGCTTTCAACATATTAGTAGCAGCTTCTAGAGCTCCCTCTTTTGAGAAATTTTCTTTTGTTTCATCTGTTCTATTAGGCAAAACATTTTCTACTTTTGTGTTAGCTGAATTTGTTTTATTTTCAGTAGGTTTATTTAACATAAAGTTAAATACAGTCAAATATAATGAGAATAGAGTAATTAAACCAACAAGAATGTATGATAAAATAGCTTTCTTTCCTTTTATTTTTGACTTAATTAAAATGGAAGTCGTAACACTTGCTAGTAAAATAACTAATGTATAGACTAGTATGGAAATTAAAGTCATTTTTTATACCTCTTTCTTTTGAATACTGTAATATTTAAAATGAATACCAATAGAGTCACAACAATTAAGAGAATTACAGAGAAAAGCATAATTGTATTAGAGTTCTTTGAAAAGAATTGTATAAACATATAATCAGGTGTAAGATTAGCTAATCCATTTGATTTTTCTGATAAGTTTTGTAATTTTTCAACTTTTGCTAAATATTCTTTATCAGCAACCATATTGAATCCATTGACAGCAAATATCGCAAAACTACAAAGCAACATAATTGCTAATAGAAATAGATTGGTTAAAACTTTTACCCAAGTTCTTTTCTTTTTATTAGTTTTTTTATCTTTACTTTTTTTGAATGGATTAGTAAAGTTAATTTTTGTTTTTTGTTTCTTTGGATTTTCTGATTGTTCAAGCTTTTCTCTTTTGAACTCTTTTAAAAAATCTTCTTTATTCATCTTCTTCTGGTTCTTCATTGTTAAGCAATTCCTCAACTAATGTAGTTTTGAATAATACAGGTAAATCTTTCATTTTTTGTAAATCAAAGTCTAAACTTCCTAAATCTTCAATTAAGTTAATTGCCACTTGAGGACATTCTGCTTTGATTGAAGAGCGTAAGATTGCTCTTGTAATATTGTGAGCTCTTTTTGTATCTTCAAAGTTGGTATCTTTAAAGACATTTATACCTGCTTTATCTTCATTTGTATCTTGCCATACCAAAGTATCTGTATTTCTAGTACTTAACCAACGTTGATGTTGTTCTTCTAACAATCGGAATTGTTCCTCAGTGTAAGTATCACTTAAATATTGTTGAATTTCACTAATTGGTACAACTCTTTTCTCATTAGTTTCTTTATCTACACTTAGTTCTTCTTCAGCTTTCGCTCTAATACGTTGGAATTTAGACAAGGGTTTACCTAATTCATTATCAGGTAAATCATATGGCCACAATCTAAGCACATTTGACAAATAACCAGAGAATGGAATAGGCTGAGTTTCATCAAATTTCTGCATAGCTGTAAGAATCCATTCATAAATTTGAGCTCTCTTTTCATCATGCTCAGGAAGGTAAATATTGATTGTTTTATCATGTGGCTTCAATGTTAAGACAGCAAATGAATAATAGAACAGCAACGTTTCTGCTACAAATTCATCTGTTAAATCTAGCAAATCTCTACGATAGAAGCTACTTCTCAATCTCAATTTCAATCTATCATATTCAGAAGCACTAAGTTGGCGTTTTAATAAATCTTTGAAATAATTAGCATTTAATCCATAAGCATATAGTTTGTTATTGTGATAAACAATTCTAGCGTATTTATTTAAAATACTAATACATTTCTTTTCCAATTGACTATCTTCACCCTCAATAAGCAAAGCTGAAATCAATCTTCTTGGAGCATTTAAATATGCTTCTGCCTCTGTTTGTTCACTCCACAATCGTGGAGCAAAGTTATTCGGAATAAGTGGCTCGTCTAATGGTAAATCATGTTCTTTATACCATTTGATTACTTCGTCATATGAAACACGATACGATTCATCTTTTTTAATCAAAATGTCTTGATTTTGATAAATCCAATCAAGTAAGTCATTTTCATCTTTTACTAATGCTACACGTTTCCACTTATCAAATGTGTACCATTGCCCATCATGGATAACTGCTTCAATTCTGAATTTTAAAGGTCTTTTTTTCCATTCAGCTTTTAATTCATTTTTATCTTTTTTCATTTCCCTCTCCTACCACTTCAATTCTTGGATATAAATAAGAAAATTCAGTAAAGATTTTATCTAATTCTGAAACATATTTTAAGGCATCATTAGAAGTCATAATATAATCTGGCTTAATAAGAAATAATAAAGCATCTTCTTTTTCCTCAGCAATTTGTTCTGAGTTCAAAGCACATTTATTTTTCATATAGTCAATGAATTTGTCTTTATCTTTTAAGTCAGTAATTTTCAAAAATAAATGTAATTGTTTCGGTTGCATTATACTAACTCCTCTTTCTGAACTAAATCTCTCAACTTTTTAACAATAAGATTAGCTTGTCTAGTGAATTTTCTTTGTGTCAAATTTCTTTCCTCTAAAAACTCTTCAAATGGTTGAGTTAGAGAATTATCACCGTATTGATAACGTATGAATAATTGTTCTTCATAAGGTAACATAGATAGCAAGCCTTCTGTTTCTACGGTAAAGCCAGAAGAATATCTAGCACCGGAATTTTTTTCATCTTCAATTGTATCTTGCAATCTTACTTTATGTCCACCATCGCCATCTTTTATCTCATGCTGTAATGAACTCGGTACAAGTGATAGATTTTCTAAATCAATAACCATATCTAATTTAAATCCAGTTTTCTCTAGCACATATTCTCTTTGCGTCATAGTAGGATTTTCCAACTTGTTATATTCATCAATTACTTCTTTCATTTTCAAGTATTTACCTGCTACACCATCGTTAATTTGAATATGACGCTGTAAATTGCCCTCATGGGTTAATGCTTTAAAAATATAGAAATTTGAAAATGTTGTAACACGAGCACCTTTTGTCGGGTCATATCTCCAAATTGCAGTCATTAGAGCTAATAAAGCATCTTGGCAGGCATCATCTATATTATAATGAAATGAATTTGTTTTCTTCACAAATCTATGAGCCCAATTATAGGCAAAATTTTGATTGTGTTCAAACAATTCAAGAAATGCTTCATAAGCTTTAGGGAATTTCTCTTTCTTTTCTTCTTCACTCGATTCTCTATAATCTTTAATAATTAGTCCTAATTCAAATTCACGTTCTTTTTTTAACGCCATTCGCACCTCTTCTTTCACTGTTGTAAACAAAAACAGCCTATCAAGGCTGTTTATTGTTGTAATACTCTATGTTATATTATATAGCGTATTTTTAAGCAATTTTTGTTGCTGTATATTTTGGTTTGATTTCTGCCATGAAGTAACGTCCTTTTGACTCAGCTCGTTCCAAGCCGAGAATGACATTAGCAGGAACTCCTTCGTACAAGTATGACTTGCCAGATTGGAAAGTAACTTTCAATCCTTTTTCTGTTTTTTCAAAGTCCTTAATTGCTGAACTTGCCATGGTGATTCACCTTACTCACTTTCGTGAGCCTTTCTATAATATTTTTATTTATAAGTCCATTATAACAAATTTAAGCTCTTTGTCAATGGTTTTGACTAAACTTTTTTAAATTTTTGTTCCAATTGCTAAAACAAAGATAACTAAAAGAATAAACAGTAACCCAACAACACTTTTTATAGGGTGTTTTTTCATATATCCAAAAATATTTTTAATTCTTTCTTTGAAGCTTACTTTTTTCAAATCTTTATCTGAAACATATTTATAACCATGATAAGCACGATTTACTTCGGATAAAGTTTTCATTAAACTATTTGTATATTCTTTAGTTAAATTAAAAGTAACTTCATTTCCGTTTGAATCTTTTATATTTAATTGAGGTGGATTTTGATTTAATTTTCTTGGTGAGTTATATTTTTCATTCTTTTCATTAGTATATAATCCACTTACGGAATAAGCTAGAATGTTTTCGTCTTTTTGTTCAACAACTGCATAGTCAAGAGCTTTTTCTAAAATACTATCGTTTGATTGTTCCAATACTAACTCATCATCTGTTTTTAATTTAATCACTTTATCTGCCATATTAACCATGCTCCACTACATTTGATACTTTACCATCATCAACAGTGATTACTAAACCTTTAATAAGATTTTCTGCTTTCATTTCATCACCAGAAGTAATCTTAGTGATTGGGTTTGTTGTATGATAAGTAATAGTAGCATAATATTTGTTACCGTCTTTTCTTAGTTCGATTTTATCTACATCACGATTAGAACGGTCAACTGAAGTCATAGTGTTAATAGTTTTAGATTTTTCCCATAGTTCTGCTTCAGTCTTATAATTATCTAATGTATTCAAGATTTGACTTGATGATAATGCTGATTCATTCATCATAGAAGTTAATTCTTCTTTTTGCTCGTTAATATATTTAACTTCAAATTCTCTTTCAAAATATGTTTTAACAAATTTCTTTACAAATAAAACTTCTTGATTTTGTGAATCATCTTCTACAATAGTTTTGTCTTTCTTTTTAGCGTCTGCTGTCTTAGTTCCATTTAATGTTTGTTTTGCTTCTTCTTGTTTAATTTGGTAATAAATACCAGAACCAACTAGAATAAATACTGCGACAACAACACCTAAAATAATCTTAAGTTTATAATTCATTTTAAGCACCTTTCTTTCTAATTACACTACTTACATTACCTTTAACAAATTGTCTTGTATAGCGAGCAACAATTTGTCCTTTTTCGGCATTTTGTTCGTAAGTTTCGATTACACCGTTTTCTTTTACTTCTGCAATAACTCCAACATGACCGTATTCATTGTCAAGAGTAAATGCCCCAACGGAACCACCTGGGTACCAACAAATAATGTCACCAGGTTTCAAATCGCTAGCATCTGGGTCTTTAATTACATCAAAGCCCCAACTATCCCATGGAAATTCATGACCGATATAACCAGCTCTACCTGAAGCACCAGAAATACCTGGAGCACCTAATTTTTGTGCATACCAATTTGCTAAATCCCAACATTGAGCCCCATAAGCACCATCCATATCAATGGGTTGTGATAGAACTTGTTCTAAAGCTTCGATTTTACCACCTGCAGGTACAGTACTTCCACCTCCACCAGCAGAACCACCGTTACCAAGACGACCCTCTTTAGAACCATCACCTAATTTCTCACATTTAGTACCTGATTCACCTTCTTTTGCTTCTGCTACACCATCTCTGTAACGATAAGAATAGCAATCAGAACCAAATGTTTGAGAACCTGTAACAGAAAAAGCCATGAAAACTAACCATAATGCTAATACCACACCAATTGCAATTAAACCATGTGGTGAGAATACAAAACTTACAATCTTAACAATGAATTGTCCAGTAGCTCTAATAGCATTCATTGTGTTTTGGGTAAGTTGTCTAAATCTATTTATATTCTCTCTAGTTTCTTTAATCTTTTCATTAGTTTCCATTGCTTTATCAATCATTCCACTTGATTGAGGAGCAGTTTCGGGAACTTCTTGATTAGGGGGATTTGATTTCATTTTTTGATAATCTATATTATCTAAATTCATTATACAATAATCTCCTTATTTTTTCAATGATAGTTTATATATCATTTAAAAATAAGAATAAAAAAAGAAGCTTGATTAAAGCTTCTTTTTAAGATTTTACAAATCACCGAATAGTGAATCGAAATCATCATCACCAGTTTCATCATCATCACCGAATAATGATGAATTATCAGTTGATTGAGTAGTAGTTGTTGTTTGTTTTGCAGTACTTGCTTTAGCAGTTTGTTTTGCTGAAGCTGTAGAAGTAGTTCCACCGTTTTCAGATTTTGTACGGCTTGCTACAACAGTTTGATTAAATGCAAGAGCAACACCAATTGAATCTACTCTAACTTCTTCTTCATAATGTTCTGGGATAACTTCTCCACTTTTTGCAGTATATTCTGGTTTTAAGCTTGATGTTAAAACACCTGAAATAATAAGACGGAAGCCAGTAGGAATGTCTGAGTTAGCAATTGCTTCAGCAATTTTACCCCATGCAGTACAGTTAATGTAATATGTACCATCATCTACCCAATCATTACCATCTTTCTTTTGATAGTTACGTGCTACTGTAAGATTGATAACACTTGTGCTACTGTTTGCTGTATTTACTTGGCGTAGTTCACCTTTACGAACCAAACCTGCTTCAAAAGTTACGAATGCTTGCATAATTTCTTTACCTCTCTATATAGTTATTTTAGACTGCGCAATTTGCATTTCTTTATAGTTATATTATTCCAAAATAAAAACTTAACCAGCATAAAATTTAAAAAATTTTTCAAAAAAATAAAAGAGAGTTTTCAAACCCTCTTTTATTCATCTTTGTTGATTTCTTTAGTAATATCCTCTTTAGAATTGCTTACTTCTTTAGGATTGTTTATTTCCTTATGAGCATTGATTATAGATTCAAACTCTTGTTGCATAGATTGATAATCTTTAGAGAATTGATTGTCTAAGTCTTTTACTGTAGCAGTAACTTTCTCTATATCTACACCTTTATCTTCTCTAGCAATCATTCTCATATCTTCAGTAAAGCTTTCTGCTTTAGAGGTTATTTCGTTTAATCTTTCATTGATTAGTTGATTAACTTCTGCTTCATAAGGTTTTCCTTTTGAAACTTCCATTAGTCGTTGTGTTTCTGCTAGTGCTCTATCTTCATAATCTCTTACTTTCTTATCAGCAAATTTATCAGTACCAGCAATTACATCTCCACCGTTATTCTTAATGTTAGTCATTAGTTCAGTAGAAACTTGTTTGTGTTCTTTAATATCTGCCTCAATTCTAATAATATCTTCTTTAGATTCTGCACTATTGAGCATTTCGTTCTTAGCTGTCATTTGTTGAGCAGCTCTTGCCAATCCGGCACTATTTAATTCTTGTGCTAACTTGGTTACGTTCAAGTTTTCTGAAGCAGCTTGTTTAGAATCAGTTACTTCTCGTTTTTGTGAAGCTTCTCTTTGTGCTTCAGCAATATGTTCATAACCTTTACGCATGCTTTCATTCATTTGCTCTCTTGCTTCGTTTTCACGAATTTCTCTAGCAGCTTCTTTACGTTGTTGTGCTAATTCATTACCAACTTGACCTGCTTGTCTAGCTGCATTCGCAACAAGTCCACGACCACGTTTAAGCTCCATACTTGTACCAGCACGTAAACCTTGTACTGCACCTTTTGAGCCTTCTGACATAGCTTTTCTTGCATTATTAAGAGTATCAGCATAGTTACCAGGGTTAAGCCAACGTTTGTACTTACCGTATTTAGCAATCTTATCATCTTTAGACATAAGTTTACCAGATTCTCTAGCGTCATTGATACCTGCAAGAGTACCACCAATTGCACCACCAGCTGCAGCCATACCCATGTATTTCGCTTTTTGACCAGCTTTGCTAAGTTTTTCTCCAGCAATATTAGAAACTCTAGCACCGCCCATATTAACAGCACCCATTAAGTTTACTAATTCTTTTCTATAAGATACAAAAGTAACACCTAGAATTACTGAAGCAACAAACACTTGTGCTTGATTCATTTTAGAGAAAGCAGCTCCATAAATGAAAATCATAACAATGACCATGAAACAGCTTGCCATATATTTCAAAATATTTGAAATGATTGACTCTAACCAACCTAGGAAGATTTTTCTACCACGACCTGGGTGAATACCAATCAATAAGAAGATTGGTGCAAATACGGTTAATATTGTTGCAGTTATGTTATATACAAGTGCATATACTACAACTGGAACAAATGTTGCTACGATAATAAATGAAGCAATCAATAGTAAGATTGGAACAGAAGTTCTACCGTTACCTGAATAAGCATTCCACATTTGACTATCCATAGCAGCTGTACCTGTTATAGTAGGGAATCCTATCTTTTCTCCAAAGTCAGCGTCAGTTCTTGAGGCCATAAATGCTAATGCAATATTACATTTTGAATTAGAAGTAAATTTAGTTGCACTTGACATTTGATTTGGTGAATCAGCAGTATAGAAATTCACACAATAATCAGTTGGAGAACCAGATAATTTATCTTGAGGCCAAACTTTATAACCATCAGGCGGATTTACAGTCCATAATTCATCTAATGAATATCCGAATTGTTGTTCAGCCCATCTGTCATAAACAATAGCTTTATTTACGATACATGAGAACCTTCCAGCATTTATTGAAGCAGCTTCAGCAGCTGAAACGGATTGAGAAGTATCTGCATCACACATACTATTTGTGCTTTCTTTAGGATTAGTACCTGTTGAGTTTAGACATGATTTACCTGAAGCAGCTGACAATACACAATTTGCAATTGTAGCATTGATTTCTGTTGGAGCTTTAGCAACTAATTGACCGTTAACAACAGTAAATACTCCTAAAGCAAATGCGAGTAATGACCAACCTAATGCACCGAAACTTGCTCTAAATTTTCTCTTAATTAAACCTTCCCAAATCAAATACACTGCAACTGTTAAGAAAGCAAGTGTTGATAATGGATAAAATACATTTTTTCCTAGATTTGAGATTAAACCAGCTTTAGTGTCAGTTCCACCAATAAGCTCTACAAGAGCTTTTACAAGTGGTGGGTCAAACAACATTTTAACTAACCATGAAATTATATTAGCACAAAGGAAAGCTACACTTGTTGCAATATCTGAACCCATAATAGCTAAAGATGATGGTATACCCCATAATCTAATAGAACCACTAAAGAATCCTCCACCTTGTTTCTTGAGTCTTTCCTTAGCTTCTTCTGAAAGATTTTTATTTTTTTCTTCAACTATTTTATTAGCTGGATGTCCGAGAATCCAAGTATTATCTTCCTCTAATGTACCATAAGGGATAGCAAAACCTGCTGACCTTGAAAATAATTCATCAATTGTATAAGTCCTAGACCCAACATTAGAGTTAATCATATCTTTTGCAGGTAATGATACAGTATTAGGCTCCATAGAGAAACCAACACCATTCTCAAATCCAGCAAAAGATACATTAAACATACTCAAAAATGAAAGAACAAAGAATATACTAGCAAAAGAAGTTAGCAATGTAACTTTAAAATGTTTTATCATTATAGCTCCTATGTTCTTTAGTTTAGTTTTAATAAATAATATATCATTAAAGCTTGTTGCTTCTTAATAGCAATTCATATCTTGCTACTTTATCTCGTAAGACTTCAATTTCGTGTTTGTATCTAGCACAATTAGGACACTCATTAACTTCGGGAATTTCACCCCAGCCATTTTTATAAACATCAATAATTGATACATAAAATCTTTTACGAGCTTCTAATGATAAATTATAATCTGCATCAGTAAATGGTAAATAACCAAAAATAACATATCTCATATAATCGGGAACTGTAATGCTTAATCTAGCAGCTCTCCATCTAATAGTGTTTGCTTCTTCATAAGTAACACGAGTTGAAACTCTATAACCTCTTCTTCTATTTTGTTTCTTTAAAGAGTTTATTTTTTGTTCTGTTTCATCTAATTGTGTTTTATAATAGAGCATATCTTCATCTCTATTATCATCTTCGGAATCTTCTAAATCATCTAGCAATTTAATATATTTCTTTCTTTCATTTTGCAGATATTTAGGGTTCCAATTTTCAGAGTTAAGTTCTTCTAATCCCTCTAAAGCTTGTTGATACCATTCAGCAATGTCAAATGTTGCTAAAGAACGACTACGAATAAAAGAAGCTAAAGAAGTTTTATTAGCAACTTTTCTGATTTCATTTAATTCTAAAGCAATCATGTTTTTTTCATCTGTATCAATAGCAATGCTTATTTGTTGGTCTAATATTGTTTTTTTACTTTCAACTCGTTTGTATTGAGGTTTAAAGCCTTTCTTGAATAAATCAATTAAATCTTTCTGGTGGATTTCTTCAAGTATTTTCTCTTTCTCTTTAATTGAAAGAATGTTATCTACATCTCTTGTTATAGCTTTCATAAATTACACTGGACTATCAATTTGAGCAAGAATTAAGTGCTTTTTCTAAAGTATCTTTATCTGCTTTATTAAGATTTAAGTTATATTTCTTAACAATGTGAGTATAGACTTTAGCATATTCACACTTAGATGATTCTGGCATCCATTCAGATGGCCCTTTATCTCCTTTTGTTCTATTTTCTTTTGCAGTTGTAGCAACTAAATGGTCAAAATCATTAGCATAATCTTGTTTCTTTTGTTTATCCCATTCTTGTCCACCAGCTTTTGCTGTCCAGCTAAGTGCACCTGTATGGTCAATGTCTAATTTAGTTGGGTCATTGACAACTTCTTTGCTATATGGGTCATGCCAAGTACCTGATTTGATAGAACAAGCTTTTGATTTATCTTTTGTTTCTTTGTCATTCTTATCTAAATAAGTAACACTACCTTTTTCTGCTTGTCTATCTAATACTTCTTCACGAGTAGACCAACAAGGATTTTCATAACTAATCCAATGTTTCCATTCTGTACGTTTATATTTAACTTTATTATAAGAATTTACAACTGGAATAGAATTTAATTCATTCAAAGCATCATTCTTACTCATTTTAGCAGAAGCTAGATTATTGATTCCACTTTCTGAACTTGAATTATTGCTTTGATTATTATTGTTTGTTGATTTACTGTCATTTGATTCTGAATTTTGTTTAGAATCTGAATTAGTATCGTTTTGACTTGAATTGCTATTTGAAGTTGACGAATTTGAGTTTTGATTTTCAAATCCGTTAGGAGTAACATTGTAATTATTTGAAAGTTTACAATTACTAGGGGAAGTAACACATTCCACTAATCTTGGCCCTAAATCTGTTGCATGATAACGTACAGTGTTGAATAGATTACCCATGTTAATTCCACTTGAATAAACAAATATTGCCAACACCGCAGCTATTACAAGGATTGCCCATAGAAGTGAACCGGGATTTTCTCCTTTTGATGATTTCTTTTTATCAGCCATTTATTTTCATCTCCTATAAAGAGCTTGTTGTCTTACTGGGTCGCCAACTTTTGTTCCAAAGTTAATTCCAGCAACTCCAACTAATGCCAAGTTTGTTGTTTGTTGAAATGAATTGATTTCCAAGTGCCCGCCGGGGAACTCTTCTCTAAACATTTGTAATTGGTCACCAGAAGTCCAAGTTAAGACTATATCTTCTTCATTGAAAAGTTGTTTTAAGTTGGTTGCCTCATCTTTTAGGATTTCTTCTGTTGGAGCTTCAATAGTAATTCTATATGAACCCTCAATCCAAGGTTCTTTACTATTTTCAAGTTCAGTTTCAATTGTTTGTAAATCTCTAAAAGTATTTTTAACTGAAGCATTTACACCTTGGCCACTTCCAGCTAAGTTTTCAATTTCATCATCTGCTTCTAATTTCTTTTTATTTACTTCTTTTTTCATACTTTCTGCTGGAATTAAAGTAAATCTAGCATTCATTGTGAAAGGAAGCACTTCTTTTCTGTACATAAATGGTTGGAAATTGAATGGATATTGAATACCCATTGGGAATTTAGAAAAAGTTAAAGTTGCTCTATAGCCTTCTCTGATGTCACCATTTTGGAATTGAGTAATATGTAACCATCTTGGTTTAACATCAACAGTACCGCCTGTTTCAATAACAATGTCTGCTGGTCCAATTCTATTATCATAATCTGCTTCTAAATATGGTGTTGCCATTGCTGGATAGAATCTACGTTTAATATTGATAAGCATATCTTCTTTATTAGGACGAATCGCCATCAAGTTTGAATTATGTAAAACTCTAAATAAATCTTCTTCCATTGCATTGGCTCTTGTTTCTTCTTCTTCAGTAATTTCTTCTTGGTCGAAGTTTAATACATTATCAATAGATTTTTTAAGAGCTTTTAATGTGTCTTTTAATGAATATTCTAAAATATTCAAATTATTTACATCAAACGAGCCTCTATTGAATAATTTAACACCAAAATAGCTAACTCGTTTCATATAATTCCCCATATAAAGCTCTTCTCTTTGAGCATTTATAAAGTTTTCAAAAGCCTGTGATTTATAATCAGTCCATTTTGCATATTCCACTCTTACTTGTTCTTCCCATGAATCTGGGTTGAAAGGAGTGTTAGAAATTTGAATATGACAATCTAATGGTCTTTTTGCACTAATACTCAAGCTTGAAAGGGCTGATTGAGTTGCATTTGCTAAGATAATCTTAGAATTATCTGATAAGAAATCATATGGTTTTTCTGCTAATATATAATAAGCCCATACTTCTCTATCAGATACAATAATATTTCCATGAGTGCCGATTACAGCTTTAGGGGGAACTTTTATTGTTTTGTCAGTTTGTTTAGCTTTTTTCTTCTTTTTAGTTTTTTTACTCACTACACCGTTAACCTCGCTATATTTTTCAAAAAAAAGTAATACTAAATCTTAGTATTACTTTCGCAGGTTTTTATATTAAATTCCTAAAGCGAACCTGCTTACACTTTCCTACTTTATTTAGAATCAAGTTTTATAACTTCTATTTTCTATTTTAATTTAATAGCTATATTATCAATCGGAAAAGTAGGTAGGTGAAATAACTTGTACTTGTTTAGCACCTTCTTCAACTGCTTTCTTAAATGTTCCGTTTTGTCCGAAGAACAAATCAGTACCGTAAATTAAAACAGTAACAATAGCTCCAATAATTACGAATGAAGCAAGCATACGGAAGTTTCTGTCAATCAAGAATTTAATTGACAATGCAGCAATTACAAGAAGCGCAGCTGGCCCAATCCATTGTTGTACTAATGTACTTCTTAATGTGTCAAGACCAGCTAAAATTAAATAATTAAACAATTTATTAGCCTCCATGTATTATATATAGATTGTTGAATTGTATCTCTCTAAAGATAGAGTATTATCTTATGGTTGAAGCAAAGTCTTGCTTAGAAATGACCAATTCTATCATTCTTTAAAGTTATATCAATATTAAGATAAAATTTTATATTGTTCAGGTTTTAATATCAAAAATCAATTAAATTAAACGTATAAGTAAGGAGCAGCTCTTGTTACCACATACTTATCTTCGCCAATTTTCTTAATTGTCATAATATATCTACCAGTATAAATAGCAGCTTTCTTAGAATCTGATGAAGTATTATCGGCCCATTTAACAGTAACATCAACTTTCCATTCATCAGCATTTGTTGAAGTATAAACTTTGTATGTGATGTCTGTATTTGGGTCGTCTGTTGCTAATTTCATAGTCTTATTGAAACCTGAATACAAATCTTTATCCTCTTTATCAGAGATATATTGGTTAATTTCATCATGAGATGTTACAGATGAAGTAGAAAAAGCTTTCCAATAACCTTGGATAGTAGATTTTAATGCTTGTTTCATATTAGTATCTTCATCACCTGTTCCAATCTTACCTTCTTCTTTAGCAACGTCTGAATTTGTGATTGGATAAGTAGGCATGATTACTGGGTCACCCTTATGAATACTCATTGCTCCAGTTTTAGCATCATAATAAACATTTACAGAGAAGCTTAACCAATGACTTGTTGGATTTTGATTAGCAGCTTGTGCTTGTCCGTTTTCGTCAGTAACTAAAACAGAAATTTTATAATTTGCTGAAAAATCTGTCAAAGCTCTCTTTTCGTAAGTAACTGGAACTCCAATGATACGTTGTTTATTATTCTTTGCTTCTACTGTTGGATTAGCTGTTGTATGACCATTTGATGAGTTTGTTTCAGGCATTGTACCAGTATAGAAATAAGATAACATATTTCGAGATACTGAATCATTACTATCTAAATTCACATAATAAGTAATAAATTGTTCAGCAAAAGCTTGTCCTTTATCAATAGGGAAATTAGTTTGGCCTGCAGTTGTTTTAGCAATTTGTGCTATTTCATCAGTAGTATAAGAATTTGATGGGAAGAAAGTGTTTTTAACTCCCAAAGCAATAATAATCAATATTCCACCAAGGACTAATCCTCTTTGAACTTTCTTAGCTACAGCAGCATCTTTTCGTTCATCATATTTAGAAACTTTGTTACCGAAAGGTTTTATTTTCTTTTTCTTTTTATCTATGAATTTTTTCTTTTTCTTTTCTTCTTTGCTGTTTTCATAGATAGGTTCTTCATGAGTAGCATAAAGATGGCTATCATCTTCCATACTTTCTTGAACCAGTAACGAGTTAGTATATGACGGTTCTTCATCTGCTACTGTTTCGATTTGTACTGATTGAAAATCTTCATCTAAACTTGGTAATGAAGCATTTCTATTTGTACTTTTCTTTGGTAAAGGCATGAAGTACCCCCTCGTATTATTTATTTTTTCTTTTAATATATCAAAAAAGGCAGAACTTCTGCCTTTTTATACAAAATCATCAAAGGAAACTTTTTTCTTTTTAGTTTCTAATGACTCTTTTCTATTTTGTTTTATTAAATCCTTGTGTGGTGTTCTTACTTGAATATTTAACTCTTCCAATCCGTCCATTAAGGAATTAGGTTCAGTAAAATCTTCTTCTTTGACATCTTCAAAATCATAAACTGGCGAAAAGTCTAAATCTTCTAACGGTTCTACTATTTGTTCTGTTTGAGTTTGAATATTCTTTAAGTATTTTTGTTCATTTTTGTCAGCATTAAATGAGTTGTTGAATTTTCTAATAAAATCTTCTGGTATTGGTTGTAACAATTCTTCATCAACAATGATTTGAACTTTTCTAGCAACAGCTCTTTCCATAGAAGCAAATTCTTTTTCAGCACAAGCTTTCGTAATATAATAAGCAGTTGAAGTATAATTATTTTCTTTAACTGGTGCTGATAGATTTTGGAATTTACTTGGCGAAACAATCCAGTCGGGTTCTACTTGTGTATTTACTCTTGAATTTCTTGAGTTTCTCCAGTTCAATTGGAACAGGCTAGAATTACGTTGCCCAGATTCTACATATTTTTTCATATTTGCTTGGCCAATGATTTTTGCTAATTCCTCAGCAGTATTTTGACCTGAACCTTTATGAATAATGAAGTTTTGAATAGTATCTACAATACTATCTCTAACAGCAGTACCATTTGCTGAACTAGATTTTACAATTTGTTCTAATGATTGTAAAGATAATAAAATATACATTTTAGAAGAACGAGCTTTCTCTAATAAATCAGCAACTGTTGCTGGGTCTAAAATTTGGAACTCATCTAAGTATACTCCTACTAAATCTTTATTTCCTTGAGCATTCTTATAAGCAGAAGTTCTACTTAAATCAGATAAGATAATTGAACCCATATATTTAGCAAAGTCACTTTCTTCTTGTGGGTTAAATGAGAATAACACAACAGGTGCTTCTTCTGAAGTTGCAAACTCAAACAAGTTAATGTGGTAAGGAGTTTCACCTCTTGCTAGCCAATCACCATAACTTGACATAATCAATGTACGACAATTTGAAACGAGTCCATTGATTTGCTCTAACAATCCTTTACCTTGAGGACTGTTTAATTCTTCATACAATCCAAGTAAAGCACTCAATCTTCGTTTATCCCCACCTGACACTTTTATACCGGAATGCTCTTTATCAGTAACTTCAATCTTAAATTGCTCAATCAAAGCGTATAAATTCTTTAATTGTAGAGCAGATACAAATTGAGATAATCCACCTTCGTGCCAGTTAATATATTGTTTTGTCTTTTCTCTATCCACATTTTCCAATAGATAGAAAATTGATTCCAAAATATCTTTTGTTCTTTTCTTGTAGACTTCGGAAGCTCCATCCCATTGTCTTAAATTTAGCATCATGTCAGCTTTTGAAGTTGCAGTACCAGTTGCAAGTGGGTCATAAGAAGCTTGATTATCACAAAATGGATTGTTATAAGTTCCTGGTTTTCCAGCAGTGAAATGATAAAATTGTCTACCATGTTCCTTAGCCCATTTAGCTAAGTAATATGGATATTCTGTTCCTTTTTTGAAGTCAATAGCAAATACTGGATTACCTGCTTCAATGTCATTTCGCATTAACTGAAGCATTGTATAAGTTTTACCAGCACCTGTTTGACCTGTAGCAGCCGTATGACCACATCTTTCAGTATAATAACTTCTTACAATTCTTTCTTTATTAAAATATTTAACATCACCAGCCTCATTGCTTTCCATGAAAACTTTATCAGCTAATATTCCTAGAGGCGCAGAGTCATAAGCATACTCATTTCCCTCTTTTAATGATTTAATATTTTGTTTTCTTTTGTATAGTTCATAAGGAGTCTTTTTATATTCAAAATTATAAGCCCAACCTTTCATAACTTTTAACTCTGGATAGAGTTTCAATTGTCTAGCTTGATGAAAAACAATGAAAAAAGTTAAAATCACATAAGCAATAGAACATAAGTATAAATACGCTGTCATAAAGCTTGTGTGATTTGAAATATTCATGCTAGTTAATGGGTGAGCAATTAAATTCCAAATAAAAATGAAAAATGATACAACAGCAAGGAATGAATATATTACAATTGGTTTTTGTTTTAGCTTTCTAAACAAAATATAATATGTTATAAGAGAAGCTATAAAACCAGGTAGAACTGCCATACCAGAGAGAATAAATAGTGGTAATAAACTATTTGTTTTCTTGGGTACATTATATAATTCTTCTTGCATTAAATCTTTCCTTTTGTTTTTTATAAATATATCATTTATTCGATAATTCAGATAATAAAGATTTAATTACTTCTGGGTCAGAAGCGCCTTCCAAAGCAGTAAGTATTCTTCTTTTCTTTTCTGCTTCTCTTTCCTTATTTTTGATTTCAATAGCTTTATCTAATAAATAATAGTATTGTGTATTTATATCTCTTTCATCTAAATTGTCAAATGGATGAGCTAATATTGCTCTTACCATTTTTTGCTCTGGTGAATTATCTTCATAATTCTCTGGCACTAATTTTTTATTTAATTGAAATACATCTCTTGCTAATATTCTCATAGTCTTATTAAATTTATCTTTGGAAATTGCTTTATTTAATTCCCCTTTAAAATATTCGGGATAAGAAAATAGAATATTTAAAGCGAGTAAAATATAAGTATTGCTATCATTATTTTTAGAAGAGTTAGTTGCTTCTTGAATTTGTTGAGCAATTGTATCTTTATCACTCTTATTGTCAATGATAACTTGAATTTGGTCGTAAGCAAATCCTACATAAGAGCAAGCTCTTCTTAAATATTGCTCTCTTAAAATAGAATCTTTAATATATTGAGTTAATTCTGTTTGTAGAGTTGTAATAAATTCTGTTTTATCAGAAATAGATGAGTAATTAAAACTATTTCTAATTTTTAAATATGCTTTTTCTACAAAAGTTTCCATTTTAGGAAGTTTATCATGAGTTTGTAAATAATCACAAGGGTCTTGACCTTCAATCAAGTTAATTTGATAAAGTCTTGTTTGAATAGAGCTATGTTCTCTAAATATTTTATTAGCAGCTTTCTGTCCAGCTTCATCATCATCTAGTAATAATACTATATTACCATTTTCTCCAACTGCTTTTAAAATATCTCTTAATTGTTCATTAGTAAAAGCAGTGCCAGAGATTGCAACTGTATTTGTATATCCATGAGCAGTCATTGCAGCCACATCAAATTGGCCTTCTACTAAATAAATAAGTTTATCTTTATTAGCTTGTTTCTTAGCGTTGTTAATATTATAAACTACATTTTTCTTATGGAATACAATAGAGTCAGTTGAATTTATATATTTTCTGCTCTCTATATCTTTTTGAGTTAATGCTCTTCCAGTAAATCCAATTACTTTACCCATGTAATTTCTAATAATGAAAATCAAGCGATTGACTTGTTGTAAATAACCTTTGTCATACATTAGCCCTAATGCTTTCAATTCATCATGAGTATAACCCTTTTGAGTCATATAATCTAATTGGTCTTTTTGGGATTCTGGTGCATAGCCATATTCAGCTGAATTATAATCAAGATTTCTGTCAGTAATCATTTTCTTAGCTGGGTGAGAATCTGCTAATTCATTAAATTTCATTTTATAGTAATTAGCCAAATCATCTAGCAAATCATAAGCTCTAGCATATTGTGAGTATTTCTTTGAATCGTCTTTGTTAAGTTCATACTGAATGTGGTATTCTCTTGCTAAATAGATTACAGATTCTTTCCATGACACTGACTCTGTTTCTTGTATATAGCTGAAAATATCTCCATGTTTTCCACAACCAAAGCAATGATAGCTTTGACTTGTATCACTTACTGTAAAAGAAGGTGTTTTCTCATTATGGAAAGGACAAAGAGCTTGCCAATTAGAGCCGCTCTTCTTTCTAAATATAATACCTTCTTTTTCTAAATAAGCTTTTAAATCTACAGTATTTTTTATTTGTGTTTTTAAATCATTTAAGTTTGTAATAGTAGTCATTTATTCTCTTTCCAATTCTATTTCATTTATTAAGAAATTTTCTATATCTTTTCGTTTGTAAATAAATGAAGCGTTAATTACAAATTCTGCTATTACTAAGTAATGAAAATTTCTGTTATATATTTCTGTATCTTTTAATCTAATCGTTTCTTCATTAGCTTCAGCTTTTAATATTTTTGTAACTGAATTAGCGAAGATACTTTTTAATGATGGTATTACATCATCTTTATTTATAAGCAAGTTTTCATATGCTAACATTTCATTAAATCGTTTAATATTAAGTTTAAGTTTTTCTTGATTTAATGTTGGTTGAATATTTGGTAAAAAGTAATATTCATCATCAAATGAGGGTATTTGGTTAGTATAACTTGCTATAAATAAATCGAATAGGGAATGATTTAATTTTTCAACTGATAATTTCTTTTCTAATTCTTTCGGATAAATGTTTTCAAAAACTAATTTTGAAATGTAAGGATATAAAGCTAATCCCCTACATTTATTTCTTTTTAAAATTTCATAGAGTGAAAGATAATCTTTTTTAGAATATACTAAGCAATAATCCTTAGTAATTATATTATTTTTCAATTCTACAAAAGAATCATCAGTTAATGAATTTAAGTATTTTAAATTATTCTTTTCTAAAATTACATAAAACATTTTAACTCCTTAGCATGGTTTTACTATTTTTCTATAAGCTTTTAATTCATTGAAAGTTTCTAATATATCGTCTTCAGCTCTATGATTATAATTTTTTCTTTTTGTTTCTTGCTTAGTATAATTAGGATTTACAATTTTAATTAGCTCTCTTACTGCTGAAACATCAAATGTTCTATAATGAAGTAATGAAAATGTTTTAGGCAAGCATCTTCTAATGATTTCATAGTCATACTGAATAGTATTTCCAGTAAGAATCAATCGACATTTATTAGGTAATAATTCTCTTAATTCTTCATATATTTTATTATCAATTTCTGAAAGTGATAATTTTGATTTTTTAGAATCAGCAATCAAGTTATTTTTTGTGTGCATTTTCTTAACTCTATCAACCATATTTTTATAATCATAATTAGCAAAAGAGTTAATATATGTATTACTTTTCATTTGGAATAAGTTTTCATCTGAAAGAATATAAGAAATTTCAATTAAATCATTTTTTAATACTTTGCCGTCTTTATCAAAATTCAGACCAATCCCCTCAACATCAGTAAATAAATAATATGTTGTATAGTCTTTTTGTTTGGTTTTCATTTTTTAAATCATCTTTCTAATCGTTAGTATATATAGTTATATTATTCCATTTTTTATTTTTATTTTTAAGCAAGTTTAAGCGACTCTAAGCTGTTTTTCTATAAAGTCGATACATTTATCGAAAAACAGTTTTAACTGTTTTAGCGTTTCGCTAATGACGATATAACGACATTCAAAACGAGTTTTAGCAAAAGAAAAAGAGTATACTTTTTAGTATACTCTTTAATCTTTTAAATGCCTAATCTCTTTTACGTTTGAGACCGATTGCTCCAAGAGCAGAAGTGATACCTGCCATCACAATTCCTAACACACTTGCATCAGCTCCAGTATTTGGTAATACTTTCTTAGCTGGTGTTTGTGGTTTTGGAGTAGGAGTTTCAGGTGTTTTTGGTGGTTCTGGTGTAGTTGTCTTAACAGTGTTAGATTCAACTTCAACGCCATTTACCACGTGAGTTTGTTTGTTTTCAACTTCACCTGACTTGATACGAGTCATTTCAACAAATACTTCAGCTTGGAACTCTGAATCATTTGTAATTGAACGTAAGAACTCTTCTTTAAGTCCAACTTCAAGTTTACCTTTAGTCTTATCTTCTTTCAAGAATGAATATGAAGTTAAGTCGTCACCTTTCTTGAATTGTTTTCCGTCAGCAGTTTTGAAGTCTTTCTTAGCGATTACTTTGTAAACACCATCGAATCTATCGTGAGTTTCTTGGTAATCATCAACGAATTTGTATTCAAACAAATCTTCAGCTCTGTTAGCAGTAATTAGAGAACCATCGAATGAGTAGAAGAATTTTTGTCCTAGAACAATTTCTTTACCATCTTTAGACTCTTTGTCACCAACTTTAATAACAACATCTTTCTTAGTTTCAAGCTTAGGAATGTTGTTTACCACTGTTACAGTTACTTCAGCAACACCAAAGTCTACTTGATATGCAGTATTTTCATACTTGCCACCAGTTTTGCCAAATTTTTCTTTGACTTTCATTGGGTTGATAATTGTAATTGTATCACCTGTTTGAACATACTTAGCATAAAACTCTGCAGGATTTTCAGCTTCCCAAACTTGGAATGCTCCTTTTGGTTTAAATCCACGTTCAGCTAGAGCCTTACGAAGCACTTCTGGTGCTTTTTCAATACTTTCATAAACATGGTATTTCAAACCTTTTACATCTTGACCCTTAGAGTCAGAAAGTTTAATACCATCAGAAAGTACATCTAACACATCTTCTGGGTAATCATCAGCAATGAAGAATCCTTGAGCAATACGAGATTTATCAGCTTGGATACCCTTGTATTGTGAGTAATCAGAAGTTACATGGTAGTAATTGATAGAACCTGCAAATACTTGCTTACCATCAATATTTACTCCAGCTTTGTTGAAGTTTGCTTTCTTAGGAGTTGGTTTCACAACCTTGTTTACAACAGTTTCAGTTACCTTAGCTAAACCAAAATCAAGTTGGTAAGCAGTATTCTTGTACTCTGCAATTTTTCCTAACATTTCTTTACGAACTGTCATAGGATTAGTAATTGTAAGAACTTCACCTGTACGAACATATTTGTTGTAGAACTCAGTTGGGTTTTCAGCAGTCAGTACTTGAATAGCACCTTTAGGTGTGTAACCAGCAGATTTAAGTGATTCTTGAACTTCTTTAGGAGCATCAGCGAGTGTCTTGTAAACTTTTGATTTCAAACCAGTAACAACATTACCTTTAGAATCTTTTACAACAATTTCTTTCTCATTAACTGTAACTGCTTCTTCAGGGAAGTCGTCAACAATATGGAAACCTTTTGCAATTCTATCAGCATCTGCCTCGATACCTTTGTATGAGCTATAGTCAGCAGTTAATGTGTAGTAGTTAACTGTTCCAGCTACTACTGGTTTACCATTGATGCTTACACCAGCTTTGTTTAAGTTCTGTTTGTGAGGATTTGTTTTAGGAACATTGTTCACTACAGTCTCAGTTTCAGAAATCAAACCAAAGTCAAGTTGATAAGCAGTATTTTGGTACTTAGCACCAGTCTTATACAAGTGAGGATGTACTGCCATTGGGTTTTTAACAGTAAGTGTTTCACCTGTTCTTACATATTTATTGTAGTAAGCTACTGGGTCAGTTGCTTCAAAAACTTGAATAGCTCCTTTTGGTTTAATGTTTCTCTTAGCAAAGGCTTTTTGAACCTTTTCAGGGGCATCTGCTAGAGATTTGTAGATAGTTTGTTTCAAACCTTCCACTTCTTTGCCTTTAGAGTCAAGGACTTTCACATCTTTTTCATTGATAGATACCGCTTCTTCAGGGAAATCATCTGCAATGAAGAAACCATTTTGAATCTTATCATCGTCAGCTTCAATACCTTTGTATTGGTCGTAACGAACTGTCAATTCGTAATAGTTTGTAGAACCTGCAAGTACTTGTTTGCCGTTAATATTAACATGAGCTTTGTTGAAGTTCGCTTTGTTTGGTTTTGGAGTAGGCACATTATTTACTACAGTCTCGGTCACTTTAGCTGAACCAAAATCTAATTGATATGCAGTATTTTCATATTTTCCACCAGTTTTAGCCATTTCAGCCTTAACTTTCATAGGAACAATGTAAGTAAGTTTTTCTCCAGTTACAACGTACTTATTGAAGTAATCGTTCATATCATTTGGAGTAAATACTTGGAATGCTCCTTTTGGTTTGAATCCTTGTTCTTTTAGAGCGTCTTGAACTAGTTTTGGAGCTTCTTCTAATGATTTGTAAACTTTAGAAGTTACACCTTCAACAGTTTTACCTTTAGAATCAACAATCTTGATGTTTCCTGTTTCAATGTCAACCGCTTGTTCTGGGTAATCATCTACAACGAATAATCCTTTAGCAAGGCGGTCTTTTTCAACAACCATTCCTTTGTATTTGCTGTAGTCAGCAGTTACATGGTAGTGGTTTACTGACTCAGCTACAACAGGTTTACCGTTGATGTCAACACCTTTACTATTCAAGTTTTTCTTGTGTGGTTCTGGTGTTACAACATTATTTTTAACTAAATCAGCTTCGTAGCCATTTCCAAAATCAATTTGGTAGGCTTTGTTTTCGTAATTTCCGCTAAATGCAGATTTAACTTTCATCGGGTCAATGATTGTTATAGAAATGCCTTTAGAAACATACTTATCATAGAACTCTTGTGGGTTATCTGCCATAAATACTTGGAAAGCACCTTTTGGTTTGATTTTGCTTGAGTCTAAAATAGCTTTAATTCTAGGGTCTTTTACATCTTCAATAGATTTGAATTGGTAAGCAGTAATTCCTTTTACTTCTTTACCACTTTCTGTTTCTACATATTTGATTTCGTTTGGAAGTAAATCTAATGCTTGTTCTGGGTAATCATCAACTGCACCAAATCCTTTTTGAATTGCATCTGGGCCACTCTTGATACCTTTGTATTGGTCGTAATCTAAGTTAATGTGGTAGTAGTTTGTAGAACCAGCAAGAACTTGTTTACCATCAATTTTAACGTGGTCTTTGTTATAGTTAACTTTAACAGGCTTGATTTGACTATCTTTTGGACGATTTGGGTCACCTGGTGTTGTTACAGTAACAGTATTTGAATAAACATCAAATTTGTTATTAACATTCAAGTGGTAGTTATTTGTGTAAGTTGCAGCGTCATTCATAACTGTACCATACAATTTCAATGTTGGAACTGTATAAGCAACGTTACGGTCTTTATTAGCTTTTGCTAAACCTTCTGCTTTTAAAGTACCTACAAGTGAATGTGTAGCAGAGTTATATTTAACATCAAATTCTGGGTTTTGAGTTTGTGTTTTAGCCACATCTAATTGATAACCTTTTGGCAAATCATCAGTATATTGTAAAACTGTAGTTTCTTCACGTCCAGCTGCAAGAGGTTTTGCTTCCAATTCCCATACAACTTCAGCAAGTTTTGGCACAGAATGATTGTTTACATCTTCACCTTTGCTGTTCTTAACGTGTTTTTCAATTTTTACATTTGTTTTTAGATTTGTATATTGAACATTAACTTTAGGAGGGTCTACTTTGCCAGGGATTGCATCGTATTCAGGTTTTGGTGGAACTACAATAGTTTTAACTACTGAACTTCCTCCCCAAAGTTCGAAAGTATAACCATTTTCAAATAATTCCTTATCTGTATATGGTGGTAGGCCTTTTTTCGCTTGTTCGGCATCAGAATATCTACGGTAATTAGCAAGTTGACTTTCAGTGAAAGTTCTTACATAATCACTTGCATAATATCTAATATTGTGTTTGTGACCAGCACCAATACTTAATAAAGTACCTTCTGGTGTAGCTTCCACGTCAGTCACATTAACATATCCTGGGTCACCAGCTTTGTATTGGTCAAGACCTGATGGGTCATCATAAGACCAAACACCATCTGTTTTCACACCCATCCAGTGAGTTTTTCCATGTCTATTAACTTCTACAACTTTAGAATCCTTTGGATTGATTACTGTACCAACATTATCTTCAGTATTATATGTGTGTCTTAGATATTGTGCCCAGTCAATGTCAGAATAAATTGAAGCTGTTCCCAAGTTTAGAGGTTTTCCAGTTGCTTCATCAAAGTATTCAATATCCCATTCTACATTTAAATAGTTGTACATATCAAATCCAATGTCACTCTTACCACCAGCTTTAATCTTGTTTTCGTCCCATCTTACTTTTAGAGCAGTGTTACCATCTTTGTTGACACCACCTTGTGGGAAGACTTGATTTGGAGTACTAACAGATGTAAATCTAGCAGAAATAGTTTTTCCTGAGTTAGTTTCACCAACATTATGTAAAATAAATGTTGAACCCTTTTCAATTCCTGTCAAATAATGTCCATTAGTTGTATTTGCACTAACACCAGCTAGATTATCTCTAGCAGTATCATATTTAATTTTATCTACTAATTCTAGAGTTGTCTTACTTGTTGCACCAAGACCGCCTTTTACAGTTTCAAGATTATTGTCTTTATTTTTGAATACAACAGACAAATCAGAGTAATAGTCTAATGAACCTCTTTTTGATTCATTGAGCTTACCATAAACCGTAACTTGGTCATTATCTACAAACACACCTTTAGCTTTAAGAGCTTCTTCTTGTTTTTTGATTTCAGCTAATTTTGCTTTATATTTAGCTTCAGCAGCTTCGTTTTTCTTTTCAACAATTGTAACTTGTTTATTACGATTAGCTAAATCTTCTTTATACTTGTCTGTAGCTTCTTTAACTTTAGTAGCTTGTGTTTGATAATCTTTTTCAATAGCAGCTTTTGCTTCATCAACTTTATCAGAAGCAACTGTTACTTCCTTAGGTTTATCTTCAACGACTTTTACTCCAGCTTCTTTAGCTTTATTAACTTCGTTCTTTAATGTATCGTTATTAACTGCAACATCTAAAGAACCTTTTTCTGTTCCAGTTTTAGCTTGACTATCTTTAGCATTTTCTGTTGGATTATCTTGCAATGGAACTGCATTTGTAGCAGGGTTTGGATTAATCTTTTCATCAGCATGTGCCACACCAGCATTCATTGATAAAGACAATGCAGCCATACCAATAATTACTCCACATGCTCCATAACTCTTGAATTTACGGATTGAACCGTAACTTTTTGTTTCACTTTTGTTAGGCATTTTTTCTCCTTTAATAAATAATAAATTCTATAGTAATATTATTCTAAAAATAGTTCTTACTTTTCACAAAGTTTTATCTTTTTTCACTATTTTCAAAATTTATATTAAAATATATCAGAAACACCCTAAAAATCCACTTTTGGCTATTTTTATAGATATTTTGTTGCTGATTTATTAAAAATAAAGCACAACTTTGTGAATAGAATTGAAACTATTAAAATGATAAAAATAAAAAAGATAGCAAAAAGCTATCTTTTTCTTTTAATCTTCTACATAATCAATTGGGTTATCTTCAATCCACTTCTTACGTGGAGCTACATCTTTACCCATTGCAACATCAAGCCAATGTTTAGCAGACTCTTCATCTCCAATAGTAATTTGAGTTAATACACGAGTTTCTGGGTCTAAACCTGTTGCTCTAAGAGCATCAGAACCAGCCTCACCCAAACCTTTAACACGAATCAATTGGTAAGTTTTATTTCGACTCTTCAAATCATTAGCAATTTCATTAGCATCATTATCATTGAAAGCATAATGGTCAATTGCTTTCTTACCTTTACCCTCTCTATAAATATATAAAGGAGTATTCATCTTGTATAATCTACCTTGACGAATTAAGTCAGGGAATAAATTATAGAATAGCAATACAAGTAGTGAAGCAATTTGTCCACCATCTGGGTCGGCATCCGCAGCGATAATAACTCTTTGATAGCGAGCGCTATCTAAATCAAAATCATCACCAATACCAGCATTTAAACACTTAGCAATATCTTGTACTTCTTGGTTTGCTAAAACTTTTTTAATATTTTCTTTAGAAGTATTAACAATCTTACCTCTAATTGGTAATAATGCTTGGAATCGTGAATCACGAGCTTCTTTTACACCAGATAAGGCAGAGTCACCCTCTACAATAATTAGTTCTGAGTCTGCTTCATATACATATTCACAATCCACTAATTTAATTGGTAAAGAAGTATTGCTTGTAAGTTTTTGTTTTTCACGTTTTAATTCTAATTGTTCTTTTCTTGATTGACGAGCTTTAGCAGCTGCAATAACTTTTTCACCAATACGTTTTACTACATCAACATTTTTCTTATCTTCTACAAAATCTTTAATTGCTTCATATAGAGCTTGTTTAATAGCACGTTTTACTACACGACCACCTAATTCTTCTTTAATTTGTGAAGTATATTGTGGTTCTGAAATATATAGAGAAAGTACAGCAGTTAAGCCTTCTTTATAATCATCAATCGTAGGTACTGGGTCTTTAGCAGTTAACATACCTTTCATAGAAGAAAGTTTCTCATTAAAGGCTGCAGTAATTGCTTCTTCAAACGCTTCAACATGAACCCCACCTAAACGAGTTCTAATTGTATTTACATATGAATCAATAGAATAATCATAGTCATTATCATAGCCGAATGCTAATTCAATGTCAGCAGTTCTTTCTACATCTTTTGAAACCATTTTTTTAGTTTTAGGGTCTTGAGTTGCTACGTTCTTTTCAACATAGCTTCCTTTAGTTTCAAATTTATAGATAGGAGTAATTGGAGTTCCTTTTTGATTGTATTCTACTAATTGAGGAATACCATCTTCAAAGTGGAAAATTTCATGCTGATAAGACCCATCTTCCATTACTCTATGTTCGTTTACGATTTCGATAGTAACACCTGGTAATAGGAATGCTACACCTTTCATACGGAGAATTAAATCGTCCACATCAACTGGATATGGTGATGAAAAGACTTCATTATTTAGCCAAGATTTTACAGTTGTTCCTTGAGCAAATAATTTCTTTTCTTCAGCAGGTCTATCGTCTTTTTCTTCTTTAATGTAAGTTAAATCTTTTAATTCAGTGAATTTTGCATCTACACCATCACCATCGAAGTAACCAGGGTCACCGTCTTTGAATGATAGAGTGTATTTCTTTTTGTTTTTATAAACAGTAATGTCAACACGTTTACTTAACATTGTAGAAGCGGCTGCCCCTAAACCGTTAGTAGAAGTTGTTTTACTATCATCATCTGATTTACCTAATTGTTCACCAGATTGTAATGTTCCTAATGTAATGATAAATCCACTAACTTCTTCTCCGTGTGCATTTTTAGTAGTATCAGTTGGTAATCCACGACCATTATCTTGAACAGAGATAGCACCATCTTTATAGAAATGGATTCTCATACGGTCACCGAATTTACGAATTAACTCACCAACAGAGTTATCTAAATATTCACGAATAGCTACGGATTTTTGACTTGAAAATGGATAGCTTTCATCACCTAACTCTTGTGAGAATGTTAAGTTAATTCTCTTAATCAAGTGGTTACGTGGAGATAAAGCTGTAATATGTTTAGCTGAGTAAGTTTCTTTATTAGCCATTTTTACCTCTTTCTATATTTATTAGTTTTCTAAAATTAGTTAAATCAGTAGAAGATTTTAATTTATATTTTTTAAGTAAGACTGATAAATAATCTTCTAAAAAATATTTAATCTTTTCTGAATAGTTGTTATATCGTAATATTCTATCTAGGGCTTTAATTACAGTTGTATAGTTAATAGAAATATATTCATCATCAGAAGCCTTTTCATCATTCATAGTAAGATAAATAAATACTAATTTATATCCAACACCTTTATCTTTGAAATGTTCCTTATATTTCTTTAATTGATTATCTCTTTCTTTAGATTGGATTTTGTTTTCTATCACTATAATAGTTTTATGTTTATAGGATATAAGCAATAAGTCAACAAAACCTTTTGGAATAGCATATTCTCTTTTAATAGTATAACTATCATCTAAAGTTAAGTTTAAATCAATATTAGAAGCAGCTTCAACTTCATAAATAAATTCCTTTAAGAAAGTATCTTTTAGATTATGACTTTCTTTGTTATTGAATAAATAAGCTAATACATCTGAATGTTTAATCTCTAAATGAGAAATATTCAATACTTCAAAAATATTAAAGTTCTTCATAGTTATATTATTCCAAAACTAAACTAAAAAAAGACCCTATTAAGGGTCAATTTTTAATGATTTTAAGGGTTATAACGAGATAGCACTTTCATCATATATTCAGCAGCTGAAGTTGTTTCATTTGCCATGACATCTTCTAGTACAGATTTTGAGAAACCTGAAACAAGTTTAACATTATCATACTCAGAAGTTGGGAATGTAACTTTTGATTGATTAACATTCCAATAAACAATTTCTGGCCATTTAAGTCCAGCATCACCAAACTTATCTTTCCATGAATCCATTACTGATTTAGAGCAATTGTCTACTCCATAATCGAATTGCATATCTGAAATGATTAAGATTGTGTCTAATTGTTCTTCTACTGGCAAACCTAATGATGAATCATAGATTAGTTGCATAGTAGCATTCATGTTAGTGTTTGCTACTTCTCCATTACGATACAATACATCAAGTTTATCTTTCAAAGTATTAACCTTTGATAAGTCAACTAATTGTGGACGGCGACTGAATGTAATGAAATGGTCTTTGAATTTACCAGTCAAACGTTCAGAAGTATAAATTGCCATAGAATCAGCGATTTCAATAGGTTTTACTTCAAGACCCCAACCACCGTACATACTTCCACTTCCGTCACGGACAACAATAATGTTACCGTAAAATTGGTCTTGTGGATAAGCTTTCCAAAGTGCTTCAGCCATTTGTTTGTCGCTATTCAACTTACGAATAATTTCGTATGGATAAAGTTGAGCAACTTTCTTAGCTACAACAGATGGATTAACAGAGATTTGTTCTTTGAACTCATTATAACGAGCTTCATCATTACGAATGAATGCTTGTGTATATTTCATCATAGCACGGCTAGGAATCTTAGAGTAATCAAAACTATAATCACGGTTAGTTAATTTAGTTTCGATAATGTTGATTTGAGCACGTAATTGTGATAGAGCTTTACGGTATTCACGTTCAGACAAGCCAAGACGAGAAGCCCAGAAAAGACCTAATTTACGAGTATTTTTAACTTTTGTATTAGCAGATGGCAACCATTTACCAAGCAATGTAATATTACCTGATTTCAAGTTAGCCATATCTTCTTTAAATACAGTTGAAATAAATTCAACAACGAATGATTGTGCTTCGTTTGGCAAATCCCAAGCAATCATAGTTAAATCATCATAACGACCATACATAGCAGTAAGAACTACTAAACGTTTGAAATCTTCAACATTTTGTCCAGCAAGATAAGTCAAGATTTTACGGAAACCTTCACGGCGACCCAAACCACCACGAATATCACGGTAGTAAAGAGCGTTTTTGAGTGCAGTTTCTGAATCTTCTTCATAAGCATATTTAAATAAGTTCATAAATTCATCAGAAGTATATTTCTTACTTACTGGAATAGAACCAGCGCCACCAAAGAAGTCTAGGTTTGCATTTAGAGTAGTACTATATGCTAAATCACCATTTGTTGTAACAGTTTTTCTGTTTTCGTTTTTAAGATTATCCATAAAAGACATTTTAGTCACCTTTTCCTTTATTTTTAATATTGTTAAACAAATACTATCACAATATCAAAAGCTTGTCAACCATTATTTTAAATTTTTTTTCAAATTTGCTATTGTTTGGATTTTTTTAATGACATTTTCATTATAAACACCCTCAAGTTGCCCACATTTATCAATATTTTCTTGGCAAGTAGCAATTAGAGTTTCAATAAATAACAAGATAGATTTCTTTTTATTAGAAACTTTTTTAGCTAAATGTCCATAAGCACTCCATTCACACATAATTCTATAAGAATCTTCATTGGTAATAGCGTTTGGTAAAATTTCGTCATAAAAATTAGGTATTGTTGTAGCAATTTCTGCTCTTTGATTTAATAATCTATCATGTTCTGCTTTGTAAGTTTTTTCAGTTTCTAGCCACATTTTGTCTAATCTATTTTTAATGTCAAGTCTTTCTGAATTAGAAATGAATTGATTAAACATTTTTAGAACTGAGAAATTATTTTCATCTTCAAAACGTTTGATAACTTCTAATGCAGTTTCTTTTGTAGAGCTTGACCATTCGCTATAATTATCAACAACTTTATTTTGAATGAAGTATTTTAGGTTATTGAGACTTCTGTTTTCTAATTGTGGAACAAGTGCTTTGCTACTTTCAACAGTTTCATCTTCAAAGCCATATCTTAAATCTTTGTAGTTATCTTTATAATTATTCAATTCTAGCTTATCTTTATTTAAGACTTCATTAGCATCTAAATTAGGTTGTTTCAAAAAGCTATAATCTTTTTCTATTTCATTAGAAACTTCACTTGCAATAGCTTTTTGCTTTTCTTTACTTAAAATTCCCATAGGAGCTCCATTTTTCGCTTCAGTTTTTACTTCTTCCTTAATAATTTCTTTTTTAGTTTCTTCTTTTATTTCTTCTTTAGCAGAATCTTTTTTCATATTGAATAAATCACTTCCATAACCATTTGAATCAGATACTTCTGCTTCTTCAATAGATTCTGTTTCAAGTTTTAATTCTTCATATAATGATAAGGCATAATTCATATTCTTAACAATATTAACAATTTTGAATAAAGCTTCATTTGCTTCATATCCTAATTTTATAGTAAATATTTCAAAGAGTGCATTGAATAAATTAAATTCATGACTTTCTAGTGTTTCTGCTAAATCAAAATGAAGATTTGCCAGTACATCAAATAAAGTGGAATGAGCTTCTTTAGCATATTCATATTGTTTAGATAATTCTTTTTCATTAAATACTGTTTCTTTTAAAAGACCAACAAGTGCAAAAGCTTTAAACAATTTATAATATTTGTTTTCACCATCAATAGCTTTAATTTCATCTAAAGTAAAACTTCTACTATCACCGTATTTAATATTTAATGTTGTTGCATCTTCTTCGGGGAAATCCATGTCATTTACTAATTTAGGATTAGTTGAGATTACACCAGTTGAAAATTCATAATTTTCTTTATTCGGATAACTTTCCATTTCTTCAAGTAAATTATCTATAACATTTGTGAATTTTTCATCTAAGTTATATTGAGCCAATTCAGATTTTAAAGCAAGATTATCTACTAATTCTTTTCTTAATGTATCAATAACATAGTTATCATTTTCATATTTATTAAGTAATTCTTCTGATTTAAGAATATTTTCCTCTGAAGTAATAGCTTCTTTCTTAATTCTAAATTCTTCTAATTCTTCAATAGCTTCTTCAACTGATTCTGTTTCGTATTCAACTTCTTCTGTATTATAGAAATCTTCTTCTGAAATTTCAGCAAAAGGTTCTTCACTTGTTTGTTGGTAAGCAACAGCTGATTCAGCAATAATTTCTTCTGGTGTCATATTATAGAATTTAAATTCTTTTAATTCATCTTCAAAATTATAAGAGCCTTCTAAAAATTCTAAATCTCTATTTTTCATTAACTCTAATCGTTTATATAGGGCATATTTGTCAAAGAACTCTTTATCTCTAGCTCTAACTTTGAATTTCATAACATTTTTATATAAAATATTATCTTTATTGTCTAATCTGAACTCAACATTAGGGAAGCATAATCCTAGAGCTTGAATCATTTTGTCTAAGTAATGAGTTTTATATTTTTTATAAGTTAAACCACTTAATTTTTTATCTCCATAAATAGATTCAATAAAATTAGCGTTATTTACGAAAAAGAATTTTTCTGACCCAGTGTAATCTGTCCATTGGCTAAAAAGAACAAATGCTCTTTTGTAAGTAACTGATTTTAAATCTCTTAATGGTGCTAATCTTACTTTAATATATTGTGAATCTTCATAATGTAAATATTCTCTAGCAGCTTCTTCATTAACTCTAACTTTAAGATAGCTTTCTCTTAATGGACGATTCCAAACTACTTCAAGCTCGTCAAAAAGAGTAACTTTATCTCCAGTTACAGCATTATAAAGATTATTTTTAAGCTTGTTAATCATGTTATTAACATTAGTTCTATTTTCTTTTAAAATTTTAATGTCTTTACAATATGCTCTATCTAAAAGACTTTGAACCAAAATATCTCGGCCATCATTACAGTCGATTTCATCAACATCATTAAAGTATGACATCAAAGCGTAGTAAAGCATAGCTTCTTCATTTGTAAAGTAAGAATTGATTAAAGTTGAAAATTTAACTCCGACTAATAATGTATCATTTAAAGCAATTTCTTCTAAGTTTTTAATTTCGGTCATAAGAATTATTCACTCCCCCATTTTTTTAAGAGGGAATTACTCCTTTTTTGTTTTTGATTTTCTTAGTTCTATTATTCCATTTATTTTTCTTAAAAAATTAAAAATTTTTCTTGACAAACTGAAAATTTTATTGTAGAATATAAAATATACATGAGAAAAATGCTCCAAACCGTTTATCTCATTGTATCTTCTAAGTTTGCCCTAGACTTCGGTCTAGGGTTTTTATTTTTTTGAAAAATACCCAAAAATACTCAAAATCACCGGTAAAATACTCAATTTCGGCCCAAAAATACTCAAAAAGAACCATAAAATACTGATAAAAAGGGGTAAAATACTGCTTTTTGACATTACGCTGTTTTACAGTTGCTGTAAGCCGTTGAGTAACAACAGTTAAAGCGGTTCGCAAAACAGTGCTTTTTCAGCTAATAACTATAAATAACTACTAAACAACAAAATAAATAACTTAATAAATAACCAGCTTCGTGAGCTCTTACGAGCTTCACTTGCTGAATAAAGTAAGTAAAATGCTTTAAGGAGTATTTTTCATTTTTAGTAAATGCTCTAATTAAATATAAGGGTTGTTATATCGTCATATAGTTAATGCTAAAACAGTAAAAATGTAAT